ACTTGTCGCACCCCACAAAACACGGTCAATAGTGTTAGGCAAATTAAAGGTTCTTATGTAATTCCCAATACATTTAAGTTCTACAATTTGACACTTTGATTAATTTTTGTTATGATTTTCGATATGATATATAAATTTGATTCTTTTTGGAGCTATGTTGGCAATGAATCTTGGGAAACCATAGAAGCGATAAAAGCAGCATTAACGATAAGCGAATATGATTTTAAGGCATCAAAGTATAATGTTTCTAAATTTTATCTTATACATAATTGTGTTTTAGGTAAAGAGACGATAAAATTCCCAAGTGGTTTATGCGAATATTTATCTAAGAGATTTGGGTTAGAGATAGATTATAAAAGAAAAGCCTATGAAAGATACACGAAAGAAGATGTAATAAAAATAGCTGAGAAGGCGAAGCAACATTTTAGTAATTTTGAGATTCGTGATTATCAGATTGAAGGGGTTTTAGCATCCACAGACAAGTTTCAGTCTTTGATTCATTATGGCGTAGCAACGGGGAAAACAAGCGTAATGTCGTTATTGGTTATGTTATGGGAAAACAAAAGAATACTAATAACGTGCAATCAAAATTTTATATTGCAGCAGATTTATGATAGGTTGGTAAGTTTGGGTGTTTGCATTGCGGATATTTCTATGTCGGGGGAAGATTTAGGTAGAAGAATACAAATAATGAGTTCACAACTTTCCTATAATAAAATAAAAAGAAAAGATGTTGAGTATTTAGATTATTTAAAAGGCGTTCAGTGTATTATAGAAGATGAATGTCAGCATAGTCAATCGGCTTCATCGTTTATGCCATTATTTTTTACTCCAAGCTTAGAACATCATGTTGGGTATAGTGGAAGTGCATATAGAAAACCAGATAATCCCTATGGAAATTCTGTTGACCTTATGACCATTGGATTATTTGGAGAACCTGCTGCTGAATACTCTATGAATGATTCTATTGGGGAGAAGAAAATAGCCCAACCTTATCTTTATTCAATTAATTATAAAGGGTATCCAATAAGCTCTTCTACTACTACTGACTTTTTTATACAATACAGACGTGGAATAGTATACAACAAGGCCAGGAATAGAAGTGGAATTGAGCTTATAAAATATTTAAACAAAAACAATATAAAAACTCTTGTATTGTTCCGCGAAGTAAAGAGACACGGGTTGCCAGTTATGAAGATGCTCAAGGAAGACGGTGTTGATGCATTATTTCTACAAGGAGGAGAGCAAATACACGAATATGATAGTGATTTGAAGTTGCATACTAGAGCTGGAACGACTGAAGATATAAAAGAAGAATTGAGAAACGGTCGTAATATAATTTTTGCAAGTCAGGTTATGGATGAGGGGGTAGATATTGATTTATTTCAGGCAGGTGTTTTATTTACTGGCGGGAAAAGTGCAATAAAGATAACTCAACAAGCAGGAAGAATAAGTAGGGCAAAGAAAGATGGGGAAAACATTGCTCTTATTGTAGATTTTAATGACACAAACTTAAACCCCTTATTCTGTCGTCAATATCAAGAAAGAAGAAAGACGTTATTGAGCCATGGGGTTATAGAATTGGCAAATGTATATAAGATGTTTGAGCTGGTGGAAAAGATGAAAAGTTAATTGTTTTTTTTCTTTATTTTTCTTGTAATTTTTGGCTTTTCTTCAGTCGGTTTTTCTTCTCGCAGTTCTTCTCTTGCTTTTAATATGGTATCAACGAAGTCATTTATTTGTTTTTTGTAATCTTCTGTCATTATTTTTCTCCATTATTGTATTAAATTAGAACTTTTAAACGCTTCAAAACAGTTTAATTATGGCATTATTCAACATTAACTTATTTCAATTTATTTTCAGAGTTCTATAAATGGTAAATATAAGCTCGACAAGGCAAAAACTCATGTCAAAAGTAATACAATCCATCATAACCAGAATAGATACTACTGCAAACTGGAAAACTCTAAATCCAATCCCTAAAAACGGTGAACAATGCATAGAAGATTTGGGCGGTGGACTTTTTAAACTTAAAGTAGGGGATGGGGTTACGCCTTGGATTGCACTAAAATATAAAGAAGACGTTATTATTGGAAATTTGTCAGACTTAAATACGCCGGATAATAAAACCATAGTGGGTGCAATAAATAGTTTAGAAGACCAATTGTCCAGTTTGATAGTAGACGGTGGAGAGCTATTATAATGAGTGCAACAATACAACTTAAACGTGCCGAAAATACAATCTGGAATACAACACAAAAAGATTATATACCGGCGAGAGGAGAGCCCTGTGTAGCTTTTAATGCGGGTCCTTCTGGTGTTCCCATGGTAAAGATTGGTGATGGGGTTTCTACCTTTGCTCAATTGCCATTTCTAGAATCATATGAGGCCGAATCAATTCAATATAATAACATTCTTTCTGGGCTAAAGGCTACAAATTTACAAGATGCAATAGATGAAATCGCAAACCTAGAAAAATCACAACAAATCAAATCAATATACAGCTTAGATATCTCCACATCGCACTTTAATACGTTGGAAAAACTATTGAAGAAAATCTTAGAAACTCCAGCTGGTAAAGTAAGTTCTAATGATAAAATAATCGGAGATGCTCCAATAACTATTCGCATTCTGTCCGCTGATGATGATGAAAACAAGGCAATTGAAACAGAATTTATTGATGATGGTAAAATAGAGCTCACAATATTAGAAATGGACTCTTTTTCAATTAAATTTATGGCTAATCTAGAATCACAAAAGTTTTATCCTTATTCTTGGTCTATAGTGGATACCTACAACACAGAAGATGGAAGAAAACTTTACTGGAGAAGCCCCGTCCAAAATATAGATGGTGGAAACGCAATTTGACAAAAAAACAAAAAACTAAAATATCGGAAGCAAATAAAATGGCAGAAAGAACATTACATACAATTATTCAAATTCGCCGTGATACTGCTACAAACTGGACAACAAATAACCCAGTGTTGAAAGCAGGCGAAATGGGGTTTGAAACAGATAGTCTAAAATTCAAATTCGGTAATGGCACGGCAAAGTGGAGCGAACTATCTTACGCATCCGCTAGTTCAGTAAAAACCGGCACAACAGCTCCAGATGATGATACTGCTGGTGATTTGGGGGCAGTATATGTCAATACTACAGACAACACCGTATATCAAAACACTGGTGCAACAACTGGTAAATGGAAAAAGGTAGTGTTTGCAGGTGACAAGGTTGAAGCCGCTACAAAAGCAGATTCAGCAACAACAGCGTCTACCGCAACAAAGCTAGCAACCGCACGTACAATTGCTTTGGCTGGTGATGCAACGGGTTCTACAACATTCGATGGTTCAGCAGACGCATCTATCACTGTTACTTTGAAAGATTCTGGAGTTACAGCTGGTACAGGTACAAAGGTTACGGTTGATGCAAAAGGTTTGGTAACAAAAGTTGAAGCATTGACAGCCGCAGACCTTCCAACAGTTGGCACTGCAGATACTTATGTAAAGGTTACAACTGATGCATATGGCCGTATTACAGCTGGCGAAAAAGCTATTACAACTGGTGAAGTTACCGGTTTGGATGCAAAAATTGCAGAAATCGAAGGTAATGTTACTACAAACAAAACGGCTACAGAAACTAATGCTGCAAATATCACAAAGGCAAATGCAGAAATCGCAAAGAAAGCTGTAAAACTAGAAACTGCTACTGCTGGCAATGTCGCAACGGTTACTGCAGATGGTAATTACGCAGATTCTGGAAAAGCAATCGAAACTACCGTAACAGCCGATAGTGCAAACTTAATTACATCTGGCGCTGTTGATACTTATGTAAAGAATAAAATCAATGAAGTAAAAACAGAAGGTGTATCATTCAAAGGCACAGTTGCTGATGAAACCGCTTTGCCAACAACGGGTGTAAATGGTGATTTGTACTGGATTACTAAATTCTCAAATGCAGCAGAACCAGCAGATTTGCGTGGTCTTTCCGGTTCGGCAATTTATGTCGCAAAAGATGCAAAATGGGCATTCCAGAAAGATAATGTCAGCAACCCAGATGGTGAAACAACTCAATTGAATGCTTCTGGCCAAATTCAAGTAAAAATCAAAGATGGCGAAACTGTTTTGAAGTCTGGCACAGATGGTTTGTTCACTGATGTTTCTGCCCTTCAAGGTAAAATTGGAGCAGGAACAGCAGGCCAAGTTGTAACTTATACTGGTACGGCAGGAACTGTTGGCGCATTGGATGTTGATTCGACTGCAACTGCGGATAGTACAAATCTAATTACTTCAGGGGCTGTTGCTACAGGTTTGGCAGGAAAAGTTAATACAACAACAACTGTCAATGGTAAAGCTCTATCTTCAAACGTTACTCTAACAACAAAAGATGTAGCAGAAGATACCAATCTATACTACACAGAAGCAAGAGCAACTGCAAACTTTGGTACTAACATTGCAGCGACAGAAGTTACATCACTCAAGGACGGCGACAAAGTTCTAGTAGATACTGATGTTTTGATTCTTGATGGTGGTACTGCAACAGGTTATACCGCATAAAACAATCATATAAAACCATGTAAAAGCCCTCTGGGAATATAACAGTTCTCGGAAGGCATGACAGAATTTCGAAAAGGGAACTAACGTGGACAAAAAGATTAACGTAAGACATTTACAGAGAAAAGGTACAGAAGCAGAATGGAACTCTGAAGGCGCTGTTAAATTGCTTAATGGTGAGTTGGGTTATGCTACTGACACCAAAATTCTAAAAATGGGTGACGGAGAACACTTATGGAAAGATTTGTCCTCTATTGCTAACCTTGTCGAAGTGGATGAAAAGACAATTAGCAAAAACGCTGAAGATAAAATTCAATCAATAGGCGTAATGGAAAAAAATAAAAATACACCTTCTTATGATTGGGTTGGAACAGAAAAGGAATATAACGCTCTAGGTACTTATAATAATGATTGGACTTATTATATCACTGACGACTATACGGAAGCTGGTGGTGGAAACGGGGCTACAACCATTGATAACACAACCATTACTAAAAATACTGCAGGCGACATCCAAACAGTAGCAATAAAAGAACAAAATTCAAGTGTTGCTGTTTACGATTGGGTTGGGACAGAAAAAGAATATCTAGAATTATCAGAATATCATGACGATTGGAAATATTATATAACTGATGATTACTTTGATTCACCACTTTCTGTTCATAATCCTGGTGATATATTTTTTACAATTCGTACCGATTCTCTTCCAGGTGCTGTAGATGCTAATGGTGGAGAATATACTGTTAAAGATTACTCTGGTGAAAAAGCTGTTGGAAAATTATTAGAGTCCGGTGCACTTCCTTATGTATCTAAAACTGAATTTGCAAATCTCGTAAGTGAAAATGGCTACTGTGAAAAGTTTGGATGGAATGGTGCTTCTGATACTACTTTCCTTGTCCCTAATGTCAGAACTTGGAGTACAAAAAATATTATTCCTGTCGCTGGTAATGGTATGACATTAGGTTTGACAGACGGAACAAATAATGCAGGTTTGACATTGTATAATCAGCAATATGGACAATATGACGGTGCTAATAAAAATGCTTACGGAACAAATGTCGGAACAACGGGGATGGATGGAGCTGCACAATTAGCACTAAATACAACACAAGGTATAACCATAGACCCAACAAAATCAGGTATAGTTGCCGATGCTTCTACTCGTTCAACTGTTCGTGCCATGGTTCAATTGGTAACAGCAGTGGCAGATGAAGCACTGGAAAATTATTCAAGTTTAAAATCTGATGTCGTAACTTTAAAAACAGAAATAACTGAAAAAGAAGACACTACAAATAAAGTTACCAAAATCACATCTTCTTCAACGGATTCTCAATATCCTTCTGCCAAAGCTGTTGTGAATTATATTAATGGTAGTGCTTCTTCTGGTTCTGGTGGTGTTTCAGTAGGTTCAGTATTTGTAACACCACGCACTGGCCTGATTCCGGGCGCAGTTGAGGCAAACGGCGGTGAATATAAAATTGGAGATTATAGTGGCGAAAGTTCTATCGGCACACTGTTGACCGCAGGAAACATTGCCTATGTATCTAAGGAGGAGTTTGGGAGACAAGTTTCATGGTATGGTGCTTGTGAGTCATTTGGCTGGGATGGCCCAGTTAGTGAAGCATTATATGCTTGGAGCGCAGTGCCCGAAGTAGGATTTCCAACAATTTATACAAAAACACCAACACCTTCTATAAACGATAACACATATTATCAGAATGGTAATGTTGCTGCTACTATTACAGCAATAGGAAATAATAGTATAGAGGTTGGTGGTTCTCTTGTCGATGGCGAGTTTAATCGTGATTCAGCAAATGATATAGCAGACACTGCAGACACCACATTCTTAGTGCCAAAAATAAATCCATGGCATATTAAAAAGAGTGCACCTGTTGTTGGTAATGGTATGACGTTGGGATTGACAGATGGAACAAATAAAGCTGGTTTGTATTACTCTGGTAATAGTACAATGACTTATCGTCCAGATGTGCTTGGTAAGCCCGCTGGTACATCTGATTCTGGCTCATCACCTGCAACATCAGTGTCTTTAGGTGTTACAAAAGACCCAACAAATTCAGGCGTTATTGCCGACCTGTCAGAAACCACAAATCTGCGTGTTATGGTTCAACTTGTCACAGGTGCAACAGACGAAGCGTTAGAAACCTGCACGAGTGTATTAGCGGATGTGTCAGAACTAAAAGATTTATCCAATCTAACAAGCACGGGCAAAAATATTGCAAACTGGTCGTCAAATGTTACAAATTGTTTAACTGAAATCCCACAAGATATAAAACTAGAATTAAACAACGGAACATTGACACTTAAAGCCGGGTCAAAGGTTTATGTACCGAATGGCGCGGGTGTATTTGATGTAGTCACTATTGCTAATGATATAACAATGGATGGTGGAGCTGCGACTGGGGCAGAATTAGTATATGTAACTGTCAATACCAACCTTTTGTATCATTATAATGACAATTCCAGTGGAACCGATTGGACAGCAACCAGCCAATATCAGTGTAGATATAATACATCTGCAAATATGATTAAGAATACAAATAATACCGGTTCAACTTGGGAAGTTCAATTATCGTTTCCTATTGCTAAAATTACATTATCATCCGGAACAGTTACAAGCATAGTCCAAATATTTAATGGTTTGGGCTATATCGGTTCAACAGTATTTGCATTGCCTGGTGTAAAGGGATTGATTCCAAATGGTAGAAACCCAGACGGAACACTGAAAAATACTACGGCTTCACTTACTTCTGTTCAAACAAAAACTTTTACAAATCAAGCACAAACAATTGCAATACTCATTGGAAATAATTATTTGGCAACTGGGATTTTCCCATACGATGAAAAAACTAATTATAATTATAATGCAACGATTGCACCAGGGAATGAAAGGACACAGGTAAACGCTGGGTCGGCTACGGTTTCTTCTGGAACAATAACATCATTTAATCCAAAAACCGTATTCCACGCAGCTGATTATAGCAGTGGGGATTACGTTATTGATTTTCAAGCTCCAACAGCCGCGAATAGTTATACTTGGTATCGTAAATACAAATCAGGTTGGGTTGAACAAGGTGGTTGTTATGAAAACGCAACGGACGCACAAGATATAACGACCAGAGTAACATTGCCCATCACAATGGCAGATAACCTATATACTGCAATTGCCACTGCTGGAAGAAATACAGATAACGCCGCTGACCGTTCAGGTTATACATCTATATTTACACAAACGACAACAACTCTTGGCATAGGGTGGTATGGTGTAAATTCAACAAATACAATGCGCCGTATAAGTTGGCAAGTCAGTGGCATGGCAGCATAAAGGAGTATTCAGATGAGCATAAGAATAGGTAAAAAAATCATATCTGGCAATGAAAAAGGGAAATTGTCTATCCCATTGTTGACTCCTGTGTTTTTTGATTATGAGCTAAACGATATTTCTTGGTTGCGTTCTGATACTTTTTCTTGGCATTCTGGTGATACATATTCAGAAGTTTATAATCACCTATTATCCGATATGTCAAGTGGCTATAAAGAAATCGAAAATTATGAAAGCAGTAATGTAGTTTTGGTGGGAAATGTTTTTGATAATGATGGTGTTTTGTCTGGGTTCTATGGGAAAACATCCTACGCGACATTTAAAGTACAAAAACCCACATCTAGTTTTGAATTGGTTATAAAAGTACATGTTCCTGCCACAATTACACATAACATGGATATTGTACATCCTTTGGCAAATTATAATGGTGTAATTATTCGTCTTTGGACTGATGCAACAATAAGAATGTGGTTATCAAGCAATGGTACAAGTTGGGATGTGATAAATAATTATAATCCAACATTGACAGTTCCTAAAGATGCAGATGTGTGGTTTAAATTGTCTTATAATGGTGCTAACTATGTGTTATCTTATTCCACTGATAACAAAACTTGGACTGCCGGAGCTGCTGTAACTAACTCAAATGTGGTTTACTGGGATAGTGGTACACATTGTTTGGGTGGTAGTTCAACAGAAGAATACCCATATGACTTGATTTATTTGGATGGCTCATATTTAAAAGTAGATGGGAACATTGTCTGGCATGGAATTAACACATGGAAAAGTTTTCAAGCTTTAGATGGCCATGAAATTGTTTTTCCAGGAAATGAAGAACAAGTACAGAAAGAATATTTAAAAAATGGCTCTGCTTGGTATTATATTTTGGACACTGCAAAAAAAAGATTTAAATTACCCAGAGGGCGTAATACAAGAATAGTTAAAAGTTATAAGAGCGACTCTAGATGGTATCGCTTATATGCAGACGGTTGGGTCGAACAAGGAGGACTTTTTGACACACCTAATAATACAGCAGGTGTAGAAAACAACGTTGTTTTACCACTACCTATGGCAAATGATAAGTACACCGCTACAATAGGTATTCATAACACTACAAATGATACGGGTATGTATTTGTTTGTTGCATCAAAAACAACGACCGCAATTACTTTCAAGAGTAATATTTCATCGGCTAGTCTTGCTGACCAAAATTGGCAAGTTAGCGGTTATGCGGATGTTGATTCGACCCAAGCTGGTGATAAGTATCTTTATTTTTATGTTGGCTTGTTTTCTAAAACAGCAATAGAACAAACAGCCGGAATAACAAGCGAACAATTAAACAACAAAGTAGATATTGGTCATCAGGTAATAGCATTCCAAGCACCAACAGCAGAAAATAATTATACTTGGTGTCGTAAGTATGCAGACGGTTGGGTCGAACAAGGAGGTGTTGAAGTCTTAACTGGAGTGAAAGAAAAACAAATTACATTTCCTGTGGTTATGCGGGATAATAATTATACACCATCTGTCACTGCAGCGTGGTCTTCTTCAGCAAGTGGACAGCTTGAAGGCTGCGACAATTTACAGACTACTGGTATGCGTTTAACTGCGTCGTATGTGGGGATTACGCTTTGGTGGCAAGTAAACGGAATAGCAGCATAAAGGGGTAACAAGTGTCAATTAGACGTGGAAATATAATTATCGCAGGAACAGCTATTGAGCGGTCTATCAGAAACATAGGCGAATCATTTTACACAACAAGAACAGATTCGAGTTTGATGGGCGCAGTTGAAGCAAATGGTGGTGAATACAATATTGCGGACTATTCTGGTGAAGGTTCTGTTGGTGAATTGCTAAAAAACGGAAAGTTAGCGTATATATCAAGAGAAGAATTTCAAAATCAGTTAAATACAAACGGCGGTTGTGATTCTTTTGCTTGGGATGGAGAGGGCTATACTTGGTATGCTTGGAATCACGAAATTACTTCTGCGCAATCTTCTTCTGGTGGTGCTGCTGTTTATGCTGCTGACCCTCTTGGCTTTACTCTTTGCTATACTAAAACAACAGATACTGCAAATATTGACCGTATATATGTAAAAAATTCAGATGGAACTTTTGCTGAATATACAAATTTAGATAATGACAGGGGTGATGACTGGATTTCTTATGGTTCTGGAAATAAGTTTTATAGAGATTCAACTAAAGACATTGTAATAGCCGCAGATTTAAAATTTCTTGTTCCTTATCTTGCTCCGAGAAAATTAGTAAAAACACAAAAGCCAACGGAAGAAAATAACTATGCTTGGTTTAATCTTTATTCTGATGGTTACGTTGAACAAGGTGGAAAAGCACAACAGCCTACTGGAACTACAGATACTGCGGTTTCAAAGACGATAACTTTACCAATTATAATGAATGACACCACATATTCTACTGTTCTTTCGGGTTTTGCAGGAGTGGAAAATACAACAAGTGGCGGTTTTTCAGGTTTGATTGCTAATAATTTAACCAAGGCGAGTTTTGATATTTATGGTTGGAGATTGGCCGCCGATGTTGTTGCTCAGTCTTGGGTTGTTACTGGCTATGCTGATGAAAACACTTATACTAAAGACAAATGGGATTATCAGAATGTAAAAGTATGTCGTCCCATGGTTCAGTTGGCAAATTCAGCATCTGACCAAGCTTTAGTAACTGCTGGTTCTGTGGTTGCTGACATATCAAACCTTAAACAGACCAAACAGAATAAAATTATAATTGTGAATAAAGCTCCGGAAACTGGTATTGAAGGAGAAATATACGCATTGGTTGAATAAGAATAAAAACTAAAATGGCTGGATTATATATTTTCACTAGAGATTCTCAACAATATTATGCGTGGGAAAAACCCGAAGTCCCAGCTACGCCATTGTATGCTTGGAAGAATGACGAAGGTAATGTTATATATACAAAAACGGTTCACCCAGAAGATTATCAAACTGTTTATGATTATGCTGGAAATGAACTAGATAACTCTTTGTCAATATCTGTTTCCAGTGATTATTCATATATTAATTACGGAAAGGGTTCGCATACACAATATAACCGTTCTGCTTCTGATGATATAACTCTTTCCGGCTCTCCTGCCAAAATTTATTACACAACTTCTCCAGCCCCAAATGAAAATGATATAGTGTATGTAAAAATTGCTGGAGAGATGATAGAGACAACAAAAGTAAATTCTTATAAACCGGAAACACCCAACCTTTATGCTTGGCATGGTGAATATAATGGTTCAGGGGAAAGAACGTAAAACAAATAATACAAAACGGATAGAATAATGGCGGTAGAACCTTGGGCGGCGACATATTTTACAAAAAAAGAAGCTCCGGCTGTTGGTGATGCTGTCTATTCTTATTCTCAAACATCTAAAACCTATGAAGAGTCCGGAAGTATTATAACGGTTGGAGATGGATATATTTGTTTTAATGACCCTAATTGGACTTATAGTGGGGAAAATTATCAATACGAAAGAACAGAATCAAGTGACATAATAGGAAATGAAGAATCTATAACTGTTACGTCAAATTCTCAAGATATTACATTGAGAAGGTTTTCTGCTCTTGATGAAGTCGGATATTCTCAACCAAGACGGGGACAAGCTAAAAGAGTTTTTACATTTATTGATGGCGAAAGAAAAGAAATCAAGCAAATGTATCGCTTCAATAAGGGTGTTAAAGAAATCCTGTTTGACTCTGTTTTCTATGACCTTATTTCTACAGATGCTGGTACAAAACAAATAACACTACCTGCTGGAAAATATTACGTTCAAATGCGTGGAGCTAGTGGTGCAGGTGGTCAAAATGGTGATGCAGGAACTGGTGCTGGAGGTAAAGGTGGTGCCGGAGGAAAAGGAAACTTTAAATCTTGAACAATAGAAACATCCGATTATTTATCTCTTGAGCTTCATGTTGGTGAGGCTGGACTGACAAAAGCAAATGGTGGAAATGGAGGAGCAAGAGGTTTAAATTATCAATCAAGTGGTGCAGGTGGTGGAGCAGGAAAACCATCTTGGGTAATGTATAAAACAATTCAGCCGTCTTATTGTTGGATTACTGATGAAATTTATACTCGTACAGCTGATATAACTACGTCAAGTGCTCTGTATGATAAAAATGGAAACAGAAGCGAAACTTGGACTATTACATCTGTTACTGCTGTAGAAACCGGTGCCGATGTTGTTTTTCATAATAGTGTTTCCGGTGATTCAACTACTGTAAATTCAACAAATGCAGTTTCTACAAATTCAACCCTGCCCATTTATTTGTTCTCCCTCGGCGGAGGGGGCGGAGGAGGAGGTGGTGGTGGCTGCCGAAATGGAAGATATAATGGTGGTGGAGCCGGTGGTGCTGGAGGAGGCTATTATCGTTTTATAGATGGTTTGATTGAAGATGTTCCAGGTAAAGATGGTAGAAACGGTGCGTCAAAATATGCAGGAATAGGTGCGTCTGCTGGATTACAAGGAAACATAACGGATTTTCCAACTCTCGCTTCTGGTGCTGGTACGACAGGGGATGATTGGGGCGGAGCTGGTGGAAACACTGGTGGTGGCGCATCTGGAGGTGGAGGAGGTGCAGGAGGGAACCACGGTTCTGCCGGCGGTGCGGCAGGTGGTGGCGGCGCTCCTGGTGACTTAGATGCTGGAGGTGGCGCTGGAGGAACTGGCAATAGAACCGCGGCTTCTGGAACGAATCATCACATAATCCCAACTGCTGTCACGGATTGGTATGGAAATGATACAATCTATGGTCGTGGCGGTGAAACAAATCAAAATGGCAATCCGGGATGGGTATTTATTACAAAAATTAAAACATATGACCTGGATGCCAACAGTTCTAATAATAAAGTTTATGATTACGGAACATTGACAGAAAGCGCAAAAGAGACAAAAGATTTAAGGAGCATGACAGATGTCGATACAATTGCAACTTCGTAGAGGAACAACAGAAGAACAAAATGCTTTTATTGGCGCAGAGGGGGAAATTACATATGACACCAAAGAAAAAACTCTACGGATACATGATGGAGCAACTGCTGGGGGTGTAAAGGTTGCCACATTCAATCCAAATACCGTTATCGATTCTGATTATGTTATTGTATCTCAGAAGCCGACTGCTGGCAATAATTACACTTGGTTTCGCAAATATAAATCTGGTTGGGTTGAACAAGGTGGTTTTATTCCTTTTGCTTCGACCGGTGGATGGACAAACGGAGATGTAACTTTGCCAATCGAAATGGAAAATAATTTTTATCAGATTTATGTAAAAGGTAATTGGTCTGACCCTGCTTCGTCTTCTGCCACTGTCAACACTGTTTCTACAACTGGTTTCAATGTAAAAGTTGCTATCAATATTCTTTCGGACAGATGTGGCGCTTGGCTTGTTTGTGGATATTCTGCTGCTGCTTAAATATGTACATTGAAAACGCATCTTTGAGAAGAGAATTTCGTCGTAGCATAACAGAGCTTATTATTAAACGAGCATTGGGTGAATCAAAAGCGTTTCAAGAGCTCAAGAAAACCCCAGTAAAAGAACTTTTATTGGCCCAACGTATATTTCGAAAATTGGTACACATCTTAGAACGAAATATCCCTGCTGAGGACAAAAATTATATATACAGAAATCTCAATCTGACCAAAGACATGCATTATTATAATATTCCCATTGCAAACCTTGGGGCAGAAATAAAACGAGTTGAAAATGGTTATTCTGTTGAGGTTTCATGTCCAATAAATGGTGAAATTAAGACTATTACATTTTACTTGGTTTATAATCCTCCTGGCGATTTTCACTGTTCTTCCTCTTATTATAACGACAAAATCTATCTTCCAGTTATAGATGACAAAACTAAACAACTAGATAGGGACGCAATAACGGATATTTTTACAGCGCCAGAAGTGGTTATTCACGAAATAGTACACTGGCTGACCGATATTTCTGGAGAGTCAACCCCACCACCCGCCGAAAGCACCTTAAAAGATTATTACAACCGTCCAGAAGAAATCAAAAGTTTTACAAGACAGATAATGTATACGATAAGAAATGGGGCGATAAAAACATCAGATTTAGATGCATATATTAAGTATTTTATGGATAAGGAAAACATTGAAAAACATATAGAGCATACCATCGGCGACATGGGCTGCTATTTATCTCGGGAACTTGCTGCATATTCTTCTTGTGCCGTTATGGATTTCTGGTATAATTTAACAAAAGAAAATAGGGAAAAGGTTGTAAAAGAAATTTCTGACAATATGGAAAAACTTCTTAAAAGCATTAAGCAAAAAAAGAAAAAACTTGAATGCTCTCCTGAAATATTCGACTTGTTTGATGAGTTTTTATTGGTGGAAGATTTTTGACATTAATTTCTTATTATAATTATTTTAATATTTTTCATTTTTCTGCTGATAGTTCTATAATTTATAAGTAATTTTCTAGTTGTTACAATTTTCAATCCTAGTCTTAGATAAAAGTAAACATAATAAAAATATAATAAGGTAAAATTATGAAGTATTTGAACAGAGTTCGTGCGCGTTTGGCATTGGCACAATTACGCGAAAGTAAGGCTTGGATTGCTTCTAAACACTTGGTTTTGGAAACGGAAGAAGGTGATTTGGAAGTTAAGAAAGGTGCAAAAGTTATCTTGGGCGCAACAAAAGATGGTGATGTCGCAATCAAAGACCCAACCGCTATTGTTGTTATTTCTGACGATGATTTGGCATCAAAAGTTGTAAACGCACTAACATCAGCAGAATCTTTGGATGATGTTAAATTCTTGGACAAACCAGCGTTGGATGCAGCATTGGAAGGCGCAACAGTTGATGAATTGGTTGCTGGTTTGGTTGATGCAGAAGACGAATCAGATTCTATCGAACAAGCAATCGTTGACACTGCAAAAGATGATTCAGTTGAAGAAAAATGTGAAAAAATCGCAGAAAACGCAATTGAATTAACTGGCAACGTTTTGAACTGTGAATCTGTTTTGATTGATGAAGAAGATGATGAACCAATCAACTTGGGCGATGTCACTGCAGACACTTGTGCAAAAGAAGATGTTACTGACTACGAAGAATTCAAAGCACGCGTTGCAGATTTGGGCGGTCAGATTCAACCCGGAAAGAAAGAAATTGCCTTGACAGCTGAAGGTAAAGTCATTGGTTATTTTGACACAGATGCCAACACAGGCAGCATCTATCTAGACCAACAGTTTGATTCAGCAGAAGATATGGATAATTTCAATTCAGAACCAGAAGCTGTTGTTCAGCCTGCGGAATTTGAAAGTGCGTTGGATGCTGAAAAGGTTGAATCAGTAGAAAGTGCATTGAAAGCATATGAAGAATCAGCAAAGTCAGCTAAAGATTTGTTTGCAATGACAGAATCTCTAGAAAAGGCTGGTTTGGATGAATCTGCTATTGGTGTTGTTGCTAATACATTTGTTGGCACAGCATTGAAAGAAGGTGTAAACGTATTCGACACAAAGTTGGGCAAAGTTGTAGCTGCATTTAAAGAATCAATTGATGCAAATAACTACATTGCTGAATCTGGTGAAGAAAACCGTTTCACAAAGCGTTATTTCCGCAACTAATAAAGTAAATAATCCCAGCTGTCGATATTGATGGCTGGGAAATATCTAATTGGAGCTAATTTTAATGTATCTTGTAAGAGAAAGTCAAGACGGATTCTTTGTAGATTATAAGCTGAAGGGGCATTTGTTAGAATCTTATTTTGTCAGACTAACACCAAGAAAAGAATGTTCCTGTCGTTTTTTTGCAGAGTCTCACAATTGTTACAACCACTTTCATATTAATTTAGTTGAACATTGGATAAAGCAGGGTAAACCAAAATTTGCAATGTATGACAAAGATAAGAAAGGAAAAATCAAGACAATATGTGAGGGTATCAAATGAATAAAAACGACAGCAAAGATAATTTCGATATTGGCAGTGGAAAGCTAACCTATAAAGAATTTGTTGCTTATATGCACAGATACGAAAGAGAAAAAGATAAAAAACAAATAAAAGAACACGTTAATCCATTCAAATATAAGCGGGTTTTTAATAAAGGAAAATAACCATGGCGATAAGAGAAAAAATAAACGCTCTATTAGAAGAAATCGAAAGCTCTGAAGAAATGATTAAGACTAATGTTGTTGATTGGTCTTCTCGTGACTTAGAAAGAACGCCGGGTGAATTTACTCAAGAAGAAGTTACAGACCCGAAGAATGTTGACGCAAACAGAGCAACAGATGAAAATCCTTTAAATGTTGATGCACCAAGACCAGAAACAATGGAAGTAAAGAAAGCCACAATTATGATAGGTCAGTGTGAATCAAATTTTGCAAAGGCTGTTCATAAATTGTTGTCTGAATCTGATTGGAAAGGCGTAAAAAAATTCAATCCTGACCTTCGTGTTTCTGCAGACCAAGTAAGACGTGAACTTGATAAATACTTCGATGGCACTGTTTTGGGAATTCAAGTTGAGGAAGTTCTAGATGGTGCACGTGGACAAGATGTGATGTTTGGTGTGACTGGTGGTGTTGATTGGCCTCAGTATGATGTCGAACTACCAGAAAAATTAGAAGTAGAAAACGTTGAGTTGGAAAAAATGGAACCAGTAGCTGGCGATAAAAGTATGTATAAAGCTCTATATGCTCCAGCACGCGTAAATGACCAATATCCAATGCCCGCTACAACTACTCCAGTACAAGACAAATAATGTAAAAATAAAGGTCTCCAATTATGGCATTTATTAAAAAGAAAATCATCACAGAGGCAGCAGGCAATCCATTAGAAGTTGCTATAACCCAAGACCAAGCTACAACAAATATCGCTCAGCAAGGGCTATTGAAGTTGGTTGAAGGTGAAGCTGATGCTATAAATCAATACGACCAAGCAATTGCATTAGTTGAAGCATCTGAAGACTGGTTACAAAATGCCGCACTTGGAACTTTGAAAGATATTCGTAGAGAAGAAAAAAAACATATTGCTCAGCTCTATACTGTGATTAAAAAACTCCCAGCAAATGAAAAAGATTTTGAAGCTGGAGAAAAAGAAGCACTGACTGGAAAAGAAGAACAAAAAGAATCCATAACAGAAGCAGTGGCACCAAATAAAAAATATAACGGTAGTGCTATTTCTGATATTGTTGCTGGACTTACAATCAGTGGTGAAACAGACCCAGATGCTTATGAACAATTGGCAGAACTTCAGCTAATATTTGACCCAGAAAGAGATTATACCGCTGAAGAAGTTGATGCTGGATTGGCTAGATTTGAAATTGAACCAACAGTACTAGAACAAATTGAACAACAAATAAGTGCTTTGCCTGATGCTCAACAAGAAAGAGTCACAGATTTTCAAACAGATATGAGCGACGACATTGCAGCACTAGAAGAACTGTTGGAAGATAATAAGATTGTAACATTCGCAGCGGCGACAAGACTTCGTGAATTGATTGATGGCTTGAAACAAATAAAATATGATGGCTCTGCAAGTGTTGAATGGAGACTCAATAGACAGGGCAATCCAGAAAAAACAATGATAGCATAAGAGAGTGATATGTTTAGAAACTTAGTTATGGAAGCCGTGGACGAAACTTCTGTAATCGCAAGTAAAATCATTAAAAAGATAAATTGGCTAGAAGGCGACAATATTGCTAAAATGAAAGATATTGATTACGACTATCTAGGTAAATTAGCCTCCTATCACTCACCCCGATTTGATGACCTTGATGATGAGACTCAAAAAGTTATCATGGACAAAATTTGGAAAAGATTGAAACGTGGGGCAAAACCGGTTGAAGAAGCTACTCCTGATTCCAAAGCTATGTCTCAAAGTCAACTAAAGGCAAAAATCTTAGACTATCTGAAAACATCTGGTGCGGTATTATATCCAATGGAAGCAGCGGCAGAAGCATTGGCCAAAGAGCTGGCGGAAGTTGAAACAAAACCAGAAGAAAAATAAGATATAAATTATAAAAACACAAAGTTTCCCTTATTCTAGTCGGATAGGGGATTTTTGTTGCTATCAATTATGTTAGACAAAATGGGTAATATTTAATGAGTTCTATTAGTAAGAATAATAACGAACAAAGATTGGTTGTAAAATTCTATCAATAGTAAGTTTTGTGGCCAAAGTAAGTTCTACAAGATATTGAAAAGATGAAAATTAACAAGGATTATAATAATGGCTTCGTCAAATTTTAATTTTCCTGGAGTATTTCCAAGCATTACTGATTTGTCTCAGGTAGTAACGGCCAATTCTACAACTTCTTGTGCTTATGTTGGCGAGGCAGAATTTGGCCCAATTAACAAACCAACTTTAGTTACGAATTTGCGTGGCTATACTGATACATTTGGCAAGCTATCTCCTACTTATGGCTATATGGGTTATTCACTAGCGGTTGCAGCAGATTCTATCAATCAGCACTATGTTGTTCGTGTTGTTGATGAAGAAACGGCAAGATACGCAGCGGCAAAAGTATTTGTAAATGGCGTAGAAAATCCTGAAGCATTGAAAGAGGGTTTTACCCATCAAGAAATTTTGGCGGCACAAGAAGACTCAGGTGCATTGTTCTTGCATACAGATGACCAAGGCGTAACAACTACCGATACAAAGTCTGCTTTTATTGTTACAGCTGCTAATCCTAATAACAAACAATATAAAGTGCTAGTGGAAGATTCAACAATCAATGAAAACAAAAACTTCCGCTCAGTCTCTGTTGATTCAAATATTGCAACTGGTGATGTATATGTAACAGTTCCAGAAACAGGTATATTTGAAAAAGACGATTCTATTACAATTTCTGCTGCTGAAGATACTGCATTTAATGGTCGTTTCAAGGTCAAAGAAATTGCTAAGTCTTATGAAATGTCTGTATCTGTCCAAGTTGCTGGAAGTGGATATGCTAAAAATGATAAGGTTATGTTAACGGGCCTAACCTTGTCTGACGGTACTCCAGTATATGCAACAGTTACAGCCGTTAATCCACAAAAAGGCGTAATAGGATTAGTATTAGATAAAGCAGTGGACCTAAAAGAACAAGCCGCAGGTCAATATAAGACATCTAAAGTATCTGGTGAAGGCGATGATAAGCTAGAAGTTATGTTGTCATCTACTTCTTCTGAAAATGTCGTTATTTATGTTGTTGACACTGAAGTTGCTACTAAAGTATTCTCAGGTTCTGTTGCTGCTGGTGGACAAGGTGGTAATTATGTCGTTGGTGAACAAGTATCTTTGAATGGCATTACTCTATCAAACGGAAGCCCTCTATATGCAATTGTAAAGAAAGTAGAAGGCGAAAACAACCACGTAACAGAAATCGAACTAGTAACCACAGAAGACACAAAAACAATTGAAGGCGGTGAATATGCCACAACTTCAGTCACTGGAAATGGTGTTGGTTTAAAAATTAAGTTGGATGTTGCTTTGGATACCCCTTCAAGTGTTCGCATTCAAAAATATCCTTCAGCCGATGAAACAACATTCTCAATTAAAGTATATGAAACAGTTGGCAAAGTTACTACACTAATTGAAAGATATAATTATTTGACACTATTCGATAACAAAGACAATTATGGTAACTCAACCTTTGTAGAAGATGTTATCAATGGACGTTCAAAGACAATTCAAGTTTTCGCTAATCCAAATGTAAAAACAGAAGAAAATCCATATCCAGTACCATCTGCATCATTCACAATTGTAGACGGTCAGCAGGTAGAAGGTATTATTCCACTTGAATTTGGTACTTCTGGCGATAGTGTAATGAAGAAGAATCCAAGCAAACTAAACAGTGGTTGGGAACTATTTAATGACCGTTCTCAGACTTATGTAACCTTGCTTATGAACAGTGGTTATATCTCAGATTCTTATCAAAATGCAATGTTGGCTACAGCTGAAAAACGTCGTGACTGCTTCTGCCTATTCGATGCACCAATGACCTCTACAGCTGCGGACCAAGTACTAGATTGGAGAAAGAACGAACAAGGGTTTAATACATATCGTGGTGCAGTTTTCTCTCCTTGGGTAAAAACATTTGATTCAGTTCAGGGTAAAAACAACTTCCTAATGGCACCAACTGCGTATATTGCAAAAATTATTGGGGCCTCTGGTTACCCTTGGATTGCTGCAGCTGGTCCAAATCGTGGCGGTCTAGCTTCTTCAGTTGTTACTCCTACAGGTTTGACAAATTACTACGATGAAACAATTGGTGGTACTCTATATTCTAACCAAATCAACTGTATTATCAAAGACACAACTGGATATGCTAATTGGGGTCAAAAAACTCTACAACAAAAGCCAAGTGCACTAGACCGTATCAATGTAGCAAGAACAGTTATCTACATCGAAACCACATTGAGAGACGCAGCTAGATACCACTTGTTCGAAAATAATACTCCATTTGAACGCATGCAGGTTACATTACAGTTCAATCAGTTCTTAGACACAGTATTGAACGCAGATGGTATCCAACGTTATCAGGTTGTTTGCGATGATTCTAATAATACACCTTATGTCATCGCCCAAAATCAGCTTATTATCGACATCTATCTATGGCCAACTTACACAACTGAATTTATTGCTTTGAATACAGTAGTTATGGGCCCGGATGCTGAAATAACGATAACAACAAATAGCTAATAAAGAGGACAAAATAAATGTCACTACACACACTAAAGGACGTAAATTCTCTGAACGACCCTATTAAGCAGTTCCTTATCGACTTTGATATTGTACTTCCTGCTAATACGTTTAATTTCAAGGCTAATCAGTTAGAATTGCGTGCCCAGTCATTTACATTCCCATCAATTCAAGGTGACACAACCGTAGTTAATTGGGGAGGGCATGAAAGACAATTCGCTGGAAAACAAACTCGTCAAGGTGATTGGGATGTTACCTTTACTGAAGTTTGGTCTGGGGATGTTATTGATGGATTTAGAAAGTGGATGCAGAAATATCACAACTATACGAACGGGACAATTGCTTTGCGTGATGAATATATGTCAACGGCTCAGGTAAATCTTTTGAATCCTGACCTTTATGACCCAAAACCACAAGGCGCAGTATCAAAAGCAATCACTCTAAAACAAATGTACCCAACACAAGTAGCTGTAGAAGGTAGCATCAATCCATCAAGTTCTGACCCTGTAAATATCGCGGTTCGATTCCATTATAACTATTTCTTGATGGCGGGTGAAAAAGATGCCTAATTGAGTGGATAAGTAAAATTACAAAAAGCCTCTTTCCGTAGAGGTTTTTTGTTTGGGGTAGAGGAATCAGAGTAAAAAAAATTAACAATCGTTTATAAGTTCTATATTGTATAAGGTATTTTGATTCACAACCTAACAAAAATTCCACAAACATGTCATTACACACACTAAAAGACGTAAACGGATTAGCGGACCCATTAAAACAATATCAGTGCACATTCTCTATTTCTCGTGGGATTGGCACTGCTTTGTCTGGTGGTATTATAAGAAAAAAAGATTTTGAATTGCGTTGTACATCTTTTACCTACCCTGGCTCTACTGTTTTAAAGGATGAATTAGTTATTTTTAATCACATAAGAAGACGCGGAACAACACAGGATAAATCAGGAGTATGGAAGGTAAGCGTAACAGAAGATATGAATGGTAGCGTTTTGACTTCTCTACAGGATTGGATGGACAACATATTCAATCCTGCTACTGGAATTATGATGCCTTCTGCTTTATATGTTGCTATGGCTAGTGTTGATATTCTAGGCCCAGATATGAAGTCAACAAAGAGAATATATTTGCGTGGTCTTTATCCAACAAAAATAGAAGACATACAAGTGGACCCGAGCAGCTCAAAACCAGTACAAGTAAATGTGGAATTCAATTATGATTGGTGGTCAAGAGATAAATTACTAGGACTCTAATATGGCTTTTATTACCGATTTTCCTTTGCTTCCGCAGGCTATTTTAAGGAGAAGAAGATTCGGTATGGTAATAAGAACGATGGATACTGATACTGTACCAATAAAAGTAACTCCGATAATGAGGCCAACAGAAAAAAGTGCACAACAAGCATTAAACTATTCTCCTGTGCAATCTCCAGATTTACCCTATGCAGAAGTTGGTACAAAAACATATTACGCCGACCCTGTGGTAAGAGATATGAGAAATGAAAAGATAAGTCGAGTAGAAGTAAATCAACAAAAGCTATCTGTATCATATGTAGATAATGAAGGACACACAATAAGCAAGGAAGGTGGAACCAAAGCTTGGAGGACAAATAATCCTGGAAATTTAAGTTTCTCGTCATTGGAAAGAGCAAGAGAAGCTGGTGCAATAGGTGTTTGGGAAGATTCTGCAGGTCACAAATTCGGAATCTTTGCCACACCAGAAGCAGGGGAAAAAGCATTATCTAATCTATGGGAACAAAGAAGATTTTCATATAACAAAGATGGGTCAAAAAGAAGCATAGAAAGTGCGATAAGTAACATATATGCCCCAGGCTCTGATAATAACGATACAAGAGCCTATGTAAACTTCTTGAGAAAACGAGGGGTAGATACCAATAAATCATATGAAGACTTATCAAAAAGAGAAAAAACAATTCTACTTCAAGCGATTATGGCAAGAGAAGGGAATATTGCAGGAAAAATAACAACCAGATAAGAGTTCTAATTAAAATGTCACTTAGGTTTCGTAGCCAATTGAATGTAGATTTGTTACCCGACGAGCAATTAGATAACCGTTGGGAAGTCATTATGCCCGGAATAAGCCTAACAGAAGCAATTCGTGGAAGTGGCTATTCATCATTGGGATTTTTGACAAATGTAAATTTATCAAAATATTATCCAATTGTTGAGGAAATTATTTTTGCACCGTTGGGATTTAAAAACTCTCAAAATATTCGTGCGGTTACAAACTATTACAATGTTCCAGTAGATAAAGAAGACGCAAAAGAAGCAAATATAACTATGTTCTGTGATAGTGGTATGCTTGCTCAATATTATCTTATGGCGTGGCGCGGTCAAATGTTTAATGCCGCCCATGAATTCTATTACTATCCTTGGCAATACAAGAAAGATATAGTGGTATTGTTTTATGGGGCAGGAAGTGCAGCACCAGTAGCCAAATTTACATTGAAAGGTTGTTATCCACTATTTCAAGATGACTATAAACTAAAATATTCAAGAGAACCAAGTAGATTAACATTAACCCAAAAATTCAATGTAGATAGAGTTGTTGCAGATTCTACTTATGCGTCTGCGGCAATTATGAGTGCTTTGTTGAGTGGAAATCCGTTGGGTACAGTTGCAGACCAAGCATTGGCAAGACTTTCTTCAAGTACTTTTGCAGGAACTGTTGAAGGTTACGGGGCAGATAGAACCCTCGGTGGAACAGGTGGAAATGGCTTACTTGGTGCATTAGGAATTTAAAAGGAGTAAAACATGAATCAAGCTGAATATTATAAAATTACCCTTCCGGGAGAAAAGTTATATCCAGAAGGTACATTGGTGGAAATCAAAAAAATTACACCATTTGAACAGAAGAAGTTTTTCTCAGATATGATGGTTGCAGAAGAAAGTGAAAAAAATTCTGTAATGATTGATTTTGTTAAAACTTTGGTAAGATGTACTGGCATTAATTTTGAAGACATTTATTATCCAGATTTACAATTTATTCTTTATCAGATTCGTACGGCTACTTATAAGTTGTTTCCTCTAAAGTTTTATTATACTTGTGAGGGATGCAAACAAAAACAAACTGTAACAATTGATACCGAAAAATTGGAAATTACAGAACCACCAGCAGATATGCCAACAACAATTCTTTTGGATAATCATGGTGAGGTTGCAATCAGATATAAAACAATCGCTGATGATAAAAGAATAGATAATTTCTTAAAATCGAAAGGATTGAAGTCTGATGATATTCTAATGCGCGTTTTGGTTATGGATATGCTTTTACTAGACCGTTGGCAACCACTAGAAGAAACATGGAATTTGGCAACCATTGGGGATATTACAGCACAAGATACAACCAGAATTGAAAACTTTATTGGTCAAAATGCCTGGGGTGTAAAAGAAGAAGTAACTTGCAAGTGTCAAAAATGTGGTAAGGAGGTGGCGGTGTCTTATAATATGGACCCTGCCGACTTTTTTTCCGCAAATAACAATTAATGACATGCTGGAGAGAGAGTACTACTTGATGACAAAGGTTGGTTTTTCATACGGTGATTTGGAAAGCATGCCTATGGAATATATTGAATGGTTCTATCGTAAAAAACAAGATGAAGAACACCGTCAAGAACAAGGACAATAAGTAAAATGAGAGTAACAGTCAAACAGAGTCCAGAAATAAAAAAAGCGGAAACGCCAATGGAAAAGCTTACTAAAATGCTTGACGCTCAGACTCGTGCTCTCATCAAACTAAATAACACAATGACGGAAATTCAAAAGCAAGGCACAGTTTCCGCTCTACCTTCTCAATCTCAACAAACTTCTTCTGGTTCGTCAGTCAAAAAATCAGGTGGGGCCAGGGCAGAGGCTGTAAGAAATTTTTGGGACAAAGAAAAAGAAATGGATGCTGGGATTGAAAATCTGGCGCTCTCTGCTGCATTTGGTCCTGCAGGCGTCCTTCTTGGAAAAACTTGGCGTGCATCAAAAATATGGCCTACTGCAAAAGCTGGTCTAAAAATGGCTGGTACTATGTTTGGCAAGAAAGGCTCTTCTGGTGGAGGAAATGGAAATAATGGAACCACTGGAGCTGTTGCGTGGAATGAAGCAGAAATGGCTAGGGCTCCACTAATAAAACTTACGAAAATTACCGAAAAAGGTTTCAAAGATGTTTTGGCTGCAATTGGTGGTGGAAAGCCAAAAGAAAAAAAAGATGAAAAAAGTCTTCTCGAAAAAGCTGGGAGTTGGATAAAAGGCTTGCTTGGCGGATTGCTGAAAAAGGCATTACCTTGGCTTGGCGCGTTGGGTGCTGGTTTGTTTGGTGCACACTATCTTCACAAACTTGGTGATAAATATCTTGGTGATGGTGGTGGCACTGCGGCAGTAATGGGCGGCGCATCTATGGCATCTCAAGTTGGAAAAGGATTACAAAACTGGGGCACGGGACTTACGGCAGCACGAGGAGCATCGAAAGGGGCTATTTCAGCATATAGTGCTGCGGCAAAAAAGGTTGCTGGCATAGATAAAGCATTAAAAGGGGCAACCGGTTTTCAGAGGGGTACATTGCTTGCTACGCGACAAGGAGCTCGTGCAACACAAGGAGCGGCATTGACCGCACTTAAAAACACACCAAAAGCCTCGGCAATGTCTGGAGCTGTTGGAAAACTGGCAACAGGAGCCGGAAAACTCTTAAGACGTACTGCAGGGGTTGGTGTCGTTTTCGAGGCTGGATTGGGTGGTTGGGATGCTTATAAGCAATATCAAGCTGGAGATACTCGTGCAGGAAATGAAACGGTGGCAAAAACCGGAGGTAGTATTGTTGGTGGTCTAGCTGGTGCAAAAGCTGGGGCATTGGCCGGTGCTACTCTTGGTAGCATCATTCCTGGAATTGGTACTGGAATCGGAGCGGTGTTGGGTGGCGCAATCGGAGCGCTTGGGGGGAGCAAACTTGGAAGATGGGCAAGCGGAAAAGCATATGACGCTGTTGACCCAGAGGAAAAAAACATTGCAATATCTACAGGAGATTATTCAACGGCAATGTCCACTCCTTATGATGGCTCTCAGGAAACAATGCTGTCCCAGCAAAATGCAATTTTGGACACATTAAGACAAATTGAAATAAACCTTCGCCCCGAAACACAAATGGCTGTTGATAACAATTATTTGAATGACATTCAGTTGCGTTTTGCGAGTGCTCCAATGCCCTATTCACAAATTGACGATACCAATGCATTTAACTTGAATGTCAATAGTTCAGTAAAATAAGGAATAATAAATGGCTATTCCAGATAAAATAACAACAAATCCAGAAGTATACGCCGGAAAATGGTCAGCCAAAGGATATGACAACGATGGCAGTAGTCCATTTTGGTTTGAAAATGATAGTAGGCTAAGTGGGCCAAATTATTATAGTGAAAAGAACCTCAAAACTTTTACAAACACAGCGTGGATGGATGCTAAAGATACAGCTCAAGGAAGAATGGGTAAATGGTATACTCTTGACCTGAGTAGAAAATATAATACAACATCAAAATTGAAGCAATTTCACCTATTAACGTTCGTATTTCGAAACACCAAAAATGCAAATATTGGCAGGTTGATTACATCATCTTTGCCAGAACAGTTGGCATATAAAATTGGCGGAAAGTGGGAAAAACCAATAAAACTAACCGGTGGGTCTCTTATAAATGCCGTTGTGCAAAATGTTACAGGTGGAAAATTCAGTACAACTTTCGCGGTTGACACAACTCAAGTTTGGATGGGGACAGAACCCTTGGAAATGGTATTTAAAATTCCAATATTTGACGATTCTGGAACAAACAGTGGAATAAATTATCAGGAAGCATTAGATTGTTTTAGTGAAGCAATTTTGCCAGAACTAAACTCGGCAGGTTCATATTCAAACATACCTGGGCCAAACATCCTCGATATTCTAGGTGGAACTATGGGAGATAAAAATGTTTGGCTTCAAAATCAGACAAAAAACGTGTTTGACACTTTTTCAGATTTTATTGGAGACAATAAGGCACGACGCTGGGACAGAATAACGGTTCAAGTTGGTGGTATATTGCTTATGGATTGGTGTATTATAAAAGACATCAAAGTAACATTTCCAAACACAAAAGCGATGGTTTTACATGATTGGACGCATATTCAATCCGATTTGAGAAGTGGGCAATTGCATCCTCTCCTTGCACAAATTGAAGTTACGGTGGCAACGGCAAAGGGAATCACAAGAAGCAATTTCAAGCGCATGTTGCAACTTCAAGAAGATAAGGTTGAAAAGAAAACATCTGATGAGTTAGCGTGTTCAACGGGTGTACAAGTAAAAGCACCAGCTGAGAAAGCTCGCGATGAATTGAGCGCCGTATGGTCTGGTGTTTCATCTTCAAACGCGGAGCTTAGTGCTATTGGAACAGGATTATCAGGAATAAAATCTTTAATTGACACAGGAAAGTCTACGTTAGGATTATAAAATGGCAACTAATTCATATGACAATTTATCTTATTGGTTTGAAGACCGAATTGTTGATAATAATGGTGTAAGTGTTTCTGACATAAATGCAGGACTCGTAAAACTTATACCGGGTCTTATTGATGACTTGAATGACACAAGCAATACCCATACGAGATTTGTGTTAAACGAAGAACAGGAAGGAATGCCGGATGATGTTGCTTCTCGAATTTATGAAAACCAAAATTTGTGGTGGTACATTTGTTTGGCGAACCTCTTAGACAATCCATTTGATGAGTTTAAGACTTCTATGATATATTATGCGTTTGATGGGCAATATTTGACAGCGCATCAGGTGGAACAAGAAGCATCAAAACAGTCAAAAGAATCAAAGATTGGGAAAATAATAACATTGAACTAATATGATAATAAATAAGCTCTATGAAGTACACATTTTAATTGGCGGTATGGACATTTATGATTATGGCAATGCAAGTAATTTAAACTGCACCATAACTGAGGATGTTTTTACGGGTGTTCCAATTTGTGCTTTAACTTTTACTTCATCTCCGCAATTTTTATCACGATTTCCTATAGTTGATGGCACGCTTGTTGAAATACAAATTAAGTCCAAGGTGTTCAAAATAGATGAAAAATATAATTTTAGAGTTGCAAAGCTTACGGCGACTCCCAATGCTAATTTGATTTTCTTTGAACTTTCATGTTATTTGGACTTCTATGAATTATATCGTGGTGCTTTGAAATATGCTTTGTGTGGTAATTCGTCGGACGTTTTTCAATCGGTCGCAGATAGAAATAATTTACAATCCATGATTCACGCAACCGACGACAGACAAGTATGGGTTGCTAGTGAACAAAACCTTGCAAATTGGTTGAGCACTGTTGCAGGAAGAGGTTGGGCAAGCGATGTTTCTGGTATGTATTGGTTTGTAAATAGAAAAAAACAGTTATTTTATGTTGACATAGATAGGCTGATTTACGGAACAAAGGCACCAAGGGTTACATTTCAATGTGGCAGAACCCAACTAGATGATGTAGAAAATAATATTATAAAATATCAATCATTTAATATTACAACAAATACTGGTGAAGAGAATTTATTCAACAACGGGTATGGCGGAGACAATTCTCATTTTAGTTTGTTGAAGTATTCCGTAGAAGATGTACAGGCAACAAAAGTACGTGCAGCATCTGAAATTATAAACATAAACAAGGAATTGTCGCAAGGGTTGGGCGAAACTTATTCTATGATTGATACGGGTAATTTTCATCCTCATTATTATTTGGCTTGGGAACAAAACAGAAGAGTATTATCAACGTATTCTTCTTATGTAAATCTGGTTTGCGAATATTTTAGACCATTGAATCTTTCTCAGATTGTAACATTGAAAGCTACAGCAAGCAACAAAGAAAATTCTGACATAAATTCTCTGACATTAAAATACATAATTAGCAGTTTAAGCATTGTAATTAATAGTTCTAATATAGGAATGAATATACAACTTTGCTCTCAGGGTTATAATGGCAAAAGCACAGAAAGTTACTAATTATGAAAGACGCCAGAAGCAACCAAAATACTTTTTCTAATCCATTTTTTATTGCAACTGTGGTAAACAATAAAGACCCAGAAAATGCTTATCGAGTCAAAGTTAGAATTCCATATGCTCATGATAACGTAGATGATAATAATTTACCTTGGGCGGCAAAAGTTGGATGTCCTTTTCTTGGTTTTGGAGATAATGCAACTTTTCTTGAACATTCTATTCCTGAGATTGGTACAAAAGTTCTGTGTCTGGCCGTAGCAAATGACCCAAATTCTTTATTATATATTGGAGCACTTTACAGTAAGAACAATACAACAGAAGCAGGCAACGCAGATAAGTTTGGCATATATAGCAAGTCAGGAGATTTTATAGGTGTAGATAAAATAAATAAAGTCTTTGAAATGCTATGGAATGGAGATATCGAATTAACTGTAAGTGGAAATATTTTAATGAAAAATGGGGGAAAGATACAACTAGGAGAAGGTGCAATAGAAAAAGTTCCACTAGGTGATAGTTTAAAAGCATATATTGACCAAATAGTTGCGACTTTTAATACTCACACACATACGTTGGCTGGGGTTCCAACAGAGCCAACTCAAGCACCAATTCCGCCAAATAACAAATATCTATCGAAAACAGTAACAGTGAAAGGATAAAGTATGGCAAGAAAACCAATATGTGAAGCCATAAATGCTCAGTATGATATTTGGGATGCTCGTGCAGAAGAATTGGCAAAAGAAGGTGGTGAATGGGCAAAACAGCAAGCAAAAGCCCTAAAAGAAGAAGTTCAGTCTTGGTTTGAAAAAGAGAACGAAGAAAAAACAAAAAATCAAGAAAAAGTAGAAAAGAAAAATGCCACTTTGAAAGCAATAAAAGATGCCATAAAAGCAATGAAAGATGCAACGGGCGATGTGGCAAAACAACTTGAAGCTGTAAAAGATGCGATTACTCAAATGGGAGAACTAATAAAAGATTTGTCAGAAGAGGTTGCGGAATGTCTTATCGATGTTACAGAGGCGCCGGTCGTATTGACTAAAAGAAATGCACAGTTAGGTAAAAAACTTGCAGGGATATAATAAAATGTATAATGATATAAATGTTGCCTACACACACAATTCAGACCCCGCTTATGTTCAAGGGATGAGTTCTATTATACAGTCACTAACACGTTTATTTAATACAAAAATCGGTTCTGTCCCGTTCAATCGTTCTTATGGGTCATCTCTTTGGAATTTACTATTTGAGAATGATTCATTAGAAACTTATCAGATTGAATTGCTTATGTACCAAGAAATTTCGCAGTGGGAACCAAGAGTATCATTAAACGCAAGCAATATTACAATAAACAAAATTGACGAGCATACTTTTTCTCTAAACATTACATTTATCGTTCCAGAGTTAAATAATGCCGTTGGAAGTCTCACACAACAAATAACAGCCCAATAGAAAACACCATGAAATTAGATTCGATTATATATGATGCAAATACTCTATCCTCAGTGGTAAATGAAAAGCTACTACAGGAATCACCAACATTTACTGCATCATATCCGTCTGAAACATCTACGGCCCTTGTAAACGCATTATCTGCCTATAGTGCAATGCTACAGTATACCATGGTTTCTGCAATGGCTAACTGTTATACTGATACTGCTTATTCTCCTTCTGGTGTGTATCAATTAGCGGAAACTTTGGGCAATCGTCTTCATGGCAATGTTTCTTCTCAACTAACTTGTACAATTAAAAGAACGAACACGGTAGGCACAACAGTTCAAATTCCTGCACATAGCTATTTTGATGTTGAGGGACAAAAATTCTTCAATCCTGATGCAATTATCTTCCAAAATAATAATGACCAAGTGGGAGGAGTAAAGCTTGTACAGGGGGAGTTTGTAACAACAGAAAATGTAACTAGTGGAACCGTAGGAGAAAAAATATACTTCGCCGAAGATTTCAAGTGCAATATGAATATGGTCAAGGTATATATAAATGGAGAAGAGTGGGCAACAACAGAAACATTTTTACCGTTGAATTCTTATGACCTTGTAGACCCATCCGAAGTTCAAACTGTTTTATTGCGTACAAGCCCAGATGGAAGAACATATATTAAGTTTGGCAATAATATAAATGGCGCAACTCCAGCCGGCGGCTCAGCTGTAAAAATCACTTATGTATCTAACGATGGTGATTCTGGTAATATTGCAAAGAACAATGCAAATATTACTCTTGTTTCCCCTGTGTATGTGACAATTGATGGAAAAAGCACGTTGCTAACAGTAGAAGTGCCAAACTCAACAGTTGCCAGTGGTGGGTTCAACAAACAAGACTTACAAACACTTAAAGAATCTTCTCCGTATGTGTTTGCTTCTGGTGAAAGAGCTGTACGTAGAGACGATTATAAAGCTATGCTGCTAAATAAGTGTGGCTATATTACATGCAATGTTTGGGGAGAATATGAAGAGGCTGCTTACTATGGTGGCTATGACAAGATTATGATGAACATGGTTTACTATACTGGCATCAAATCTCTTCAAATGTATGACTATAAACCAATGGGAGAAGCAAATCCTAAAAAGACGATTTCTGCAGATACTCCTCTGACCGTTTCAAGTTCTCTTGGTAGCATTAGAGGATTCCCTGGTTCATACGAAATTGACTTTATCTATTCTCTCAATAATGATATAACTCAAAAATATGTAGATAAACTTGGCACTGGTATTCTTGTCCCCGATTTCACATATACAAAGAGCGAAGATAAGGCAAAAGTTTATCCATATAATGACCTGTTGGCGGATTATAAATCAAAAGAAAAGAATGTCTCAGCTATAAAAATTTCTGGGCTAGAATCCAATGTTGACAATGTTATTACTGGAGCAGATAATGGATTGGTTGGAAATGGTAAAGTTGATACATCTGATAAAGTATTAAAATTAGGATTTGATGACCCATTCCAATTTGGCTTTGAGTTTGTGGAAGAAACGGCAATCGCAGCGCTTCAATTTGTTGCCCCAAGTCCTGCAAAATCAGATGAGGAATTGTGGAAAAAAGAATACATTGGCAAGTTCGCCGTATATGGGACAAAAGACCCCAGTGCAAGCTATAGAAACATAAAAAATGATAATGCTTGGGATAGATTGGTAGATATACAAGACCTTACATATGATGGTGAAAATGGTGAGCTTTCCGATTGGATTACATTAAAAACATATGACCCACAGGGTATCGCAACTGGATTCAAAAAGTATACCAGATATGTTGTAGAAGTTTATTCTAATAGAGATACTGACATAGCCAATCCAACAAGTGTTGTAAGAATACAGCAGGTAAAAGCATTATATTCTTCTGTTGATTCGAATTATTATGCTTGGTCTTATGATGATAAACTATATGCATGGCGTTCAGAAAATGGACAAACAACAGTATATACCAGAGTCATAGCCCCAGAAGGAAACCCGCAAGCATATGATGAAAATGGAAATGCAAGTGAATATGGTATAGTGTTAACTTATGATTCTGCTAATGACTATATCGTGCTAAATGGTCTTCCAGATGTTCGTTTGTTTAGAACACCATCTGCGGATAAGAGTTTGGGCATTGAAACATATTATACCAAAGATGACAATAAACAGCCAAAAGTAAAAGATGCTGTTTACACTTTGTCTTCAACAGGTGAATTTATACAATCCGATAAAGAAATTAGCGAAGTAGATAGTGCAACATATCCACAATTCATTAAGTTATATGGTGACGCGAGTTATATTGTTCGCTCTAGAGATGTTACAAGAGATAAGGCTGTAGAAAACCATAAAGCATCTACAATCAATTATGCATCAAACAATACTGTAAATCTTTGTATTCCATATTTGCCAGATGATATGAAATATTTCTCTTATACTGTAAACATTTCTGGCGCCAATCAAGAAAATGGCTATGCCGACGGAGATGTTGTAACATTTAAAGTTCCAAAAATAAATGGGGTAAATGACTACTACTTCAATGTTAGAATAAATAATGCTTATAATGGAGATTTTTCTGTATTCTTAGGCACAACTCCTGAAGAGGTAACCAACAATATCCTTGCTGGAAATGATGAAATAAATACAACAGGAACTCTAACATATCAAGGAAAAAAGGCTGGCAATGGCACAGGGGCAACAATAAAAATAGCGTCCGAAAAAGCCATTGACATATTTGGAAACTTTACAGGAAATGCATATAAAGAAGCAGATATTGAAGCTGTTGACTATCCTATTCTGCAAAAATACAATCACTTTACCACCTATGTAGAGTTTAGACAGCCACGCATTAAGAATGTCCGTGTTGCGGTTCAAATAGAATATGATAACAATCAAGTATATCAAGAAATTCGAAATAGAGTAATAAATGCTATAAACTCTGTATTTGAAGTAACTCCTTATTATATGGGAAAAGATTTAAATGTGTCAGATATTTGGGGCGCAATTTATAAGGTTGATGGGATAAAACGTTTTATTGTAAACTATCCAACATCAAACATTCATTGCGAACCATTTGAAATTCTATTGTTGCCAAAAACAGGACTAACAGTAGAAACAATCGAAAATAAAGACTTTAAGTAAAAACATGTCAGAAGTAAATCGTATTCTTGTTGATAGTAATGTGGCAATAGAACAGGCTAATATGTCCGGTCTTTGCTTTGTTGATGGATTGGCAATTTCTAAGTCAAAATATGCACTGGAAGACCATGAACTATCGATATATAAACAGGCAACAGATTATGTAAGTGTTTTCTTCAACTATAATGCCTCAAATGTTTATGAATACGAACTGTGTCTAAAAGACTATGGCGTTGTAATAACAGGAAATGATAAAAACAATAAGGAATTGGGAAATTGTAACGCCGGAAATGTTCTTATCTTTTTGAATGGAGAATTGTTGAGAAGGGATGAATACAGTGTTTTGGATGGTGCCAATATCGCATTGCTTACGGCCGTTCCAAACAAAGATTTTAATGAAGTTATTATCTATGTAAGTAATTCCCCAATATATTACCAACGAATAAAAGACCCACTAAAAGAAATTGAAAATCTTGGGTATAGTAGAAATTCGTCTTTGATATTTGTAAATGGTAAAAAAATATCTCCACTAAATATAAAAGATATGGGTGGAACAATAAAAATTAACTTAGAAATAAACCCAAATAAAGACCTTGTAGAGTTTTACGATTTAAATGCTAATCTAAATGATGTAAGCTCAAATCAGAAAACGGAATCGCTAAACTTTTCTGCTCTTCTTGGTTATTTAACATATGGTCCTCTCGATGATTATAAAGTAAGAGTACCAATGTTGTTTGATTCTTATGTTGTTTTTGATGGGCTGGCAAGTCTTCTTATTGATAATTTACGCAAAGGGTTTTTCATCAAAGAAACAGATGGGCCAGGAAGTGCAATCGTTGTGGATACGGATTATGATAAAAATAGAATTAAAACACTTACCCTTTCTCCTTTCCGCTATTCGATACTAACAAAAGACCAGTATCATTTCGAAGTTCCAACAGCAAAAAGTATAGAAGATTACCTTTCAGAATACGATAAAAAATTTACATTTCTTCCCGAAGTTTTGAGGGTGTTTCAGCGTGTCGTGCTAGATGAAATTCAGGATTCTGTTGCACGTATGAGAGACCTTCGTAATATAAGTCGCGTTGATTCAAAAAACATCAATAGACTTATAAAGCTTTTGGGTTTCGACCTTGATATAAAACATTTAAATTTACGCCAAAGAAAAGAATTATTAGAAGAGCTTAATGAGTTTTATAGAATAGCTGGCACAGAAGATGCTTATAACCTTTTCAACATTCTACAGGATAGTACTCATCTTGTGCGCATGGAACAGCTGTTTACACCAAGAACAGCGGATAAATCAGAGAATAAAACTGTTTATTTATATGATTTCATTCAAAGAGAGCGCGGGCAGGGTTATGCTTTAGGAGAAAAACTGCAAATTGAAGGGACATCTTTAGTTGCAATTGTAAAAGCTATTGGCGAAAACGGGGAAATTGAAGCGTTAGAATATCCAGACATATCTCAAACGGGAACAGAAAATTATAGTAGTCAAGAAAGACGCCTATTAGAAACATCTGGCGGGGCAACAATTACAACAACAGCAACAGATATTTATTGGAATTATAATGTAAAAAGCATAGGAAATTCTCAAGGTTTTCATGTTGGACAAGTTTTAGCAACTCCAGAATTTAAAAATGGTACAATCATCGTTCAAGAAGTTGGAGAAAAAGGGGAAATAAAAAGAGTATCATTAAATCCTTCAAGTGGCTCTACTGAATTTTCAATAACGAACGCCGGTCTCTATCCTGTTGCCAAAAAACTAAATCTTGTATTAAACAGTGAAGATTATGGTGAACGCGAACTGGTATATGAAAAGGTCGGTTACGGAGAAATGCCAAAAACCATTTTAGAAGAAGGCGCATATTTAATTGAGTTTTCTGGTGCAGCTGGGGGTGGCGGTGCTGGAGATACAACAAAAGGAAGCACAAACGACCTTCCTGCTTCTGATGGTGGCAATGGGGAACTCCAGACGACGCGGATTTCTATCGGTAAAAACGAAAACAAAATTATTTCTGGCATTGTTGGACAAGGTGGCGGTGGCGCATATGCCCGTGGCGGTGATAAGAGAGGTTGGGGTGGCAGTGCTGGTCAAGGGGCCTCTGCTGGTCAAAATGGCTCACAAATTCATTTAATGGGGATTGGAAATAGACAAAATCCAAAGTATCCGTCTGGCCCAAATGGCAACATTGCATCTGGTGGCGGGGGCGGAAGCACAAAAATAATCATTGACAAAAAAGAATACGTTGCAAAAGGTGGAAATGGGGGCGGCGCATCTTCTGGTAAAAAAGCATATATAGATATTAATGGAAAAAATGGTTATGAATATAGAAGTGTTTCTGGAGGCGTCGGCGGTAGCGGTGGAATATCAAACGGAGCGGGGGCAAAAGGTGGACATAGGAATCTAAATGATAATTCTTTTAGAGGAGTAAATGGTCAAGATGGTTGGATAAGAATTTATAAAATACAACAACGATATTCCGCACAAATAACTGGAGACCAATCAACAGTTGCTGCGGGTGACCAATATAAAACAACAGACGGAAAAATAACGGTAAATATAGTGTCCGTTTCCGGTGGAAAGGTTACATCTTTTAAAATTTCTCCGACAATTGGTTACGAAATTTTTAATAACTATGTAATTCCATTATCGGATGTTGCCGGCGGTGGGAATATTTCTATTGATTCAACTCCAACAAAATATCGTTATGGACTCGAAATTTCTTCTCCTGGCGCAAATTATCGCGTTGGGGACTTTATAGAAGATGTTTCTCCGGATGGCAAACCAAAATATCGCATAGAAGTAAAATCTGTAGATTCGATTGGCAGTATTACATCTTTTGATTATGTTCCCAAAGAAGGTAATAAACAAAGCGGTTATGTGTACTCTAATCAAGCTACAAGTATGGAACGAGGCGATGGTGCAACAGTTATTGTAACTTCAACTGTTGATGAATTGCAGAGTTCAGAAAGAGAATACATCGACTTTTACACTAAACAAGAACTTGGGGCAATACTTCATAGAGATTATATAATTAATACGTTGGATTATGGTTTTGTAAACGAAGGGTCTCCAAATTCACCTTACCCTTGGCAACTTGGCGAACCAGACATTGACTATGAAGGCTGGACGTTTAGTGTTAATTCTGCCGGTGAAACCATTACAGATTCTGCAGAAACTTCTATTGACTATGGACTAGTAAGTGAAAAAATAAAAGGTAAATGGGTTGAATGGTGGGAATGGACAAGAAAGAAAAATTATTACCCAACCAATCACGTAGATGTTGAAATTAATGTGCTGTCTGGTGAAGAAGCAGCTAATGCAACAAAAAGATTCATTTCACAATTTTACAGCCTTGCCTCGACAGTTCTATATATACATAGATTGATAACTGTCTATAATTTTGGAAATTCGAGTAAAGGTGCTTCTGACGGTACAAGTATGGTATTTTTAGGCATTTTAACAGGACAGCCAATAACATACGAAACACACACTCTCACATCTGACCCTGATAGACAAATAAGTGCATAAGAGAAAAACATGAAAGTCACAAGAGAATCATTAGCCTCCTATAATATTAATCCAGCATATTTTTTCCAAACAAGAAAAGATAGAAACGCATATTTTGATGCAAATGAATCGGTTCTTCGTCCTGGATTATATTGTGCCATAGGTGGAGACCCAAAGTCAAACGATTATACTCTTCCAGTTTGGGAAATGGAAGTTTATAACGGTACAAATTGGACATTACAGACTCTTGACCCAAATTATTCTCTGATTGTAACGAATGACGGTTTGTCTGCTCTAGCTAATCCAAAAACTGGAGAATACAAACTTCAGATTTCAGCACTAAAAATAATTTCTGATGTCATTAAAAACCCACCAAAGCCAATAATACAATGGGGCAATTCTGATTTTATCAATTGGGGCCAAGGAACTGTTCTAGACACAACAAATACAAACAATACAACATTTACTCTTGAAAAGAACTTGAAATGGAGAACAAACCTTTCAAATGGTGGTATTCAATTTGTTGTAGACATTAATCCAGAAACTGAAGGTTATCGCGGGGATTCGCAAATCTTGGAAAGAACATATACCATTGGTGCAATTGGTTTATACATAAAAGACCCGCAAACTGGTGAAAACGTTTTGTTCGCCGTTGGCAATTTAGCGGGCCCTATTACAAAAAATGTTACAACACCAAATAGAGTTGGAAATAGTATAAAAATATATCTAAACACTGTTATTTCAAATTTGGGTACTTTGGCTGACGTAACAATTTTGAATACAAGCGTAAATAGTGTTCCAGAAGTAATAACAGAAAAAGACTTGATAAGTGGCGATAAAAGCGAAACATCTCCATATAATTTGTATTTGGTCGACAACCTCTATGGGACAAATCAACCAGCGATTGCCGTCCGTAGTGGAAATCCTGTTGATAAAAATCTAAAGTGGGCATTTATAACCCCAACAGATGATTCAATTGCAATAACAGACGACATGATTTCTGATAACTTGCAAGATTATATGGCTGCAACATGGGATTCAAACAAAGAAAAATTTGTTCCTGCAGATGGTGGTGGACAGCAGATAACCGATACAAACTCAAACTCAAGCCTAACTGGTATAAGAGTTGGTAAAAATATTATATTCGCAGGCCAAATTGTTAATTTTTCCAAATCAAAAGTATATAATGTAACAACTCCAAAAACAGGAAAAGATTATAATATTGGAGACATTGTTGAATACAAATACAACGATGACATTACATTTAGAATTTATATAAGCAAAGTAGATGATAAAGGTTCGGTTGTTCAATATAGTTTCACTCCAACAACTGGAAATGAAGACATAAACGAAACAGAAGTGGTGGTTAAAAACGTCGCAGTTCAAAACGAAGACGCAACTGGATTAACAATTGGAATTTCAACATCAAACAGCACCAATAACATATATGTTTGGAACTTTCCTGCAGAATATATAAATAAACCTTTGTATGTTGATACTGGTGAAAATATTGGCAGGTTCACAACCACACCTACTGAACTGTTTGTTGGATGGTGTACGCAAACCGGCCCAACAAGTGCAATTAAGTTGGCTTTAGATTTGAGAAATGAAGCAACTTATACTGATTATGGCACAACCAGATATGCAACAAACGATGAAGTTTCCGCCCCGCAAGGCAAAGCAACAGCAGAGATTACATCAGTTACACCAAAAGACTTGCAAAACAATTACGTTCAAAAAACCAAAGTGAAAGGCAATCCAGGAGAAAGTGCTCAGAATCCAGTGGTTGTTGAATCTTATGTGCGTTTTAATACTCCTGTAATTGGTAAGGGTGTAGAAGGTCTGCCAGTAAACTTTGACCTACAAAATCCAAACGAGAATGTGTCTTTCTATGGACTGGCGTATAGAGCATGGTGGGGGGACTTGGCTGAGTTTTATGAAGCCGATAAAGCGTATCCCGCTGGCACATTGATTACGATTGGGGACGGCGTAGCGGAAATTACAGAAGCAAAAACAGAATGCAATGGAATTATTTCTACAGCACCAGGGTATGAGTTGGGAGAAAAAAAATCAGATAAAAGTCTTCCTGTTGCATTGGTTGGTAAAGTTCCGGTGCTGTTTGCGAAAGATTGTGCCCCTAAGTTCGGTGACAAAATTTATCTATCAAGCACTACAAATGGAAGAGCTTCAACAATACCTTTTGGAAAGTGTTTAGGCAAGATTATTGATAAAAGAGATAATCTAGACCAAAAAGATAATATTATGTGCTCAGTAAGAATCAACTTCTAATAATAAACAAGGAAAATATAAATGGCGACAACTGCAGTAGCTTTTAGACGCGGAAACACAACAGAAAATAACGAATTTGTTGGTGTGGCTGGAGAGATTGTTGTAGACCTAGGAAGCAAAGAAAGAGCAGATGATGGCAAATCGACCATTAGATTGCATATAGGTGATAACGTTGCAGGTGGCATTAAGATGTGTAGAGCAGATATGCTAAACTGTAACATTGATAGCCTTACAAGTGGAAATCTTAAGAATGAGTCGGGTGAAACCGTAAATCTTCTAAAAAACAATCTTGGAAACTATACTGCAGCAACCAATCTATCTGCGGATTCAAGAGCAGAGATTTCAACCAGACTAAAAAAAGATTTTGCATTAGTTGGTGAAGATGGTGCAACATTGGATACAACAAAATTAGCAGAAGAACCGGCCAAAGGAAAAGCACTTGCCTATGCTGATTTATCAAATGTTAAAAAGGGCGCCATAGAATCAAAAGTTGGGCTTGATAATTATGCGAAAAAAGATATGTCCAACGTTGACACCGCAAAGCTTGCTATTGACAAAGGGGCTGATAATTTAGCTTATGCCGACACAAGAAATGTTAACACAAAACACTTGGCGGAAAACAGAGACGGTGTGGATGGAAATAAAAATCTTGCTTATGCAGATATGTCCAATGTTGCGAAAAAAGATTTAGAAGAAAATGTTGTTGGAAAATCTTTTGATAGTTTTGAAAATAAGGACAATAAAGTAACAAGCATTTCAGCACTTTCAACAAACACACAATATCCATCAGCGAAAGCTACATATGATTTATTGAGCAACTCTTTGGGGGATTTGGATTTTGTCAACAGAAGACTTGAAAATGTACAAGATTGGGAAATGGCCAGCTCCACTGTTGACATGTTTGTTTATCGCATTACAGAAATTATAGATGGTGGTGGCGAATATACGGTTGGAGCCACTATTGATACAGAAATTGAAGTTGGTAGTGGACAAAAACTACTTATTATAATTGATGAAGTTGATACAGGAGGAAAGGCAACAAGAGCACATTTGAATCCAAAAAATGGAATACAAAATGTTAATGATAAGATTACCGACAAGAAAAATAGCGGTGTATTCCAAATAAACTCTGAAGCAACTTTGGCTGGTCATTTGATGCTTACAGATATGACCAATGCGGAAGAAGCCATTGGAGATAACAACACTCATGCGTTTGTGGGAGTTGATGTTGAATATCTTTCTGAAGGTATGAATATACTTGGTGCCGAACAAAACACATCAAAAGAGGGTGTTGGTGCTGCAAAATTTATAACAAAAGATGAAACAACTGCAATTACCGCAGAAATGGCATCAGAAGACAGTAATAACAATGGTAGCCGCATAATTCTAACTCCAACTGGTGCGTATGTAAATGACACAGAAACTCGCACTGTTGACAATAATCATAAAATAGCCAAAGTTCAAGATATTGCCACTGGAATTGCAACACACAACACTGCAAACAATGCGCATGCCAATAGATTCAATGAAATACAAAAATCTATTGATAAAAAACAGGATAAGCTACCAGCATTGGAAAGTGGAAAATATCTAACAAATGACGGAACAACGCTATCTTGGGGGAGTTTTCCAATTCTTCCAGCACTACCAACAGAAGAAGGCACATACCATTTAAGAGTAAAGATTGTTGATGGTACTCCGCAATATACTTGGGTGTTGGATAGCCTAATTGTAGTTAAAGAAGATGGTCAATAAAAAGACATTAATAAGTTCCATTTTGCCAATCTTTATGATACGATAATATAAAAGGAGAAAGTATTATTATGAAAAGAAATCATTATATTATAGATGAAAATACGAATCTTGAACAGGTTTTTGCGACTTTTCAGGTTCTGCCGGAACAAGAAACTGAAGAAAATGTTTTTGTTTTGGAAGGATTGGCTGGGGATAAACTGCTTAATGTTCTAGATAAGATTTTTGATTTTGAAGCGGATTGGATTGAAAAAGATGGCTCTAATTGTTTTATCTTCTCTACCTCCATTAAAAACTTGAAAACAGAAGATAAGATGAAGGCTATTTTGTTTGCGATTGGTAGTGCAGATAAAATGGTTGACCAATGGATGACGCTCAATATTTATAATTTAATCAAGGGATATAACACTTTTGCAGATGAATATTTTGAAGCAGAAGAAATTTACTTTGATAGTTTAGTTGAGTTGATGGATGTTATGGGTGAATTTAAGGACAGCAAAGAATACGCAGAACTAATACGAAATGTTTCTATTTATTATTTGTCCATTATAAAGACCATTGGAATAACATCTGGGAATAAATTGGAACAAGCGATTGTTTTGCCTCTTATGTATCAAAGATTGTTGTACATGAGCGATTTTATTTCCTTGTCGAATATTCTGAATAAAAGTAAAGACATAAAAGAATCTGATTTAGTTGTTGTAAATGGTTCTTATGCGTTTTTATTGGAATTGTCAAAAAGATTTATAATTAGTAACACATTTATGAAAACAGAAGAGTAATAACATGGCAATATCAACAGACAACCCAGTAACTTATGGCGATTTAGTATCTAATGTTTTGAGTTATATTTTAAATACTTGTGTAAATATTGGAGATGAATACAAAACAGAAGTATCTGATAAATTCAAGGCCCCACAAGATGTTAAAATAAAAAATCCAAATGTTGTATTTGGTGGCGCTTATGGCCAGATAAATCCCAATAAGCCTGTTGGTGTTAAATATGTTTATAGTGTTGCGCAAAGAAATGCGGATGGACTAAATCTTATTAGCGCAGCCCAAGTAGAAGCGGATTTTAAAAACTTTTTAAAGTTGCGCGGAATTTCATTGGAAGATAAAGAATCTGTTGTTGTTACTACGAAAGGTATTTTAAATTTCTACAATAATGTTTCTTCCTTTATGACGGCTCGTTTGGTTTTAGTAACGAGCGAGCTAGAAAGAAAAAATGCACACGTATTTTACAAGACAAACATTACAGCAAACGATTATCCAAATGTTCCAGCTCTAATTGATGAAAAAGAAATAATTGCATCTGCTGATATTAATGCTTCTTTGGATTGTTTGACTGAAACCATAAATTTGACGAAAAAGACAGTTCCAATTAAATATGATGTTTCTCAATATTCTTCATCGTCCTCGTCTTCATCTTCAAGCTCATCTAGTTCATCAAGCTCATCTAGTTCTTGTAGTAGTATTTTTATAGCCTATTTCAATATTTAGCTCATACAACACAAAAAGGGGAAACAATGAGCAATATAAAAAGCATTTATGAATTCTTGCTTTGGGCAAATTGTAGCAATGCATGCAAGTTCTGTTGGCAAAAGCATTTAAATCAGCAAGATAAGTTTCTAAACACCGAACAAAAGATTCACTCAATCCAATCAGTAAAAGCTTTCCTGAACAGCGGTGAATTTGTAAAAGGAAGCCATGTTTTGTTGGTTGGGGGTGAACTTTTTGATTTTGATATGTTACCCGAATTTGAGTCTCTTGTTGGCCAAATAATTGAGATGATGAATCGTGGAGAAATCGAACTTTTATATCTAAACACAAATCTTTTATACCAGAATCTAGAAAGCCTTTGTTACGTATTGGATTTGATTCAAGTCAATAATTTGTTTTCCCGTCTTCGTTTTACCACATCTTTTGATATTGTTGGTAGATTTAGTTCAGAAGCAAGAAGAGATTTGATGCTAAACAATATGAGAAAGATTAAAACGAAATACCCAGAAATAAACATTGTTGCCAACATAATTTTAACAAAACAAGCGTGTGAAAAAATATTGGCTGAAGAATTTAGTGTCAAAGGTTTTCAAGACGTATATCAAATTAGAGTAAATACTATACCATATATTGTACTAACAGAAGATATGGCAGCATCAAAAGATTTAATATTCAAAACTTTGCTATTTCTAGATAAAGAGATGCCGGGTTATTTGAAAGCTTATGTTGAAAATTTTGACCTTCCACAGAAAAAATTGCTTTATGAATATACTGCTGGAAATGAAAATCGTCTTGTGTTTTGTTCTTCTGATGATGATGCCAAGTGCGGACATTCTATAAATTTTCGTAAATATTCAATAGAGCAAGATAGTTGTTTTGTCTGTGATATTAAAAAATTATTGGAAATGGTGGAAGAATGACGAGATTAATCCAATTTGAACTATGGAAGGATTGCTCTAATAATTGTGATTTCTGCTTCAATAAAAAGTTTGGAAAGATTAGTAGCAGCAAATTGAAATTAGAAAGAATCAGTTTCGCTAAAGAATTTATTACTGGCCCTAAAATGAAAAATTATTCCGCCATTGGTCTTATTGGAGGAGAATTTTTTGGTGGGCAATTATCGGATAAAGAAGTTTCAGAAGCATTTCATAGTCTGATTGATTTATTGGCGCTAAAACTGAAAGATGGAAGTATCGAAAAAGTATGGGTTGCTACAGCATTAATGTTTGAAGGGCGGGAGGAATTAGAAAGAACACTAAAACATTTTTCTGATTGTGGTGTGTTGAATAATGTTTTGATTTGCACTTCTTATGATGTTTCTGGAAGATTTAAAGGTGATGGTGAAAAACTTTGGAAAGATAATATGAAGTTTTTGAAGACCAGGTATCCAGACATAATGCTTCACACGGAAATAATTATTACGCAGGATTTTGTTGATGCCGTTTTAAATAATCGCTTTGATATATCAATTTTTGCTAAAGAGTTTGATACGCATATCGATTTTTTAGAACCCAATTGCGGATTTTCATATAAAAGTAAAGCTGAACACGCAAAATATATCAAAAATTTCTACCCAAAACGAAAATCATTTATCAAATTCTTACAAAAAGTATATACAAATGGCTCTATCGATTTGAATTCGTTTTTATCATCGGATTTGAGGGCATATTCTTTGTATACGGAAGACAATAGCGGATATAAATTTTTTACAGACAGAGCAAAGAAAAATAGTGATTTGATGTGTGATATTCCTTCTAAAGTTGGCTACATTGATTCTGATATTGAGATGCGCTCTGATGTGGTAAAATTTTTGGAGGCCCACAATGAGTAGAAGCAAAAACAATAACTATGAAATAAAATCCATACAGTTCGAACTATGGCAAAATTGTAATAATAATTGTGCATTTTGTTATTTAAATAAAGGTCGTGTATTAATTTCTCCAGATAAAATGATACAAAATATAGAATCTGCCAAGAAAATACTAAACGATAAGGATAGAATGAAACAATACAATTGTGTGGGGCTTATTGGTGGAGAATTCTTTCAGGGTCAGTTGTCCACAAAAGAGTTGAAACAATCGTTTATAGGCTTCATGCAAAAACTCAATCAAATGCTATTAAATAAAGAAATTTTAGAAGTGTGGATAACAGCATCTTTAATGAATGACAATCTACAAGACCTATTTGATTCTTTTGATTGCTTTGAATTTGATAAGTTTGATGATGACTGTAGAATCTTTATGTGCACTTCTTATGATACGAAAGGAAGATTCAAAAGCGTGCATCAAAAAGAGCAATGGTACAAAAATCTAGAAGAGGTGAAAGACAGATACTCAAAACTTTTTCTTCACACCCAAATTATCACCACTCAGTCGTTTTTAGAAGAAGTTGAATCGGGGGAATTTTCTTTTGCTCGCCTTGATAAACTTTCTGGTGCAGATTATAAGTTGCCAGGAAGTTTTAGAGCATATTACACAGATGAAATAAAAAATGAAGAATCCTATCCAAATCATCTGAGAAGTATAAAATCAGAATTCCCAGATGGGTTTTTTGTAGAGCATAGAGATGATTTTATTAAGTTTTTGAGAAGATTAGCAGAGTTCTATGGAACAGATAAGCTTTTGCAGTTCGCGGATAATAAGGCTCGTTCCATGACTCTTATATCGTTTAGTGATGAGCATACAATATTAGATAGATGGAGTGAAGATAACCATAATGAAAATGCAAAATGTGGGCATCCTTACGATAGTTATGCTTATTTAGATTCCAACAAATGCGCTCGTTGTGATGCTCTTTGGCTTTATGATATTCTAACAGGAGAAGAATAATATGAATGGAAATATGGTTCAATTTGGTTTGTGGCCCAATTGCAGTAATGCTTGTGATTTTTGCCTGTTAAAGAATAAGGTGTTTTTAAGCAAAGAAAAAATGATACAAGAAATTAGAAACACCAGAAAAAATATTGATGTAATAGATTGGACTGGCAAGTTTTCCTATGGCATATCTTTATTGGGCGGGGAAATATACTTTACTCAAGACCGCGAAATACAGACGGAATATCTTGCATTGGTTAATGATATAATTGAAAAAATCCTAAAAGTGTCACCAAATCCCAAAGTCAGATATTCCACAGTTACCAATGGGCTTTATGACCCAACGTTTTTGTTCGAAGTTGTTGATAAAATAAAAGATGCTGTTGGAATTAAATGCGTTGATGTTAATTTTTCTTATGACCTAAAATATCGCTTCAAAACAGATGAAAGAAGAAAATTGTGCTTAGAGAATATCAATAAATTTCATGACAGATATGATTACGATGTTGGCGTACAAATGATTCTTACCCAGTATCTTATTGATTATGTTAGGGAAGGCAAGTTTGATATAAACAAATTTTTGAAAGAAGAAATCCCTGGGTGTTCTTTGTGTTTGTTATATCCTCATAAGGTTCGTACGGGAAAGATTCTCACAGATTTTAATTTCAACCGCAATGATTTTTTATGGTTTTTACAATATTTGAGAGAAGAAAATCCATTTGTTTTTCGCTCATTTGTAGAATCAACTAGAAACTCTGGAATATTTAAATACACAGGGCTATATGATAAAGGCGGAAATACTAACCAACAACCAGTGCTATCGGACGATAAAGAAATAATCAACAATAAATGTGGTCATTCTGTTTTGTATCAGTGCTATTCAGATTCTGATAAGTGCATGCTTTGTGATATAAACAATTTTGATGAATAAAAGGTGGAAAATATGGAAAAAAAATCTCTTCAGTTTGAATTATGGCAGGAATGCAATTCTAGATGCGCCTACTGCTACCTCGGGTCGGAAAACAGATGTACACCAGACGAGCTAAAAATAAAGGCGTTGGATTCCACCTATGAAAAAATATCTGATTTAGAACAATATAAAGAATACGATGTTTTATCTTTTATTGGTGGTGAGTTTTTTCAAGGACAATTACGTAATCCAGTTGTAAGAGAAAAGTTTTTCAAAGTAATGGGTAAAGCGCATGAGTTAATGAAAGCTGGCTATGTAAGGGCAATTTGGATGTGCGCAACTATGACAATTGGAGACCAAAAGGATTTATACGACTTTTTAGATTTATTCGCCGATATTGATGTTCCAGTAAATTCTCCTGATGGTGTTTGGATTTGCACTTCTTACGATACAATTGGACGCTTTCATTCGGACAAGATGCTCCAAACTTGGGAATACAATATGTTTAACATCCACAAAAAATACCCAAAAGTTAAGTTCAATACTACAATGATTCTAACTGGGGATTTGATTAAAAAGTTTTTGAATGAAGAGTTTAGCTTTACAGAGTTTTCAAACAAGTATCATACAAACTTTTTCTTCAAACAGCCGGCACCAGGACATTTTGGCTGTAGTGGAGATATGGAATCCAAAAAGCGTATGCAGAAATATTTACCAAACTTTTTTCCAGAACGCGCAGATTTTCTGAAGTTTTTGGCCAAATTTGCTAACACTAATCCAGACCTATTTTCCCATTTATTCAATATACATTTTAGAGCAGACGATTTATATAGAAATTTCAATGATGGCGAAAGATTAATGGTTTGGAATCATCGTTTTAAAGACCGCAAAGAAGAAACTAATGTAAAAGACGATATGGCATTGAATACTTGTGGACATTTATTGCAATATGCTTCATACATAGATTCTGATAAATGCATGATTTGCGACAGAGATAACATTTTTGAGGACTAACATCATGATAATAAATCAAAACACGAACACTCACATATATGAATCAGAAAAGGGTAATGTTATAATTTTTTCTTTTTATGACTCTTCTTGTGATGAAAAGATGTGTAAAAAAATAACAAAAGCACTGAGTGATAGAAATTATGTTTTTGTTTTTGTTTTGGATAATAATGAAGAAGAAAAAACGCAAAGATTAGTGGATGAATATATAAGTTTTTATCCCAATGTTGAATCGTATGTTGTAGTAGATAAAGAAAAGATAAAAGCGGACTATGGCTATGCTGGTTTTGTGTTGGACATAGAAAACTGTGGAGAAAAAGATGCCTATATTTTTGATGGAGATAACTATAGAACAAAGAAACAAAATCTTAAAAATATAGTCATCAAATCTTACGCGACTAAAGATAACAAATTGATTCCAACATTTCTTGACTACAACAAAATAAAAGAGCAAATTGACGAAGCATTGAATAATGGAATAACAGATTTAAAACTATGTAAAAGTGAGTTTTCGAGCAGTAAAGACAACAAAATAAAATCCATAGAAATAACTGGACAAATTTTGAAAGATTATTCGCAAATTACAACATTAGAACCGGCAAAAATGGATATTGATAAAACGTCCGTAGAAACGCTTATTGCCCTAATGAAAAACGATGAAAGATTAATCAAATATATTCATTTTACAGCAGATTATTTTTCCGATAGACTATTGATGATTGCCAAGAAAGAATATGGAATAAAGGAAATAAAAGAAGTATTTAATATTTGTAAAGAATCTGGTGTTTTGTTTGGGGCGAGAATCTGGTGTGGAAACCCAAATGAAACAGAAGAAGATAAAAAAATTGAAATTGATTTTATAAAACTTTCAGATATTTCATATGTTGATGCAACTCCATATCATTATTTACTAAAAGAAGGAGAATGTGAAAAAGAATATTGGGAAAAGATGCAGGAAAAAGAACAAATAGAAGATGTAATTTGTGACAAGTGGGCCAAATTAGAAGAAATAAACACTACAGATAAGGGATTGTTTGCTGCCTATAACATATTGATACCGCTATATGACAAACTAAACGAAGAAAATGATTAAGCAAAAACTAAGAATTTTTATTGACCCATTATCAGATGTAACAAAAAAACCTGTTGACCTTGTTACTATCTCTTCTTTGTTAGATTTTTTATCATCCAGATTCGAAATAGAAAGCATCGATATTCAGCTTAATGAAAGAGCGCGTCCATCACAATTTTATTTCGACTTTTTATCTGGACTATGCAAAGGCGCTTCAAAGAAAATAAATATTGATGATTATGTTGGTAGCAAAAAGCCAAATGTGTTTAAACTAGACTCTTTTTCTAGTTTAAATCTAATAATAAATAATGAAGGTCGTTTTACTACAATATTTGAAAATGAAAAAAAATCTTACGGCACTTGTGAAGAATTAACAGAAGAACTTTCAAAAAATTAAATTATAGACATTAAATTCTTTTCTCTTACATTAAAAAGTTATATAGTGCATTTATAGAAAGGAGATAGCCTATGAATCTTATGCACTTAATTGACAGCAAAGATAAAACCGCTAAGGTAGTGAAGCTAAGAGAGGAAATGGTGTCTAGCAAAATTAACATCATTCCAATTGATAAACCATCCTTAGTAACCCCCCTAACAACATATTATCTAAACGGCGTACCCAACATCCCAAAAGAAAAGGACGTGGTTGCCCGTTGGGATAATTATTTGCCAATTAAAATAAATTGGACAATAGGAAAGGAAGTAAAAGAAGAAGACCTAAAACGGCAATACGCCTTCTGCATTAAAGTCGGAAATGTTAATACCCCAAAGATGAATTTGCGTGAAGCAGAATCTTATACAATCGTTTTCAACAATGCAGAAACTTGCCAAAAGCATCTAAAATGGTTTAATTCTTGTTTCCTACTAACAAAGACTCAAGAAGAAGAAGATAAAAAAGAAGCTCTTAGAAAAAAACAAGAAAAAATGAGAGCAAAAATGCAGAGTCAACTGTTAGGGGTATAAAACTATGGCAACATTCAACCTTCAAAAAATTACCATTAAAAATTTTCGCAGTATAAAAAATGTAGACCTCGACATAAAAGACGGCCTATTTGCTATTGTTGGAAAAAATAAAGACCAACCTTCAACATTTAATGGAGCGGGCAAAAGCAGTGTTGTCTATGCCTTGTGGTGGTGTTTGACGGGCAATAGTCTTGGTGGTGAAGTTTTGGCAGATGATGTTATAAATTTGCAAGCCAAAAAAGATTGCAAGGTTGAATGTTTTTTTGATACCGACCAAGGAGAAGTTATTATTAGTCGTTGCCGCAAGGATTCAGAACATGGCAACAATCTTTTTCTAACAATTAATGGGCAGGATTTGAGTTGTCATAAGGTTGCAGACACTCAAGAAAGAATAAATCAACTGCTAAAAGTTAGTTTTGATGTATTGAAGAGCACAATCATTCTAACGTCGGACATGAAGTCGCGTTTTTCTGAACTAACCCCACAAGCACGAGTATCATTATTAGAATCTATCCGTGATTATTCTATTTGGGAAAAAGTAAGAAACGAATCTAATATTGACATAAAGGCGTTTGATGCAGAAATAAAGAACCTGACAGGAGAAATGAATCAAATGTCGGGGTCTATCAACACATATAATAGCCTTATTGCAGATTTAAGAACAAAATATCGTGAAGAATCTAATCGCCTGCAAAACATTAATTACGATAAAGACATTCAAGACCTAGAAAATCAAATTCAAAATGTAAAAAATGAAATTGATAAGGAAAATTATATACAAAATGAAGAAAATTATACAAAACTTCAGGCGGAAAAGTTAGAAAAATCACAATTGTTGCAAGAATCTGTCATAAAATTATCTGGTGAAAAGGAATTAATCAACCAGGAATATCAAAAAACGGCAATCGAACTCAACAATAGCATTCAAAATAATAAAAATCTTGTCTTAGAGCTGCATAAAGATGTTTCTACTGCAGAATTTGACAAAAAAATGGCACAAAACGAACTAAACATTATCAATCAGTGGTTTGTTAATGATACTTGTCCTACTTGTCATCGCAAGTTAGACCGTACCGAAACAGAAATTGAAGAAAAAAATAGAGAAAAGGCATCTAAAGAACAAATTATCGCTTCAATAGACGAAAAAATGGCTCAAATAAACGCTAAAATTTCAACTGTAGAAAGCGAAAATGAAAAATTGGCAATAACACTACAGGAAAATGAAAAAATGCGCCTAGAAGCCATTAGAATGCAAGAAAAAACGTATGAAGAGGCCCAAAAAGACACAAAAGTAAAATTACAACAGTTAGAAGCAGATATTTTGAATGAGAAGAACGCAATTGAGGGCAAAAAAAGTAAAATTAATACTTATAATGCTCAAATTTCCCAATTCCAAAACAAAATAACCCTAATTCAGGAGCAAAAAATTAATAACACCAATCGCTTACAAGAAATATTCGACCAAGCAAAGAAATATCAAGGTGAAGTGGAAGAATTAGAACATAAAAAACTAGAAACCCAAGATGAAATCACAAAATTAGAAAAAAAGAAACTACATGTTAAATTTTTCTATGATTCTTTAGGCCCAAGAGGCAATTTCAGAGGTGTATTATTGGGACAGGATATTGCATATATAAATCAGTGTATTAAATCTTATGCTCAAAAATTCTTTACCGATACTGAAATCTATCTAACAACACCAACGGCAGAAAAACCACAAATTGATATTGTATTTTGCGAACATGGTATGGAGAAGCCTGTAAGCAATCTATCATCAGGGGAACAAAAACGGTGTAACCTTGCAATTCAGTTGGCCATTTATGAGTTGGTTCAATCCACATCTTTGTTCAACTTCAATTTACGCGTCTTTGATGAAATAGAATCTTCACTTGACCCAGCTGGAGTGGAACAATTATTAGAAGTAATCGATGACAGAAAAGAGGATACTCCTACAACTTGGTGGATTACAAACAATGAGATGGTGTCTTCCAATATAATAAATAAAATTGTAGCTACCAAGGTTAATGGCTATACAAGGGTTGAATACGAATAAGTGGAAAAGCAGTATGACACTGATACTCGAGAAATTTCATCCAATATATTGGGACAAAGACTATATAATGCTCGATGAAGATGTCCAAAAAAACCATCTGTGGCTGAGATATGCCCATAAAACCTACAATGCCATTATTAAGTTTATTGAATTACAGCTTACCACACAAGAAAAGAAGCTAATAAAGACACATTTATACAGAAAATTACCAAATGAAAAAGTCCCAATTGAAAATCTTGGAGCGATAAAGCAGAGTAATGTGGGTTTTTCATTTTCAGTTTATCAAGAAATTAAAGATAAGAAGTGCAAGTTAGATGTGTTGATTTGCGATAAGGCGATATATCCAAACATTATAGCAGCTTATGAAGACGATATTGACACATTGATTCTTCCATATTTACATAATTCTCCTAGTGTTTTGGATTTACAGGCAATTAAAGAAATTTACACAAGTTCCGGTATGATTATTCACGAATTGGTGCATTGGCTAGATGATTTACAATTTGACTTGCACAATGTTCCCCCACAAGAATATTATAACTCTGACAGTGAATTAAATGCTTTTACCTTACAACTTATTGATTTTCTTAGAGCCATTGCTTTATCTGGCCGAGGAAAAAACAACGAAACAACATTGAAAGAAATAATGCCATTTACCAGTCCTAATTTTATTGAGAATCTGATAAAAAATATAAAAGACGATAATTTTGGATACGATGGAAATTTGAAATATAATATGATTGGAAGAATACTTGAAACTTTTTACAATGCCTTGACCGATAAAAACAGGAAGAAAGTCATAAAGCGTGTGTGTCAATACTTTCAAGACATCATTTCTCAATATCAAACTCGCGAATCAAGAATGGAAGCACTTGCAAATTAGATTAAAACATTTATAATTTAGAAAGGAAAGCGGAGGAAACTTATGATACTATTTTTTACAGACCCACACATAAATGAGACTGCTCAATTTAGTACGCCGACAGAAACAGGTTTTACAATACGACAGCAAGAAGCATTACAGTGTTGTCAAGATATAGTAGATGTGTTACAAAATCCTAAATATCACTTTTCTGCTGTCGTTTGTGGCGGAGATGTTTTTAATCCTGTTGGCAATCAAATATCCGTATCAAATTTAGCAACGGCAGAAAAATTTATCACCACAATTCAAAAAGAGTGCATAAAGCAAGGCATCGTATTTTATATTCTTGTTGGTAATCATGACCTAAGTGCAAATATGGTAGGGTTTCATAAGCTTATCTCGTTCAAAAATTATCAAAATGTAAGAATTGTAGAATCATTAGAAACGGTTGGTAATTTAGTATTTTTGCCGTATATGTATGATGATGAAGCCGTAAACACATATTTGGAAGCTGCGCAAGACAAACAAAATAAAATAGCATTTTCCCATCTTGAAATAAAAAATGTTGAAATTGGTGCAGGAATAAAAACAAGCAAGGGCGCATCTATCGACTTATTAAAGCAGTTCAAAATGGTGTTTCAAGGTCATTATCATACTCCCTCTCGTCCTGCTGATAATATTATTGTGGCCGGCTCCACTCAAAAGACATCATTCAAAGACCCAGGAGGGGGAACTATGGTAATTTATGATGAAGATACGAACAACTTTAGCCGAGTTCCATATAGTGCCCCAAGTTGGTATACCTTTACAGATGAAAATTTAGAAGATGTAAAGACGTTAGATTTCAATAACTATGTAAAATTAATCATATCATCAAAAAACATGCTTAATCTTACAGGGATAACTATGGAATATCTAAAAAACTTCAAGGGGTCGGAAATTGTTATTGATGTAAAGAAAATTAGTGGAAAAAGATTACAAACACAGGAGACAGACATTAAAAAAGAAACAGAAGAAGAAGTATTACAACATTTTATCGAATCAGCAAATGTACCAGAAGAAGAAAAACAAACATTAATAGAGGTGGGACTAGATTTAATAACAAGAGCAAGAAAATAAAAAATAGACATTAAATAATTGAAAAAGAAATTAATAAAAACTAAACTATAAACATAAAGAAAACTAAAACAAAGGAAAATATCATGAATCCGCTAGAAATGAGCAACAAAGAAATCAATCCAGAAATGGCCGCTCAATTTGCAAAAAAACCAGAAGAACAACCACGTCAAGATAAACAAGAAATCGAATGGGTCAACGGTAAAAACCAATATCGCCGTATGATTAAGTTTCGTTTATTTCCAGCAAACTCTAAAGAAAATAAAAAAATTGGTGGTGGTTTTGTTTCAGGCACACACTGGTTGGAATCTAATGGACAATCAATTCGCTATCAGTGCCCAGAAAAAACATTCCCAGAATCAGGTGTCGTATGTCCAGTATGCCAAATGAAACGAGAACTAATGCGCCAAGGTTTTACAGAAGCGGATTTGTCAAAAGATGGTAGATTCGGCCCAGAAAATATCTTCAATCCACGTATCGCAAATGCTGTAAAATGCGTAGTAATCGAAACTGACCTAAAAAAAGATTGGGATAAGTCACACATTTCCATCTTACAACAAAACGGGGAGGCTATGTTGCGTTGGTTGGTTCAAAAATATGTCAACCCAGAAATCCCTAACTTTACTGATTGGACAAAAGGTGCTGTAATCAAGTTCTCTCGCGATACAGATACTGGAAAGTGGGACCGCGAAGTGTTGCCAGATTCAGTCCCCTTCAATCTATGGAATGCTCCGGCTGAAGTTGTTGAAAAAGTAAAACAGCAAAATGAAGAAATCACAATCGCTGAACTTTTCCGTATGCCAACAGATGAACAAACCGCAGAAGTAAAAACAATACTGGAATCAATCAAAGCTGAAATCGTGGCAAAGAAAGCAACAGAAACCGCAACAGCTCAAACAACAACTTCTTATGCTCAGCCAGAACAACAAAATGGCCTAGCAGCAGATGAAATACCCTTTTAATATAATAACTGGGTAAAACAAAAATAAGAAGGGTATCAAAAAAATATAAAATTGGTACCTTTCTTTTAAGATTTATTGCATAGGAGAAAAATAAATGGCCCCAAAAAAAGCAGAAGAAATTACAACAACAAATAATTCTCGTGATGCCGGCTTGAAAAATGCTATGGCTCTAATTCAAAAACAGTTCGGAAAAGAATCAATACTAACATTTACATCAAGCGCACGTCAGGACATTGATTATGTGTCCTCTGGGTCTCTTAGCTTAGATTGGGCACTTGGTGGAAAAGGTTACCCAAAAGGACGTATTGTAGAGCTGTTTTCAGAGCCATCTGCAGGAAAAACGACCCTGTGTTTGCATGCTGTTGCTGAAGTTCAAAAACAAGGCGGAAAAGCGGCTTATTTCGATTTGGAAAATGCTTTGGATTTGGAATATGCAAAAAAGTTGGGTGTAAAAGTTGATGAGCTTATTTTTTCTCAGCCAAGTTGTGGTGAAGATGCGCTAGAAATGGCCAATATTCTAATGCAAAATAATGCGGTTGATATTGTTGTATTTGATTCTGTTGCTGCAATGATTCCCAGAGCAGAGTTGGAAGGACAAATTGGAGATAGCTTTATTGGAACTACTGCTAGATTATTGTCCCAAGGGTTGAAAAAAATAGCACAATCTGCGGCACGTTCAAATTGTCTTGTTATGTTCGTTAATCAGACGCGATTAAAAATAGGAGTACTATTTGGTTCCCCTTTAACTACATCTGGTGGAGAGGCTTTAAAGTTTTATGCATCTCAACGTCTTCACATTACTCGTACAATGAAACCTGAAGAACGCAATGGAGAAGCAATTGGTAACGAAACAAAAGTAAAGGTGGTAAAAAACAAAGTTGCTCCACCATTTAGAGTTGCAGAATTTATGATTGAGTATAATAAAGGTATTTCTATTAATTCTGAAATCTTTAAATTAGGTATGAAATTTGGACTAATAGAAAAAGCTGGTAGTTTCTATTCTTATGAACCAGAGCAATTCCGCTGTCAAGGAGAAGCAAATTTCAAAGAATGGCTGAATGCAAATCCTGAAATTAAAGAAAAGATAATAGCAAAAATCAAAGAGAAGATTGCAGGAACAGAAGCTGAAGCTGTAATGGAAACGGAACCAGAAGAAGCGGAATAAAAAATGAAGCGTGCCCCTTTGAGACCTAAAAAAATATACACACTAAAACGGACACCATTGAAAGCCGGATTGGGGTATAAAGGTCTCAAACGTACGCCATTAAAAAAGCAATCTGACAAAGCAAAGGAATTATGGGAAAAAGTAAGGGAAGAAGCACTAGTCAGAGATGAGTTTAAGTGTATTATATGTAAAGCTCCTGCCACAGACGTACACCATATTCATCTAAGAAGTAAAAGACCAGATTTGAAGTATAAGCTCTGTAATCTAGTATCTTTGTGTAAGCGTCATCATTTTCATCAAGGGAACGAAAAATATCAAGAACAGTGTGAGATAATTGCAAACAAAAAAGGAATCACTGTAGAAGAACTAATGAAACAAGCAGAAGGGGAATAGAAAAATGGAAAAAATAGACAAGATAAAGGCATTCAATCCAGACTCTATCAGACAACAATTACAGTATATGTTTGAAGAAGAAGATATTGATGCCTTTTTAATTTTTTTAGAGAACATTAAGAAGTTTGCCAAGTTGAGTCCAGATAAGCGTCACATGATATTGGTAGACCTTGCTTATTTTAAATCTCAGATAGAACGTTTTGAAGCGCAGGTAAAATCAGTCAAAGAAAGAAAGAAAATAGAACAAGTGCAAAACGCCATTAAAAGAGCTAAAATGGTTGGGGCTAAGGTTACTGAAAATATCGTTACGGAATATACAGAGCCAGATAAAAACCTTGAAAATATTGAGGAATTACATACATTAGCTTTGAGTTGGAAGGATTATATGTTTGATTTGTATTTCATGTGTGGTCAAACGAATAAAATAATCGACAATAACAGTGGCTTTTAATGTGACATCCAACAAAACATTAAACTTGCATTTAATAAAACTACAGATATTATATAATCAGAACCAAAACAAAGGAGAAAAACATGAATCCGCAAACAATGAATGGCGAAGAACTGTTGTCATTTATTCAGCGCATCGAACGCATTGAAGAAGAAGAAGCAGCATTGAAGGCAGACAAGAAGGAAATCTATTCTGAAGCAAAGTCTGCTGGTTATGACCCAAAGTATGTCAAGCTAATGATTAAATTGCGCAAGATGGACCAAGATGAAATTGATGAAACAGATGAACTAACCAAGATGTATAAAAAAGCAATTGGGTTGAAGTAGTCTATAGTAGTTGCGACAAAAAATCATATATCAAAATTCATGTCATTAGGAAGGAGGTTTTATTATGTTGGCGAAGTTAAAAAAGCAAAACACATACGATTCAAAAGTAGACAATGTTTTTCTAATTGATATTCCTGCTGATACACCTCCTTCTGATTCTTTATATATGTCACTGGTGGGTTTAGAAACAAGTATTGACGGAAAAGAGTATAAGGTAATTTCTGTAATGCAAGATGTTGTAACTTCAGAATATTATGCATTGTGCCAAGAATTAATCAAACCGGAAGACTTGTAAAATGAACAACCAAACTCTTATAGTAGATATTTCTCATTTAATTTATAGAAACGCATCAGTAAGTGGAACAGACTTATACACTTCAGATAACCTTCCCGTAAAAGCATTATATGGGGTTCTGAGCTCTATAAATCATGTCATAACTGAAAATACTGGAATAAATAAGATATACCTAGCATTCGATGGAAAACCTGTATGGAGAAAAGCATTGTATCCAGACTATAAAGGTAACCGTGAATCAAATCCAGACAATCCAAGATACCAAGCATACATCACACCAAATGAACACGGATGGTCTAGAAAAGATATGCTAAGCTGGACAATCAATAAAGTAAAAGAAATCGCTCCTACTTTTGCTATGCATGTTGTTTATGATGAAGAGGCAGAAGGTGATGATATTGCTTACAGATTGGCTAAAAAATTATATGACCATGAAAACCTTATTTTTATGACTGATGATAAGGACTGGCTACAATTAATCAATCTATTTCCTAATGCCACAATCTATAGAGCAATGGCAGAAGAATATATTACAAAAAATAATTTCCAAGAAACCCAAAATCTTCCCGCTAATTGGTTCATTTTTCAGAAGACTATGCTGGGAGATAAAAGTGATAATATTGGCCCAGTAATTGATGGATGTGGTGAAAAAGCTATTGAGTTCCTGATTAATGAAGCCATAAAAAACAACATTAATCCTAACAGTGACACAATACTTTCTGACCTGTATCCTATTATATGTGAAAAATCTACAAAAAATGAACTAGGAAGATATAAAAAACTAATAAATATTAATACATCAGAATCATACGAAAAATATGGTAGAAACAAACAACTAGTAGACTTTAGATATTGCCCACAAAAAGAACTAATTACAGAGAAGTTAAACGAAATTTCCCAGTTGGATTTTGAAGCCGCTGGAACTATAATACAACAGTTAGAATTTCAATCACTGGCTAAGATAATTGTGCCTGGAAGCCCTTGGTATAAATTGTCGTAAAATGTAAAAGAGTACGGAGGAAAAACATTATGGAAGATGCCAAGTTTGATTTTGATGATGCCTTGCAATTTAAGATTCTTCAGTTGCTTATACAGGATTACTCTTGGGCTCGCTCCGTTGGTCTTGAAATTATAGAAGAAAAGTATTTTGACAATGAAGTATATGGTAAAATTTTCGTCTGGATTAAATACCTTATAGATAAATACCAGTGCCCACCAGAAAGATATAACCTGAAAGACTGCGTAGATAAAGTCGTAAACCGTGGAGCACTATCACAAGACCTCCAAATCACCTATAATACCATCATTGACCGTTGCTATACCCCATTGGATGAAGCTACTGGAAATATCGATTATATAAAAGACCGTGCATTAGAATTTGCCAAAAGAGAAAAATTCCGCCAAGGTCTAGAACAATCCGTATCATTACTAAAAATGGGCCCAGAAGCATACGAACAGGCTGTGCCAATCATGGAAAAAGCATTATCTGTCGGCGCAGGTATTGATTTGGGTATGAATTTAAAACGAGATATTATCAACCTTCCTGAAATCCTTGGTAAAAAATACGATAAAACAAATATGATTTCAAGCGGATTAAAAGGCCTAGATGAAACAATCGGAGGCGGCTGGATTCGGGGAACGCTGAGCTTGGTGGGTGGGAGTCCGGGGGCCGGGAAGTCCAGAGTTATGGCATTTTTTGCAGCCGAAGCATTAAAGAGATATAAAAAGGTTGCTATTGTTACTTTAGAACTTGATGAAGACGAAACTTTGGCGAATGTGGCATCTTCTTTGACTAAAATGACATGGTGGGATATTATGGACCCCGACCCTGTAAAAAAGCAAGAATATCGGGATAGAGTAAAAAGAATTGAAGACGCTTGTAATCCAAATCTTATGGTAAAATTCTATATCAACAAGACAATTTCATCACAAACAATTATGGCATGGTTGATGAGACTAAAAAGTGCGGAGAGTTTTACACCAGACCTACTTATTGTTGACTACATGGACCTTTTACAGCCGATTGAAAAACCAAAAGGCAAAGGGGATGATTCTGAATATTCTGCGCTTGGTATTGTGTGTTTTGATTTGATTAAGGTTGCCAAGATGTTTAACATTCCAGTTATATCAGGAACTCAGTTAGGAAGAGCTGGGTGGAATTTGACGGGTGCAGAGGTTATTAGTATGGCGTCAGTATCAGAATCAGCGAAGAAGGCGTTTAACTGTCACAATCTTATCACCATCAATAGAAATCCAGGAGAAAAGGAATTAAACAAGGCGAGATTATATGGGGCAAAGTGCAGAACAGGGCATGCTAATACTATTGTTTACTGTAATTATGACCTTGGAACGTGCACGTTGAGTGAAGTACCTGAATATGACCCAACAGAGACGGTAGCGGGTGCGATTACGGTAAAAGAAACAACAAAATAATTAGGAGAGGCAAATGGGCACAGACTTCTTTTACAATTATTCAAAAAAGACATATCACACTTCTGAGATTGTAATAGACTACAGTGCCCAATATCCTGTTGAAACACCCATTGTCTATAATTATTTTAAAAACGACAGCAAAGAGCAATTATTCAAAGCGACGCAAGATTCGGCAAGGGTATTTGGGCCAAAGTGGGGGTTATATGGGATTGATGATAAGGAAGGTGAATTCAATGTATTAAACAACTTATTATCTCTAAATCCAGAAGAAGGTAAAAAATCTCCAAGAACAAAGTCGAATTGTAAGCACGTGCGGTTTTTATATGAATGGGACACGATAAGTTTAGATGACCAGAAGAAAATAACTCAGCAATTGATAGAGAAGGGTGTTTTATTGCGTGCTGTTTTTTCTGGGTCTAAAAGCATTCATCATATTATAGAGTTATGGTCAGAAAGAGAACCAAAGAACAAAGAAGAATATCAATTTATGCATGAGTTTATTGCCAGAAGATTGAAGTTGCAAGGTTATGACACTCAATGTAAAGACAACTCTAGATTAACTCGTGCGTGTGGTTGTTATAGAAAGAATAAAGGGAAATGGCAAACTCTTTTATATTATAATAATGCTGCTAGATTCAAATGTGATGATTGGTATACGTATTATTTATCTGAGAAGAAAGCTCGTAATACACCCAGTGCAGATAAATTAATTAGAGCAATAAAATCAATAAAGAACACAAATGATAAAGCAGATTTTGAGTTTGTAGAAAGATATATTAAGTCAGAAGAAAGAAAAGGGTCATTTAAAGACGGCAACAGACATGCAAATTTCGGTCGTGTGATTAGTGCTTTGAAGTTGAAGGGTAAGTTGTCCTGTGAAGAAGTAAAAGCCGTCCTAGAGCCATATATCGCCAATACAAATAATAATGACCTGCGTAACGGAATTGAAAAGTTATATAATGGTGCTGAAGAATAAATATTAAACGTTAAATGAATTAGATTAAGTTTGATTTTTATGAGGGGGAGGATTATAATAGCAATATGAATAACGAATTACCTATATTATATCCGTGTCACTTACATTCTTGGTTTTCCTTGGCTGATTCTTGTGTGTCTCCTCAAAAACTTGTAAAGAGAATGCAGGAATTGGGGCTAAACAAAACAGCAATCACAGACCATGGAAATGTTGTTCACGTGATTCGTTTTGGCTCTAAGTTAAAAGAAAACAATTTAACACTATATCCAGGTGAAGAGTTTTATTACTGTGATGATGTTACCCAAAAAGATAAAGACCACCGTGCAGCATACCACCTTACCATAGTTGCATATACTCAAGAAGGGCTTTCAACACTGTATAGTCTATCTTCTTTATCATATGCAGAAGGTTTTTATTTCAAGCCTAAAATTGATATAAAAATGCTGAGAGAACACAATAAGGGCATTAGAGTTTCTTCAGCTTGTATTAAAGGACAAATTGCAGAAAACATAATAAATGACGACTATGAATCTGCAAAAGCCGTAGCAAAAGCATTTAAAGAAATATTTGGTGGTAATTTTTATTTGGAGATTATGCCACACGATTTAGATGAACAAAGAAAAGCTAATTTAGGCATCTTAAAAATTTCCCAAGAGTTAGACATTCCTTTATTGGCCACTTACGATGCTCATATGTGTTGGAAAAATGAAACAAAACACCGTAGATTCTTGATGCAAATGACAAAAGCAGGGTGGGCAGATGGAGACGAAGAATTGGGTATGACAGATACTATTTATATGATGTCCGCACAAGAATACCTAGATTACTTTGCACAATACCATCCAGATTTTCCACAAGATAAGGTTATAGAGGCAATTGCTAATACTGAAAAATATTTGGGAAATGAAGTAGTTGAATTAGAAGATGACACTTGCATATTTCCAAAGATTGATATTCCTGCACCATATAAAGACGATTTGGATTATATTCGTCATTTGTTGTGGAACTCTATGAAAGAAAAAGGTCTAGACAAAAATCAAAAATACATAGACCGAGTAAAGATGGAACTAGAAATAATGAATAATGACGGTTTTGTTCCTTATTTCTTAGTGCTTTATGATGTATTTAATTGGTGCAGAAAAAACCATGTTATGACTGGTGCTGGAAGAGGTTGCTTTACTGAAGACGCTCTCGTGCTAACAAATAACGGGCTGAAATATATTAAAGATGTTACAACGGGTGATAAAGTAATTACTGCAGATGGCAAGTTTGAACAAGTGTTGGAAACGCATAAATATCCAATAAACGAAGAAACCATACAATTTAATTACTTGTATAACGGGAATGCCATAAATCGTTGCACAAAAGACCATAAGATATTAGTAAACAGAAATGGTGTAGTTGATTATATTAAAGCTGAAGAGTTGCATCTTGGCGATTTATTGTGTTCTCCAAAAATTAAGGTGGAAGAAGATACCAAACAATATGTTGATTTTGATTTTGATGGAACAAACATCGCTTCGGACGATAATTATTGGTATTTGCCCGTTACAGAAATTATTAAACGCCAAAAAGAAGAGTTGTTTGTGTATGACCTAACCATAGCAAATAATCCAAGCTATACGCTAAACAACATTATTGTACATAACTCTGGTGCGGCAAGTTTAATGAATTATCTATTGGGGATTACTCGCATTGACCCATTGAAGTTTGATTTGCGCTTTGACCGTTTTTATAATTCAGGACGCAAAGGAGCAGATGAAGCACCGGATGTGGATAGTGATTTTGCGGATGCTCGTCGTGAAGAGGTTATTAAATATACAGAAGAAAAATATGGGGCGGACAAAATATCTCAAATCTGCAACATTTCAACCATGAAGCTAAAGTCTTGTATAAAGGATTGTGCACGAGTTTTAAAAGTTCCCTTTGCAGAAGCTAACGCAATAACAAACAAAATTGACTGGGATGCTTTTGAATCGTTAGATGAAGCTAAGGAAGATAAAGTAGCTGGAGCAATTATTAGAAAGTATAGTGAAGTATTTGAGTATGTAGAATATTTCCTTGGTTTCCCTCGTCAGTTTGGTAAGCATGCGGCAGGTATCATTATTGCGAATAGAAGAATTGGTGATATATGTCCAATGATGTTGTCTGAAGTAGAAGGTAAAAAGTTCTTGATTTCACAGTTTGATAAAGATGATGTGCATAAGACTGGGCTAATTAAGTTTGATTATTTGGGCCTTTCCACATTGACTTTTCTAACGCATATTTTGGATGACATAAAGAGAACAACGGGAAAAGATATTGATTTAGACTCTTTAGATGTTGAGGACAAAGCAGTTTATAAGAACATTTTAGCCACTGCAGATACGGATAATGTTTTTCAGATGGAGAGTGGTGGCATGAAGGCTTATTTGAAAAGATTGAGCCCCGACCGTTTTGGAGACCTTAGTGCTTTGAATTCGTTGTATCGTCCTGCGGGAATTAAGTCTGGAGCTATCGACAATTATATCAACAACAAATACAATAAACCTAAAACTTATGGCGTAAAAGAGTTGGATGATTTGTTGGCTAAAACTAATTTCGTTATTTGTTATGATGAAATAAAGATGGATATTGTTGGCACTTTCGGAGAATTTCCACCTAAAGATATTAACAAATTTAGAAAATCATCAGGGAAAAAAGACCCAAAGTCGATGCAGTATTGTCAAGATATGAAGCCAATGTTTGTTGAAAACGCGCAAAAACATGGATTGACAGCAGAACAGGCGAGTAGCTTATATGATTCTTTGATTGGGTATGCATTTTGCAAGGCCCATGCAGATTGTTATTCTTTGTTGACATTTTGGACGGCTTGGTTGAAGTATTATTATCCAGTCAACTTTTTACATGCATCATTTACCTTTAGTACGACCGATGTAGAAAAGGATAAATACTCCATTAAGACAGCAATAAAGATGGCAAAGAAAATGGGTTATCGGTTTGTTTCTGTTGATGTAAATAAATCTAAAGCAAATTTCAGTTTCGACGATGAGAACAAAATTATCTACTGGTCTATGCGCAATATAAAACAGGTAAGTGAAGATATTGCAAAAAAGATAGAAGAAAACCAGCCATATGTAGATTTTAATGACTTTGTTACTCGTGGAAAAGAATTTGGAGTATCAAAGAGAGTTATTGACCCATTGGTTGTTTTAGGTGCTTTTGATTCATTAAACTGCCCAGAACAAATAAAAGAATGGTACATCAAAAATAACAAGCTCAAAAAGGCAGATAGAGAGTCTTTAGGAATTGAAATAAAAGAAGCAGAACTAGAACATATTGAAAACAAATTTAATGTTGAGATTGTAAAACGTTCAATGCAAGACAAAGAAAATGAGTACCTTGGATTGGTAATTTCTATGGATTCTGTTGATTTTCAGGTAGTTAAACGGTGTATTAATAATGAAAAGTTTCGGAAATTAAAAGATAGAGATAGCTGTTCACTTTATGGTATACTTACAAAAAAGGAACTAAAGAAAAGCAAGTCTGGTGGAAATTATGGAGTGCTAACAATAATGGACCCAGATTATAACTTTTATACAATACAGGTTGGGTCAAAAGCATATGCACAACTAGAGCAGTCTGGAATTCCAAGCGAGTATAAATTGGAAGAAGGTCGATGGGTTATGTTAAATGGTTCAAAATGTGATGAAACTAGATTATTCTTAAATGGCACTCAAATAGTAGACCTAAAAGAATATGAAAGAAAAGTTCTGAATGGCATTATAAAAGAAAAAATGGTATTTCAGGCATAATGAAGGTTACTAAAATGATGCGAAACGATAATACTGGAACTTTTTTCTATAATGATGGGTATCGTGAAGGGTCAAAATTTCCAAAATACAGAGGAGAGGCAACAATAGATGGTAAGGTGAAAAAAATATCTATATGGGTGCATGAATCTACTTCTGGTCGAGAATTTTTTACAATGCAGTTCACAAATCCAGGTGAAAAATATGCGAAAAAGCTACTTAGAACGCATCCAAAAAACACAGACGGAATTAGACCCGCGAGTAGAATTGCAGAAGGCGTAAAAAAAGATGATACCAGAAAAATCATTGAATTAACAGATGACGAAGTACCATTTTAAACATAGAAAGGAACAAAAATGATAATTGGAATGTGTGGTCTGAAGGGAAGTGGCAAAAACACGGTAGCAAATATAATCAAAAAGAATTACCCGAATTGGACCGATGCCTCATTTGCCAAAGCGTTAAAAGATGGTGTCGCGGTTTTGTTTGGGTTGGACCGAGCACTGTTGGAAGGAGACACATTGGAATCACGAGAGTGGAGAGAAAAACCTAACGAGTTCTGGTGTGAAAAATTTGGCTCTTTAGATATTACCCCAAGAAAAATTTTACAAGTTTTTGGCACTGACTTAATTCGCAATACTTTTCTAACAAATTTCTGGGTCGACCGTTTGGAATTAGACATAAAAAACCTAGATGAAGGAAAAAACATTATTATTACCGATGTGCGTTTTCCTAATGAAGTTGAGATGATAAAAAAACATGGAGGACAAATTTGGCATGTACATTGTGGAGAATTGCCCGAATGGTTCACAAAATATCAAAGCACAGGAGAAGTTCCGCCAGTAGAAATTCACGAATCAGAATGGCGTTGGGCTAAATCGATTCCTGATGTTATAATTCATCCACCTTATAAAGATATTAATCTGCTAGAAAAATTAGTAAAAGAGGAATACGAAAAACAATTCAAATAAAAACAGAAAACAACGTATCGGATGAGCTCTAATAGTTAAAACACCCTAATCTTGAAGCTGATAAATTAAGTAAATAGAGCATACAAATGAAGAAAACACAAACAATAGGCTACCTTATAGATTTTATTAATTCTGGTAGTAACGACGAAGAACTATTCAAAAAAGCTTGTCAATCACATAATGACCTAAAGATATACCTGTGTCTAGAACCAAAAGAACTGTCAAGGTATATATCTAAAATCAAGAAAAACATTACCCCAAAAGAATTATTTGACACATTAGCAAAAAAACAACCATCAATCAATATCTCTGTAGAAGTTTATGACCGAGTAGTTGAAATGGTGCGTAATGATATGGAACAGTATTTCAAGTATAACGGATTCCGTATGGCCAACGCTTTTGGAACTCAAGAAGATTGGATTAGTCATTTTTATGTAAAGTATTATTATTTCGCAAACTTTTATCGTATGAGATGGTTTTTTCCTGAACAACTGACAAAAGCAACAAAAGTAAAAAAGACATATAAAAAGTACAGCGATTTTCTTCACCTAGCACAAAAGTCAATTACTGAAGAGCGGAGAGTACAAGCAAGAAAAGCAGCCGAAAACCCAGAAGCATCATTAAACAAATCTTCAATGGACGCACCAGTTTATCAAAACAATACAAGAGTTACCCTGTCCGACATTGTAAGAGCAGATGATGAGTTTAATGCAGAACACGAAGCAAGAGTATTCAAAAGACGCATTTTACAACAATCAGATAACTTTGAAGGCGGAAAACACACTCAAAAAATTAAAGAAATGCTGGAAACTGGAGAATATAAGGGTAAAAAATCAGAATTAGTATTGTTACGCATATTTGCTTATAAGGCTGGTATGGTAACTCCAAAGTCTGTAAAGTTCATCAACAGTCTGTCTAAGAATTACAAAGATAAATTTGGAATTAGTATGGCACTGTTGAATGAGCAAATGAAAAAGTTCAAGTAGTTACAGCACAAAACAAAAAAGAAGGTCAAGTTCTATATACTGCGGGGGCGAATTAGTTGTATATTTGATTATTATTGCCCTCGATTAAGCCCGCAGGTGTTTTCCTCCTTTCTCCCTGCGGGTTTTTTATAGCTGTTTTTGTTTTATTGCATCTACCAAACTCATATCTTCGCCTAAAAAATTGGTTTTAGCAGCAATAATAAAATCGCCTTTGTTAAGTTTATCACATTCAACAAAATTTTTATCCGTTAAAAACGGGTGATTTCCAGTTGTTAAAATAGGCAACATTGTTTCTGCTTTCAATTTTCTACAATTATTTGCCCACCGTTTGCCAACCGCCAACACAGGCTTATATCTGCCATTATGAGTTAATACCATATCTCCAATCTGTATATCTTGAATTGGAACATATCCTTTGTCTGTAAAGACCATAGTATCTGCTTGAAAACAAGGACTTCCCCCGATAATCATATCAACCTTGTTGACGTACTCTGTAAAATCTATCTTGCACACGTCGCCAATTTGTATTGTGTCTGGGTACATAGCCTGCGCCACCGTTATAGCATACTTGTCTATCTCGCTTGCGTAGTATTTTTCAACCGGAATCCCTGCCCGTTCTAAGGCAACTCTCCCCCCTGAAATACCGTCGAACAATGATAATACTTTCATTTTACATCCTTTCATTCTGCTATGACTTTCAAAAGTATATTATTCCAATCTCTGCACACAGATAATTGTTCTTGCAAGTGGTTTATTTCTGCATTCATACTATTATGAATAGAAATAGTCACAAAAGCAAGCATTACGACTAAAATCCACGATACTATTTTCATTATTTTAATCCTTTTGCTCTGCTTGTTCAAACACAACATCTTTGATACCCAAATCCTTAAACGGTATATTTATTTGCTCGCCATCTTGATTGTTCCAAATGGCAATAGTTTTATTGTTAGCAATACCAACCGCCACCGCTATGTATTCTGGTATTTGTTTATTAAAACGAACCGTGCAAAAATGTTGGGTGTTGGTTATTTCTGTCAGTTTCATCTTTTAATCCTTTGTCATTTTCCTTTTGGTGCGGGGAACTTGCTCGCGTCCCCCTTGTATTTAATTACATATTCTATGCAGGTCTTTTTGTTTGTGCGGTAATTCCGTGCATAGCCGCGTCCTGGATAACAATCAAAATCGCCAAGACGATAAACGCCGTCGGTCTTAAATTGTGCACCGGCGGCGCATAATTCGTGTGTGTATCGTGTTCCTAAATAGTGCGCCCTCTCTTTTTTCTGCGAACGCAACAGATTAAATAATTCGCCCATATCCCCCATTTCATTATTCCTTTTGTTCTAGTGCTGTTAGTCCTTAAAGGTTTTTCGTCCAAGATAATCAAAAAATCTTTTTGTGTTTATGTAGTTCTTGTAATTACCAGTTTTACGATTGTTCAGTATTGCCGCACACGACTTCGAACAACATTTAGCCCAACCACGATTACGGTCTGCCACTCTTGCCATAAACTTTTCGCCACACACGGCACACTTACACTCAATCTTTTTGCCATTGCACATTTTTTAACTCATTTTGTCTTGTTTTGTTATAGATGTGATTTCCGTCAATCTGCGAACTTTCATGACGCGGGCGTGCGGAATTTTTGCCACGCGAATTTGGTCTTTTGCGTCTTGTATTGTGTCAAACGGTTCTGCATGGTCTAAATCCCAATTCCAAAACCAATCAAAACCAGTGCTGTATGAAATATAATGTTGTTCCTTGCCATAACCACGAACGATGACATAATATTCTTTGACATTTTTCAACGCGTCCTGTGCTTTCTTACCGTCTATAAGGGCTTGCCAGACACCGATTGTTGCTATGTGTCTACATTTATGACAACCGAGAACACTTTCAGATATTCCAAACATCGTTTCCAATTCCTCCCCACAGAAAGGGCATTTCACATTACTCATTTCGTTCCCTTTTGTTCTACTTTCTTGTAATTTTTACTTTATCACATTTGTCGCATTGCCAAATTGTATAATGGTGTGAATTACGATTATTTATTTCATCATATTCAGTAAAAAATACCCATTTGTGCAAACAAAATAATTGTTTTAATTTCCACCACATCACTTACCCTTTTACTCTGTTGTTATTTACAAAAATTATACCACTCTTGTATATCCTTGTCAGAATTATATTTTACCCTTTTTAATAATGATTCGTCTGGTCTTAAACAAGCGATTTCTTTATCTTGGATATCTATTAAGTATAAATATTCTATATCACCGTGTTGCCCTTTGGTTATTTCAAAACCATCGTCTTCTTTGTCTTTGAACATTTCATTTGCAATATCAAAAATATCAAAACCATCATCTTTTTTGTGTTTTTCCATTATTTGCATAAGTTTCCAACCAAGATAAGACGGATAGCCGTCGCTATGATGGTATAAACAAAGTGTATATCCTTTTTCTTGTAAAACTATATTTGCTCTTGTTGACATTTTTAATCCTTTTGTTTCTGCTTTAACTGTATCGTAATAGTTTTTGTTGATAATTCAATAACTCTACAATATGGTGCCAAGTCATCTGTTCTTAAAATTACGCTTTTTATTTCTTGTGTTCCATTTTCGGTGTTGATAACTATCGGCAAACAAAGCAGATTTTCATCGGTTGATTCGTTTTTATTTTTATTATCTGCACCATATCCATATTCCAAATGGCGTAATTTTTCTAGTAGTTCTTTTACTGTCATTATTTAATCCTTTTGTTCTAACGCGGTTATTTTATCTAGTGTTTTGTTTGCCAATCTATTAAACCAAAACGGCTCTACTGCTTGTGTGTGTTTAATATATTTTATTGCGATTTCCAATGCGTAATATTAGGCGATTCCAATTCTTGTAAATAATCTTCATAAGCCAAATAAAATTCTTGCTTGGTCATATTGCACCCATTTTTGCTTTAACGAGACTTCTTTATTCCATCAATCAAACCGCATTTGCCATATTTTACTGCCATTTCTGGTGTCAAATAGCAGTCTCGTTCAATATCATTAGCAACTTTTGTTTTCTTTTCTCCAGACACCCGAGCATAAAAATCAATCAACCATTCTTTTGTTTTGCTAATATTTTCCGCCTGAATTTGAATATCTGTTGCTTGACCTTTTGCGCCGCCCAACGGTTGATGAATCATAATTTCAGTATCTTCCAATGCAAATCGTTTACCCTTAGCCCCACCAGCCAATAATACTGAACCTCCGGAGCAACAGTAACCCATACCAATAGTTGAAACATCACAAGAAACATAATTCATAGCATTTAAAATGGCACGAGTCGCAGTTACCGAACCACCAGGGCTATTAATCCACATCTGAATGTCTTTGTTTTTATCTTCAGATTCCAAATACAACAATTGAGCCACAACATTATTGGCCAACTCGTCTGTAATCTCTTCTCCAACAAAAATAATACGGTCAGACAACAAACGAGAATAAATATCCATTGCACGTTCGCCATCAGCTGCTTTTTTTATAACCATAGGTACTAAACTCATAATATTCACTCCTTTTATATGCCTTTATTATAATGTTTTTAATCTTTTGCGCAAATTAAAAAGCCCAAATATTTCATTGGGCCTTTATAACACATTTTCTACCGAAAAACTGTACAACAATCACAAATATTCCACCAAAAAAGTGTAAAAAACTAGAGCGTTAGTGATTTTCGTACCAATCATATAATAGCATTTTGTGAAGGTTTTTTCTCTATCTTTTTTCATCAATTCTTCAACAATATCTATAATAAAACCTTTCTTAACATTATATCGCATTTTAATTATTCAATCAGGCGATTTTGTCAAGCATTTCATTTGTTATATTGTTTTGATTTTTTTCTTTTGCATCAACTTCTTGTAAGCATACGATGATTTGAGAGAAAGTTTTTGTACCATCATAACAAGATTGAGTGGAATAGTTTGTCTGGCGATAGTTATTTACAGTAACGCAAGGATTTGAAGCACTTTTACAACCAAATAGTATTAAAATAGAGGCAATTAGTAGAATTTTTTTCATTTAAGCCCCCTTTTTGAGATATTCAAGCAATCCCGATGTTGGTTTTGAGTCTCCACAGGTGTCCGATGGAATATCTTGGAATCTTTTTTGATATTCTTTTTCTATTTTTTCCATTTCAATTGTAATTTTTTTATTATAAGCGATTAAATTGGCATTTTCTTTTTGCGCAGCCACTAATTGTGCTTGTAATGACTCTTTTTGGGATTTTTCTGCATTATATTTTGATTCCGACACCCTCCACAATGCAAATAGAGTGGTTACGGTAACAAGAGCAAGAACCCCAATAGCTATTTTTATTTTTGTGAGCATTTTATATTCCACCATAAAAGGGCTTTCTTTAATTTATTCTGCTCGCACCCTTACGAACAGTTCATCAATTTAAGCTTTCTTTTGATTATTCTGGATATGTCTCTGCATCCAGTTCCTGTTTTTATAAGAACTAAGCATCAGAGGGTATTTATTTCCCCATTCTACTAATTTGATTGTGAACCTTATATAGAATTGCTTTTTCGTAGAACTCTTTTACCGATTTCGCACCAATAAAAGAACCAGCCGAACGAATTCCTCCCAATATGTCATCTATGGTTGCTTTTGCTGGGCCAGTACAAGGAAGCAGTGAACAAATTCCCTCAAAACTTTTATAGTCCATTGATTTGTTTGCATAAAACTTATCATGAGCCATTTGGGATGCTGAACCATAAAAAGGTTTACATTCTATTCCATCCTTATTTATGACTTTTTCTTCTTGAGTTTCATTCGCACCACCAAACATTGAACCAATCATCACAGCATGGGCCCCCAAAGATAGAGCTTTTACAACATCTGCAGGGATTTTAATACCACCATCTGCAACTATGCCACCACCCATATCCCTAGCAACAGCTGCGCAATCAATAACCGCTGATGCCTGTGGACGACCAACTGCTGCCTTTACACGTGTTTGACATTGATTACCTGGACCAATACCAACAACTGCCATGTCTGCCCCAGCTTTTAATACTTCTTTTGTTTTTTCGCCAGTTACAATGTTTCCAGCGACAATAAAAGCCTTATTTCCAAATTTATTACGGCATTTATCAATCGTATTTAGAAATTGAGTATTGTGACCATTTGGACTGTCAATACGAATATTATAAGACACCAATGAACAGCCCGCATTTTCTAAACGTTTGAACACATCTTCTAATACAAACAAGTCTTCAGCTCGAGTTCCCATTGTGAAAAACAAATTATCTAGCGGATTTTTTGTTCTTTGATGACAATAGGCCTTTTCGCACTCTTTATATTTATCATCGACACCCAAAACAAAATCTACAATCTTATCTTTTGGTTCCCATTTGTGCAACAACCCGAAGCAATTATTTTCCAACATCCGATATACAAAACCAAAAGAAAACGGCCCCATATTCGCATTAAAAATAGGATTACCAATTGGAGAATGTAATGAATATAGCCTTGGAAGCTCAATTTGTGTATCTACTTCTTTTCTTGAAGATATTTCTGAGGTGGTTGGAGCCAACATCAAATCTTGATAGTCCAACTGATATTCTTCAACAATCTTCATTTACTTTATCTCCAATATCTTTTCTTTATTATAGTCACAATCTTCGTAATAAGCACAATACCCGACAGGATTTATAATGTATCTTACACGTCTTTTTCTTCCGAACTCAAAATCTGCACAATCGTGAACATGGCCAGAATTAACAATAACAACATTTGGTAAATCATTAATCACCCATCTTTCAAGCTTTGACGCATAACTTGCATTTAGCCTAGATGTTTCCCAGCGCCGAGCAACACATTTTAGAGATAAACAATGATGAGTCATAAGAATAATTTTAGCATCAGGGTCTTTTGCGACAATCTCATCATGTAGGCGTTTTATTTCCTTTTTAGATTTTTTGTGCATTTCCAAATAATGTTCTGGTTTGAGCTCCACTCTTTCACCTTTTACATCATAAGAACCCATACGAAAATCATTCAAACCAAAAAAGCCATTAATCATGTACTTTTTCTGCAATTTTTTTCCACCAATCATGTAATCAGTATAAAAGACAGCACCAATTACATATACGTGAGAATCTATTTGAGCGTAATCGTTTTCCAGATAATGCCAATTTCCAGAACCTAACGGGAATTTTTCACGATATTCCTTTGTTATCTGTTGGATTGTTTTATTTTCTTTGTTGTAGACCTGATGATTACCATTGACAAAATATACCGTTTTACCTTTCATATACTTATCAAGAAATCGTTCAGTCGCAGAAATAGACCCAGCGATATCTCCAGCAATCAACGCCACATCCCAATCAGCAGAACACCCCTGAAAGTTCCTCGCTAAGACACTTCCATTTACATCCTCATGAACATCCGAAAAAAATTTAATTCTCACCATCAACAAACTCCTTCATAAAAATCATAAAACTTTTCGGGGGTGTTTAATTTTGTTTCCACGCCTTTGTACTTCACATCATAACTGGTGTTTATTTTCCCTTCGCGCCACGGAGAAAACCACCACTCAACAAAAGGAGCTTCATCACACGAAAAATCCACATCGGGGAATAGCATCTTATTAACAGAGTTTACCAAAAGGTCTAAATAAGGTTGAGGGAGGTCACAACGACAACCTGATTCAGTGTCTTCAAGTGCTTTCTCGGCACACTCTATTTTATTCTCTATATCCACCATTTTGTCGACAATGGAAATAAACTCTTCTTTAGAAATTATTGAGCATGCCACAACACTTCCTCTTCTTTTGTTATGTCTTTTGCGTCTAAAGCGATTGAATACATATAAAAGTTAAAAGTTTCATCGTAATAGAAATATTTTACATCTATATTAAATCTGTCTAATTCTTCCTGTACAAATGAAACCGTTCCCAGCCACTGATTGGTGTTTTTATCAAATTCCAATGTTAAATGCCCACCACAGCTTGGTAGCATTTTTGGCAAAGGAGAATCATATGGAAGTTTTTCAAACAATGCCGCATTTGGTATATTTATTTTTCTAAAGCTTTTTTTCATCGTTTTCCCTCTAATTCATTTTGTTTCGCAATGTGCCAAAGAAGAATGTTGTTAGCATATATCCCACAACAAAATAATGGCCACCAAGGGTAAAAAGTGTAACAAACAAATATCCCCAAAGACGATTCAATGCCAATTCTATCGGACTTTTCTTGGTCTTATGAAGTGTCTTATTTGGCTCGATAAACTCTGGGTAAAACAGCAAAAGACCCAATGCTATGGTCAAAATAGCTATAGCAATGCCAACAGCAGTTTGTGGACTCAAAGCATAAACAACCAAATACAACAAAAACATAAAGATATTACTAGCGAAGTTGGTCAAATTAAAACCTACAAACGCTGAATCTAAAAAATATTTCAATTTGTTCATAAAAGTCATATTATTTTTCTCCGTTTTTTACCGCAATACGAATGCTATCCAAAACCGCCCAGTAATTGTCTCCGCGGGAATTTAGGACAACAGGAATCCCAAGTCCCATAAGGTTGCCGGCACAAGTCCAAGTATTATTAAGGGCGGTTAAACTTTTCCATATTGCATTTCCGACATTTATATCTTTTACCATTATAACATCTGCAAGCTCTCCGTCAACTTTTTTTTCATCACGAATTCTTTTATTTAATGCCACATCCAACTGCTCAAGGCGCAAGTGAGAATAGTTGTTTTTTTGCTTTTGCCACCAATCATACAGCTCTGGGTCTGCGCTTCTGTTACTGTCTCCGCCTGCCGAAATAATAGAAATATGACAATCTTCTTTAGGCTTTCCCCACAAAAAACTGTAAAAATCGATTGCATTATCTAAAATCACTTTTCTTTGTTCTGCTGTTGGAAAAGGAACGCAAGCCGCATCTGTCAAAACAAAGGACGTATTAGAAGCTGATGTGTCACAAAAACAAGCACAATGACTTAGAAAGAATTTTTTACCATTGTTGATAATTTTTCCTGTTGCAATTACCTTACGCAAAAAATCATCAGTGTGAATCTTACCTTTTACAATAATCCAATTTTCTTTGTGCTGTATTAGGTGTTCTGGGATGTTATCATCATTTACATAGTCTTCTAACAGTCCTTTGCCGAGCGCGTTATTTAGTGCCATCAAAACGCTTTCTGAATACTCTCCAATCACCCACGCCTTCATTATAATCTCTCCATCATATTTTTTGTAATTTTCTTTATGGATTTATTGAAATTTTCCCAATTCTGTTCTAATTCCTTCGTGTCTTTGCAGTCTTTAATGTGTTCTGAGCAGTAGGCAATAAAACATTTCAAGTCATCTAAAGTTTTGACATGCGAAATCTTTATCATTTTTTGTCTCTTTGCAGCTGATAGAAATAATTTGCTAAATCTTGGCCAATTTCTGACACACCTAATGCAATTGCTTTTCCATCAAGACTTTTATGCCGCACAACATTCCAAATGCGTTTTATTAGATTGGCAGGTTTGTATGCAGACAACACTTCATCCATATTGCGAGAGGGAATAAATAAGACAGCCAAGGAATCGGTTGAATCATTATAGGAAAACAATAAAGAACACTCGTTTACCACATCAACAAAGACCCAGTCCGGTATTTCTTTAATGTATTTGACTTTTTTTACATTTGGCTTTGTTTTTAGATTTTCCAACACAGTTTTGCACATTTTATTAATTTCCTGACGATTTAGATGTGCAGTAAGAATGTCATAACGATTGCCCTTATTCCCAAACGCCAATTTTCGTAGCGTTGTTGCTTTAGATTCCAATCTTGTTTTATGAGCCTCAAAAATAATAGCATCAGAATCTAGTAACATAGAAAAAAAGCAATCATCATTTTCAGAAAAGTTCACAAACGAAGCAAGACTTGGGAAAGTTTTCATTTTGTTCTCCTTTTAAATTTTTTCTTCTACAAAGTGATTATCTTCATTATAATACACCATGGATTTTATTCCACATTTTTTTAGGAATTTCCAACAAGGATAGCAAGGCTTAGATGACCCGCGCGTTTCAGAGAACATTCCTCCTTTTCTTCGGACAACAACAATCATCTCAATATTCAGCCCTTTCACAAAATTAAAAAACTCCTCTTGTTCTTTAAAAGTTGCATTCGGGCCGCCATTTGCCAAATATATTAAACGAGAACTACTTTTTGAATCTAGGCGCTTTTGGATATAAGACAAGACAACGTCTAACTCACAATGTCTCCCCTTTTGGTCTTTACGATAGCCATTTTCAGGTTTCATCCAAAAACAAGACGAAGTGCTATTGTGCCCAACTTCCAATATCTCACCCTTAGAATTTAGTAAGCAGGCGGCCATTCTTTGACGATATTCTGAGTTTTTAGTTTCATCAAATGCGACGTTCAAAGCCTGTAAGAGCGAGTGTCTATCTATCATTCCCCTATCCTTTGATTGCATTATAACAGAACTAAAACAAAAATCAATTAAAAATTTTTCCAAAACGTTTTATTTTATATAGTTCTATTTAATATACTACTAATTGTTGGAAAGGAAACAAACATAAGAGAATTAGTATGCCGTTACAGAAAATGGACGCTGATACTAAGATGGAGATAATTATAAATCTTGCTTTTGGGACACCACTGCCAGAAATTTCAAAAAAGTATGACATCCAAGAAAATAGAATAATTAATCTAAGAAAAAATAATTATAAACTCTACAATCAAGTATCTGAAGAATTTTATATTATAGATGAAGTGGCAATATTGGGCCTTCCACCGCTATATGAAAGAGCTGTAAACATTGTAAAAAGACGACACAAAGACAAGTTTCAAATCATCTCTAACAACTTTTTTAAACTAGACAATAAGTCAATGTTTATAGATGAGGTTATGGAAATTGCAAATGAGATTATCGCCAAAGATGAAATTCCCCCACTTCAATCCATACCAAACATTAAAAACAACTATGCAAGCAATAAAAAACAAATAAAAAGGACTAGAACATGTCGATTACCAAAACAAAAGAAGTAGAAATTCCAGCCAACATGTCTTTAATGGAATATGCCCAAAACACAAAAGGAATATATGTTAATCTTCTGAATTTGTGCGGGCGCTCCCCTGCTGGCAAATATGAGTTTCGCTATATGCTATCCAATAAAAACCTGTTAGGAGAAAAAGTAAAATTTCAAATGGGTGCAGAAGAAACAGAGGCGAGTGTTATTTATTCATGCTTGGGAACAGACTATAAGAACCAAAAGAAGTATAGAAGAGAGTTCAAAGAAGCTGTCGACCAATTAGTAAAAGACTACAAAAACCAAGAACGCGTAGAAGCTCACCTTGCAACAGAAAATTATACCCTAGCGGAAATGCGTAAAAAAGGTTTGATTTAATAAGATGGATAAAAAAATTGAAAAGATAAGCAAAATCCTTGATGTACCTCCAGAAGTTGTGGCACTATCCCTCTATACCTATTTAAGTGTTGTATTAGAGGAACTTCTGGAGAAAAAATCATCCGTTACCATGTTTGGAGAACTGATATTAGATGAAGAAAATAATATTCAGTTCAAAAACAACAAATTCGAGTTTGATAATGGATTGTTTAGTAAAAAGGATATGCTATCAATCTTACAGGTGGCAGAAAATGGTCCAGCTAAACCTATATTCCGTTAAGCCAAGAAAACTAAGCGTAGACGAACTAAATGATATGCTTGAGATTCTGGAAGATGCGTATGAAGATTGCTGTTCAAAAAGAGATGATTATTATAGACAAATAGCGTTGATTCATCTTTTGCTGGGATTACCAAATGAAAGCAGAAAATACAACAAAGAAAATGCATCAATAAATTTTTGGATATATAAACTATACCCAATTATTAAGGAATATAGAAAAAAATACGGTTATGGGGAAATATAAAAATGGCCGGTGGAATAAAAGATAAACAAACAAAAAACTTTACAATATCCTATGAAGATTATGAATTTTCTTCTGAGGAGTTCGTTTTTATTGCCTTCTCTATCTTGGAAAGTCAAAAATACTATGGGCTGATTGAACTAATGTCAATTGTTGAAGACCCAGGACTGATAATGAAAATGATATATCTAATGAATGGTATGACAATAAAGTTTCCTACCCCAACAGAATTTGCCAAATGTTTAAAAGCAGCCTCTTATATTTATACTGATGCACTAAAACAAGTAACATCAACAGTAAAAGCAAAACCCGCAGATATTAGACAAACAATGGGCATAAGCGAAGAAGAAGAAAAAGAGCTACTTGACATGTTTGATAATTGGGTCGTCTATATGCACAAACAAGGATATGAAGTAGACGATTTTATCAAGTTCCAGCGCAAGAATACAAAAAAAAGAATAAAAGATATAAAAGTTGGTAAGAAATGGACAGCTAGGAGATATTAATGTACACCAACCCAAAAAATATAAGTGATACACCAAAAGTCTGGACGGAAGAGCAGGAAAACAACATGGAAGTTTCCCCCATAGAAAATCTACCAGACACCATTGAAGAACCGGCAGTACCAGAGCTCACTCATGAAGAAAAAATGAAGCTGGTCGATGAAGCACCTGAAGATTATAAAAGCATGCTAGGGTCTCTTGTTGAAGTCTCAGAAATGGCAAACACGCTACAGCAACTAGACACAGAAGAAAGTCAAGCAGCAAGAGCAAGAATGTTGGATTTGGTGGCGGAAAACTTTATTAGAAAACGTATGAACACCAATCAAAAGCTAGAAGATATGAAACTAGACCTAATTAGTCGCGTTTGGCATAATATCGACCAGCTAGACCTACAAACAGCTTTTGAAATGGCAGCAAGAATACACGAAATGACCGCAATAGATGGACAAAAACCTCTCGGCGCGTATTCTAATCCAACTCTAATGCCAACAGGTGATAATAGTGGCCCTGCAGTAAATCTAACAATTAATAATGCAACAGGACAAGATAGCCAGATTACACAAAACACCCTATCTGTCGGAAGTAAGCCACCCGTATCTGACCTTAAAACCGTATCAAAAATGTCAGAAACTATTAAGGCGTGGGGTAATATACCTAAAAAGTCAGACCCAATCATTATAAATACGGAAGCTACTAGTAAAACAGAATAATTATGAACCAGCTACCAATTGAAATAGAACAAAAATTAGACCAACTGCCAATAATCCCCTTTGATGACAATGAGGAATTCCAACGGTTGCTCTCTTCCGATTTGTTCACTGATATTTTCAATTACTATTCTAAAAACTTCGCATCAGATAAAGTAAAAGTACAAAGTGAAATCTATCAAAAAATCTCTCTGTACCTTATGCTAACAAATCAATCAGAAAACTTTATAGAACAAGCAGATAGCATACTTTATAATCGCCCAATACCAAATATTCATGACTTCTTATTCAAAAATTACTATATGGGTTACACTTCCGGAAACATTTATCCTTATTGGCGAGAAAAAATGGAGGAAATGTTCGCACCAGGAAGCTCAATTAAAAAGGCTGTCTTCACTGGATGTATCGGTTCCGGCAAAGCTCTTTCAGATAACACAATAATTCCCACACCAAATGGACAAAGAAAGGTTGGAGATATAAAGGTTGGAGATTATTTGTTTAGCGCCGAGGGAAAACCAACAAAGATACTAAATGTTTTTCCACAGGGTAAGATTCAAACATATAAGATGACATTTTCAGACGACACAGAAGTAATATGTTGCAAAAATCACTTGTGGAAAGTCTGTGAATGCTCAAAATATCGCACACTTATCCTTAGTACAGAACAATTGCTACAAAAAGGTCTATACAACAGCCGTGGAATAATGCGTTTCAAGTTGCCGTTCTGTAAGCCTGTCGAGTATTCTGAAAAAACATACGAAATTCCACCATATACCTTGGGCGTTATTTTGGGTGATGGAAATATGAACAAAAACCACGTAAACATATCAAATATTGACCGCGATTCGTTTATTGTTGAGAAAGTAGCAAAAGAACTTGACAGCAACAAATATTATCTGAAAAAACGTAATTGTACAGGTTGTTCACATTATACAATTAAGCTAAAAAAATTTAAACATGGCGATGGCTACATTCAAAAAGTCAAAAAACTAGGTCTAAACACCACATCAGAAAATAAATTCATTCCGCGGGAGTATTTGGAAGGAAGTATTAAACAAAGAACAGAACTTTTACGTGGACTAATGGATACTGATGGCTGCTGCGTTTTGTTTAAAGGAAGAAAAAAGACATGTACCAGCTTTTCAACTACAAGCAGCAAATTAGCCAAAGATATTAGTGAGTTGGTGCGTTCTTTGGGAGGTAGAGCAAGAACAAGTGCATATGACAGAAGAGGGAAAAGAGGGCCAAATCACAATTGCAACTTTATTGAGTATCGAGTGCAAATAAATCTAGAAATAAACCCTTTTTCACTGCCACGTAAGGCCAATAAGTTCACACCTTCAACTTGGACAAAAAAAATAAAGAGCATTACGCCTCACAAAGTTGAAGATGCCACTTGTTTTATTGTTGACAACCCAGACCATTTATTCTTGGCAAACGATTATACCATTACACACAACTCGACAATAGCTAGAAAGTGTCTTGTTTATGCATTATACCGTGTTTTGTGTTTGAAGTATCCTCGTGCCGTATTCAATGTAGATAATGACGCAACTTTAGCCAGTTTTATTTTCTCTATTACTCTAAAGACGGTATTTCAAACTAACCTTATGCCGTTTATTTTGATTTTGAACAGTATGCCATGTTTTCAACGAGTACAGAGGGCAAGTTCATTCGAAAACTTTGACATTTCTAATCCGGATGTTCCTATTCCTTTTTACGTTGATAATACTAATTCTACAATCTGTTTCAAAAATAATATTATACAAACAGTAGGGTCTCAAATTACACACCAAACTGGATTTAATTTATTTTCAGCATTCTGCTTTACTGGCGACACAAAAGTTCATACCACATCTGGAGATATAACCTTTGAAGAGTTAAACAAAAGATTTAATGGCGGAGAGCGTTTTAAAACAATTTGTGCAACTGGAATTGAAAACAAAAAAATAAAAACAGAAACAACGGAAATCACAAAAGTTCAAAAGACCGCCGATGTACAAAAACTAATTAGGGTGTTCTTTGATGATAATAATTATATAGAATGCACTCCAGAACATCGATTTGCAACAATAGAAAATGGAGAAATAACATATAAACAGGCGCAACATTTAACCAATACAGATGAAATTGTGGCAAACAAAGAACAATGCAGAATAAAAGCATTAAAAGTTATACACCTAGAATCCCCAACCCCCGTATACGATTTGACAGTTGCGGGTGACAATCATAATTTTGCGATTGCATCTATTCCTGGCCAATTAGTTTTTGCCCATAATTGTGATGAAATTTCTGAAAAAGGCATAGAAAACGGTCTAGAAACAATTAACGCTATTGACTCTCGTATCACTTCTCGTTTTCAAGGCTCAGATTATACTTTTTTCAGCATTGTATCATCAGCAAAACAAAAAATGAGTCCAATTGGTGAATACATAAAGACAATTCCGGTACATGATAAAGAGAATGTTGTTTTTTCACCTAAACTATGGGAAGTAAAACCAGATGCAGACTTTCAAGGAGACGGAAGAACATTTACAGTATTAGTTGGCAACGGTGTAATTCCCTCTCGTATAATTGACAATGAAACAGAGCTACAAAAAATAGAAGATGGAACTTTCTTTTTGCAAAACGGTTGCGAAATTATCAATCCTCCACTGGTCTATAAACAAAAATTTGAAATGAACATAGAACAGGCGATTCAAGATATAGCTGGTATTGCGACAGGTGGAGATGATTTGATATTTAAAGATTTGTCCACACTGGAAGATGAATCACTTTGTCCCGAACTTCATTTTGTTGCAGATTTAGGAAAACACACAAACCTAATAGATGTTTTTCCACAAGATATGTTTATAGAAGGGTTGAATGGCAAAAAAAGATTCAAAAGAGCACCTAACGCAAAAAGAACATGCCACTTTGATTTAGCCGAGGCGAGCGGAGATTCAGAGGCTGGTATTGCTTTAATGCACGTAGAAAAGTATTACAATCCAGATATAGAACAAGAAGAAAAGTATTATGTATTTGATTTTGTTGGGTGGGTATCTTCTCAAGTGCGCATTGACTTAGAAGCAATTATGAAGCTATATGAAACATTTGTAAGAGATTATGGTATAGATATTGAGTTTATGACTACAGATGCGCATCAGGGGGAGTTAATGAAGCAGTATTTCGACAATCATAAACTAGCAAGAAAGACAGGCTATATCTCCGTTGACCGATACACTACACAATATGATAATGCCGCTAGACTAATGGAATCTGGAAGAGTAAAGGTTGGTAAATGCCCTTATTTGATGGAACAGATGAGAAATGTCGGCATAAGAAATAATCACGTAGAAAGACTAACAAAATGCCGTAAAGATATGTTAGATGCCTTTTGTGGAAGCATTGAAGCAGCAAGATTGTCAAATTTGAGCTCTTCTTATCAGTATTTTCCATTTATGGCGGGAAAAAAGGCTCAAAGGGCAATAACATATAATGAATTGATAAACCCTGATACAGAAAGCCTTTGCGAAATAGCTTAATACAGCAGGTCAATATCTTGTATGGTTCTTTCTGTTATTAGGAATTTTTCAACAGTACTATCTGATTTTGAGTTTTCTTGCGTTAAATTTGGAATTACTTTTTGCAGATATTCCTTTACCATTGATTTGATTCTTTCTTTATTCTCTTCTGTTAGTTCCTCCCAAAAATCCACAAACACAGCCCCATCGTAATCATAATTTGTCAGTTTAGATGTCTCAAAAGGATTCTCGAAAATATTGTCAATGTAAGAGCTTAAATAATCATCATCCAAAAAGCGTTTCAATGTTTCTGTTTTATCATTGCTTTGTAGAATTGTTGAACGAATTTTTAGAATCAACGAAGATACACGAGCCCTAATTTCTTCTTCTGAATTATAATACCTTTTCTTATCTAATTCTGGATTTTTTGACAGGATTCCGCATTTGTCATCTAAAAAGTGAACCAATTCGTGTATAATATTTCCATGATTAGCTATGAACTTTTCAACAACAGAACGAGAAAAGCATGTATTAGTTCTTGGAAGATATGGAAGTATTATTTTTTGTCCACTATCATCATATGCAGCAATAAAATTATCTTCAGAGCGTTTTAGTCGAAATATAAAAGACAATGGAGAATCACTATATTTGGTTGGGACTCTCATAACATAGCAATCCCCACAATATTCCACATTATCATTAATAAATTCAACTGGAGTGCTATCATCTTCAACACCCACATTATCTCTAAGCTTAGCAAATACAGCACTACGGTCTTGGAAAGAAATACCATCTAACAGTTTTCGCCTTGCTTCTCTGTATATTTTTTCCGCAATGTGCGTCACCTCTATCGGAAAGCTAGCCGCAATATTTCTATCTTCAAAACCTTCAAATAATCCGTTCAAAACTCTCCAACGATAAGAAAAATATGTCATAGCTTCACCTTGTCTTGTCCCGATTTTCTCCATACAAAACGCAAACTACCAGCCCCGTAACACAATAACCATTTTCCACTATCAACATTTTCTTTATATTCCTTATACTTGTTTGCTCGCCTTGGAATTCTTACCCCCATCTCATCAATATAAAATTTATCAGGGCCGGTAAAACCATCTAACTCAAAACCACAGGCAGCATAGCCATTGCCATAAAACAAGTTAAAATCAGAATAACACAATACAGATGATGGATTATACTTGTTGACAAAATAGGAAAACAGCTTCGACACCCCGCCTATGACTCTGGAATGATTAAAAGCCTCACACCCGCGACAAAATTCATAATCATATTGGACTTTTTCTGCCTTTCTACCATTACGAGAATTATATGGATTAAAACTTGCCACCTGAACTAATTCTCCCTCATAAAACAACCCTAACATTATTTTTGCAGGTTTTGATTTTTGAGTATGATGAGTATTACAGTAATCTTCATATGTCTTTTTATCAATTTCTTTCAACTGACATTTTCTAGCATATATCTTTTTCTGCCCAGTCGGAACCTTTAATGCAGCTTTTATAATCTGTTTCAAAATTAGCTGTAATCTTTTATCCTTCCACTGGTCTTCCCAAATATGAATTAAACGAATGCCCTTTTCACGACATAAAATAGATTTGTTGTAATGATAATTTGGCTCAACCATACCTTTACTCACAGAATGCCAATAACAACCATTATACTCAATAGCTATGTTTGCGCTGGGAAAAAACAAATCAATTTCATAACCCGGCAAAATTTTACGAGAACCCTGTATAATCTCCCCAGTATAAAAACTTTCAATCCACTCCCTCAATTTGTTTTCAGATATGTGATTTGCTCCAAAAGAATAATTGATGCCATTTTTATCATACATCCTATAAATTCTTTTTCTTGTATTACAATCATTCTGTATGCCAATTTCATCACATATTTTTTGCACATCAATTATACCTTTCTTGTTTTGATAATCCGAAAGAGTATGGGTGTTTTCAAAGGCATTAATTTTTTCTTGCAAGGGGGCTTTTAATGTTTGTCTGGCTCGTGCCTCTTTTATTTTACGACGAGCTTCATCTGTGTGTTTTTTGCCCAACATTGGCGGATGCTTGGAAACATATGCAGATATTTTTTTCTTCGTTTCTTCCGACAACTTCTTACCACGGGCTTTTTGAGACATTTTTTTGATTGTTTCTTCAGAATAAGTACGACCCTTTAATGCTTTGCCAATTTTTTCTGCAGTGCTTCTTAATTTTCCGGCGACAAAACCTTCTGGGCATTCTTCTGCCAAAGTTTCTTTTTCTCCATCGTTATACCATTTTTTGCCAGTAGTGTGTCCACCTTTTTGCTTTGCTATTCTGGAACAACAAATTTTATACAAATCTCTTGGTTTTTTTATCTGATATACAATTAAATATCTTTTTACTTGACTTTCTGGCACCCCAAGTTTGTCAGCCACTTCAAACCGCGCCATGTTTTGATTTATATATAGGTCATACAAAGTTTCTTTTTCGATTGCCATATTTTGTTTTTCCAATTTGTTATTTATTATTGCTATTATAACATAAAAATTCTTAATTACAAAAATTAAAACATATATATTCAGCAATTTTAATCAGTTTTTATATAGCATATTTATGAGTTCTATAAGGTATAAATGACCAAATGAGAATACAATAATGGCAAAATTTTCTCCTATACATGAAGTTATCGAAAACGCTATAAATCTTGACCTTGCTAATCCTGGATTTTTAATATCTGAGAAAGAACAAGGGTTAAAAGATTCTGCTATCTATATGGGCTGTCTGGATTATTATCGTTGCTGGCCTATGAAAGTTAGAATGGCAAGAAAATATGGAATGGACGGCGGACAATATACAATTCCATTTGATGCTGTTTTCAATGAGGGTGTGCCACGAATTCCAAAAGAGCAACAAAAATATGCTTACTTTTTGGGTGTAATGAGAGTCAATAAACCATCGTGGAATCAAATGTCAAACCCAAACAATTTTGATAGACAATTACTTGGTGTGTCTATTCAGCCCAATCAATACGACCCATTAAAACAAATCACTTATGAAACTTACGAGGATTTATCAACAGGGCAACCACAATTTGATATTGACCGCACGACTTCAACCATCAACGTTATGTGTCCATTTGGCTTAGGTCAGCTTATTTGGGATTTTGCTGTTGGTTTTACTAATCCTGAATATGTTGAAATGAGTAAAGTAGATTGGTTGTGCACGTTTATTTCTTATCGCTTTATTGAATCTATTGTTCAGGCTCGCTCAGGTATAAAGCTAACAAATGCAGGGTTTGATGTTTCTACTGCTGCGTTGGAAGAAAGATTGGCGTATCTGAGAGAAAAAGTTGGCAAAATTAAAGCACTATCCATTTCTTATCTATGCCAGTGGTCGTAATAATATGAGAAAGACTTTTGTAGAAACTTTAAATGAGCAAATTGGATTAGATGAGCTGAGAAAAAATGGTTATCGGCTGTTTGAATCTATTGAAGATGTTCTAGGCACGTTATCTGACAATCCAAAAGACTATGAAATAAATTATATAGCATATTTTAGTGATGACAATGGCGCAGGAGCTTTTGTGTCAGATAAGTCAATTTATGTGAACAAGCTTGGAGAAGCCATTTGTGAAATTCACAGGAAATATTCAGATTATTATGGTGAAGAACTTGATAGCGTACATGGGGTGGAAGTCTTAAGAGGCCAGTATACACTGGGCAAGAAGTTTTTAGCATTTGACACATATGATTTTGATTTGGTTACACAGAATGGAACAGTTTTACAATATGCTGGTTTCTATGATACTTTTGAAGAGATGATGGCCAATGCGCTGGAAGACTATGTAAGAATACAAAATGCTGGACTAGATAAGTATATAAATGAAGGTGCAGAGGAAGAGTCAGAGTTTGAAGAATATCGCATCCCATTTGCAGCATATACATTAAATCAGCATAAGTTTTCAAATTATCTTTTTGCTGGAAGTAATCCTTTATCTGATTCTGATGGCGAATATATAGGACAAACAATACCGAGAAAACTCCGCGCAAGACATAAAAAAGACGGAATAGGAATGTCGTGGAGTGACCATAAAAACAATGCATATTCCGTTGCCGCCAAACTTCTCAAATATGACTCTTTCAACTACGAAGACATGGAAGAAAATTGGAAAATATTGAAAAAGTACGGTGTCTATGAAAATGAAGAAGATTTTAAGAAGCACGCATTAGAGGATTTTGTAAAACTTAAGGGCAATGAAACAATAGTCGAAGGGAAAGGTTTTAGAAGTGCTGCTTTGGGTCTTGCAATGTTGGCCGGACTAGGTGGTAGTTATAATATGATAGATAAGACAAACCGCTTCAATGAGCCAAGCATTATGACGCAAGATACGGTTTACAATGGGGATGTTTTATTTGCTAAACCTTATGAACTAAAACACAGAGTAGATTATTTAAATAAGAATGGCAAAGTTATATATAGTTTAGGAAAGGGAAATTTATCAAGCCGCATCCATAATCCTGGCAATCTTGTTGTAAATAATTTAGATAGTGCAAAGAAAATAGGGGCAATTGGAATTTGGAAAGGTAATGGAAACAGATATGCAATTTTCCCTGATGATACAACTGGCGAAAAAGCTCTAAAAAACTGGTGGAGAAAAGGCGATACACATTTGACGGTTAGAGAAATGCTACCTAGATTTGCTCCACACTATGAAAACAATTTAGAAAGTTATTATAAAACCTTAGAAAAATTTGATGTTCCACTAGATAAAAAGATTGCCAAACTGAACGATACAGAATTTGACAATCTAATAAATGGCATAAAACAGCAAGAAGGGTTCAACACAAACAAGGCTGAATATATCACAAAATACGCCGGTTAATCATAATCCTTCCTGTCGTTTTTCAAAAGCACTTATTGCTTCGCTTTCTAAATTTCCCAAGCAATCAGCCATCGCAAGAAGGTCCCCACGCAATATGTCATATGTTTCCTGCGTGATAATTTGCTGAGTCAAAAGCGCCAGCAAAACTCCTCCCATGTGTTTTACTGCTCCGTTATTGTTGGCTTTTATTTGTTCAATTCTATTAAAAAAACATGTTTTTGGTGTCATTATATTTCTCATTGCTTTTCCTTTTTGTTTGAATTTTTACTTTTCAGCTAACAAACGTTCTACTTCTTTTTCCAATGCCTCATTTTTCTGCTTAAGTTCAACAAGCTCATCATATTTAATAAAAGTATAATTATTGAGAATAGCTCCACCTGCCCCAGATATGACGGCATTCTCTAGCTCTCTTTGCAACCGCACATTTTCACGCTTCAGCTTTTCATTTTCTTCCTGTAGCTGTTTTTCTTTTTTATCTTGTTCAGCTGTTTGAGTTATCTCATTCAGACACGCAACAACATCTTCATAAATCATTCTGCATTCTACATTGTCCAAAGAAAAGTTCATCGTGTCAGCATACCTTCCCCTGTTCAAAATGTTTTTAATATCATTAAGATTCGTTTTGCAATACTCCAGCATCTCCTGCGTTTTTTCATTATCTGCAAGTTTTTGCCAAAGTTCAATCGGCAAATGACTATCTTTGTATTTGCACTTTTCATTACTCCAAAGATGTCCCAATTGAGATGAGTCCATAAAGGCAGGCACCAATTCTGAGTTACAAAATGGACAATTCATGACTTATTCCTTATTATTATATTGTTCATTAATTTCTATTATTTGGGAGTTACAAAATTCAACAGCCAAACAATCAAGATATTCTTTTTTATCCCACCTAATAGCTTTATTTATATCTGTTGTCCACTCTTCTATTGGTGTCATTTGGTCGCCAGCTTTTGCAGGATAATAAATCAGATTGTCTATACCCTTTACCGAAAAAGTGTAACATGTTGATTCGTTATGTTTTACTTCGTTCATTTTTTATCCCTCTTAAAATTTCATAGAGTCCGAAATCCATTCTGTAATTTGGAAATGAATTATAGACAAACAACAGAAAGCAATTCCCAACAGCATAAATGGCAACAAAATCCACCCTAATATTCCAAACAATGCCATTTTATAAGTTCCCTTTCGGACTGCTCTATGTCTTATAAATCTTTTAATAAATTTTTTTGCAAAACATTCATTCATTTTTATCTCCTTTATTTATCCAACACAAGGAATGTTTGATTCTTCGGCTTTTTTCTTACGAATTCGTTCTGTCTCCCCAATAAAATAAACAAGCATTCTTTGTATTTCCGTCAGATTACCGATGGATAGGTTTTCCAAATCCTGCGGAATATACTCAAAATCTCCGCCACCGTATTCGGTATCCAATCCAATTGACAATATTTGTTTATAATTACTCATAATTTTCTCCTATTACCTTGTTTTACCAAATATAGCTTCTAGCAATTGTTTATAACCGTATGAATTTCGTCATCATCAGGAGGACAAAACAACTTCTTTATCTCATCAAAATTTTTTATATTATTTTCAGCAATTTTACCTTTTCTAGATGATATACGAGCTTTTGCAACATTATCCGGTGTAAATATATAGTAATGTTTAAAATCTGCACCGTTTTGTTTTGCAATCATTCTCGCAAAGTCTCTGGATTCTTTATCCCAAAAACCCATATCAAGAATTACACTTTTACCATTTTTTAAATTTTCGACAGTCTTGTTCCACAAAATATTCATCGTATCAGCAAAACATTTCTCCCAGTTTGTTTCATAATCCTTCTTTTCAAAAATTTTTACGCACCACTCATCAGGATTTAAACGTATTGCACCAATTTCAGACTCTAACTTCTTAGAAAATGTTGTTTTTCCCGCCCCAATAAAGCCATGTATAATATATAAAGTTGCTTTTTTTGTAGGATTACTCATGCTTTTGCCCTATTGTTTTCATCCCCAATCACAAAGCTTCAGCAAAATGTCTCAATCCTATAAGGCTTCTTAACGGAAAAAGAATAAACATTAATAGAATAAGAGGAAGAGCAGCAACTATTGTCATTAAAGAAGCCACATATAGAATCAAGTTTGCTATTATACGTCTCATGATATTTTCCCTATATTTGTTTTGTCAATTTTGCTTTTATTTTGTCGTGGTCAATCCACCATTCACCTGGTCTGCCATCATAAAGAGGTAATTTATCTTCATTTTCAGCCAAAAGTGCCAAAATATGCTTTACTTCAGATGGGCCTAATTCAACAATAACTCGGTCAGCTTTGTTTTCTGTTTTGTCACCTTTTTGCGTAATTTTATTGACAACACCAATAACTTCGTTTAGTTTTGCCTCTATTTCAAACAAATTCGGCTTGTGAAGCATTGAAGCTTGTCCCCCTTGCGGTAATGGACCACCAGTGTGTATTTTTTCAATCATGTTTATCCTTATTTGTTTTTAACCATCCATTTACCAACATCGTAAGAGGAAATGCCGCATTTAATTTTGGCACAAATAGGCAAATTCGCCCATTGTAGGTGTCAAAATGTATCTTTCCGTCTGTATCATAAAGGTCTTTTTCTGTTATTTTCATTTCCCCTCGCTTATACTTATTATTTCATATTATTATTGATTTGACAACTTTTTAATCTCTCTTTTATAAATGTCTTTTCATTCTCCTTTCAAATATTCATCTGTTTGTGTATATACATACGATTTTGTTAAAAGTTCTACCAAATCATAAGCACTCATATTTTCACTTTCAATAACTTCCATATATTGAAATGTTGAATTATATCTAAATAGTGCCGGGCTTCGTATCCATTCACCACCGGCAATTGAATGTTCTACATATCCACCGGGATTTTTGGCCAAAATTTCGATTGCTTCTTCAATTTCAACTTTTCTACAATCATTTATTGAAATCATCTCTTTTTTCCACATTTTGTTTAATAAATGGCTGAATTCCATCTATTATTGACTGAATGCTTCTTGCTTCTTGCGTCTTTGGTTTAATATATGTTTTTAATAGCGTATTCAATAGCGCATTGCATGATTCTAATGCCAAAAAGGCTTTCTTACCTTCACTAAGCAATTCATAAATGTCGGGCTCAAGGGCTTGACAATGACAAGAACATTTCGGATTCGGGCAACAAAGCCGTCCAGTTTCATCTCCCAGCCAAGCAATACACATTTCAGGCTCAAGTTCTGAATTACAATAAGGGCATCTCATTTCGTTTCCTTTTGTCCTGTTTGTTTATTTAACTCCAACAGTAATGTTTTGATTTGTTGGTATTGGTTTGACATATTGTGCTTTAATAATCTCTTTGTAGTCTTCTAGCACAACCATTTGATTGTCATGCTTCATAATGCAGCCATACTGCCAAGAATACTCACCGCCCTACTTATCGCATTCAGTTTTTTTGGCATCAATAACAAAGTTGAATGCCACATATGTCAACCAAGCAAGTATGCCAAACATAAATAGGTTGAAAACGATTTCTCTAATAAATTTCATTTTACGTCCTTTTGTTCTAGTGCTTTGTTGATTTGGTCGTATGCGTGGTGTGCAAATGTCCTTATGTCTACAATTTGGTTGCCATCATCTGTAAATTGAATGTCGTTTAACGCTTCTTTTGCAACATCCAATGCGTCCTGCGCTTGCTTTAATTGCCTTGCTAACCTCTCGTTTTCGGACTGACGAACAGATATGCCATCGAAGTATTTATCAATTTCACGTTCTTTTGCCTTTACTTTTTTAACACAACGGTCTTTTACAGTCCGTAGTTGATGTTGTGCTTTTTTACCATCTATAAGGTCTTGCCAGATAAATTTGGGCAAGTCTTCTTGTTTTGCTGGACACAACATATTTGCACAGTAAAAACGTCCATCCCATTCTTTCAGGTCTTCGTTACAATAAGGGCACTTCATTTTACATCCTTTTGTTCTAGTGCTGTTATTTCGGTTAATGTTTCTTTTGCCCTGCTTGCAAGGTATTCTGGTGTCGCAGACACTTCGGCATCAAGAATAGTATTCTTTAGTCTTTCTTTTGCCAAATCCAATGCCTTGCGTGTGGAATTATATGCATCGATTATGGAAACCAATTTCCAATGATAACCGCCAGCAGTGCTTCGTTTTCCAGAAATACACTCACCTATATGTGCCGCATCTGTTTTTATATCCTCGCCTGCTTCTGTGTAAGAAGCATATATTTTTCCGGTTTCAATACACATAACTGGTTTTGAATTTACATCTCTGGCTCTATTATATCGGTATTCAGAATATTTTAACAAACCAGTTTTTGTTGCGTGTATAGCGTTTTCACTTCTTGTGACCCACTCCAAGTTTTCAATTCTATTATCTGTTTTTATTCCATTTATATGGTTTATTTCTGGTTTATTGTCTGGGTTTGGTATAAATGCCTGTGCAATTAGTCTGTGCAAAAAGTATTCTTTTTGTGTGTTGCAATTACACAGTTTTACTCGCCAATAACCATTTAATATTCTGGGGGTCATAAAATTGACTTTACCATTTTTATAAAGACGGCAAACTGTTCCTTGGTTTGATATTCTATAAAGCCCTTCATACCCAACAACATCTTTCCACACTTCGTCTTGCTGCTCTGTGGCGGTGTTTTTGTGTTGTTTTTCTTCCATAAGTTTTATAAGTTCTTGCCATAGGGTATATTGCCCCATAATATGATATAAGTTGCAGTTTGTATTATCACAATAATGCAATAAAAGGAAATCTCCGCCGCCGAATTCTTGCAATTCCGCCCCACAGAACGGACATTTAAGTTTACTCATTTTTGCTCTCCTCTGTATCTTGTCATGTTATGTCTGTAATTGTTTCGTATTGTTCTATCCTTTATGCTCTTATTTTAGCTGCAATAGATGCAATACCCACAAGTGTAGCTGCTTCAAATGATACCCAAACTTTAATAGTATACAATAACATTACCCACAAACAAACACTCAATAATTGCGTTAAAAAATCTTGTATTGCTTTTTTCATAACTTATCCTTTTGTTCTGTTTTGTGAAATCCTAACAAACAGCTCTTTTATCACCACAATATACTACAAAATATCCTTTTTCTCTCAATTCTTCATCAGACATTTTAGATATTTGTGCTGCATCATATACTACATCGCCTGGTTGACCAGGTAGTTTAGGTGTAGGCGCTAATGGATTAAACGGTTGTTGATATGGTGGTAAAGGCTGAGGCCACTGATACATATTCTTAGCCTCCAATGCCGCAATTCTAGCAGATAATGTAGCATTTTCTTCTTCCAATGCTAATATTCGGCCTTCTAATTCTTTGATTCTCTTTTCGGTTTTATATTCGGGATTATTTAATCCTTCTTCATGTTTTTCGGCTTCTGCTTTAATAATAAACACTTCACCGTCCGAGCATTTATAAGATTTTATTTCTTCTACTTTCATGAGTTTCTCCTTTATGCTGCTAAACCTTCTCGAATGATTATTATGTTCTTATTTTTATGTAATCCATCAATAATATAATTATAAGCATTTGTCAACGCGGCCCAGTTGATAAATGTCCAATTATCCCAAACGCCAACATCTTTATACATTGATAAAATATTATTAGTATAATCGCATTTTATTTCAGTAATATTATCTAGATTAATTATTTCTGTTGTTTTATTGCGTTCAAATACAACAAACATTCTATACTCCTTTTATATCTTTTAATATCCGCACCAAATTAAACTATATTTATCCCAATCTATTGATTTATATAGATGTACTAACTCCAACATAGCACATTCATAATCCCAAGAATTCGTAATACTAAATTTATCATCTGGATTAGTATTCAGAACATAATCTAAATCTCTAACATGATTTTGTAATTGGTTTTTTATATCATCTATGTTTGCTTCTGATTTAATAAGGTTGTTCCAGTATTTGACAGATTTATCTTTATAATGTTTTGCACATATAATTAAGGCTTCTGGTTTAACATTAAGATAAAGCTCATCTTCATCGCCAGATAAATCTATAGAATCTTTTACTATTTCTTTTTGTATATCATTATCAAAATATTTACCGCAACAATGAATTTCTTCGGCTTCTAAATAATTTCTAACCTCCCAATCGCCTGGTTGATTATATCCAAGATACTCTTCAATTTCTTCTTGTGCAAACTTTTGTTCTTTATAATATCCTTTTATAATTTCTGAAGTAACTTTCATTTGTTCTTCATGCGACAAAGCAAGAAAATCATCGAGCTTCTTTTTTTCTGCTATATAAAAATAATTTCTATATCCCATATCAACCTCCATTATAATCTAATCATTGTTCATTTACCACATTCCATCAAACTGTCCTTCCAATCGCCTGCGAACGCTGCGATGTCAAACCCATATAATACCGTGGCACCGCCTAGTTCTTCTGATGCTGGAAGCCACTCGGAATAACATACGAACACGTCAGGCTTTAATTTATACCAAGCCCACACGCCGTTCTTATCCATCGCAACGAATCCTGGCTTCAATAGTGGAAAAAGGTCTTGTATTTTTATTTGTGCCATCTTTTACTCCTTTGTATCTTGTTTAGTAATTGCCGTGATTTCTTTATATGCGAACCTGTTCTGTTTTATCAACGAACTTTTTTAACTGTTTTGCTTCCCAAAGATGGTGGCATTTTATTGTGACTCTACCAAAGAACGGTGGCGAATACGTATAAACAGGTTTCCAGCCAAACCAGGTTTTATATTCAACAGTATACCATGTTGGGCGACGCGTCTGCCAATAGTTCAAACTGAATTCTGCTTCGGAGTGCTTTACAATTCGCGTTTTCATACTTTTTCCTTTTTACCGATGCTGGTAATATAATTGTCGTGGTTTCCTTTACTTTGTTGTTATTCGCAATGATTGTGCTGGTACGCGTTGTCCATCTACGATTATCATACATCCAGTTATTATACCAACATATTCTGGGCTAAATTGTGCATAGGAACGATAACACTGAGCTCTATCTATTGCAGTCGCCAACCAAATAAGCCCCGCGGTAATAACAACACAAAACAATACAAAACACGAATAGGTCATATCATTGATTTTCATTTTATTCTCCTTTGTCCAATTGTTTTTACACTTCCTTGTTTGCTAAAAATAGTTCGACAATTTTTGAATTGGTGTTAATACTTGCCCTTACCTCTTTAGAAGATAATATGTTTTTAAGTTTTACTCCATATATAAGGTCATCCCAAATATATACCGGCAAAGGCTTTTCAAACGCTTTGCAATTATGGTTGTTGCAAAAATACACATATGGGCTATCAATAAGCATTTCTAATTCTTTACAACAGTATGGACAACGCATGAGTTATTCCTTTGTTTTCTCCGTTGCTTCATCAAAGTGCGTAAACAGATAACCCTGCTCCCAAGCAAAATATTGAACATTATCAAGTTGTTCTTCAAAGGTTTTCCCATATTGGACTGATGTTTTGTCTGCCATTTTTGATACCTCTACGGCAAATGATGAGGCCTCTTGTTTTAAACGTTCATATTTAGACTCAAGACTTGCAATATAAGAAATAATTTCATCCGTCAAATCTAAATCCTTTGGGCGTTTCAAGTTTTTTCTCAAATATGCATTAACATTTATCTGAATGGTTGTCATTGTTAGTCCTCCTTTACCATCCAAGCAATTGGGTCAAAATCAATAGAATATTCTGCAGTTTGTTTGCCTGTATTTGCAACTTTTCTCATGTCGTCTGTTAATTCTATATCTAAACCCGGACAAGTAACTTGACAATTTGGCTTAAAATCACCGTCACCATCAACATAAAAAGCCACATATCGTGAACGTCCCATAATTGCACACTCGTTCCATATTTCAAAAAATGCTTTCATAGCCAATGCTTGTGGCTTTGTTAATTTCATTGTAACTGTAAAATCAATTCTTTTATCGTTCATTGTTTTTCTCCTTTATAAAACCCTGCGCCATCTATTTTTATATTCTCCAATTCCACCAAACAAAAAATACACACGCCCACATTTCTTACATTTGCGATGTGGAACTCGTACATGCTCGTGTTCGGAACCATTGGGGGATTCCCAGCAATCAAAGTATTCCCATTTATGTTGACATTTACTTTTCATGATTTTTGCATTCTTCTTTTTTACTTCACAACATCGAAAAAATATTGCGTTAGCACCCTCCTTCATACGTTCTTCTATATGTATTTATATCATATAATCTTTTATCCACCATTTCAACAAATTCCTGGCGTTCATCTGGCGTTTCAAACCCAAATACCTCATCCCCCGCGACCATTTTAATTTTTAATATATATAAACCTTCACCATATACATAATAATTCCGAGTTGTTTTTGGTGGGCAAACATTTTGAGCCTCCATCCAAATTATGTGATTTACATTAATATATTTATCTTTGAATTTTATTAAGAAGTTTTGGGCTCGATATGGCACCTCATGGTCACATGGCACTTCATGGTCATCGGATAATTCAACAATATTATATTCATTCGGGGCCAAGTCCATCTGAACTAGTTTGCGGAACACTTGCTCCTTTGAGTCCCCTTTGACGCTAACAGCTGGGGCCATAGGAAATAACGGGTTTGCTACTGAAATATATGTTGTCATAATGTTCTCCTTTTTACCACCACAAATTATTGTAATATTTAGCAAATAAGTCTAAACCTTCTCTTACTGAATAATTATAATAATCCATATCAGTGATTATATCATTATATCTTGGATATGACCAAGGTGATTTATATGCTTTAATTTCTTCGGGCGTTAAGGTTTTTGTTAATTGCTCGGCTTTATCCTTCAGTTCTTTTTCAAAATCATGATTATGATTATCGTATTTTATAATGTAATCGAATGCCATAATCATTTTGTCCAGAGTTTCTTTCCATTCTTCTATGCCACTAATTTTTTGGCCAGCTGGATATTCTACAGTTACATCTCGAAACATTTTTAAACGAGGCAAGATAAACTCTGCAATCGTATAGCTCAAATTCAAAGTATCGCTTTGGTCAAACCCATACTTCATTCGTTGCTTGAGAAATTTCCAAAATCTACGAGAAAATATTGTATTGCCGCTTTTATCTGAAATTAGTCGTTTCAATCTCATTTTTGATTCTCCTTTATATTCTATAGTAATCTAATTCTTCATCTAGATAATGTTTTGATAAATCATTGATTCCTTTAATAATTTCCTTTTTATCATCTTCTTGTGACTTCTTTGTTAGACCCACAGATTTCAAATATACCTTAGCTTGTTTTATGAGTCCTTTTTTAATGTAACTTGAATATACCTCATCTTCCATTGGATTATCTTTCACTTTTTTGGCATACATGTAGTTGTTACAGATTAAATGTATGTGTGCTAGTTTATCATGAGCTCGAAAATCATTTATACAAGTCAACAAATGAGTAACATAACACCACAATTTTTCAATTTTATCATTTGTATTATTGAAAACATTCTCCAACACAACATTGTGAATTTCAGTTTCATCAATCTTACCAGTTTTCAATAATTTTAACATTTTTACTGGGATTTCGGCAAAAATTGGGTCATTTGCTGTAGGATAAGTATAATTTACAAAAATATCACGATGGTTTTGAATAATTTCTTTGAATATTCGCATCGCTTTCTTTTTGGTAAACACCCATCCAGAGTACAAAACAGTTTCAATCGTTTTTGTCTCTTCGGCATGCTTTTTCCCTTCTTCTTCATTTAACAATGTTGTAATCGTAATGTCGAAGAACACGTTTGATGGTTTTCCATTCCGAACATAAGATACTTGCGAAAATTTGATGTGACCGAACTTACAATTAGCAAAATAATATTTGGTATCCTTATCTCGTGTTCTACAAGAAAAAGAGTCAAGTATTTTACAATCAGCTATTCGTGAGCACAACATATTACCCAACCAACGACAAGGCTTTTGAAACGGCAAATATGTATAAACCTTTTGAAAAAATTGACAAATATTATACTGTAACGACCGATATACATCTTTTTCAAAACCAAACTCTTTGATGAATCGTATTGGATGACAAATCGCTCCCAATATTTGATACTTCGGTTTGTATGAATATAAGCAATCTAATGTAAAGCTCATTTTTTCTCCTTTTAATTTTTATTTGTTTCTTATTGCATCCCCAATCGTCTTTGCCGCAAAAAGGGCTATCAACATCCAAGCAAGGGGCTTTAAAATATGATTAAATATCCAATAAGAAATCACTCCGACATGATATATAAATTTCCCAACAAACATACCTCCAAAAAACAACATACAACCAAAAGTCTTCCAAATATTCTGGTCAACCAATTGATGTAAAAATTCTATAAAACGCTTTTTTGACACCTTTCTAACATATGTGTAATTTTTGTGTGCCAGTTTGCTTTCTATAATAAAATATCCTTCTTTGATTCTATTGCAAATTGCCCACAATGAAACAAACACGTACAGAACAAAAAATGCACCGATAAAGAATACATTTCTCGTCCAAATTTTTTTGATATTATCTTCTATAGATTTGGTTCCATCCATTACGTTATAATAAGTTAAAAACGGTTCTTGGTCTTTTTTCATTATTAACCCTTTTATTTAAAAACATTATAACAAAAATTTTTCTAATGTCTAATTAAATATTGTTCTATTTATTATGAAAAATTACATTTATATGATTGGCAATAATTTGGGAGCAGTAAAAGTTGGGGTGAGCAATAATCCATCCAGACGCGTAAAACAACTTCAAACAGCAAACCAAGACAAACTTTCATTATTGTTTCAGGAAGAATTTGAATGTAGTCGTCATCATGTTCTTCAGGTTGAAAAATTAGTACACAAAGACTTGGCCAGAATTTGCAATAAAAAATCCGGGGAATGGTTTTCAATTACACCGGAACAAATCGAACAAGTAAAAAACACCATTATCTGGCACAGAATACGCTATGACGATTGCATTATTAATTAGCATATTGATTGTCTGAACGCTTTTTCTTTGGTTTTGTTACGTCTATTCCACGAGCACTCATTTCTTCCACATAACGTCTAATTTCAATGGATTTAATCGCCAAAGCTTTATCATTATCCATCCATTGCAGAATCAAAGCGATATCTCCAAACTTGAAACGAACACCGTCAAACAACCAGCCTTCGTAATATTCCCCAAAAATTTTTTCAATTTCATCTTCCGTTTTGGCATTACGAATTCTATTAACATCATCTGTCGAATCAGGAAATCTCTTTTCAACACAATCGGCAATATATTCGTAAATAGCCTTCTTTCTTAACAATTTTTCACTTATTTCCAAAAACATCTAGCTATCCTTTTCTGTTGCCCCTTTGAATATTGCTATAAGGGTCTCTGCTATTTTTATCGTGTTCTCAATATCTCTCATATGACTGATTGAAAATATCTCCACACCAACTCTTGTCCCCAAAGAAAGTTTTCCCCCGGCAGTTTCAATCATACCTTCAACTGCTTTCATTATATCTACAGATTGTTCTTGAAATGTACGATAACGATTCAAAAATTCATGATATAATTCTGGTTCGCGGTTGTGCCAATACTTGCAAAAATCAGTCATCTCATCTTCAGATATAATAATTTTGCCATCAGAAGTCGCAAACGCAAGTGGAAAATCAATAAACTTCTCCTTGATGCGTTTACGAAAATCTTTCAACACATTATCATACTTCTTATTACGCTTAGAAACCAATTTTTGCAGCGTCGTGAATATTCTTTTCATTTTGTTCCTCTTTCAGTCCTTCCAAAATGTTTTTAACAGTATACTTGCCATCTTCTAAAATATCTAATTTCTTTTTTACAACAGGAAAGTCTCCAGCGGCAATATGTTTCAAGTCTTTTGTATCTTCTTCTGTGACTTTGAACTTTTTACCGAAATATTCATTAATCCCTGCCTGAATATTTTTATGGTTCATTTCATCATATTTGATTTTGAAGATAAAACGGCGCATGGAAGCCTTATCTAACCATTCTTTCAAATTAGTAGAGCAAATAAATGGCAGGGGATGGTTTTCCATACAAGTTAACATAGTATTTACGCTTGAAACTTGAAAATCCTGCTTCGCTTTGCTACGGTCTGTCAACATTGAATCTGCTTCATCTATAATTAAAATAGAGTTTGTGTCAATGGCTTCCTGAAATGCTCTTTGAATCTGTTTTTCACTATCTCCAACAAAACGACTCAACATATCTCCCGCTTTTTTCTTCAGCACGTTCATACCTAATTCCTGTGCTAAATAATTTCCGAAATAAGTCTTACCCGTACCAGAATTTCCATACAATAACAGACTATATGCTTTTATCTTGCTTTTTTTCAATTTTTCAGTCAGTAATTTCAAATCCGTAGAAGTAGAAACCATGTCAAAGTTATATTTAATTTTCTTTGGCTTTTCAGACTTTGTTGCCTCTTTTTCTTTTGGTATTTGGGTCTGATTTTGTACACCCAATTCTTCAGCGATTTTCTGCATCAGCTCTGGTGGGAAAATATCGGCGGCAGAAAGAATTTTTATAGACACATTTGGGTCAAAAGGTTGTTCATTTGGTTTTTCGTTTGGCATTTTTTCCTCCATTAGTTGTTTTTTATCATAATCCAAGCAGCTTTCATCATACTTTTACAATCTGCGATGATTTTTGCTTTCTTAAGTGAGTAAGTGGAAAACGTGGCAATAATCAAGTTTTGCGTTTCCAGACCAAATCTCTTGTTTTTTATCAGCTTTTGCAGTTCATTAAATGCATCATCTATTTTACGCAATTTTTCATCACAAAAGGTGCCAAAATTACAGTAAAAATTTGCATCTTTTTTATTGATTTCCCTGCACACGTCCAAAAACTGTTGAGAGTCATATTCCGTAATGACGTCCAATATACCCTCAAAATCCTTTTTTGACAATGAATTCAGCATTCTTTCAGCTGCAATATTTATATCACTCATTTTTATACCTCTGACCGCAATAATAACATAAAAAGCAATATTAGCTAATTAAATCTCATTAGTATCCATAAATTTATCCAAAGCAGAAACAAAGCACTCTAAAGACCCTCTAATTGTTGGGCACAATTGTTCCATTTTATCGGCGCTCATTAAAGACATTTTCAAAAAAACTTGAAAATCATATGCCTCTCTGGCATTCATCTCAATATCAAAACGTATATTTCTTTGGCCAACACTCTTTGATTTTACCACTGCTGGCAAGTTGCGTTTTAAAGTTTTCACCGGCTAATCCTTTTATTTTTACATTTTAGATTTTATTCTAATTTGGATGTTTTCTAAACTAGAATTCATCATTTGGCAAGGATTATAGCACTTTACGGCCATATGTGAAATTAAATATTATTCCAGTAATTCAATTTTTCAACATCAGGTAAAAATTTGTTGGCAACAGAAAATACTTCCATGCGCCCTTCAGGAAAATTTTCATTTTTTAGTTTTTGCAAGTTTGTCCACTTGGTTTTTACAAACTTTTCTGCAACTTCACGAGAACTAAACACTAGGCCAGACATTAAATCTTTTCGATAGGAACAATAATCTTCTTGATTCTCGTAGTAGGTATTTATTTTCCATTTTGTTGGGCCATCCTTTAGGCATACTCTATTATTATTATCAAGTTCAACATATGCTTCTTTTGCCATGCCAGAACGCTGATAAAAACCTCCTTTTGTTGGAATCTTTACCATGCGAATTTTGTATGTACCCATTCGATTCTCCTGCCTTTATGTTTTTATTTGATTTTATTATATCAACAGTAAAAAAAATGTAAAGTTTAATGTTTGTTTCAAAGGCTCAAGTGCAAAAGATTAATAAAACAACCGTTGAATGACGTAATGAAAAATAAATTTACTAAACGGATGCCGAATAAACCATCTAAACTCAGCCTTGCGTAACTCTTTATATCTATTAGGCATATTTTCTTTATAAAATTTATTTCTTATCTTTAACAGCCTACAAATGTTTTTACTTGCCTTATGAAAGTTATGCTTTTTATCTCGAATTGCAACAGTATATAGCTTATTTGAATTTCTTTTTCTCTTTTGAACACTTATGCTTAGAAATGGACAAACTTTAAAATTTTTATCTTTATGTATTTGTACAAAATTTTCATGATGTTTTGCCACACTAATTTGTATTTGGCGGGAAATAGACTTTTTAGACATTTTTATTTTATTTTTGCGCAGAAACTTATTAAATGCCTTTTCATCTAGTCCATTAGCTCTGCAAATTTCTTTTTTAGTATAACCAGCAAGCATATTGTCAACTATTTTTCTAACATCTGGCATAAACACTCCTTTCATTTAATAAAATATAATACAAACAACAATTAAAATCAAGAACAAAAACAAAATATGTTGAAAAACTGGAAATTAAACCCTTTTCAAAGTTCTATTAGATGATATACTGTAGATATACCCAAACAAGGAAGAATAAATGATTCAATATCGCATAAAGTCAAAGTTTCTATCAACAATTACCGAAACAGTGCATAAACTAACTTTTACTGAAGATAATGTAACTGCAACTCCGCCAGTTATGGATGATGAAGGTAATTTTGTTTCTGATGTTGATTCCGAAAAAGAATTGAATATCACTGGCGTCGATGTGGAAAAGAAAGACCCAGAACAAGAAAAATCTGAATTGGTTGCTCAAGCCGCAGAAAAACTAAAAAACGCTATCGATATTGCCGCAGAACTTGATAATATAATAAACTCAATTAGAAACGTAGATAATAAGCTAAATGTATCAAATGTTTGGGAAATTAATGACGAACAAAATGATGTTTACTTACAGTCGAAAGATGCGCATATTTTCCAACAAAATGGAAACATTCTACTTTCTCACGATGGTAAAATAGAAATTTTTCAAACAGTACCAGAACTACACGGATGGCTAAAACAAAATAATTATCCCATGCCACCAGCTGTCGAAATACATGAATCCAATGAAAAAGCAAAAGATGAACTAAAAGAATATGAAGAAGATGGTGCTGGTTTCTATGTTTTCGATAAAGATGACAACGTTGTAAAAGGCCCATTCAAAACAAGTGACGAGGCCGAAAAGTGGATTGATAGCCTCAACAGTGAAGAATCTAAATGGTATTTAATTGACTATATTAGAGGTTGATTATGAGCAACATATTGACAGAGGGGTTTTCCAAAGATAGAGTCATAAAGGCGTGGATAAAAAGATTTGGAACGCCACCTGACATCAATTCTGCAGAATTCAAAACATTCAATAAAGAACTAAACAGAAGAGCAAACCAAGAATATCAGCAAAAAATGGCTGGAAGTGAAAGCTTGGACTCTTTTGCACGTAAACTGGTTCAAATAGCAAATAAAGCTCCAGATAAGTTTCCACAAGAATTGTCTAATGCATTTTCAAACATTAGAAAAAAAGACCAAACAACACTTATAAAAATGATTTCCGAGGATGCAACAGTAAGAAACAACTATTCTCCTTGGTTAAATTTACTTACAACAATGTTAAACAGCGGAAAATCAGAATCTGTTGATAAAGTATTAAAAGCACTAATGGAGTCTACAACAACTAAAGAAAGTAAATATCCTTGGTTGCGTGATTTAATTGGCAAAAGATTGGTCATGACAGAGGATGATTTTGATTTGAACAGTTTGGATATTCCCGGCCTCGCTGCAACATCCGCATCTGATGTATCTTCAACTGGCACAACAACAAACACAACAGATACAACTACCGATACCGATTTTGGAACAGAAGATGGTATGACCCCAACAACAGACGACACAACAAATGATTTTACCCCTGACGATGTTCCACATATTGCCCCTGCGGGTGGTGGTAGTTATGAACCGGCAGATGGAAATGATGATGCAGATGCTGTAAATTTTGACCCCAATGTCCCAGAATATAGGGTTATTGATGTTATGTTTGACGATAAGCATTCCGAAGTGTCTCCAAAAGTAAAAATTCAAGATGTAAAAACTGGAAAAATTGAAATTAAAAACCTTTATGAGGTGGATGTATAATGAAAGAAATTCTAACTCGTATATATGACAGACTTTTTATCGAATCAGACGTGTTATCAAACTTAGAAGACCCTGACCAATATTCTTTTTATGCCGCGTGTTATGCAAATAGAGATATTGGATATAACTTCGCAAATTGGGGGACAATATATCTAACAGACTCAAAAGAAAAAGCATCAGAAATCTTAAAAAAAATCTCCGAACAAAACAAACGTGACGGGGATGAACTTTATCTTATTGGGCCAAAATATTCACTATTAACGCCCTATTTTAGAGACTTAGAAGACGGCAAACAAGTATACCACTCAGAAAATGCGGTGTTTTTCAACCCAGATATTATATTGAAGAATAATGTGTTTCGTGGTGTTGGCTTTTATGATACTTTTTCCGAAATGAAGCGCAATGCCTTGGATGATTATACAAAACTAAGCAAACTACTAAACCCAAACAAAAGTAGTGAAGTTGAAGAATGTTTTGGCGGAGGTGCCGGAGGAATAACAACAGCGTCTTTTGCCCCAGCAGCTCTTTATACAGTATATCCTCGTCCAAGCAAGAAAAAATCAAAGAAAAAGAAATGATGCCAAAATATTCAATCCGCAAACTTATAGAAGATGCTGTTACTGAAAACCCAGAGTGGGAACGTTTTTGTCGTCTAATTCTCATAATAAGCATGACACCAACACAGGCAATTTGTGTAAACAATCAAAAAGAATTACAAAATATTAGGGACAAACTAAAGAAAGAAGAGGATATTGAATTCGGGGGCCTTGCCATAAAAACATTTTACACCCTGGCAGCAGACTTTATTCCAACAACAGATTACGAAGAAATAAAAGACGCAATAAAAAACGTAAAAGAACTTGGAACAGTGTCGATTGATAGAATGCAAGAATTTGACGAATTAGGTATAATTCACAGTAACATTAGAGATTTAATTGTCAACTCCCTGAGAGATAGTGCCATTATAGAGAAAGCAACAAAAGGGATGAGCAAAAAAGAATCTGCAGAAGATTATGAAGACCTTTATCCTACAGATATTGATGCAAGAAGAGAGTTTGAACAAAAAATAAGAAACGAGAGAAAAGGAAAACTTCAAAAAACCATAGAAACAAAAGAAAAAAACATTCAAAAAGCACAAGATAATTTAAATGCTTGGCTGGACTCTATTGCATCTGATGAAAATATAAATCTTGTAAAAGTTGAAGCAATAAGAAAAAGAGAACAAGCAAAAATAAATAAAAGACGAGAAGAAGTTGCCCTTCTAAAGAAAACACTATCGTCTATTTAATTTTATGTCGAAAAAGGAAATAAAATTGAATTATCGTACAGTTATAACTCGTCATCTAAGGGAAAACGTTGAACAAGATGAAGCTTGGAGAACAATAATTGCTTCGGTTCAAAATAAAATATTTACATGGCTTATGTCATTCTTGTCCGATGATGAATTAAAATTTGTTGTCAACAAATGTATTTATGGACATTGGGAAGACATTGGCAACATAACAAAAGACACAGAATGCAAAAAGCTAGAAACAGCACTGAAAAAACATTCGCAAGGATTTTATACCGACCGTTTTAATACTTCTCTGCTGCCGATTATTCTATTTTTCGTGGCAAAAACACAAGGGGCAGATTATAGTTTTTGTTATGACCGCAACAATCGGCGTATTGTATTTTGCGGACTTGAAAACAGTAATAAGATTACTTTAGAAGACATTTGCAATTTTTTAGTAAACGCCTCCGCTATGCGTCATGAGATTTTTCATCACATGGCAAACCTGAAAAGCAATGGCAATATTCCTGCGGCCCCAAACCCGCAAAAACAAAAAGAGTATGTCAATTCTACAAGCGAAATGAATGCATGGCTTGGAGAAATAACGAGTTGGTTAGACACGGAAACCGATTTTCAACAACGACCAATGTTTCCTTATCTCACGCCAAATCAAAGAATTGAAAAAATAGTTCGAGAAAATCTTTTAAAAGACGATGAAGAATTAAAAAACACAAAAGATACACGATTACAGGATTTTAATCGTTATATTCGATTGCTTGAACCACAAAATCGACAAAAATTCCTCCGTAAAATTTATGAATTTTTGCAATATAAGTGGAAAAAATTCGTAAAAGATTCAGAAGAAAATCTCAAAGCATTAGATGAGTGGGCAGAAAAAGACGAAGGACAACGAAAATATATAGAAAGAATAAAAAGCGGTCAGGTAAAAAGGGAATTAGAGGAATATATGGCTAATCTTCCAAAGGGCAAAGAGTTAGAAAAGCTCAAGAGACAATTGAGGGAAGACCTAAAAACATTCTTTGGACGTATAACAATCAATGAAACAAAAAAAGAAGATTCAGGCCAATAAGAACTTCAAGACACCTAAAAATCCAATATTTTAATTGTTACTCTTACCCTATAAAGTTTGAGTTCTATAATATGTCAAAGTCACAACAAGGTTATTCATTATGTCAAAACAGTTACTTATAGAAAATTCAGAATTTATTACAAAGATTGTTTTGGATAAGTCTCTAAAAGAATCCATGACAGTCGAAAAAGGCAGCAATAATACGTTGATTGTAAAAGGTGTTATTTGTACCCTTCTAAATCGCAAGAACCAAAATGGCAGAATTTATTCAACAGAAGAAATGCAAAAGGCCATTAAGGAAGCAGAACATGCAATGGCAACCAAACAACTACTTTGCCAAGCAGATGAACACCCAGAAGGGAGCTTTGTTGCGCCAACTCATGCATCTCATGTTATTACAAAAGCATACATTAAACCAAATCAAAAAGTGTTTGTAGAAGGTGAAGATGGTGTTTTTGATGTTTTGTATATGGATATTGAAGTTTTAAACACGACAGAAGGAAGAAATCTACAAGCCCTATTGCTATCGGAATGCTCAATCGGTACTTCAATTCGTGGTTTGGGAGATATGCAAGGCGACCAAGTTGTGAATTATGAATTGTTAGGTTTTGACTTTGTTTCCAACCCATCATCTGGCACATTTACAAGAACACCAGTACACGAATCCGTTGTTGAAAGTGTTACACCAAACGAAAAATCAGAAAAACAATTAGACGAAGCTACAAAATTTACTGTTTCAACCTATGCTTCTAACACTTCTCATGATTTACAACAAGCCATGGAATTTCAGAAAAAAGCAGCTACTTCTCTAAATTATGGGACTATTACAAACATGGGAACGAAAATGGACCAGGAAATAGACCCAAAAACTGGAGCAGAAAAAACAGTTGGAGAAGTTGAAGTAGAAACAAGTGATGAAGTAAGCGACATGAAACAGGCTTTGGAAATTGCTGGTCGCGCCTTTACTAACCCTGAAAATATCAATGTTACTTCTATTACGATTGAAAAAGTAGATGAAGATGATATGAAAGACAGTGTGGTGCAAGGTGAGACTTCTGACACATTGAAAGAAAATGAAAAGTGGGTATTGACTATTGATTGTGCTGATGGTATTGCTTATGTTCAAGATTTAAGAGATAACACTGAATATGCTAGTGATTGGGATATAACAGAAGATGAAAACATGGCGGCTATATTTGACTCAGAAGAAGCCGCTAATGAATTCAAAAACCAATTTATAATGCAAGGCAGGAATGAAAAGCAATTACCAAATCTAAATATGTTCCACGCAAGAAAACTAGAAAACACAGAAGAAGTAAGAGGGACAACACTAAAAGAAGACCAGTTGGAAGTTGGTACGTGGATTAAAACAGAATTACTTGACCCAGATGCTGTATATTATGTAGAAGAAGTTGCAGATGATTATGTTGTTCTGCGTAAGTATACAGAAAATGGCCCACGAGTAAAACTTGAATTAGATGGTTCATACTTCTTCCCATTCAAAGTCATAAAAGATGATGAAGAAGATATTGATGATTCAGAAGAAAACGTTCAACTGATTCCAGAAGCTGTTGATGATAACGACGACTCAGGCCTAAAAGTAGATGATAATAAAGTAATTTTAGACCTTGATGATGGCACAGAAGTAACAAAAGAAATGGACAGCGAAACCCAAGCTAAACTACTAAAACAAGGCATTATTGCAGGAAAAATTGACCCAGCAGAAATGTTTAAAGAAGATGCTGATTCTGTTTGGGTGTTAAGAGTTGCCGGCGGAGATAATAAAGGACAATATCTAACTGGAGATGACTTGGATTGGACATTAACAACTGATGAAAATCAAGCAAGAGTATTTCCAACGCAAGAAGCGGCAAAAGCATTTCAATTCAACTTTGATGCTAATTATTGGATGTATGACGAATTTCTAATCTCACCAATCGTGCCAGAACAGGTTTCACTAGACACAGAATCAGAAACAAGCACAGAAGTAGAAGAATGCGGAAACAAATGCGATTCTGAAGATGTTTGTCCTTATTGTGGTTCAAAGAAAGAGATTTTGTTCAATCAGGAAAGCCCAGCATCAGACCCATATGTGCAAGAACCAATTAGAGAAGATGCAAAAGATTTAATGGTTGTACTGGGAGACCTAAAATACGATGTGGCTCCAGATTCTGAATTCGAAGACGACCCAGATGAACTTGAACGCATACTTTGCAAGTTGCCAGATACTCTTACAATTACATTGTGGGGCGCCGACATTCCAAAAGACGACCCAATGGGGTATATCGTCAAAAAAGCAGCGGAAGAAACAGGGTTACCAATAATTGATGCTTCACTGATTGATGTGACTGAGTTGGGAGAAACAGAAAATCAACAAGATGAAGGTGAAGATGCCAAAGTAGAAGAAAATGCAGACACACATTCTACTATTGATTTGAATAAGGTATCAGAACATCTAGAAAAAGTTAATTCCCACTTAAATCAATAAAAATAAACAGTTCTATTTTATACAAGAGCAATGTATCAAAATGCTTGCTCAAAACCAAAATTGCTAGAATATAAGGAAAAATAACATGACAAAGCAAGAATTGATTGAATCAGTCCGCGCAAAGAAAGAAGCCGCAGACGTAAAAGCACAAGATAATGAAACATTGAAAAACATCGAAGTCAAAACTGTTGAAGATGTAAAACCTGCAGAAAACATCACTCCAGCAGATGTTGCAACTCCAGAACAAAAAGAAGTTGAAAAAGCAGTCGCCGCAGCAGTTGAACCAGTTGTTCCAGCAGACGAAGATGGCGTTTCAAAAAATGGTGGTGAAGCCGAAATGACAGCTGAAACCATCGAAAGCGAAAAGAAGAAAGAAGACAAGGCATTTCAAGACATTGTCAACGTAACTGGCCGCACTTATGAAGAAAATGCTGAAGTTCAAAAAGAATTATTGACAAAATTGGACGAATCAATCAAAGCAAACGAAAAATTGAAATTGGATATGGCGCACGTTCAATCCGTTTGCAAGGAAGCTTTGGCTGCTCAACGCAAACAATTTGCAGAATCAAGCGCAGAAAAGACAGCTCAATTGATTGAATCAATCATCGCAATCGGCGAAGGCATGGAAGCTGAAATGGCTGCAGAAATCGCAACAAGCAAAAAGAATTTGGCAAAAGTTGAAGCCACACTAAAGGCGTCCAACAAACTAAACAACATTCTTCGTGAAGGCTTGATTGCAAATCGCGCAGAAAAGAAAATGGTTCGTTATGAATCTGCAATGAAGAAATTGACAAAGATTGTTGCATAATTTCTCCTTGGCAAAATAAAAACCCAGATTTATTCTGGGTTTTCTTTTATACTTGTACGGTCTCAAGGTGTTCAACATGTTAAGGAGGACGGAAGGAATTTTCCTTGAGACCTCTATACGGAAGCCGGACGGAAATGTCGAAACATTTGAAGTACGGATTTTATCTTGCTTTCGTATATGCTTATACTATAAAACTTACACATTCAAAAGTCAAATTAAAATTATGCAGATTTCGGTATGAAAGATAGTTTTACTCCAGCTTCACAAAACAATTGATTTGTCAAGTTTATACTATCTTTCCATCTTTCTGGTATGTCTAAATTCCAAGCGTAGACGTTTTTAATGCCAGACTGAATAATCAAAGAAGCACAATGAGCACAAGGCGGCAAACCAGAGACATATAAAGAACAATTATCCAAATTCTGTTTTGCAAATGACATCGCATTCTCTTCGGCATGTAAAATTATTGGATACTTAATTGTTCTATCCACCAACCTGTTTTCTGAATCATCTACACCAATTGCAAAACCATTATAACCGGTAGAAACAATACGCCTTTTTTCATCAACGATTACAGCACCAACTTTTGTCGAAGGGTCTTTGCTCCACTGTGCAATAAATTCTGCCAATTCTAAAAATCGAATATGCCACTTGTTTTCCACTAGACAACCCCTTCTTTGTGCAATCTTTTTATTACCGCATTCAAATATTCAACACCGGGGATAAGCTTTTCCGGTTCTACCAAAAATTGTTGAGCCCTTGCTGCGACATAAGAATAATCCCCTATCCCTGAAACCTTGTCAAAATAAAATTGGTAATGCTCAAGTGTTTTTATTTCCTCTTGCGTAATTATATCGTTTGCTGCTTTTGGAAATCTTAAAGTGAAAAAATTATCATTATTATAGGTGACAAAATCAATATTATAGGAGGCAAACATATCAAAACAAGCCTCCGTCATAACCTTATAAAACATCAACAATTTGTTTTTTCTTGCAACAAATGGTGTTATTGTTTCAAACCATTGCTTGGGCCAGTTTTCTATCGGTTCTCCAACAATTATTCCGTTCTTCTTTTGTATACACACTCCTAAATCAAAGAAAGTTGCCAAAGAATGAGCGGTGTGTAGAATATAATCATAACAAGAATAGTCTCTTGGAGTAAAAAACCACCCATGTACATCATCTGATACCGCCACAACCTCTTTACCTTGAAACTTTAGACTTTTTATTAGTCTTTCTATTGGGGCTTGTGGCGTTATTTCTCCACTGCCTTTCTGAGTACCAATAATGTACAAAAAAACCTTATCATAGCACTCTGCAGCAACCAAAGCACCGGCAACATTGTTTTTACGGATTTCTTTTTCGTGACTTAGCAAATATACATTTTTACACTTTTCTATGATGTCACTTGCGCTAAAATGCTCTCTTTCTGTTGCAATTATTAAAGTTTTATCATCAACATGCTGTTCAAATATTTTTTTTATTATAGCAGTCAAAGAAACATCAAAACGCACAGTGTAATCATTGGAAGAAATGTTGCAAAAAGGAAGAAGAGAAACAATGTGGTCAGTATAACTATCAAAAATTTTAGCGTCAGAAGAAAAAATTTGATTAGCACTTCTACCAGATTTAATTTTTGACAATTCATCTGGCGTAAACGGGTCTTTCTCCAGCCACCAATTTATGAGATTTGTATTTATGCTCACGATTGTTTCTCCTTTACCGATTGAACCTTAATTTCCAAGTTCTTCTTTTATCATTTCAGCCGTTACAAACTTACGATTAGGGAAATCAACCTCTCGTCTTGTTTTGTTTGCGTTTTCAACCTGAACAAAATAACCAATAATACGGCTATAATGTCTAGTTTTTTCGCTTCCACAATGAATACACTTCTCAAAATTACCCTTTTCCACTTTGCCACAATCAGCGCATTCGGTGTAATAACAATTCAAGGCAAAGTGCTCCATTCCTTCATTTACGGCTTCTGTAATAAGTTTTTTTGCTTGGCCCTGTGTCAGTTTAGAATCAACAGAAATATGGACAATTGAGCCACCAGTCATAAGAGAATTAATTTCACCATCTCTTTTCATTTTTTGATAAATACTGTTATCTTCCCAAAGAGATGTCCATTGATTTGCATAAATTTTATATTCCCCATTGCATATAATCGAATCAGCTTTTGCCAATTTAGGAGCCATAGATTCTCCAGGAATAGCCTCAATATTGAATATAATATTTTCTTTATCTGCAGCTTTTTTACACTCATTATTGAAATATACCAAGAAATCTTTCATATAATCAAAGTCTTTGTGGTTAAATTTTTTTGTAAGAATTTCTGCAGCCTCAACATAACCAATACAACCAAAGGTACTAAACATGTGGGTCATATCAATCCAACCATTTGAAATCCAAGGTTGTTTTCCCAACTGTTCCAATTTTAGAATCAAAACTTTATGTGCTTTCAAAATTTTTGCCATACTATCAATTCTTTGAGATACAATAGCTTTAAAATCATCATAAGAATCTGCCTCATAAGCACAGCGGGCAAAGTTTATAGTAACAACTCTATGGGAACCCAAAGACACTTGAGAACCACCAAATGAATTTACTCCACCAGCATAAGCTAAAAAGTCTGAATCTGAAAGAAGACGGCAATTATGCGTAATGATACCATTTGCAATTTGAAACAGGTGGTCTTCAGAACCAACTTCAAAATCATAAACAAATGAACCACTCCTTGTTTTGATTTGTTCAATTTTTTCTATTTTAACGCCATAAAAATTTCCAAAATCATTCAAAATTGTAGATTCGCGTTTGTCGCCATCCCCCCCGTGCCAGTCCTGCAAAGGTTTCAATTTTACTTTATTATTTCCCAAAAAGTTGATAACGCAATCATTTCCATTACTTCCATTGCGATATGAACATTTTATATTTAAAGAGTTTGCAACAGCAAGTAAATCCATACCCAAGCCTTTGTTTGCAATATGAATCGCGCCATAATCGCTTCTAGAGTTGTCGCAAGTATGTCCATCGCCTTCCACAAATCCTTCTAAAAATCCCAATCTAAAATCTTCAGACATATTAAACAACTTGGAAGATACGCGCTTTGTTGTGCACAAATCACCATGTAAAAAATCCCGCATCAAGCCGTGAATAGCCTTACTGTTTATACCTATTCTGGTTGCATTTGGCCATATCGTAGATTCTTGTTTGCTTGTTGTTGCTCCAAAGTTTTCTTTTGCAAAATTTATTACAAAATTTTGCAAATCAATTTCGTTTGTGTGAAAAGACAGAGCAATGCAAGTATCTTTTCTTTGGTCATATTGACCCTCTGCACAAAACAAACCGACAAAACGACCCAAATCCCTAGAACCACCTAGCGATGAAACATAGCTTATATTTTTAGAAACAGGAATAAAATCCCCCTCGCGCAATTCATCTGCATGCAATTCAACAAGTTTTCCATCTTCTATTTTTACAGATGGATGATTCAAAGTTGTACTTATAACCAAACCACCCTTCAGTGTGACCTTTTGAAGCACAGATGTCTCATTGGGTATTTTAAATCCATTTACAACTTTTACAAAACCATTTGGGCCCATTATTTCTATATCTTTTATTTTATTTGACACATTCCAAATATTATACAATTGTTGCACCGTTACATGTTTTATAAAACCATCAACCTTGCACAATACAGGGGTTGTGGCTGCCAAACAGCACGAAGCGACTTTCGACCCTTCCGATGAATAGATGTTATAACGGGATACATCTTTTTTTGTAATATAATTTAAAAGAGCATTGTTATCACTTGAAAGATGTCTTTTTCCATTTTCATCTGTTGTTGTGGAAAGATTAATCGTTGTAACAGGAAACGGAAACTGGAGACCCCCACGCAACGGGTCACCTTCATCAAACACATCAAGATAAATTTCCTGCAATTCTTCAATATAGTCCAAAATAAATTCTTTATACGCTTCTTTTGAATCTTCTAAATTATTATCTTCCACAATTGCAGCTTTTTTGGGGAAATACCAACCGTAATTATCATCATCAATCAAACCACGTAATTTATCCCTATCAAAACAAGAAACATTCGTAAAAGGAGACTCAACCGCATTTCTAGAATAATGATTCACGGTATGAATAAACTGTTGAAAATGATTGGACATAGCTTTTCTTGTTTTTTTATCATTTTTTAAGTCGTCCAATGTAATTCTTTCACGATAAACGGCCAAGTGACAAACATCCATAAAAAGAGTTCCAACAGCAAGAGCCCCAGCAACATTAAAACTCATTTCTCTAATTGTGTCACCCAAAACGGAAATATATGTACTAATACGATGTGCAGGAGAAGAATGTACCTGTCCAAAATTTCTACCCTCTGTAACAATTTTAGAAGCGTCTACACAATAGCAATATGGAAGGAGTATTTTAGTCGAATCATTCAGCGCCAATGAAAAATCATACATGTCGGCTGTACATTTTTTTGCCTCATTTTTTCCATAAAGTTCGGCAATTGTTCGATAAAGAAAATCATATCCAGCCAACTTTTGATAAGGAAGAAACGATTCAACACATACCCCTGTCATATTCGTATCTGTTTTGTTGGCATTATCATCAATAGACACATCATTTACAGTTTTAATGTTGCCAAATACTTGCTTGGAAATAAACGAAATAGGGTCAAAATTTTCAGTAGAAAGCCCATGTAGTTTTAGTATCTCATTGGTTTTTTGTTTGAGTTCTTCCTTGTCTGTAATTCCATATTTTGACTTAAGCGCTTTAGTCAACGCCTCAGTAACATTTTTTAGTGTACGCGTAGTTGTGGCCTCAGTAATGTCAATATCAATCAGCTTGTCCATTTCTTCTTGGTACGGATTTTCAGTATTAATATCAAATTCTGGAAACTTTACTTTGATTGCTCTTTTTTCTTCGGCCATTTTATTCTCCTTGGTGTTTAAAATAATAGCGTCCATTTGCTGATATTTGTTTTTCAGAATGGTCATATAAATTTTGGGTTTTATTTACAAATTGAATATACTCATCAGTTTTTTTTACAGGTTGGATGTTGTTACAATCGAATTTTCCACACTTAATGAATTTATATCCAGTAATTCCTTTTTTATGAACTTCTTCTATCGAATATCCTGTGTAAATTATAATATCAAAATCTTCAGACAACTCGTTTAATATTTTCTTTGTCGTAGAAATATTACAATCATTCAAGCAATCTCCACCCGACAGCACTACTTTATTTGTATTGTTGTCTTTGCATAATTTTTTTATCTTTTCCACAATTTGCTTGTTCTTTTGTTCGCTAAATTTTTCATGAATTTTTTGCAACGCCGGATTCTGGCACCCTTTGCAATTGTGAGAGCACCCACTCAAAAACACAATAACTGCTATGTTTATTGGGTCAGGATAATCTGAAAAAGTAGTATCATAAAAAACCATCGACTAAAAAATTTCAGAAAGGGTTTTTTCTAATTCATCTTGTTTTACAACTTTTACATTTTCATCAAATTTAATTATAAAAGTTGGAGCAGATTTAATTGAATATTTTTTAGCATAAGCCATAGCATCAGCATCTTTTCCAAAAATCAGCTCGGAAAAAACCGCCGATGAATACTTTTCTTTTATTTTGTCATATTCTGGCTCAAATTGTTTACAGCGAGAGCAATTTGGAGTTTTTATTTCAATTATTTCAACTTTAGGCGTAAAAATACTCATTATAAATCTCCTTTTACCATAATTATATACCACCATAAAACAAATGTCCAATTTAATATTTTTATGCGATTTTACCCGCTGGTATACTATAGAACCATCCGAAAAATACACAACAATCGAAGAAAAAGTGGCAACAAAAACAATTTAATATAAGAATTTTCAGTGAGTTACAATGCGGTAAAAGGCAAAAATAAAAAATGCCAAATATTAAATCAATATCAATATCGGCTCTAAATTAAATCGAAAAATGTGTATAAAATGGTGCGACTGGAGGGAATCAAACCCTCATCTCAAGCTTGGAAGGCTCGTGTATTAATCACTATACGACAATCGCTATAAATTCTGGTGCCAGTTGTCGGACTTGAACCAACAACCCTCTGATTACAAATCAGATGCTCTACCAACTGAGCTAAACTGGCAACGGGCTAACTCTTGGCTCAAGTGTAAAGAATGTATCTTAATTGCACTCTATATGTTTCACAGCTGAACTAATGTTCTGGCTCGACATACATTCATGGATATAGCCCATACCCAAATTTTTTAAATTAATTGCAGCATTTTCATCTCTATCAATCTGTGCTCCACAATTGGGACACACCCATTTTCTATCTTTAAGGGTCAAGTCCTTATACTTGTGTCCACAAATATGACAAATTTTAGATGATGCAAACCATTTATCTGCAATAACTAAGTGTTTTCCATACCAATCACATTTATATTGCAATTGTGTTATAAACATGCCATAACCTAAATCTGATATGGATTTACCTAGTTTCAATGAACCACTCATGTTTTTTAGACTCAGCGATTCAACAACAATCACATCATTCTCTTCAACCAACTTTCTACTCAATTTGTGAGTAAAATCAAGTCTTTGATTTTTGATATAATTATTAATTAAGTTGATTGATTTTCTCAACTTTTTTCTTCTATTGGAATGTTTTTGTCTTCTTGATTCGATTTTTTGTAATCTGATTAATTTCTTTTCTTTTGATTTATATCTTTTTATGTATTCTGGTGAATTACCAAAACTATCAACATAAAAATTAGACAAAGACATATCTAACCCAATTACTTTGGAATTATTATTTAATTGTACTTTTTCTGGTAATTCATTATTGTTTTCAACTAAAATCGAACAATAATATTTATCATCGGGCGTTTTAGATATTGTTGCATGCTTGATTTTTCCAACTATTGTTCTTTTATCTGAATATTTTACTTTTCCCAATTTTTGTATTTTCAAATGTTTATTATCAAATATACTTATAACTTGTGTTGTATAAGCTCCAAAATTTTGTTTTTTGTGAAAAGTAGGAAATCCAATTTTACCACCTTTTCTAACACCAGATACTGATTTAAAAAAGTTGGTGTAAGCAGTCTTAATGTTCATCTGAACCCAGTTGAAAGCTTGAGAATCTACTTCATTCATATATGAAAATTCCTGTTTAATTTGAGCAGGGGTTCTATATTTATAATGATATAATTTTTCTCTGTTGTCTTTTAGTTGTTCATAAGCTTGTTTTCTTTCGTTGAGCATTTCATTATACATTTTACGACAACAACCAATGGTTTTTTCAATCAAAACCATTTGTTCTTTCGTTGGATAAAGTCTAACTTTATATGCTCTTATCATACTATTGCTTATCTATATTTATATAGAACTGAAACTATTTTGAAAATAATTTCATAAAAGATACATTACTTACACTTGAGCCATTTGCTTTTATATTTTTCCATCCAAACTCTTAATGCATCTACAATATATTTTTCATAACACTTATAACCAGAAAAAGAGCTAAATTGAATATTATAAGTTATTTTTGGATTATGTCTAAGTGAATATGTTGAAACTTGAATATACACGCCCTCCGCTGTTTTATAAGGACGTCTTGCTTCAATTATCTTTTCTTCATTTTTCATTGTAGTGTATTCCTTTTTCCTTGATTTTTGCTTCCATGTCTGACAAATATTTAAGAGCTTCTTCAATGTTTATCGTGAATTTGTATTTCTCAGTTGTTATAAGATATGATATTGTTCTAGATAAAAATTTCTTCCACGTTTTTAGTCTTTGCAAACTATCCTTATCAAATGCATTTTTGAAAGTTGTAACCACCCCAAAATAATCCCAATATTTTTTGTAGGAAGAACAATTTTCAAGCACGGGGTCTCGATGAGAAAACATTTGAACAATTCGCGTTCCTGAATATCCCAAATTATAGAGATAAATTGCCGTCTCTCTCGCATGCGCATCAATTTCCACAAAATTTTCTAAATATCTCTTAAAGCCCTGTGATGTATGAATATTGGTATTTGCCGATAGCCCTTTTATCTTATCTCCACCACGTTTTGTTTGTTGTTTGTGCGTGTCTTCATGCATGCTCACCGCAATAATTCCATTTGCCAAAAGTTCACATTGATTATTGATAAAATTTGAAAAAAAAGTATCATTAACATAAATATAAATCATTTCTTTGCTTGTTTTATATTCACCTGCAACAATTCCTTCTTTCGGATAACTATCAACGACAGAACCATAACCATTATTATATTCAAGAAATGTTATGCCCACATTTAGAAAATCATTGTTTAGCCTGTCCAATATGTTTTCTTTGTCTAAATTCTTTATGGCTTTTCTTGCACATTCTAAAGTGTTATAAACCTCATTTTTTGTGAAATTTAAGTCATCATATTTTTCTGTCAATCCAAAACATCTCAATAAATAATTTGTATGTTTGAATGACACCGTCTCTACAAATAAAGGTATTATATCTATAAAATTCATTATTTGATTTTATCTTTTTGGTAAGACATCATGAATTCCATTGTGTTCCTTCAACTTTTTACGAAGGCAAGAAGCCAGATTGGTTGAACATAGGCCCGCAAACGCTCTTAAAACAAACAAATGGTGGGTCGGATAGGAGTCAAACCTATTAAATCATAAGATAACGGATTTACAGTCCGCCCCGACTCTTCGACTTCGGCGCCGGCCCACTGACAATTTTGGCACAGACAGGGAGACTCGAACTCCCGACCCCAAGAGTGAAAATCTTGTGTTCTAACCAACTGAACTATGCCTGCACGATTTTGGCAACTTATTATTTAGAACTCTCAGATGAATCTCTATTTGTGCGTTTTTGAGTTCAAAGACGAATTATAAACGACCTTGTAGCTTCATCACGCTAATACCTCTCGTATCTCTTTCGTTTATAGTGTTGCCAACGCCAATATTTCTTTTGATGAGATGGGTTCTTCGACCCATTTTTATTAAGCCTTTGCCAGGACTTGGTCTAAAAATTAGACTATTTTTATTCCGGGGAATCCGCTATGAGAACTGCCATATCTGCCCTGATTACTCATTACTGAGAACTCCGCATCAGATTCGCTTTAATACCCCGCCCGACTACGAATGCACATAGCCTGCATTGCTTACTTATCGTTTTCAGCACTCAATCGTGCAACTCATCAAAAATTTTATCTTGCGAAACTTCCTCCTAAGGTTTCTCATACTTGGTGCAGGGAGTCAGGAATTTAACCTAAACCTTCTGAGCGGAACTCAACTATGCTATTTTTTACACCACTCCCGCGTATTTTTATGATTAGATTATAGTCAAACAAAAATCAAAAGTCAAGTTAAATATTATAAGTTGGTTTTGGATAGCTTAAATGAAGTAAGTAAAGTGCAAAAGATACATTATTTACACTTGAGCCTTTGATTATTCTTGCACAGAGTCATTACCGTTAGTATCAAACCCGCGTGCCTTCTTTGCAAAGTAATCCTCACTATTATATCTCAAAGAGTCTGGGTCTGCATATTGACGGTATTGCATTTTAGGATTTTTAAGCCATGTTTCAAATTCACGCAAGTTATAAAAAACAACATAATTCAAACCGTTTTCTATGGCAGATTTTTCTTTTTCTGGGTCGGTTTCTGTCCACTGCTTCAAAGCTCTTGCGTAAAATTCATTATCTTTAGCTTTGTCCTTTAACCACTCTACATCTTTTTGGTGAGATGGGTTTTTAGGGTCATATTTTTTTCTGCCATGAGTCCAATGCTTCAAATACTCAATAAACATGTCTTCAGAAGGAATATAATAATCAACGACCCAGGGATGTCTTTCTTCGTCTTTGTATTGACGTTTTACTTCTCCATATTTGTCAACAAGCTTATCATAAATATAGTCTTCATCTTTTGATACTGATATGCCTGTTTTTGGGTCACTTATAACTTTTGATTTTTTCTTTTCAACCATAAAGCCATATTCCAGCAAAGTGTCTTGAATATTATCAATAAAGCGTGTCATTATTTTTTTACCCATTATTACGTTTTCTATAATTGAACGGAGCCAAGATACCACCCAATGTGTCTTTTGGATAGTTTTTCTTTTTGTCTTTATTGTCTAAACCTCTTGTGCGGGGCTGTTTAAACAAATATGCCGTTGAATAAAGTTCTGTTTCATCTTGATGTGGATTTGCATTTTCTGGTATCTTTTCTATCCATCTTTTTACCACATCAATATCAACTTTATTACTTACATTTTTTGCTCCATCAAGAGAGCCTTCATAACGCTTAATTAACAATTTTTCTTCATCGCCAGAGTCATTATATCCTGTAATTACCCAACGTCTTCCTTGTCTATCATGCAGAGGGGAAACCATAAATTCAGGGTCTATATTTTTCTGTATTAGATATTCACGTACAGCCTTTCCTTGTGTGATACTTTTTTGGCTTGCTTGTTTTTCGTAAGCCGTCTTAATTGGACGATATGGATTATACGCCTCTTCTACTTCTGAACTCTCTTTTGGTGTATTATATTTTTGTATCATAACCTTTAGTTCTTCTGCCGGCAACTGAATTGACTGTTTGAAGTTTGGATTTGTAGATGTTAACTTTACGGCTGGAGATTTTGATTTATCTCTATCATCGAAGTCTGTAACAATCCACTCACTTCCATATTGGTCAAGAATCGGTTCTTTAACATATTTTGGGTCTATACCTACTGATGATAAAAATTCTGCGTTTTTAACATCTTTTGGTTTTTCTTCTCGTGGAACAAAATCATCAGGACGAGCATATGTTGTTTGTGTTACTGGTGAATTCAGTTTTCTTGGTGAAGCTTTCTGTCTTTCAATCCCCCAAGCACTACCACGATTTGGAACCATTGTTGAAATACCACGGATATCAAAAGATGTGCCATATGCTCTTTTTTCAATGTTAGATAATTCATCCCAAAACTGTTTAAATGCTCTTCTTGTAGCTAAACTGTTAGGACTCTTTAAACCCAATTCATCTTTGTGCTCATTATAAAAATATTCAATTTTTTGCTGCCACATTTTTTGAGCATATTCTACGTCTTGCTTTAGCGTGTCGACATCTTTGTGGTGAATCTCAAATTCTGAAACCATGTCCGAATTTAGTTCACTATCAATCATGTCTCTATATTGTTCTGGGGTAATTTCTTCTAGTGGAGCATCCCAATCTTTATATTTTTGGATTAACAAATTACCAGAAGGGGCAAATGAACGAATAATAATAAATTTACCAGGCTCTATCTGCAAAGGTCTGCGTTCAATAAACCAATAAGGATTTATATCATTATCCAGAAGAAATCTTACCGTTTTTTTCTTCCCTGCAAGCTTTGGCTTATTCTCATCTTCTGGGGCTTCAAACATTGTGTCATAAACCCTTTCATAAAATTCTCTTAATTTTATATCACCGCATTCTTCAAGCACAGAGTCTAACCCAACCACATCATCATCTATTCGGAGCGATTTTTCTTCTTTTGCTTTATCAGCTTTCTTTTGTAACGTCTTTTTTGCGGCATGTACAGCTGTTTTATTAGACAAACCATCTCCAGCGCGATTAATGTAATAATTGATACGCTTCAAAGCTAATTCTTCATCACCAGAGGCGTCAGAAAGTAGACCATCAACAATTTCATCTGCAGATTTTGTAAATAACCCTTCTGGTGTGCTGTGCTTTAGGTCAACTTGAGAAACCAAATCATCGTCAGATTCTGCAACTGCACCTTGTTTTATTACCAATTCTTCTATATCTTTTCTAATTGACATTTAAAAAGGCTCCACATAACTTTTGGTTGGTATTGGTGTTTTTGGATATTGATTTGCCCTATAGAACATTTCCAATGATAATTCTTTACTTATTGAATCATTCAGGGCATCCTTTATTCTTTTTAGATAACCGTTATTTCTTAGTTTTTTAAATATTAGATTTCCTTCTCCAAACTCTCCATCTTTTGCCAAGGAATTTTTTCTCATTTGTCTTATAAGATTCCAAAGCATAGATAGTTGATTACGGTCTTTTGTTTCTATTGTTGTCTCTATTTGTTGAACTAAATTTTCATAGTCTTTTAGTTTTACATCCGGAATTTCTTTTCCTGCATTTTTTGGCTTAATTATCCATTCGTCATCTAGTAATGAATAAATTCCAGTAGAAACCAAAGGAGCATTTATATCTTCAACTCCAACTTCAACTGGTGCGCCGTGAATCTTAAAATTATATTGATTGTTGAATATTTGTTTCTTTGCGTTGAAAAAATCGTTCAATATGTCTTTATCTATTGGCAAATCTTCAAAATCATAAACCAAATGAAGGTCAATATCGGATTGGTTATTGAAATTATAATTTGCTAAACTCCCCGTTACACGAATATCTGGAGTGACAAACAAACCTAATGAATCTTTAAATAACCCAGCTATCTCCAGTAGCTTTTCCCTAACATCTTTTTTTATTTTACCATCTTCATCCCAAAGCTTATCACTTAACTTTGTATGTAGCTTTTCTTCGTTCAAATCAATAAATCCACCCTGATTAAGAGATTGCATTGGTTGAATTCCTATCTGGTCGCCAATTAGTGGATTGTACGGCCCTTTTGGAAAAGACAATGGGAATGTAGCTTCTTTTGCCACAACTTCTTCTATCTGTGGAATTCCAATATTATTTTTTTCACCATTAAAGTAAGCTCTCAAATCATTTTGCATATCTTTTACAGAGTCTTGTATCGTATATTGTTTATAGAAGTTAGTCTTTGGATTATTAGCATCACTTCCGAACATTGTTGCTTCCAAATCAATGCGATATGGTTTTAGTGTAAGCAGCTCATCAATTCTAGCCCATTGTGCGCCAGTTGGAAAACCATTTCTTAGGGATATCTGAACGAAAGGAGTAGCAGAAGAGCCATATCCAACTCTAATTGCACCATCATCCAGCATAGAATTCAGAGTATCCCCAAAACTTTTCACATCGCTGTGATTGAGGTTCCTTTTTCCTTTGTCTCCACCAGAGTCTTTTGCGGACATATCAACCAGAATTCCATCAGGCAATATAAAACCAGCCTCTTCCCATTTTTCTGTTGTGCCCAAATAAGAAATAATATTGTCAAAACGATTAGATTCTACAACATACCCCATTACAGGATACATTACCCCACCCATCGTCATTATGCTTCCAGCGTGCTTATAAGGAGTGTTTAAATCGTTTATAATAGATGCGCCATCGTTTACATCTACGCTTTTGGGAAGCCCCTTATAATCAACTGGGAGTTTTTCGATATTCATTATTCAGCTTCAATGTCGATATATTCTTGTACTGGTTCATTGTCCGTCTGCCAAAAGATTTTTTTACCTAAGTTTCTATCTTTCAAACGTTTTGCAGCGGCAACTACTTCTGGCGAATTCAAATCTTCTAAACTAACATCGTCACCTAGTGGTTTTTCAATCTGCACAGTTTCAACATCGTCCTTGCCTGCCAAATGTTTTACAAAAAGCTTGATTACATGGTTAATGTTGTTATTTGTTAGGTCAATATTGTCAGCTGGCAAATCATAAATATTAGATGCTTCAACCAGCGCGTTTACTTTTTCTCTGAAGTTCATTGTTTTTGATTCCTGTGTTTTATTTGATTGGTCTCGGGCAAACTCTTCAGCTGACCGATATTGTTTTATATAATTTTTATCTCCGCCACGAGCTTTATATATTTTGAATTTTTTTGTCGGGCTAGATTTTTTCCAAGGGATTATTTTTGCAGTAGCCCCTTGATTGTTTGGATGTGTGTTTATGAAGTTTTTAAATGCGGCATCTCTGTTTATTACAAATTCTTTATCACTTATCGATGGAACATTTAGATACACATATTCAGCACCAGGAAATTCTTCTAAAATGCCAGTTGCCGCAGACCACACCTCAAAATCATTGATGCCGGTTTGTTTATCAGCACTACGAAGCAAGCGCTGGCTGTTTACCTGTCCTTTAACTGGCTTGCCTTCCGCATCTCTAACATACATATAACCTCTCAACTCCATCTTTTCAGGGTCTTTGATAAACATTGATGGGTCATAGTTCCAGTTGGTATTGGACTGCACTTCTGGTTGAAAACCCCTCATAATAGTGCCTCTATCCATCCATCTTTCATTTGGGTCTTTGGCAAATTTTACATATGCACCCTTCGCTTCTGGATACTCTTTCATAAACCATTGCAATTCTTCATATAATTCTGGCGCATTCAATATGTTTTTTTCATCTGCACGATATTTAACAGGAATATCTGATTTATCTATAATTGCCCCATTTTCGTCTCTAATAATAACTTCAGCAATTTTACCGTGTTCTTTATCCGCTGGGCCAAACTGATATGCTTCTTCCATTTCAGATTCATGTATGTCATCAGCGTTTCTTACGTCTTTAAACAATTGTGGCATTTCATTCATAATTTTAATATAGTATTTGTCTAACATTGAATTGTCTTTCCATTTACTGAGAGCAGTTGAAAACATAAGATAAGAATCAAGAGTGTTTTCTGCATTTTTCGATATCCAATCAAACACAGGTTTTTCGAAAACTTTTCTCGTAATATATCCTTTTCCCTTTACCCCATATTTTTTTATCATAGCTTTTTTATCAGGGAAACGACCGGAAAGAATTTTAAAGTCTCCTGTGTCGCGGTCAATAAAAATACCCTTATAAGATTCGTCCGCTTCATCATTGCCGCTTTCACCAAGGACACCGATTTCTGTAAATTCACTATAATAAGGGATATGGTTTTTTGCCAAAATTTCTTTGATTTCTTGTTCTGTATGGTTTTCAAGGGGAGTAACCGATAGCATTGGAGTGTTTTCATCAACCAATGCACTTTCCGCTTTTCCATTTAGGCAAGAATTCAACAAATTACGATAAGAAAAAGAAACGTAGACCACAATAAATCCTATGAGTTTTCATTATTATAGAACTTATTTTAAGGGTGGTCTACGGCAATTTTGAATTGAAAAATTAGAATATTCCGCGGCTTCTTCTGTTTCTAATACTTTTATTTTTTCACGCAATTCATTTATTTTATCAGCATATTCACTCATAAGGGCAATTTTATCAGCATATTCTTCAATGGTTCCTCTTTTTGTTGCGATTTTCGTGCCAATATAATCCATTTTATCCAATTTATCTTGGTATTCCCATAATTCTTGTTCCAGTTTTTCTCTTTCCGTTGGAACGTAGGGCTCAGGTTTCACCGGCTTAGGTTGTTCTTTATATTCCCATCCATCTCCCGTAAAGACAATATCATAACCATCTTTATTTACCAAAGGCTCGATATAAGTTGAATCACCAGGCAGTAAATATATTGTCTTTCCTGCAATTTTTGATTCAAGAGGGTCTATTTGACAATTTATTTCCCCCTTAAACTTTTTTGTGTTATGGTCATAATTATATGCTTTCATTTGCTTTTCCTTACTATAGTGTTTATAACCTATTTGTTGAACATGTTTAATGGAACTTGAAGAACAGATAAAATAAATGCCTTTAAATCAATTGGAAGACGGTCATTAAATATTTCTTCCACTTTTTGTAATTGAGCATAATCTTCAATACTAATTTTATCTTTTATATCTTCAACTTTTAGGTTAGAAATTGGAAGATTGCGCAATAAAGACACCGTAATGAATTCTACTTTTGTTCGAGGTTTTCCCATTATATATGCAAAAAAGGTATTCCATTCATTTGACTCCTCCACGGAACTTGTTTTAATTTTTACCTTGCAGTTTACTCGAATATTTGGTATCGGGCGATTATCAATAAATGGATTCAGCATCTTTATTTTCTCCCAGAATAGTTTTTGAATAGTTAGTGTTATCAAAATCCCCAATTTCTTCATAATAATTTTCAACAGTTTTTAATGACATCTCTGAAGAAAATAACTTTAAAAAATTTGGGGTTTTATCTTTAATTAGCATAGCCTTTTCTTTGTCAAAATCAATAATAACCTTTTTTCCTTCGCTGATATATTCTTCTATCTTTTTTACAACTTCAATGAAAAAATGACCTATTAATATTGATTCAAACTGAAAGAAATCCAACCACTCAACAGAATTATCATCTTGTCTTTTGAGTCTAACACTGCTTTGCGGCTTATCAACAATGTATATTCCCGTTATTTCTTTCATTGTTGTTCTTTGTCTTCTTTAGGGATTGGCTTTGCAACAAATAAACTTTCGTACAATGTCTTTTTTTGCATAGATGATTTTACTTCATTATACATCTCTGTTAGATTTTCTGCAAGTTCATAATGCTCAGCTAAGAATTTTTTACTAGTCGCTTTCATGCAAGGTTTTACACATTCTCCAATATCATCAACAGAACTAATTTCTTCATCTGCAATCTCGCCACTTGTTACTCTTTGTCCAACCATAAACGATTTCAAATCTTCTGTATTACGAATAACCGAAATTGAAGAATCTGAATTTATCAACTTTGCCAAATTAGCAGGTATACCAAGTTCAATCATGGCTTGATATTGATTTATTCTTGTCATCTGATGTAATTCATTTATCTGTTTTAATAGCTCAACAATGTCTGCATATTTTGCAATTAAATCATTTGATATTTGTATTGGTTTATTTAGTGTGACTTCAACATCTATCTTGGTAACATCAAAACCAGCATGAGTCAAAATGCACTCAATCAAATATACCATGCCATCCAAAAGAGCTTGTTTTAGTGGAATCAATGTACGACTTAACTTTAAATCTTGCGATTCCAAAGTTTGAGCCGTTGTAATGGTATCATCTCCGATTAAATATCCTTTTGGGAGTTTTGAATTACGAAGAATTTTGTCAAGGAAATATTCAACGTCTTCGGTTGATGAAAGGTCAATATTTGATTCAATATGTCCGATGTCAAAACCGTCTATGGCAGGCTTTACAAAGATACTGGTTGCTCCTGGAATCTTTCTGCCAGCTTTTGTACCTGGAGCATCTGTAAACAGTGAATTTAGATAATTACCCTTAAATTCATTCATGTATTGATAGGCGTCCACAATCGAAGTATCCGGTGGCATAGGAATTGAAATAACCAAACGCTGTATTTTGCTTGCTCGAGATACTGCCAACAATGCTTCCAACGTCGTCAACTGGTCAAAAGCTGAACGCATAGACCACAACATTGACTGACCATATGGCTCTGTATTTTCACTGTAAAGTTTAAAATGAACAAATTGCCATGGTTGCCAAGTTAGGTTTTTAATTGAGACAATAGCATTTGTATAAGAATATGTGTTATCTATTTGGGTTTGATAATTAATAACATTGAAGTAATTATCACAAGTAACTTTGAAGTATTTGGGATTTACTGGAGTAATTATTAAATCCTTTAACACATCAATTTCACGCACAGTGTCATCAAATTCCCCATCATGTGCCTCTAAATAAGGATACGACAAAGTTAATCCCATGTTTCCATATTTTGCAATATTACGCACAATCATGGGAAGACGGGTAAATATTTTGTTTTTCTTCAGAACCTTCAAAACCAAATCTTCTGCACGGGCATTGGATATTTTTATTTGCAAGGGTTCTTCAATAAAGCTGGTGGATAACACTTCTTCGGTGTATGTAGAAAGAATCAAATCAACTTCGCCAAGATTTTCTTCCATAAGGTCAAAAGTCTTATAGGCGGTCAACAATGTATGATAATTCTTGTTGTAATAAGTATATGTATCCAAAAAGTTATCAAATTGCGACACGTATTTATCTTCAAACGCATCAGATTTATAACTCATTGGTATGGAAATGTATTCACCAGTTTTTGTGCTACCAATTTTGAAATTATTTTTGGTCGCCAATGACTTTAAAAGTTGTGCACTGATTCCCGGATTCGTGACAAAAAGAGTGTTACTCCCCTTGTCGTACGAGGAGTTTTCTACAATTCTTTTTGCCAAAGATTTCACATAATTGCTTGTTGCCATTTTTCAAAACCTCATTATTCGTTCCAGTGCAAATTCATACCAACATCAAAATAATTATTCATATACTTGTCAACAGCATGAATAACCCCAGAAGACTCAGTAAGCACAATAAAACAAACAGAATAGTTTTCATCTAATACTTGTTCTATTGTTTTTAAAATTTGTAAACCAGGGGTTGTTGTAAATTCAAAATCAGAGTATTTATTATATACTAGTCTAGTACTTACAAAACTCAAAACAGGCAATTTTTCATATTCCCCAGAATCAACAGTGGCATTTATGATTGTACTTGAATTACCTTGAGAAGAGATGCCATTTATTGTAAGCATATCTCCACGAGCAAATGGTTTATCTGCAATGATTCTTATTAATTTGCCGCGAAACCAATAACAATATGAATGTTTGTTATCTACGACAGATTTACTAGATGCATAATAGCTAATACATCTAAAAGGAGCTGTAAGTTCTAGATTAGTCATTTTTCTTCTCTCTGCTTAGCCGTTCAACGATTGCTTAATTTCAACAGTTTTACCTTTGTGTTTTGTCTTCGCAACAGCCTTTTTTGTTTTATTTACCTTTTCAACAATTTGAGCTGGAGTATCTTCTTCTTTTATTTCTACTTTTTCTTCTTTCAACACTTCTTTTGTCGATTCAGCCATTACAACTTTTGGAGCGGCCGGTGCTGTTCTATGTTTGCTTCCATAATTAATGAAGTCCATGTTATTTTCCTTTTGGTTTTATTATACAAGTTGAAGTTTTACTGTTTGAGGATTCAATTGAAATGTTTGACCTTCTTCCACAATTTCTGCTTCGGCGAGAGGCAAAAAGGCAATCAATGAATCTTTTTCGTCTGAAACATATTCTTCTGAGTCTTCTACTTTATGAGACGTAAAAATACCCAGATGAGTTATGCGATATGTGTTTGGTGTCCAAGAAGCAGTTGATTTTGGAAAAGTAACTGCCTCCACATTTTTTACTACACCATTAGATTCAACGAAAGAAATTGGAGCTCTCGCATAAGAACCTGTCCCAATTACAAGTTCATTTGACTCTGGACCTCCTTGGTCAACGAACAAACCAGCAAATAAAGGAGTTGGTGCACTAACTGTTTCGGGTGTTACATTGAAAAAATATTTCATAATGTTAGATTTTAATAATGGTGTAAATCCTGGTTCCATTTTTTATTCCTTAGTAAAGTATTGATGGTAGTTTTACATTGTAATAGACTTTGCAAGTTGCTTCTGCTGAGCTTTTTACGTTGTCTTTTGAAAAATTGGGAATTACAAACGCCTTGCCTTGATTGCTGCTGAATGCATTTAAATCATCCCAGATAACATATCCTTTTACATCTGAAGTTTCAACATAACAACATACAGGATTGACATTTGCAGTATTTTGAATGGTTGAACGAGCAGGAACACAATAAGCAATTCGAGAATATGTTTTACTGTTACTTAGTTGCTTTATTTCTGTTGACAACACTCTCCATTCTCTTGAAGTCTTATTTTCATTTGCATCATATTCAGACAAAACAATACGTGAATTTCGTGGTAAATGCAATGCCGATGGAATAATTACTTCCAATGGATAATTTTCTTCCGCAGTCTGCCCAAGCTGTGATAACACCGTACGATATTCATCAAAATTTGGAACAACAACCGTTCTTGAAATATAAAAATCATCGTCTACGAAATTTATATATTCATCCAGATTGTTTTCAATTTTTGGTACTTTAATTTCAACAGGCAATCCAAAAACATCAAGCAAAGCACCATCCCGCAAAGCAGCGAGATAATCAACCTGAGCACCTTCAATGCTGCTGCGAAGATTAAAGCTTTCTTGTCTTGACATGTTATCTAATAGAACTTCTTGAGAAAAGAAGAAAAGGCCCTAAACAAATTAAACATTCAGAGCCCATCTTTTATCACATGAATGGATTTAATCCACCCATTTTTACCGTTGGTTCTTCTGGGTCTTGAGTAATTACAACGCTTGTAGTCAAAACCAAACTAGCAATACTCGAGGCCGCCTGAATTGCACAACGAACAACCTTTGTGGCATCAATAACACCATCTTCCACTAGGTTTACTTTTTTCATTGTCGCAACATTATATCCTTCAGTAATTTCTGCATCTTTTAGCAATAAAGCATATACATCAGGATTTTCATCAGCATTTTCCAGAATTGTTTCAAAAGGTGCTTTCATTGCCTTCTTCAAGATTTTAATACCAATTTTCTGGTCATCTGTCAAATCTGGCAATTCTTTGTCAAAATCAATATGGTCTGACAGATATGCTAACGTACGACCACTGCCCGGAACAAAACCTTCTTCCATTGCTGATTTTACTGACCACTGAGCATCATCCAAACGGTCTTTTAGCTCTTTGACTTCCTCTTCGGAGCTTCCACCAACTCTAATTGTTGCAACTCCAGTAGTCAAGGCCCCAAGACGTTCACGCAACTTCTGCTGTTCATATACCATTTCAGAAGCTTCCAATTGCTTTTTGATTCGTTCTACTCGCTTTTGGACTTCTTCTTGGTCACCCTTTCCGCCACGGATAATTGTTTCATCTTTTTTGATTATAATTTTTTCACAGGTTCCAAAATCAGCATCTGTAAAATTATCCAACGAAACACCAGTAACATCTTCAGCCACACGACCACCCAAATAAATACCCATGTCACGAAGAATTTCAGTTTTGCGTTCGCCATAACCAGGTGCATCAACGCAAGCAATATTTAAACCCTTAGCGCGATTTAGAATAAGATTGTTTAACACACCAGTATCAAAACTTTCAGCAATAATTACAATAGGTTTTCCCTGATTTGCAACACTTTGTAGTTTTGTCAATAACAAAGATAAGTTCTGCATACGACAATCGGCCAACATAATGTAAGGGTTTTCATATTCAACAGTGCCCGCATCCACATCATTGATGAAATATGGGGACGTATAACCCTTATCAATGCGCATACCTTCTGTAAACTCTAATGTAATGTCTCGGTCTTTTGACTCTTCTACAGAAACAACACCATCTTTACCAACCTTAGCATACGCATCCGCAACAATCTTTCCCAGCTTTTTGTCGCCATTAGAAGAAATCGTTGCAATGTGATATAGCTGTTCTGGCTTATCAATTTCGTGAGATACTTCTTTTAGCTTTTCAACAACCTTTGCGACACCAGCTTCAATCCCCTTACGAATATCATTTAGATTTGCATTGGTTGTTGCATACTTCATACCTTCATCTACAATCGCCCCAGAAAGAACGGTCGCAGTTGAGGTATTATGCGTAAGAATATAGCCAGAGGTAATGTATAATTCGTCTTTATTTGACACCTTAATACAACGAACCGGCTCTTTTCTATCTGTTTTTTCAATCGCATCAATCAAAACAGTGGAAAATGAACGTCCAACTTCATAAGATACACCATTTTTAATGATTTTCCCCTTGCATTCGTGTGATGGTTCTCCGCTGCGGTCACGAACACGCACACGAGCATTTATTCCCAAAGATTTCATCAATATGCAAACATCTTCAGCCAAACGAGAAGACGAAGTGTAATAAACCCCTCTTGAGATACTTCCATCTGTGTCCATCAAACCACGATATAACGCCTCGCGATTTTCAATGTCATTATACAGATAGTTTTCTGGAATAAATTTTGTCTTCGCTTTACAATCCGACAATACCAACAAAGCCTGCAAAGAAGGATTTTGGGCAATTGCAATTTTTACTCTGAAACAATTATCATGGTCATATACTTTTACGTTTTTAAATGTTTCACGCAAATAATCCACAATGTCTTGTTTCGGGGTGTCAATCGTTACGCGAGTTTTATCCTGACAGCCATTGCCTAAATACAGTCCCATAAAGTATGCCGGCAGGTCAATATCTTTGTGAGCATATTCTAGGGGGGCAATGTTCGGGATTTTATACTTTTTATTGTCAGTCTTGCCACCAAAACGCAATCCACTCGCAATAATATCTTCCAGTTTCATTGTTTCAGTTTTATTAGTGCGAGTATTTGTAACAGTCCAAAGGTGGTCTGCAGTACATTCAACAACGCTGCCATTATTGAAATATACTTTATAGATGTCCCGAGCTTCTTTTTCATAGACTTTTAATACTTTTTGTTCTTTTCCATCAGAACCAAAAATAATATCGCCAGCTTTAATGTCTGCAAAGGTAATCCATCCTTTGGGGGAAAGAATTTGTTCGGTATATGGTTGACACCCATCGCCAGCGGAATTAAGTGCTTTTTGTGCAACCGAATGAACCAGTTGTGCACCAATTGCAACTTTCTCATCTTTAGGTTGAATTTCTTTCGCAACAGACACACCGTCCTTCGTAATAATTGGATTTCTGTCTTTTACTTGAATAACGACGGTTTTACCCTTGGGACCCATTGTTACTTTTACAGCATCTCGAACCAAATGAATGCCTTTGACGAGTGCTTGTTGGGCCTCAGAATCAAATAGTGCACTACGGCTCATTATTTATCTCCTTCTACGTTTTCTTCTTCAATAATCTGTTCCACATCCGCTATTTTTGCAATAATATCACAAGAGCGAACCAGAATTAATTCCTCATTGTTAACGAAGTATATTTTGGAACCAACTGTGCGCGGAAAAACAACTTCATCCCCCACGACAACACTCATTGGCACAAAATTTCCATGTTCAAACCCACCAGGGCCAGCAGAAACAACTGTACCAAAACTATAATCAGCATCGACATCATTGGGGACTTCAAACACACCCATCTTTCGCACTTGTTTTCTTTCACGGACAAATACATTATTTTCAAGAGCGACATACTGTTTCATTATTCCACTCCTTTTACTAAACTATCCAACTCTTCTTTCGTAAAATATCCAACATTGACTGCTCTTTCTGTTTTTGAATCCCAAACTGTAGGAACAGACATGATTTTCTTTTCAACGCAGAATTCTTTACAGTTCATAGCATCCTTAATTTCAACCAAAGACGCCAAGTCTGGGTCCTCTGCAATCATGGCTTTTATTTTGGGACATTTAGAGCAAGACGATGTTGTTAATAGTACAAATCGTTTATTCATTTTTATTCCTTAAAACAATACCGCCAAAGCAAGAATAATAGCAACAGTGATTAGGCCCCCGATAATAATTTCTTTTGCAGTATAAGTTTTTTCTTCTGCAACTGTTACTTCTGACAATGTTACCTTTACTGGCTTTACAACCTTTTCTGTTTTCTTTACTGTTTGCGGTTTTTTAGTTGCTTTTTGTGCAGGTTTTGATGTTGTAACTTTCTTTGTTGGTTTTACTGTTTGACTTTTCTTTGCCATTTGTTTTCCTCTTTGTTTAGTTAATTTTTAGAACTCTTGAAATATTAGGTTTTTCTGGAGATTTTTTCGTTTAATCTAAGAAAATGTGCTGATATGTTCCGTTCCCATGAATTATTACATTACTATGCGCCCAAGTGGTGATTCCAGCGTTATAATTTAGCTTCAACTGACTATTTGTTCCAACCACAATTGCTGTTTCAAAAGTTTGTGGAGAATGAGTGTGGGCACTAACTGATTTTTTATACGTTTTTGAGTAGCTAATTGGAGAACCTTTTGCACCACCAATGCCAATACTTCCATGTTGTCCCAATTCAAAACCAGAGACTTCAAGTGAGGCATCTTGGGGGAGAAATGTAATATTGGATTCTGTCAAATATTTTTTCAATGGATTTTGACCCTTAGCAATATCCAAAAACAATTCCATCGCCACCAACACATTTGGCATATCGTGTACAAAATCGCAAGTGTTCAAATATTTCATTATAAAGTCATCATGATTAGAATGAACAATATAAAAATCCGTTTGTTTGCACTGTGACGCTATTTTATCCAACTTCTCGCTAGCTGTCTTCAATTCAACTTCTAATGTTTGAGACTCAGGTGCTTGTTTTAAAAGTCTTGTTAGAGCTAAATTAAAATCATGGTGCGAAATGCTATTGAAGCTGAATATATCATGTAGTACAACATATTTAACTTTCAAGTCCTGTATCATTTTTATTGAGGACTGTATGGACTGATGGTCTTCTTCTGGTAAATGCAAATCTCCAAGAACCATTGCCGGTATATAATTTTCTTTTGAGACACAACATTCGGTATAATTTTTATCTAAATCAGCAATAAAACCATTTTTGTACATCAAGTTTCTAACAATATATCTGCGGGAATTTTTACTGTATTCTAAAACCAATGCACCCAAGGTATGATTTTGTGAATCCAACTCCCCAGACACCGTTTTATCATAATTAATTATTGAAATTGTTCCAGTAGACCACGCAACTTTATATTTATCTGTTGGAGCATAAGGCATAATTTTCATATATTGTTTTGTCGCCCCAACAATAAAAGTAAGAAGATTGTTCGAAAGTTTATCAAGATTTATTAGCGGATTTTTTTGCCGGCAAGGAATTTGAAGGTCTTTAGCTGTGCATCTCCAATCATTATCAAACACAATTTCAGTCGCGAGATATGGTTTTAACTCTTTGTGCACGCTTTTGGAAAAATGACCCAACTTTCCTAAAGGTTTTCCCCATAAAACAAAAAGGTCACAATTATTTTCTTTTGCATAATTCTTAATTGCTCCCCAGCATTCATTATTAATATTTTCTCCATCTACGGCATAAGTAATTACAACCTTATCTGCTGTAGTGTGTTTGGTGATTTGTTGTTTTCCACGGCTTAGTCTAATTTGGTCACCAGCCTCAGAAATAAAAGCGCCCCAAGACCCCCATAGCTTTTCAATCAAATTGGTGCTAAAACTTCCATACTTACGATAAACTCTTCTGGTCACTTCTTCACTAATTTCTTCTTGTAGCCTCAAAAAGTCTTTAACAATATCCTCTTTCATATATTAGGCCTTTTTCTTGATTTTTTTGCTTGATTTCTTTTCTTCAGCCATGGCATTCGTTAGCACATCAATTTGCCAATTTTCTTTTTCAATTTTTTTATCTAACTCTGTTTCAATAATGGTGTCACAAATTCCTAGTTTTAAGCATTCGTCCGCAAACAATCGACCCTTTTCATCTTCTTGTAATATTTTTAGTTTTTCTGGAGTCAACCCTGGGCAATGGTCTAAATAAATTTGCGCCATACGCTTGCTAAAATCCATATTATAAGCAAATGTCTTGGCTATCTCTGTTTGCTTTGAAATGGCTTCCAAACAATAACCATAATGAATTAAATGTTCTGCATTTTTTGCCATTATCCTTTGGTCTCCATGAATCGCAATAACAGACCCAGCAGAAGCAGCTACACCCATAACATAAGTAATCACCGCAATATTATTTATTTTAGCCATGGAAATAATGCCACAGATTTGATTCATTACAGATACTTCCCCGCCAGGGGTATTAATAACAATTTTCAACTCCTTTCCAGAAGACTCAGGAGCCATAACGTATCTCATCATGTCAGCAATTAAATAAGCACAATTTTCTGAAGTGATTTCATCCTGAATAAAAACAGTGTCATCTGCCATAAAATTTTTAGACGAACTAGGATGTATAGTTTCGTTTGTATAATTCCACATGATTATTTACCTTCGAACAAATATTGAAAATCTAAGAAATTAAGAGTTTTGGGCACAGGACGATTCAAAATTTTACCCAAAAAATAAGAAAAAAGTTTTACAGAGTCATCATTTAGTGTAAAAGAATATAGTTTATAATTTTCTCCTATTCCAAGTGATTTTAGTGTTTCAACATATTTTTCTTTGCCTCTTTGCCCAAAACCATCTAAAATCCAATCCTCTTCTGTTTTGCTTACTTTATACATATAATCCGCAAGTCGTTGAATATTTTCTTCCACTTCAATATTTGGGATAAAACCATCTCGCAAATGTAAAAAAACAAATTTATCCTTATAATCCCCAACATCAAAAAAACTAACCAATATATCTTGAGGGAAATCATCTAAAAATGTAAAATAATTCCAGTATAAATATTTTTCTCTTTTCATTTTCTTCCTCTGTTAAACATATTATGTACAAAACAACAGTAAAATCAAGATAAAGTTTTAATAATATTTCGTTTAATATTTTTACGAGTTCTAATCACTATCAACATTACTTCAACAGTTTTAATAAAGGAAAATAATAATGGCAGAATTGAAAGAAAGTCTCATCAAAATGTACGAAGACTTTGACGGTATCGATTTGGATTTTATGGGCGATGAAGAACTTGCAGACGAAGAAATGGAAGAAGCTCGTCACGCAAAAAGTCCAGAAGAAAGAGAAGATGATGCAACAATTTTAATGTCTAAAAAAGGCTTGTTGCGTCAAAAGAAAGCAGATTTGGATGCACTAAACGCTTCTATCAATGCTCAAGCAGATATGTATCGCAAAGGAGTCTATCAAAACAAACCAGAATCTCCAAATAGACTAGCAGACGTTCGTAGAGCAATTCATAGCATGGCGGCAGAATATGAAGACAACCTTGCTGACATCCGTGATTTGGAAGCTGCCATTGACGCATTCGAAGCCGACCCATCTGAAGAAAACAAAAAACGCTTGATGAGTGGACGAGCTGGTGATTATGAAAAAGATTTGGAACTTATAAAGCAAACTGCTGATGCAATGAGAGATGCTGAAATTGACACGGGCGCAACTCAGCCAGAAATTGTTCTATAATGCTCAATCAAAATAATAAAACAAACGCCAAGAAAATAAAATGTCTTGGCGTTTTTATTGTGGCACGCCCTACAGGATTCGAACCTGTAACCTGCGGATTAGAAATCCGGTGTTCTATCCAGTTGAACTAAGGGCGCAAAGATGCGAGACCTAAGGTTGATAACATTACTGAGATGTCATAGCAATTATCCTAGGCGCACAATATAATTATATACATTTTAATTATCAAATCAAGGGAATATTGAACAAATAAAAGCGTTCTATATATTAAATGTCACCTTTTGACCAATTTTTATTAGAATCAAGAAAAATCCGTGCAAAATATAATGTATGGATGTTGCGCAAGCCTGCCGAAAAAGATGCTCTCACCACAGAAATGAACGAAATCCTAGAAAAACTTTTAGATGAATGTGAACAGCGAGAACAGGGATTTTTCAAAGCGGCAGACCAGCTTTCGGCCATCGGCATAAACCCAAAAGCCGCAAAGAAAATTCCACACATAAGACAAATCGAATATAAATAAAAGCCACCGTTTTTGTGGCTTATTGTTTTGGCATCCACTCGGATTCTAACCATTAGATAATAGGGCTAAAAGTGGTTGGAGCATCCCGACTCGAACGGAAATTCTTGGTTCCAAAGACCAATGTTACTACCATTAAACTATGCTCCAAATACTCAAAGATACAAAACAAATTAAAAAATCATCTTGTATCTTTGTCAGAACCAATCAAGCGTGAACAGTTTGGAACGAGGAAGACCAGTCAAACCTGTATAGACATACTTAACACGTTATTTAGATTCTAAAACTTTTCCCCAATAAGTCTTACTAAACTAACTTTATGCTTATGAATTCGTTGGATGGGACTGATAACATTACCAAGATGCCATAGCAGTTATCCCATCGCTTCTTCAAGGGGTAGATTCTGTTGCCAAGCTCTACCCAGCTCCGATTGATAACTTTATTTAAATCAAGCAGCAATTGCGCCTAATTTATAGTTATCGTTCGCTGGTTCATTTTTCATGCCAGTCAATAAAAGTGCTTTTAAGAGCAATTTTATAAACTGTACTACTCATGCTTTTGATAGAGGGGTAGGAATCAAATTAGCTTTTTCCTATATCCTACTACAGCACTAATTAAACTGTATCTCCGTATAGCGGTATAGTTGATATGTTTGCGTACGACTTGAATCTCAACCACTATCAAGACCACTCTATCAAAACTTTATTAGGTAGTTGTAACCCTAGTATATATCGTTTCACCTATGTTACTTCCTGTTCGGCCATATTGCGTAATCAGGACTAGCTTAGAATGACCTTAGTTCAGCCTTTTCAGGTTTCGTTGTTCGGTCTGACCTATTTATTACTACCTAAACTTTTGGTGGAGATGTCGGTATTCAAACCGAGTCCAATAATAAATTATTGTCGAATCTAATTCATCCCCTAATGAACTTTGGGTGGGATTATTGGTTAGGCACTTCCCCTAACACTTCAGCCCTGTGTGCTGCGTGCTATACTTCACACTACTTACCCAAACTTTCTGGCGGAAGCTAAGGGACTCGCACCCCTAACACTTTTCAGTGCTACCTGATTTCAAGTCAGGCTCCTCATCTAGCCGGATAGCTTCCAGATTTAATATATTATTACCACCACAAATAATGATAATACTCAGCTAATAAAAATCTAGCTTCTTTTCTCATATTATATACAACGTCATTGGGACAACATATAATACCAACCCTATATTCACGCCCCGTTTTAATAGAACTCCAAATCTCTTTTCTTTGCTTTTCGCTTTTGGCGTTGTTAAGCTTTTTATTAATAGCATCTACTTTAGATTTCCATTTGTTATTCCAAGCATCCCAATCTTCTTCCTCTAGAACGTCGTCTTCAAACCCGTCTTTCATTTGATTTAAAACTTCTAACCATGCCTTTGTGGCACGATTCCAACAACGATTTCTTTCTGCTTTATCTTTCAGTTGCCATTTATGGTTATCCCATTCATAGCCTTTAGCTATAGACTTTTTATATTCTGCATCTAAAAATTTACTAGGCACACATGCCTTTGGCCCATATTCAATAAACATAGCAATACGAGGGGCTATTAATTTAGATAATGAACAATATAACGACCACGTTTCTGTTTCATCAAAGCCTAGTTTTCGGCGGTCTCTTAAAGTTCTCCAGTAAAAAGCGGTAAAAATAGTACGGTCATGATATGTAGGTATTAATCTACGAATACCTTTATAATATACATAGCGTTTAAAATCATCTACAAAATCTTTAAACTTCATTGTCTTGCCCTACCATTTCTGAATACTCTTCTGCTGTGCAAATAACAACATTATAATATTCAGATAAATTCATGTAATATTCATAATTATCTTTAATGTATTTTGCAAGTTCAATATCAGTCTTAGCATCATAAATAACAATAAATAACACATCTTTTAGAGATTTGATATCTCTAATATTTATATAATGCTTGTTAAAAATTTGTGAATATTCTTTACATTTTCGATTATAAATATAGTGCTTCAAATTTCCTTCTTTCCAATCCCAATCCCAAGGGATAAACAAATCATGAATCAAATCATTCAAATAATCTTTCAAGCCCAATAAAAAATATTTCATTGTATACTCCTTTTATGTTTAGAACTGGTTACAGACAGGATATTAAATCCACTCCTTGGGCACAGTTAGGCTAACTCTTATGAGAAATTCAGCTTCTCGCCTTAATCATCTCGACGCTTAGATTAAGGAAACACCTATTAGCTGTTTGGGAGATTGCCCCTATCATCGTCGTAATAGTCTGTAACCAAACTCTGGCTGGTCATGCTGGACTCGAACCAGCGACATACGGATTAACAGTCCGTTGTTCTGCCGACTGAACTAATGACCAATGAAAATGTTTTGGTTGCAGGAGTTGGATTTGAACCAACGACCTTCAGGTTATGAGCCTGACGAGCTACCGGGCTGCTCCATCCTGCGCCAAACGGATGAGGCGGGGAATATTTGGCATTTTCTATCAAACGTCCAAAGTCATAGAACTTTTATACTGCTAGTTCAACAGCTCGATAGCGGTATTTCCCATAACCGTCGATTTTACACCTCATGATGGTGGACTTGGTGGGACTTGAACCCACAAGCATAAGCACCAGAACCTAAATCTGGCGTGTTTACCAATTTCACCACAAGTCCAGACAAAACGAACAGTTTAAATACATATTCGGGTATTTTTACGATAAAGTTTAAATCTCAATATCGTTTTTACAATTATACGTACTTCTATTCCTTTGTCTATAATTTATTGAACTGATTATTTTTTTCTTTTGCACAATAATTATAACAGAACAAATAAACAAAAGCAAATTAAATTGTCTATTTCTTTTTACCTTGCTTGGCTTTGTTTTTTGGTGCCTTTTTATCTATCAAAACCACCTGTTTGCCGCGTCTTACTTGTTTTATGTCGCCACGTTTTTTCCAAGCGCGTAAAGAACTTAAAAACTTCATATTTTACTCCTTTTCTTGTTATTATAAGTTTTCTAAAACAAAAAGCAAGACGTTTTACAGAAGAAGTTTACACACTAATGGAAAATCTTCCAATGAGCAACCAAGTTCGTTTCGATATGCCACATTTCGCATACATTCTTTCCCATTAAACAATTTTATGTATTTTTCCGGAACAAAATGCCCACACAAAGTATTTTCAGATTGTATCGTGAATTTTATTTTATTTTCAAATCTATCATAAAAACCAAAATAAGACAACCTATCGTCAAAACCATTTTTAGTAAAATCAGATTCAAACAAAAGAGGATATTCAGCATTACCATCCACAGTAGCAAAATGAGATTTATCAGGGTAAGACAATCTTTTATTTAATTCTTCTGTAATGCTATGGATATTTTTATTCTCAAAAAAATAGCACATCATTCCATTTTCAACAAACACATCGGCATGAAAAAAATGGACAAATATACTTTTCAATACTTCCACTCTCATTTGAACAGGAGCCTTATCAAAACACAACTCATAAAAACTACTTAATGATGACCATTGGTTCTCATCAAAGACAAAAAGAACCCCTTCTTTGCCTGTACTATGAAACTTTATCTGTAAAACACTGTCAAACATCCAAGAAGAAATTAGACGAAAAAAACAAGATGTATTTAAATCTCTAATAACATCAAGCCATCTCCATTCTTTTTTAATTACAGAATAAGTTCCTTGAATGTTTTCAATTCCCGAACCCATATTTTTGTCCTTGTTTATATTGCTTTGCATAAACTCTTTTTTCATTTGTTTATTATACAGGATTATGCAATACAGTCAAATTAAATAAAAACCCGTTTCAATATCTGCTAGCAGCAAATTAGAGGTGTTTACCATTGGACCGAAAATGAGATAAATTATAAAAGTGCCAAGTAAAGTGGTTTTATCAAATTTTGCAAAAAAATGTTGAATTCGGCAAATTATTCCCTGTAAAAAATGTAAAATTTACAAAATATTCGTTGAAAAAAGTGTAAAAAATATCACTATCCCTGGCTATGCTTTGTTGAGGAAAACTGCCAAGGATAGTGTAAACAGGAAACGTGTTCTTTCGTAAGTTTGTTATATTATCGTTGTTTCTGAAAGATTTTGTATAGGCCACATGACTGTCTTTCGTTACAAATTCCATTTATTCCACACTTAGGCACAAGATATGGTTCAACCCAGGGAGCAACACCAACAACTTCTTTTTTCATTTGTTTTATACCTTCACGGATTTCTGCTTGGGCTCGGGTACACAATCTTTCATTACAAATATGCATAAGTTCACGAAGATTAAATGTATCCACCATGCTTGTTTTCGTTCCCATTGGCAGCAAATTACGCGCATCTTCTGGTTTTACACCTTTTTCCAGCTCTTCAAGATAAAAAGCCAACTCTTCCGCATAGTGTCTTGCATTTTTAGCGTCAACGCCGACAACATACTTTTGCATAATTTCTACTAGTTGTTCATTGCTGGCGTTTCTCAACATATTTTTATCTTCTTTGATTGTGGTATAGCGAAATGAACGAACAGACGGAGAAGTATGACGATGACGCAAAAGCTGTTCACTTGCCATACGAGAAATTTCATCAATGGCAAAAGTAAAATTTACATGTTCGGTTACACTTAGATGCCCAGATTTTATAACACCCTGAACAAATTTTATCTTTTTTTCTTCCGGAAGCGTTTTTGCAAGTTCTTTTAGCTCATCTGAACAACCAGCATGATAACAAGTGCGGGCTCCAATATAAACAGTGTCCAGCGGGTTCATGGTATAACTTATTAACGATACTTTCATAAAAATTCTCCTTTGATTATCTTATATTAGAACTCCAAGCAAAACAAAAGCCCTAGGAAAAATAAAAGGAAAAACCTAGGGCCAACGTACGGATGAGGCTGTGGTTTTTATTTTACTTCATTACCACTCTGAACTTTGTCCCCATGGCAGTTATTCACGGAAACAAACTTGGCAACGGTCTTATCATTCAAGATAGTTGAGTTTTGACATTCTCAACGACCGTTATAAAACTTATTCGTGTGCCCCCGATATGAAAAATTTTAATGGGAGGAGACGGAGACACACGATTCCTGACAGCCAACGCCAGAAACTCTTAATAGATGTTTTCAAAATCCGTAATTGTACAATCAACATCATCTAAGCAAACAATTTCTTCATATGTAATTCTGTTGCTAACCTTGATTTCCTCCATAATCTTTTGTTGATTGCTCACTATGATACCAACACAAATGAAAAGCAACAAACACAAAAAAAACATCAGAAAATTAATTTTAGAGTTGATTGATTTCGCCATTTCTAAGTAGCTTTTTTCTTCAAACTTCATGCTGTCTCCTTTTATTTTCTTTACACCATATACTATATAACAAACAAAAACAAAAATCAAATTAAAACCCTGAGAAAATTTCGTTTAATCTCAGGGGTCATCTTAAGCTTCTTGGTATTGAATTGCGTGCTCTATGAAATTTTGTTCGACAGGTATTCCAATTTTTACATCAACAATCAAAATCCCATTTATTACCTTTGCACTTTTTATTTCCACAACACAACCATCCGAAACAAAAAACTGCTGTGCAAAACCCCTTGTACTAATAGAGTTTGAATTTACTTCCCACTCATCATCGGCAGAAGAGACAGTGTCATCGTATCTAATAACTATCTTATTTCCTTTGGTCATTAGATGTAGTTTGTCTTTGTCCAATCCAGCAACAGCAACCTTAATGCGCTTTATTGTTTTATCCTTTTTGTTGCTTAAAATTTGATACTTTGGATATTTGTCCTTGTTATTAATCCCATTTAGATTAAGGCTCAAGTGTAAGTAATGTATCTTTTACGCTTTACTTACTTCATTGCTGAACTAATGTTCTGGCTCTGTAAGCATTTACGGACATAGCCTATGCCCAAATTCTTCAAGTTGATTGCGGCATTCTTATCCCTATCTATGGGCGTTCCACAATTTGGACATACCCATTTTCGGTCAGATAATGCCAACTCGTTATATTTGTATCCACACTTATGACACATCTTCGATGATGCAAACCACTTGTCCGCTTCAATCAGATGTTTACCATACCAATCGCACTTGTATTTCAATTGATTTATAAATTGTGAATAACCTAAATCCATAACACTTTTGCCAAGCTTCAATCCTTGACTTATTGCTTTTAGATTTAAAGATTCCACAACTATAATATCGTTTTCTTTTACAAGTTTTGTGGATAATTTATGAGAAAAATCTTTCCTTTCGTTAGATATTTTCTCATGTATCAAGTTGATTGATTTTCTCAACTTTCTACTTCTTCTTGAATTTTTCTTTTTCTTTGATTCAAGATGTTGTAATTTCTTCAATCTTTTTTCATGCTTTTTGTATATTTTAACATAAGCAGGTGAATTACCTTCATCATCAACAAAAAAATTAGTAAGACTCATGTCAAGTCCAATAACCTTATTGTCTTTAGATAGTTTTATCTTTTTTACTTCTTTTATGTCTTTTTCAAATAACACTGAACAATAATACTTTCCAGTGGATTTTCTTGAAACAGTTATTGAACAAATTTTGTTGGATAAATCTATGTTTTTATTTTGTCCAAATTTAAATATTCCTAATTTTGGAAGCCTTATATGATTTTTGTCTATGATTTTAATGTTTCCATTATAAAATAAAGATGTATAAGAACCTCCGCTCTTCTTTTTCTTAAATACGGGAAATCCTATTTGGCCACCTTTTCTTCTCCCAGATAAAGATTTGAAAAAATTATTATAAGCATTTTCCAAGTGTCTTCTTGCTTGAACTAAAGCTACAGAATCCACTTCTTTCAAAAAGTCAAATTCTTCTTTATATTGTTTTTCGGTTTTGTATTTCCATCCGTAAACTTCTTTTTTGTTTTCTTTATGTTCTTCCCAAACATTTTTTCTTTCAGCCAACATCTGATTGTATAAAAACCTGCAACATCCAATGGTTTTATCAATCAAGAGACTTTGCTCTTGATTTGGATAAATTCTCAATAAAGTTGCATAATTTCTTTTCATATTATTTATTGACTTTATATAATAATAGAACTGTGTTTTTTTGAAAAAGATATATTCCTTACACTTGAGCCAATATTAAATAGTTCGGAATTTTTCATTTTCAAGTAGATTTTATCAAACAGTTCTAATATAATAATATCATGCATCTAGAGTTTTACAAAAAATATTATAAGTACTACAATGAATTGGAAATAGCTTATCTTCCTGATTGGGTCTTAAACGAAGATAGACTAAGAAGGATGAAAATTAATTATGTCAACATGTTTTCCAATGATGCCTACAAAGATGATTCAGTTTGCTTATTTGAAAAATCTGGGAAAAAGAAATATTATAAACAATTTAAAAATATGACAAGAAAGGAGTTAATTCAATATCAAGAAGACTACCTTTCTGGAGAGTAAAAATGAATAAAAAGAAAGTAGTAGTTGGAAAAAGAAAAACAAACATCTTAAAAAGACGAAAAAGATACTTTCCACCAAAGAAAATACAAAGAGGACTAGTAAATCTAAACGGAAAAAGACTAAAGGTTGGAACATCTCAATCGGAAAACATGTGGTTAGACCAGTTGGGGGTTCCTGTTCGTCAAGTTATCATAAGAGGATTCAACAATAAAACATATGTAATAGACGGAGCTGACCCAACAAAAAAAATAGCATACGAATTTCTTGGTTGTTACTTTCACGGACACTATACACACATGAACTTGAGACAACTAAACACACTAACAAAGAAAACTTATGGACAAATGTATGCAGAAACAAAAGCCAGGTTCCAATACTTATATGATACAGGATGGAGAGTTTGGTTTTGTTGGGAATGTGATTATAAAAACGGCAAGCTCGGAAGATTTTATACAGGAATGAAGGATATGTTATAATGTCAGTAGTGTTGGATTGTTTAGATGATTTGCAGTTGTTGCTAGAAAACCCAGGAAAAACTCTTCAAGGGGCTAAGATTAAAAAATTCAGAGAGACAGACCCCAATGTTGCAGAATATAATGAAATAAAAAAAGAATTATATAAAGGGCAAAAAATAGACCCAAAGTCAACAAAGAAAAGAGTCAAATCTCACAAAAAATGGCTAAAAGACCCTAAAAACAAGGAAAAACTAAAAGAAGCCCTCAAAAAACGAGATGAAAGAAATAAAGACCCAGAAAGACGCAAAAAATTCATGGAAGCAATAAAAGAACGCGACCGTAAAAGAAAGGAGAAAAAACAAAATGAAGCTAAAAATTAAATATACATCAGCAAAATCAGAAGAACTATACAAAAACAGAGCGAAAAAACTTGACTGGAAAGAAGGTGATTCCGGTATTGATTTAAGTTATTTCGATGCTATGGGTAGAAAATGCATTATCCCAGCTGGAGGCACAGGAATGATTCCAACAGGCGTATCTTGTCAACTGTGCGAAACAAAAAATGACCTGTACGAAATTCAAATTAGAGGACGTAGCGGATTAAATTCAAAAGGACTGCTTACTCATCTTGGTACAGTGGATTACAATTACACAGGGGAACTAAAAGTCGTTGTAACAAACCTAACACAAGAAAACTTTACATTTAACCCTGGTGACCGTATTGCCCAAATCGTCGTAGCTCAAATCGCAAAGCCTAAAATAATAAGCACTGAAGAATTAAAAAATACGGACAGAGGTGCCAACGGGTTCGGAAGTACTGGATTATAGTTTTCTACCACAGTTTTGTTTATCTTGTCTCTTAATTATTTTATTGACAGATAATTCAGCCAATTCACAAACCTGCTTATCGGAAGTCTGAGGAGAGGAAATAGACCGAATACGATTTATTTCCATATTCAAAAAGGCCTTCCGATTTCTTTTGTCATATAGGTCAACTTTTTCTTCAACACACTTTACCTTAGAGAAAAAATCTTCTATTGTTATTTTGTCATATAAAACAGCTCGACACAAACCATTTAATTCTTTACGATAATTTGGTTGGGCAGCATAAAAAGCGGCAAATTTATCATAACGAGTGGCTTCATGACGAACTTTCGCAATCCTTTTTGCCATATCTATTTTAGCTAAATCAGAAAAAAACTCTTCATTCGTCATTATAACCACACAATACTAAAAATCATTGGTGCAGACGAAGAGATTCGAACTCTCAAGGGTTTCCCCATAGCATCCTTAGTGCTACGCGTATACCAATTCCGCCACGTCTGCTTCTATATAAAACCATTATATACGAAAATTCCACTAAATCAAATTAAACTCGCCAAGATTTAATTTTCTTTATTGCATCTGTTGTATACTTTATTTGAAAACGACAATCATCCAATGCATCATGAGTTTTTTCCTTCACCCAATCATATTCAGAAAGGTCTAAACAAGCCATATCTACCAAAGTACGAATGTCTCTATTTAATTTATATGACCAAGGGACCCTTTTCCCAGCCAAACGATATAAATTGCCCAAAATAGGAAGGTCAAAAGTTGCATGACACCAAATCTTATCATTAAACCCAACAAAACGATTGATTGCCATAATTGCTTGATTAACACTCATTATGTTTTCCGTCATCAAACTTTCTAACAATACCGGATTTGTTCTTTGCCACCAGTCTAGAGTACTTTGTGTTTTTTCTGCACCTAACTTTAATTGTTCTTCTGTATCAATGCGAATACTCAAAGAGGCTCCAACATTGCCTTCTTCATCAAACTTAACCATCGCAACTTGAAGTATGGCTGAATTGGTGGTGTTTCCCAAAGTCTCAATATCTAACATTATATTTTCCATACAACTCACCTATTGCAAAACCTTTAAAATTTCTTCTACTTGTGTTGCCAACCGTATCTGTTCACCATTCAAAAATTCTACCAGACATGTTTTTCCATCTGACCCATCACAAATCCATCGTATATCTTCCATATTAATTATGATGTTTTCACCAGAAGGGGTTTTTCCAAATAGTTTCAAATTATTCATCACAAAAACTCCTTTACAACTTTACTTGCAATTTTTCCATCAAAGCGGTCTAAAAACTTTTGCTTCAATTGTCCCATTAACATTCCCATATTCAAATTTTCTTTACCAACAACAAACTCAGACAAAAAACTTCTTACTTCATCTTCTGTTAGCTCTTGCGGTAATTTTGATTCAACCCAAGATAGTTGTTCCTGTTGTTGTGTAAAATCTCTTGCTGCCTGTTTTAATGTTTCAATTTCTTCTGTCAGTTTCTTTTTGTTGCTTTTTAGAATTTTTACAGCATCAATTTCACTTTCAGAACATCCATTGTCTTTAGCGTATTTAATTGCATCAGTTTTTACAATCCTAGCAATAGCCAAAAGAGACTTATTACCGTTTTTCAAAAATTCTTTTATTTCTGCGTCAATTAATTCCACAAAACTACTCATCATTTTCCTCCATTCAAATCGCGTAAGTATATGGTGTCGTCCCTTGCCCTGGGTTAGGATATTGTTGAGGGCTGTTTGGTAGAATATCGGTAAAAGAGCGAGCCCAACCTAACTGAGATTTTAATATTTCTATTTCAGACTCCAATCGTTCAACCTTTTTAGCCATATTGAAATATTCTTCTTTGTAATCTATTGAGTCTAAAAATTCCTGATGCTTTTCTGCTAACTCTTTGACCGGAAACTCTTTACCACCTTCTGTAATATATGTTGTCTTTTCTTTAATTTTCATCATTGTACTCCTTTATTTTGTTAGTAATTTCAATGTCTCTGGTAAAAATTGCATATCTGATTTTTTTATTCTTAACTTCATTATTGCTTTACCACTTTCTTCATATTCTTTATATCCAAACATTCTAATAAAAGGACAGAGTGGATTATTGTGACGTTGCAAAACATTCCAGTTCTTAATGGAAAAACAAACACACCTAGACATATTGAAGACATTAAATATTGGTGGAACCTTATAATAATCATACCCTACAACAGAAGCTAAAGCATTTACAATTTCTATAATAAGCTGCGCATCAACTATTTTAGAGCCTATATATTTTTTTACTTCCTCTAAGTCATCAAACAGGCGTCTATTTATTTTAAGTCCACACGGTTCACCAAAAGACGCGACATTGCATAAGACTTGACTATCATTAAGGCTTGTGTCACAACGGTCATTAGGAAAATTTCTAAGAGAATAACCAATAAAAACAATATCAGGGTGATAAGTTTTATGAATGCAAAGAAACGGAGACGAAAATTTATCAACCCAAGCTTGTAAATCTTTAAAATCAATCTGAGGCAACTTGCTTCCCCTTTTCTGAAAAAATAACATAAAATAACAAAAATGTCAAATTAAATATCATTTTAAAGGCTTGCAAAAACAAAATATATAGAAAAACATATTCATTTTCTCATAAGACCAAGTATAACATCTAATGATTCCACAACCCTTTTGTCTAAACTTATTACTCTTTCTCGACATTTAACAATTATATCTGGAGAAAGATAAGGAGCATCGGGAAGCTGAACCCACTCATCTTTATATCGTCCTTCTGAAACCGCTTTATTCAATAGTAAAATTAATGGGGTTTCGGAAAATGATACGAGTTCAAACTCATCCACAGACAAACAAACATCTACCATGCCATTGTTTTCCTTCACTTTACAATGAAAGAAAATCTTACGAAGTCTTGATTCAAACTCTTTAATCGCACTATCCATTATATCCCTCCATTAAAAGCTTCAACATTATTTCCAATTCCTCGATATTATCAACGCCTAAAGACACTTCTTGGCACACTTTAATCTTTTTTGATGCTATCGTTCTGTTGAATTTGTAGTTAGCCCGAAATTTGTCCCAAAACATTTTCCAAAAATTATATTGCACAGATATTCCATTGACTAGTTTTCCGCCTACCTCACACTCTTCGTTAAAATACATAACAAGTCCTTATGAGCATCCCCGTCTAAACCCCTTATCGCTTTTATGCACCTTTCTACCTTACCATCTTCTTCTAACTTCTTAAAATACTTCTCAATAGCCCTACTCTCCATAAGCTTTATAAAATCATCATAAACATTCAAATAAATAACCAACTCACCTCTTTCAAACCTTACCCCCTCAACATAAATACAGTAAAGATTAAAGTTTAACCTATCATTAAATTTCCTAAAAACATTAAATAAAACCGTCTCTTTCATAATACCTATACCTATTCATAACAATAATAATAAATAATAATAAAAAATACAAATTAAAAAAATACTAACACCTATACATCCTATATATTAATTAGTTCTATCTTCTATAAACTATATCTCACTACTCTCGATTATATATACATTAATTCCTAAAAAAAATTAATCATAAAGAGAAAGGTAATACAACAATATATAAATCTAGTCCCTTATCACAATACTAGTCCTTATATATCCCTCTAAATAAAATAGTTACCCTCTCCAGTATATATTCAACTAACCTTCTTTTCTCTTCACTATAAAAAAAACACAAACACAAATACAGTAAAGAGATTAATCAAGGAATATAAATAAAATGGCTCTAGTAAAAAAAATCATGACTGAAGCTCAAATCGCAACAGAAGCAACAGTCAAAAAAGAATCCAAAATCGCTCGCGCAGCTAAAGTCCTAACAGAATCAGGTTTGGCTACACGCTGCCCAGCTTTGGCTAAAATGATGGAATCCTCTAATAAAGCTGAAAAATATAATGCAGCTGTTATGACTACCATCCTAGAAAATACTAACGCTATGGTTCAGCAAAACTACAAAATGCCTGCCCTAAACCTGTTCAAAGAAGACGTAACAACTTCAGCAGCTTCTTTAATGCCAGGCGTAGCTTCCCTAACCCCTCGCGTTGTGGATATCGTCAATGTGTTTTACCCGAAAATGGTAGCGCATTACATTGCAGATATTCAGGCTCTAGACCGTCAAACAGGTGAAATCTTCGTTATTAAAACCCGTTACGGTATGACAGCAGCTGGCGTAGCAGAAGGCGATATTATCTTTGAAAAACCTACAGATGGCTCATACTCTTCTGAATGGTTGACATATACTCCAGTAGAAGCAGCAGCAACTGAATTGACTCTAGATGTTGTTGCAGATACTTCTTTTGCTCCAAACCCAGCCTCAATCCCTGAAGCCAAATATCAAGTTCGTGCAGGCTCAGTTCGTGTTATGTTGGGCGGTAAGACAATTGCTTCAGATTACGGCACAGGTCAAATCGTTGGTAAAGGCGTATTGTCAACATCAACTGTCAACTATACAACTGGTCAAATTAAGCTAACATTGGATGGAACCGTTTATAAAGATGCTATCGACAATAAGGTTCAAGTATCTGCAAAGGCTTCACGCGACACAGAAATCAATGATGACACTATCCGCACTATTGAATTTGATGTTTTGAATCAGTCAGTACGCGCAGAAGAACACCCATTGATGAGCTCATATTCAGTTGCTTCCGCTTTGGTTGCTAACGCTCATATGGCTTTGGATGTTGATGAATTGATTTCTAACCAGTTGGCGGGAACAATTCGTTGGGAACGTGACTTGGCCCTAATCCGTAAGGTAGCAGGCGCAGCAGCAAAAGAACCAACACTAGCTTTCGACTGTCAAGCAAATGGTCAAAACCTAACTCTAAAACAACGCTACAGCTCATATGATGTCTTTGTTTCAGCAGCACGTGGTTTGATTCAAGAAAAGATGGGTCGTGGAACAGTTGAATATATCATTGTTTCTGCTACTCAAGGCTTAACAATCGTAGAACAAATTGAAGGTTTCGTTGCATCTCCAGAAGGTAAAAAGCCAGTTGGTCCATATTTGGCAGGTACATTGCGTGACGGTACTATTTCTGTTATCGCTGTTCCTTATACCTCCGGTGCTAATAATCCAATGGCAGAGGACGAAATTATCTTTGGTTTCAAGGGCTTCCAGTTGGGTGATAGTGCAATTGTAGTCGCTGAATTTGTGCCTCTATACTTCACTCCAACATTCCAAGCACCTAACCTAAAGAATCATAAGGGATGTTTGTCTTTCTATGATATGATAGTCAATAATCCTAAATACTTGGTTAAGGGTGAAATCGATAACTTTAACTTGGCCTAATTGGTTGAGGAAAAGATTAGTTGGTTTTATGACTGCTAAGAAATCCCCTGAGAGTAAAATCTTGGGGGAGTTTTTTTATTGATTTAATTTGCTTTTAATGTAGTTTTATGATATAGTTGATAGATAAAAAGATAAAATATGGGGAAGAATTAATATGCCAAGAAAAGGTCAAAAGTTATCTGAAGAAGCAAAACAAAAAATACGTGAAGCAAAAAAGAACATATCAGAAGAAACTCGTAGAAAAATATCAGAAGGCAGAAAGGGTAAAGCTCCGTGGAATAAAGGTATTAAAATGACGGAAGAGGAAAGACTTGCCATGATAGAACGAGTAAAGAATGTATGGACAGATGAAAAAAGAGCAAAACAATCAGAAATATTAAAAAAAGCTTATTCAGACCCGGCAGTAAGAGCAAAGGCATCGGAAATAGCAAAGGGATTGATGACGGAAGAACATAGGAAAAAAATCTCTGAAAGTACAAAAGCAGCAATGCAAAAACCTGAAGTAAAAGAAAAACAACTTAGAGGGTCACGTTCATTAGAGGCAAGACAGAAGACGATAAAAGTATGTATGGAAAAATATGGAGTACCGTTTCCTTGTATGACTGAGCAAGCGAGAAATGGGTCTAAAACAATATCTAAAATAAACAGAAAATGGCAAGATAAATTAGGTGTACCAGATGACGATTTAGAATTTGCGCTGGGACGTTATGTATATGATTTGAAGATTGGAAATACGCTAATAGAAATTAATCCATCGTATAGCCATAATTCTTCACATGTTCCTTGGTTTGGCAATAAAAAAGGTAAGGCATTAGACAAATATTACCATATAAACAAAAGTCGGAATGCAGAAAATGCTGGTTACAATTGTTTTCATATATGGGACTGGGATGAGGAAGAAAAGGTTATAAATTATTTTGCCGATAAGAAAAGAATAGTTGCAAGAGAATGTGATGTAAGATTGGTGGAAGATAAAGAAGTGGTAGATAGATTCCTCAATACTTATCATTTTCAGAATACATGCAAAGGACAAAAAGCAACAGTAGGATTGTATTATGGAGAAGAATTAGTGGGATTAATGACCTTTGGGAAACCGAGATATAATAAGAAGTTTGAATGGGAGCTATTAAGATTATGTTATAGTAAAGATTATTCAGTGTTAGGTGGTAGTAATAAGATGTTCAAGCTGTTTATTGATTTATTTCATCCTACGTCTATTATTTCCTATTGTGATAAGTCTAAGTTTTCTGGTGATGTATATGAGAAGTTAGGGTTTGTTGTATTATCTTATTCTCAACCTTCTCGTCATTGGTATAATTTGTGGACAGGAAGACATATAACAGATAACCTACTAAGACAAAGAGGGTATTCACAGTTGCATGGAGATAAAGAACATGTGAAAGGTGAAGATAATGAAGAATTAATGTTTGAAGCAGGTTATGTAGACATTTGGGATTGTGGTCAGAATAGCTATATGTGGAAGAATTAATACCAGCGCACAATATAAAAAATCACCCCATAAGTTTAGCATTACAGATGGGTTGGTAGTAGCTTATCGTTGGTTTAGGTCTTGCTTTGATTTTTATGTATGTTTATTTATCGTTTATTTGAGTCTAGAGTATGTGACTTTGATTTTCTACGTAGGGTTTCTGCTTAGTTTTGTTTCGTCAATTCTAGGGGTGTTTTAAGTGTTTTTAGAGGTATGCTTTTCTGTTAGTGGTTTTCTGTTGGTAGCTTGGGTTTGATTAATTTGTTTATGTATAGTTGTTAGCTGAGAATTTAATCATTTTTATATTTAGTTTTTTATTCGGTTCCGCACTTTTTCCTAAATAGACATAGTGATTTTGTATTTATATTTTATTTTAGGTCTTAGGTTGGGTTTTCAAATATGTCTAGTTTTTATTATAATGAGTCTACAGTTTATGATTTCAAATTTCAGGTAGGGTTACTAGGGGCAAAATTTTCGCTTATTCTAGGGGTATTTAAACGCGTTTTAGAGCTATGTTTTTAGGGACAGTAATTTTCTTAGATTTTATTTGGGTAATTAATCTTTGTATTTTTGTATAATTTAGGGTTTGGAACATGATAGAAGTTGATTTAGATATATGATTTTTTTTTAGCCATTGAGATTTTATTTGAGAGAGGGTTATGTTTTTAGGTAATCTGTAAGGTAGTTTAGTTAGTTTGATTAGGTTTGTGTTATAGAAATTTAATGTTTTTGGGTCTTTAGTGTAGATGATGTATATAGTTTTTTGCGCTGGTTTCTTTCTAATTTGATTAATTTTCTTAGGTTTTTTATTCATGCTTTGTTTTTTATGGTTTTCCTCTGCCCTGTGCCAAAAAGTGAGAGAGAAGATGTAAGGAATGGAAGGACAGAGGATTTTTGAAAGTAAAAGGGGATATTGTGCTTTTCTTTCAGTAGGTATAATAACAGATAAAAAACACAAAGTCAAGAAAAAGGAAAAGAATTTAATGTTATCTTAGTATGGTATATCGTCATCGTTCATTATCGCTTCATGCATTTCTTGTCTGATAGCTTCTTGTGTTTTTCTTTGTTTTTCTGCTTCTGAACTTTCAACTGCGTGAGGGAAAATGCTATGGGCGAAATCTCTTACTTCCTTTGGTACTTTCCCGGTATAGGGTTGAGTTGGTGTTCCTTCTGCTATTCTTTCAATTGGTCTTTTCCCTGAGTGGCCATCTGTATTAGTATTATGTGATTCTTCCACTGGCTTGGGTTCTTCTTTTATCTCAGGTGTTGTAATCATTGGTTTTTCTTCTTCGGATTTAATTTTTTTAGCTTTTTTCATACCCTTGCTAACATTAATTCCTTTTGCTTGTTTTCTTTCTACATCTATTTCCTGACGATATTTTTGATAGATTTCATTTAAACACTGTGAAATATTCTTAATCATGTCTGGGGAAACAAAAGCTGTTGTAATTACTTCTTTCTTTTTGTTTTTATCATAGTATTTTTGTGTCAGTTTATGATTTTCAAATGCGAATTCTCGTTTATAATTCCCCATTTTATCAACAAAGGGAGTTATGCCTCGTAATAATTTGGCTAACCCTATCATCCCATACCAAGAAATTATAATCTCAAAAGTGTCTAGTGGGCAATCAAAGTCTAATTCTTTTTTTAGGCTAAACAACAACCCATCTGATTTAATTCTATTCCAAAAAATATTATCCGACATGTCTTTCCTTTTTTAGTTGACGAAACATATCTATAAAAGGCTCAAAAGTCAAATTAAAAATTCAAAGAAAAAACGAAAACAAAAAAGATAATTTCTTACGCGTCAGTACAGCACAATACAGCACAGTAACAATAACAACAACAGTGTCAGTAACATTAACAATACAGTACAATACATTAACAATAACATTAACAGTAACCTTCTATTTACCTTCTATTTACCTTCTATTTACCTTCTATTTACCTTCTATTTACCTTCTATTTACCTTCTATTTACCTTCTATTTACCTTCTATTTACCTTTTTTGATGAAAACTTGACAAAAAATGAAGATAAACCAGAGGTTAATACCTAGGTTGATACCCTAGTTGGCCCCTAGGTTCCTTAACGCGCGGGCGGGCGCACACGCACGCGCACACGCGCGTAGTGTTAAATATAAATAATTAAATAAAAATTATTTATATTAATTTATTATAATTAATTAAAATATTTAATTAATTCACAACGCACGCACGTGTATGCGTGCGCGCGCATAAAAAAATAAAAAAAACAACAGTTGACAAAAAATCTATTAATCTCTGTTTCGCTCACCTTCTTTGCTACGCCTGTTGGAGGCTACGCAAAGGTTCGCTCAAAACAAACTAAGGGAGATAAGATGGGATATGGTAAAGAACGCTTCGCTTAGTCACGCTCCACTTCGTTCCGCTAATGTTCTTTTACGATAACTGAATTAACTTTTCTTTCTAGGATTCTCGATGATGTCAAAATAAAATTAATCAAAATAGGGAGTGGAGTTTTTAATTTTTCTAATAATCCATCTGTTCAACTTTGAGATTAATTTCCGGGACATCATCTCACTCGTGTCTCCATTCCGCTTCGCTTCATTTCGCACACACTCGTTCAGTAGCCTACCATCTCACTTCGTTCGCTATGGTATATCCTAATCAGCTTCGTTACACTTCGCCATGATTGAAAAGCCCTATTGTAATTCTTCGATGATGTGAATTTGAGGTGAAGGACGAGAGAATACGAGTCCAAAGCCGAAAATACCGCAGGATTAAATGGCAAAAAATATTGGGCAAAACTAATATTATAAAGTAAAAACAACAAGATAATATAAACTTAGGAGGATAAAGGGATGGTGTCTAAAAAAGTGCGGCGCAAAAAGATATGAAGAAAACGACTAAAATCACCTCTCTAGAATATTGATTACTGCAATTTTTATGAGGCGTGAGTGGGCAATTTTTGAAAAGACGGACAACTATAGCCAAAAAGCATAAAAACCTCTGTACGGTCAAAAAAAGTACCCTGGCGTTGATTCTATGTTTTTGGGTTAGATAGAGAGAATGGGGGCATAATAGGTCTTAGTGTTATTTTTACTGAATCTAATAGGGATAAACGTAATAAACCTGATAGATGATACCTTAGAAAAGAAAAACGCGTGTACGGTCAAATTTAAGGCTTTTACGTTGATGCTGCTTTTATGGAAGAGAATAGTGGTGTCGCTTGGTCTTATCGAAATCTCATTAGGAAAAATTAATCAAAGTCATCTCTATAAAAAATTAAATTCGTCTTCTATATTTTTCTATTGGTGATGTATAAGAAAAGCCCCTCAGAAAAAACTATTGACAAAAATAAATAAAGTACAACTCATGTCAATACAAATGTCTATACAAAGGCAATAAATTTCTTAAAGGGGAAGGGAAGGATACAAAAATCAATAATCAAGTAAAAACAATACAGTAATAAAAATTGGAATAAAAATCTTGTCAATACATTTGTCTATACATTGAAAGAGAGAAAGGACCAACATTAATTCATCTTCATAAAAGCATTTAATAAAAAATTGATAGAATCCCGGCCCTTGTCTCATTACCGGCTGAGTTACCTATTTGTCTTACTTCTATTTGCTTCAGACCATCAACTAAACAAGACAAGATTAATTTCCACCACCTTATCTTCTTCAGTCTTTTAAAATAAATCCCCCATCTTAAATGCATAAGACAGGGGAGAAGGTTGAACAGTAAAGAAAAATTAAGCAATTACTTCTTCTGCTGTTTCAAAACGAAGAATAGAACGGACAACGAACTTTTCTTTCCATTCTAGTTTACCTTCTGCTTCTGGATTTGGTACTAGCACATGTTTCTTAGCTACAGAAGTACGAACATATTTTACTGATGCGATTTCTTCTGTAATTTCTGGAACAAGAGCTTTTAATTCTGCTACCGTTGGGGCTTCTGTCAATGCTGCGTCTTTTTCATCTGCGCTGGTGATATAGACGTGATAAACCTTGCGACCCTTTGGAGCTGTTTCTGTAGCTGGTAGGAATCTTTCAATTTTGCTAAATGTTACTGCCATATTGTTTACCTCTATTTGATTTAGGAGCGGCTTATGTTATAGAGTTTTTCCGGAGTTATAATTTCTTTGCGCCGCCGACATAGAAAACTCCTTACAATATAGAACAGATAATAGTCAACCTTTCCTTATTTACTCAGATTCCAAAAGATAATTACTACAACTAAAATCAATAACCATCCCAACATCTTTACTCTCCTTCTGTTTCGTCTTCATTCTCTTCAATCAATCCCAGCTCTTTTCTCCAAGCTTCTTTTTTGAATTGGGCCATAGCATGTTGTTGTTTTTGTTTTTCCCACATATTAGATACTTTTTCATAGGCCTTATTTGCGTCCTTGGTATTGCTAAACAGACAACGATAAGAAGAATTAATCCATACAAAACCATTCTTTCTTTTTGTATCTAATCCCACTTCAACATAATCTTTACACACTTCCATAAATTCTTTTACTGTTTCAGGGTGTTTATCTTCTGGGCAGTGCTTGATGGATAATGGTTTGTTTAATCTTATTATTTTATCTTTGGCTTGAAAATCTGGTAATTTATTGTAGATGATTTGAGGTTTGATAATATTTTGTGGCATGGTTCTCTCCTTTATCTTCTTTTTGTTTTTAGAATTGTCCCAGTCTGACTTGTCCCTGGTTATATTGGCTTGGTTGTAACGCAGTATGTATCATCAAAACTCCTATTGTAATGATAAAAGCTGCTGCCAATACTTTCTCTGTTTCATGATTGTCTTTTTCTACGTAGTAATAGTTATGAGTTGTACGAATTGGACGTGGTGATTGATAACAAGGTGTTCTGGCCAATGTTTCTCCTCCCAGCGCAACGACAATCAATAATGCTGCTGTAACCCTTTTCATTCTTTGCCCTCCATTAGTTATTCCAGTTCAGAAACGTATTCCACAACTCTGGCCATGTGTTTTTAATCTTTTTTATGTTTTCAATATCTGCACATGATAAAGCCTTACCTAAATTCTTGGAAAAACTTCCTCCAAACTTTTCCATATTAGTTGCAACTGTTTTTGATTCATTGATTAATTTTTCCATTTTATTCTCCTTATTTTTCTTTATTTTGTTATAGTTTCAATATCTTTACCATTACATTCGATTATACATTTAGAGGTTCCGGCACGTTTGAATCGCTTCAGGTATGTTTTAGCGTATTCTCTGGCGTCTTCAAGACTATTTGCTGTTCCTGCCAACCCATAGTCTTTTTCTCCATGCATATCATAACCTACCCAAACTATTTCAAACATCTTATGCCTCCTTGTTTTTCTTATCATATCCATCTACAGCTCCAATATATTCAGCCATACTCTTTTTATTTGCCATGTTGTTGATGAGGTTTTCCAGTGGTTTTTCTTTTTCGTTACACATTTTTCCTGCTTGTTCAATTAATTTTATCCCAACTTGTAACACTTCAACAGCAGTACAATCAACTATTTGGATATGTACTTTTTTCGCTGCGGTTTTTGTTTCTGTATTCTCTTCAATGTTTATTATGATTTCTGGTTTTTGCATTTTTGTATTTCCTTTTGTTGTTTTATAAATTTGTCTGTCTTATCTAAAAAATTCTTTGTCAAGTTATTTATATTTTTAAAGATTTCTATCATATTTATTTCCTCCATATAAAAACCCCTCATCTATGATTAATTTTTTACCACAGATGAGAGGCGTTGTCCAATTAAATTTTCTTACGATTTATTCTTCTACGATTGGATTCATTTGTTCTTTTTCCGGTGAAGGTGTAAAATGAACTTGATACCCATCTTGCCATGTTCCAGCCAAACGTACATTCTTATAGTGATTTGACCCAACAATGACACCGTAGTAATTACCCATGCTCAAAGTTCTCCCTGCCCATGGTTTGCCTTTGTTTTTTAGTACAACTTTTCCTTCGCTGTCTCGGATTTCGTATGTACCTTTAACGCCTTTGTATTTCTGACGATTCTCTTTAGTAATTATAACTGTTTTATCCACGGCTTTCTCCTTTCCTAGTGGTTGTTTCCAGTATTACATTTAAACGAGATTAAGGCAATAAATTAATTTCCCCCTATTTGAATAATTAATGTTGTATTCTCTTTGTTTTATGATAGTATGGGTTTGTTTTCGCGCCTCCTATTCTGTTGTTTTATATTCTTCTTCCTCAAACAGTTCAACTTCAATAGTCTCTCCTGTAAATGTCATTTCATCTTCTGACTCTGGAATATAGTAAGTTGCATTTCCACACAGCTCCCAATTACCTTTTGTATTTTTCTTTACGGTGAAACACATCAAATCCCAGTCAATATCCATAGTTCCATCATCGTGCTCTGTAACATTAGTTAAGCTACATTTTTCTACTAAATCTTTATCACTTATTTCTTTCCCTGGTGTAACTACTGCCGTATAAAAATCGTTTACTGTTGCACAAATATCTTTTATATGTTGGTATTTCATCTTATTCTCCTTCTGTTGCTAATTCTTTCTTTGACATTATATCTAACCCCAACACCTCATCTCCGAACAATGTTGAGCCCCAAGCAACGGTATCCAAATCAAAGTCGTTGTATGCTTCTGGACAGTTTTCCTTTATTTGTTCTAACGTTGCCGTCTCTAATTTATTCATAAGGCTATCAATCTCTTTTGTCTTTTCTCTTACAATTTTACGCTTCAAAAGATTAATTCCCTCATTCTCTTCCTCATTTTTATACTCTGGGAAAAAAGTAGAAACCCAGTGTGCCGGATAAATACTTACATAATATCCGCTGCCATCTTCTGGATAGTTGATAGATACACTGACCTCACAAACCTTATCCATATATTCAAACTCAAAACTCAATTCAATATTTTCATTCATTTTATTCACCTTTTGTTTTTATAATGTACTCAATCCTTGTTCTTTTCGGATATTATTATAAGCAATTTCCGCCGCCGTCCATTCATCATAGCCATTTCCTTGATGTTGCATTTTCCACTCTTCATAAACATCTTGAGCATTCTTTTCTAACCAATCACAATCTACTTCTGACTGTAATGCGGCGTTGTCATAATAGTAATCATTAATAAATTCTTTCAGTTTTTTATTTAATTTTTTATTTGGTTGTATATCTTAGTCCTTTTGATTTGTAATAATAAAGGGGCTGAGCATATTATAACCCAAACCCCTTATTCTCTGTTATGTTTTTTATTATTAAGCATTCTTTGGCGTAAAATAACAACTCCACCCAGATGCTAATTTATCCTGTGCATATGAATTACCTGTCAACTTTTTATTTTGTGAACAGATAGTATGATACAAGGCGTAAACATTATCTGTGATGAACGACTTTACATCTTTACCAAATCGTTTCAATGTCATTGTTCCTGCTTGATTACGATATTCTCTGATGTTTTCTTTTGACAATTTGATTTCCATTTTTATTACCTCTTTTTTTTGTACGTTTTTATTTTTACTTTATTTTTTCTTTTTCTTTTGTTTGATGGGTGTCGGTTTCCAGTTTAACACGGTCAATCCACCATTACGTTTTGCCATTACTTTTTCCTTTTCTTTTTTATTAGCAATCAACCAATTCTGTGTATGTGTTTCCCGTTTGTGTTACGTTTTTTGCACACTTCACATGGGCTTCTTGCTTATTATCAAACACCCCCAACACCATCAGTTCTCTCCCATCTGTACGGCTTTTCAATACTACTTTACACGGCATTTTATACTCCTTTTGTTTAGTTTGTTGTTTTTGTTTTACATTAATTTTTTTATATTGTCAAATTAAATTAATCATTTTCATCTTCTTCATCTTCTGTCATTATAACTCCTTTTATTTATTTGATTGCTTATTATATCTTTTTATTTCTTTCCCGTTTGCTTTCAATACAACTTCTGACTTTATATCATCATGTACTCTCATAAACAGGTCAAAACAATATAATGCAGCAACTTCAATGTTTCTCTCAATTTCATCTACAGGAACATCAATTCTTTTATCGTCAATAATTAGCATTTTTTTCTGGTCGTCGACACCACAATACTGAATGTTGACAAAAATCCGACCATCTTTTTTTCGCCCTATTATTGATACATCTACCCAATAAAAGCCACTTGCAGAATTAAATGAGGTTTTAAAGTCACGAATCATCACTTCATCTTTTTCAAACTGAGATTCGCCAACGTATTCAGGACATTCATTCAGCCGTACAATCTTTATGCACAAATTTGGATTATTGACTTTTCTTTGTTTGTATTCTTTCCATATTGCTTTTTTATCTACTCCTGTTTTTTCTACGACTGGAATCCCACTTTGATAACAGTTTACTAACAAATATAAGACATCATTTTCAAACTTCATTTCAAATCTCCTTTGTTCTCTTCTATAAATTTTCTATAATCTTCCAACAAAATATCTTTCAACACTTCCGCATTTACAAATATTTCTGTGTCGGCAATGTTTCCAAATAAGAAAATTGTTATCATTTCAGTTCGTGCCCACCAACGTTGTAGGACACTTTGAATTTGGTTACCAATAAAGTATGAATCGACAAGATTATCGTTTGCGTCTAAAAACTCCCTAATGAAAGGCGCACGCAAATACTCATCTATAGACAATCCTATTTGCATACACGGTACACCATTCTTTCCTATTAGTGTCTGAAAAATTGTAAATCCTGCCATAGATAATTCTTTTTTACCCATAAACATATCAGATTCTTTTGGTGGATTCTCTGGAAATGTTTGATTCATAATTTCCATAATCGTTTTCTTTGTATAGTGTTTCATTTTTATTTTCCCCCATTAAATTTCATTACATCACTTATAACAACTTTATTATTCAGTCTTATTCCTACTGTTTTATTGATGTTGTTTTCTTTGATTGCTTTGCGCGCTTTCAAGACCAACAACTTTTCAATCAGCATAGATATTACTTGATTAGAATACATTGTAGAGTCAATAGAATTATAACTAGGACAATGTGATTCTAAGTCGATATAAATCTTACTTTTTGTATTTGTTATATTGCGAAGTTCTGTACGTGCAAAATTAATGGGAAACAACGTAGCACCCTTTCGATAAAGGCTTGTATATAGTTTTACTTCTATGTCGCCAATTAAATCTGTATTATATTTAATTAGAGCGTCTTCAGGAACAGTATACAAACAAGCACGTAATGCACCAGAACACTTTTCTTTTTTGACTTTGCTCAATGCGCTTTTTTCATTATGATAAATCTCTGTAATACAATTTTTACCATACCCAAAAAGATATAACATTTTATTCCTCCATTATTTTTTTTACTAGTTCTTGTTCTCCGCACATTTTTGCAGCCGTTTCCCCACTCTCTGATAGATATATGTGAGGGGGTCTTGCTGGGGTCATTATAAAAAATGCTTCCACAAATTCTGACGCTTCTAATTTTTCTTTTACAATGTTTTTTGTATTTGTTCTTATTGCGTCGGCGTTTGCGTCTAGCATTACTTGAAATCCTAACGCATTTAATTCTTTGGTATTCTCTCCCATAAATAAGTCTTTGGGATTACCACCTAAGTTTATATATTCTTGTATTCCTTTTTTCATATTAATTCTCCTTTGATTCTGTTTCTAATAATACCTTGGCTATTTTTTCGACATCGTTGTCCAACAGTTTTGCAATGTCACGAATGTTTTTATATGCGACAACTGCTTTTCCGGTGTTTGTGCCGTCTAAGATTAAGACATGTCTACAATCACTTAACAATTCACGTTCTTGTTCTCGCAAGTATTTCAGCACTACTACGTTGGGATTGTCTTCTTGATATATTTTCTTTTGGAACAAATTGTTTTTAATAAAGTAACAAGGCACATTAAATAACGGATTCAAAAGTGTCAGTTGCAGGTCTTGTAAATCTTGTTTGCGCTTATTTTCAAAAACAAACTTATATAAATCTTGTCCATCGCCTACTTTTGTCGCTTTTATTTTGATTTTATGATAAACTTTTAATTGCCGTTCTGTATCTGAGCAATCAACATCTACCCCAAATAACTGCAAGCAAATTCGGCATGTCGCATAAAAAGTTTCCAACAGTTGTTCCATTTTCTTGTTGCTTTCTTTTATGCTTAATGATTCGTCCACAAAATCTATACTGAGTGTTGTTTCTGTTGTTTTTGTTGCTTCTATGCCTGTTTCATCTGTCAACCCAAACAACAACGAATATATAAAACTACTGACTTCATTTGTTGCGTCACAATTATTTCTGTCAGTAATTATTTTTAACAAAAGTTCCTTGTCGTTTGGTGATAGTGGTTTTTTATCGCATATTTTAGACGTCTTATCGTTTGCCTTAGTATAATAGTAAGTCGTATCACCCGTCACAAGTGTAACACCATTTGAACTGTTTATATTTGTTGCTTTTACAATACCTATTGGTTCTCGTCGAGACGTAGTCCATCTCGTTCCTAGTTTTTCGCCACAATCTAAAACATTGCACAATGTCAACTTTGCCACACAAACTTTATAAGCATCTTGCAAAGTAATTTTTGAATTGTGAAAGATTAAACTAGCCAAACTGGCGTAAACATGGTCACCATAGTAAAAAGCATCATATACTTTTCCCATATCGTTCTCCTTTAGAATTGTTCTGTATATTCTGTGACACTGTATTGTTTTTTCATTTCGTCTTTCCATTCGCTGATAGCCTTGCAAGATTCTGTAGAAAGTATTTCATCAACTACTTCATCATTTAAGTTATCCCAAATCTCTAAGACACGCACATAACCATTCCAAGCGTCAGACAGTTGTGATGCATACTGATTCAAGTCTACATTCAATTCCTTGCTTATGCCAACGAATCCAACTGTTCCTGAATCCCAACGACATCTGTTGTCATCTCCTTTATTGAATGCAAAACTTACAGCACTATGAATATATGCACCTAAGGCATACGCTTCATATTTATCTTTACCATAAGTTTCATCTAAGTATTTTTGGAATGATGCAATATTATCTTCTACAGAATTACCTTCAGGTTCCCAATTTTCACCAGTATCAAACAAATTCTTAAAACCTTCACGTTCATGAGAAGTAATCCAAACTTTGTTTGTTTCTTTAAAGTCTTCTGCTATAAATTCACATTCTGCTTGGCTATACTCGCAGATACCCACATAACGAGGAATTTCTTTTACTATTGTTTCTTCTACCATTCCATTATCTAACAGTTTCTTAGTCATTTTATAACTCCTTTTTTTGTTTTTTGTTATGTTGGTTATTTGTTTTCCACCATGTGCACAAACAACCAAAAGCACACTAACAAGCAGGGAAAGGTTGGAAAGGACTAAAACCCTGCCGGTGGGAATTAGTTATTCTCTGCCAGTTGTTTAGCATTATCTTTCAACCATTCGTGCATTTTTTCATTGTTGTAATCGCATAATTTGCAGAACAGATTGAAATCAGACAAATTTGGATTCGCTGATTCTCTGTGGTTCTGAAAAACATACAACACGTCTCTTGCTAATTGATTGACTAAATCTCTTGCATTATCTACCTTTGCGCAAGCGATTTTTGTCAATTCAATGTCTAGTGGCAATTTGAAAACAAACCTTGCCTCGGTTCTGCGCCAATAGATATAACTATTAACTTCATCTTCTCCACCGTTTGTCAGGTAGTTATCAATCAGTTCTCTGCTAGGTTTTTTCAACACAGTGACAAACTCATATTTCCCTGTTTTTTCAATGATGTATACGATTTGTTCTTGTGTTGCTACTCCATGTTTTGCAAAATCATACAACCAATTATAACTTTTTCTTTGAATAAACTCTTTGATTAATTTGTTGGTAATATTGGCTTTTGAAATAATCGCGTCTTTTGCTGAACATGAATTTGCCTGCATTGAAAACTGTATAATTTCTTTTGCTGTCATATCAACTTTTTTCAAATTGTCTCTACGAAAGTCAAAATACAACTGTTGAAATTTATTCATGTTTGGAAAGTAAGTTGGAACACTCGTTAAAAACTTATTTGTAAATTGAATAAAGTTTTCCAAAGGTATCTTTTTTCTTACATTCTCTGGTATAAATTTCATTATGTGTGGGCATTCAATTTGTTCTGCCAGAAAAACAACACGACCAAAGTCTACATTTTTGCCCTTGCTTTTGATAACTTTTGCAATCATATCTAATGTGCTTTCTGTAATAAACATTTTTAGTCCTTTTGTTTTTTTTGTTGTTATTAGAAAAGCCGCAAAGATTGTTAGTTCTCTACGGCTTTGTTTTTACTTTATTTGTTTACTTCTAAAATTCGATTTTCATTATTTTTGCGTTTTTTACTCCTGCTGGGTTTTTGAATGAATTGTTTCCAACTATACCCCAAATCACAGGGCAATAATTGAAACGCAAATCATCAATGTTATCGTATCCATCAGTCAAACAAATAAATGCGTCATACTTCTTTTTCTTTTCCTTAATCCAATCAAAACTACTTGCTATTTCTGTTCCACCAAAGGAATTCAGTTTATAGTTTTGTATATCTCGATGGAATTGGTTATAAGTTTTCAAAGTATCTTCATGCACCTGAGTTGAGAAACACCACACATCAACATTAAAACTTTTGAATGACTTCATGATTTTTTGTATGTGTGCTAAAAATTCTGCAACTTCTTTGTCTCCAATGCTTCCCGATGTATCAATCGCAATACCTAAATTGATATGTGCGTTTACGTTTACACCAGGTAGAATACAACCGATTGCACAACTTCTACGGCTAGGGTGCTTCCAAGTAAAGTCTGATTTGATAAATGCTTTCAAATAACGAGACAAGAAACCACGCCAATCAAATGGGGGTTCTGCCAACAATAAGTCCAATGCTCTTCTTATCACACTGTCTGTTTTGCCGGCTTCTTGACCAGTCATTGAACGCAAAACTTCTTCAACTTTTGCTTTGATTCTTGTTGCGTCTTCATCTGTCATGTCATTTAATTCTTCATGACTATCAAACCCTTGTCCGTCACCTTTACCCAACCCATTGACAAAACTTTTTATGGCTTCATCTATCGCTTGGTCAGGTGTTTTTCCATCATTCTCTTTTTGAAAGTCCTTTATTAACTGGTCATAGATTTCTTCGGCTGCCATATTTGCAAACCGAGTATCTAACAAACCATAGTTGCCATTTGGGTTTTTAGGGTTAACAAGGTCTTCAAACTTCGGAAAAGTTCCAACAGGTTGTTTTCTGCCATCTCTTTCGTTATTCTCTAACGCCCAGTTGATTGCATAATCCGTTGCCATATTCCAAAACTGTTGGTTGCGCCATTGCCGTCTTTGTTGAGTTAATGTTATCAAATGCATTACTTCATGGGCAACTATAAACACCAAGTTATCATAAGTAAATTCCCGTTCTTTTATTGCTGTCCAGTTCAAAAAGATACTTCTACCATCTGTCCAAGCAATGGCGTCATTATTTTCTTCTACAATGCTTACGCCAACACGAGATATAATGGCTGCTAACATTGAATAGTTCAGCCACAACTTGGTAAAGACTGTTTCAATAATGTCATCTTTTGCAATCATTTCTTTCCCCTTTTATTCTGGTTTTGTTATAATGTTAGGGTAAGTTATAGTCCTACCCCAAGACTTTTTACTACTTACTGACGGTTGTTCACTCCTTTGATACTCTTTGCCGCTGCCTGAATATCTGTTATTGACAAGTATTTAAACAGTGATGTAGACTTCGCAATCGTTGATACTACCGTTGTTTTCCAGTCTGCTCGTTTCATATTGTGCACGGCTTTCATCAGATTTTTCATATATTCTGATACTTTTTTCTCCGATGCTTTATCTTCTGTATCTGCGACCGTTGAGTTCAGAATTGACATAATAGAGATAAAGGTTGAGTAGAATCCGTTTATATCTTTATCATCACGGAAATTTTTACCATCTACCAAAATCTCATTTGCATTCTGATACTTCTTTTTGTTAGCGATAAATTCCAACAACAAATGACTATTCGCACTACCAATATACTGTGCAAAAAAGTGGAATAGTGATGTTTCTGTTGGCTTATCTGCATTGCCATACAATTTGATAATGCGCTCCCAACTACGGGGTGTTGCAAATGTATATGACCCAGATTCCATTCCTGCTGTATCAAACAACAAGTCAGGGTGGGCACATACAAAACCTACAACATCACTCATTGCCGTTTGTAATTGGTTTTTTGCAGACGCATATTTATTCAAGATATAGTGCGTCCACAATTCCGCATTTGTCTTTACACACTGATGGGCAAAACGGTCTTTCACAGGTGCTTGTAATTCAGTTGAGTAAGCATTTTGACCAGACAAATTTCCAGCAGCAATGATACGCGCCCCGTCTGGCAAATGATAATTACCTAACCGTCTTTCTTGCATTAACTGTTGTAAAGCATTCTGCATAGCGGCTGGTGCATTATTATATTCATCGAAAAACAGTATTCCTTCCCAATCTTTTTCTGTTGGCAAGTTAGATGGTGTAGCCCAAAAAGTTCTCATTTGTTCTACTCCATTCCCATCTTTAACCAAACGCGTTGTAGGAATACCAATCAAGTCAGCAGGTTCCATAGACGCCAATGGGAAATATACATAACCAAACTTCGGATTATCTTTCTGTTTTTCTTTTACAAACTGCACCACGCTTTCTGTTTTGCCAATACCTGGGTCGCCCCACAAAAAGATGTTCAGATTGTTCTTATACATTTCTTTTATGTGTTCAACCATCGCGTCCAATGTAATGGCATTATCTAACAGTTCACGAATTTCTTTTGGTGTGTTATTTGATTCTTTCATTTTTTTGTCCTTTTTGTTTTTGTTTGTTTGTTATTGTTTTTAGTTTATTTTTGCTGATTCCATTATTCTCTCACTGGTTTTTACTCCTTTGGTTTATTTATCTGTGATTGCTTTCTCTTGCCTTGCGCTCTTCGAACATTTCTTTGATAGCCTGTTCAATCCATTTTTCATAATTTTCATCCAATGCTTTTGCGTCTTCTGAATTAGGTTCAAACAGAGTTCTTATCGCTCTTTCTACTTGCGCCGAACATAGCAAATCAATGGCAAAGTTTGTTCCTAGTTTATCGTTCATATTCTCATCTTGCCAACGTTTAACTAGTCCTTTTATTACGGCTTTCATTTTCTTATCATCTAACGACCGTCCCATTGTTTACTCCTTTATAAATATGCCAACGGTTCATCAACCACCATACATTCAACATCGTAATAGTGGTGGAAATCAGAATGACAATCTTCTTCTACAAACAGATTATCATCATCAAACACAGCACCATCACCATATTCTTTATTCAACTTTTTTGCATATTGCTCTGCCTTTTCCCTTGTTGAACATACATAAATGGTTTGACGCAAGTAATCATCCTGACACAAATCATCTATGCTATATTGTGTTTGTTTTACTAAGAATACTTTTGTTTTTACTTTGTTTTCTGTGTCGCCTCCAAATTTTTCTTTTATGTTTTGTTCGTTAAAGGCTTCATTAAAACTTATTTTTTTCGTTGCACCACTTTCAAATCGTCCTAAAAAACCCTTAAAAATGCTCTCAACTGTTTCAGGTTTTTCACCATCCGCCTTTGATTCATTTGCTTCTTTTGCTAATCTTTCTGCTGCTTTTACCAGATTTTTTGTCAGTTCGTCCATTTTTGTTTCTCCTATTGCTTTATGTTCTTTTACCATTGTAGCCATTACACCAGTCAAAGTTTCTAATGTTTCTTGATTCTTGCTGGTTATTTCTACAATTTTACCCATCAAATTCAACAGCTCATTTAGTTTTTTGTCCACATCTTACTCCTTTTATTTATATTCTATTGCTACAACTACACCACCATCGCTTTGCCCAATAACGGTAGATATCATGGAGTTCAAAATTGTTTTACCTTTTACGGCATTCATTACTGTTTCCACTATACTTTCCATGTTAGGATTTTCGCTTTCAGGTAAATCAATCACTGTCCATTTGTTTCCGGTGATTTTTTCAAGGGTCTTGCTGATTTTGTCTACATTAACCTTATCAATGTCGTCAGCATTCTCAACCATATCTTGAAACAGTTCATCAACCATATCAGAATCACTCAAAAAACTCTCTTCTGTAATCGGGTAGTCAAAGCCATTTTTATCACACTCTTTTTTGACTTTTGCATACTGTTCCGCTTTTTCTTTATTATCAAACACCTGACAAATGTTTTTTTCTACTTTATCGTCTACCCACACAATATAAATAACCTTTTCCATTTTTTGCTCCTTTTTGTTTTCTTGATTGTTTAATTCATCACACACTTCTTTTGCTTCCCAATAGCACCCATAGCACATAGGATTGCCATCATCATCACAATACTGTTCTTGTCCTTTGAATATTGTAAAATAACCGCAATCTTGTCTTACTACTTCATATTTTTCCATAACTAACTCCTTTTTTTACATTACTGGACTCAACATTACTATTTGTTTATCTTTTAGTTCTTTTTCATTTCGCCCAGCATACTCATATTCAACATCGCTAAAATCTAAGACATCTACACTAAAAACTTCGCCAACAGTATTCATTTCACTATCACTGGACTGTAAAACTTGAATGTCGCCCCCCGTTTTCTTTTCAATGTCCTGCAAGATTTTGATTAATTCTGCTAATGTCATATTTTCACTCCTTTATTTTTCAGTTATATACCACCCAGCGTCTAAATCTTTATTGTTTTTGATATGGACTACTGAGTTTTGTTTTGTTAGTTTCTTTTTTTCGCATATTTTCATCAGCTGTTCTATGCTTTTACCTTGTGCCAGTATCTTTTTCATCTTAAAACCCCTTTGTTATAATTGATACTAATACTGTTCCTAATCCTACCGCTACTGGTATCAAAAGTATAATCCCTAATGTTTTATCTTGTGCCGGTGTCTTTTTCATTTATTTACTCCTTTATTTTATTTACTAACGGTGCTCCATTATAAACACCTACCAGATGTCAAATGTTCACGGGTTTCAAACAACCGAATATGACGCTGAGATGTATTAGATGAATAACTTCCCCAACGAACGCCGTTTATGCCCACTGCCACACAAGTATTATAACTCACACAGCCAGCAAGCACCGCTCCGTTAGGTAGTTCAATCACTCTTACTACCCCATTGTTTCCGGTGTTTAATTTATATTTGCTTAAAACCTTACTATGAAACGGCGCATTTTCTACCGCATTACATAACTGTTGAAATTTACACCCATATTCTTTAAATGCATAGTAATCACACATACACTCATTACTAGGGTCTAATTCCACAGAAACGTCTACTAGCGGTGCTCTTAAACGTCTTGTCTTATTCAAATTCACAAATCTAATAAAACCATCTTCATCTAACTCAACTGGTCTGTAATTGAAATGCCCTTTACCGTTATACCTAAAATTACAATTACCACCTTTATCAATTAGCCACTTTATTAGCGCGGCTCTTTCTTGTAATATACGATTGTCCATTTTTCCACCTTTGTTTTTTGTTGTTATAACCCAAAAGCGGCGCTAATAGATATATCTCAACCCACTAGCACCGCTCTTGAATAATCAGAAAGAAAGAAACTAGAAATTTACCCCTTTACATATCTCTACCCCCTATATTATTAGTCCAACTACTCTACTAACGCCACTCATACCCCTATTAGCACCGCTACTTATACTACTTGCACCGCTAATAGATACCTTTATGCCGTCCATAGATAAGTCAACTATATATAATCAAAAGTCAATCGGTTTTATTCTATCTCAACCTGTTGTTTTGCTTTTGATACCCTAATTATATAACAAAAGATTAATTTTACAACAAGATTTTAAGACCCGTTCTAATTTTATCTTTTTTACTTATATAATACCCTAAAAACGAATATTAACTAATAAGATAAAAAGATTAATTATAACTTGCGTTTTTATCTAGTAATCAATCTATAAAATAGTAAATCATTATCTTATTATAACAATTTTTTATTTACTATCTTATTAACTTATATCAACTAGATAATCAACTAAAAAGCAATTAATCAACTTTTTATTTTGTCAACTTATGCTTTTTTGTCAACTTATAGAATAAAGTCCGATAAAAGTAATTAATAAGTTGTTTTTCTTTCAATTACACAATCATCATACTATAAAAAAATTAATTTACAACTAGAATTTAAGAACCGTTCTAAATTTTGCGCTTTATCGTTTAAATACCTTTAAAATTACGTTTTTTTTAGTATATATGTTTTATCAATCACAATAAAAAAACGATTCTAGACGCTTTTTAAACGCTTTTTTGGATACTATCCGAATCAATATATAAAAACTATCCTATAATCATATAAAAAACTAAAAAAACGCTTTAAATCATTTTAGAACGGGTCTTTTTAAACGGCTTAATTAAGGGCTTTTTTATCATTACCCTTAAATTAGTACATCCCTCTAGCCCTAATCCCTCTAATCCTAATCTTTTAATCTTAATTCTCTAAGCTTTAGCCCTCTGAGTCGAATCTTTCTAAGTCCCAATCCGCTAATCCAATTCTTCTAATTCTAATCCTCCAAGTTCCAATCTTTTCATTTTAGGTTTATTGTTTTTTTAATTTTGTATTTAGTTTAGTGTATGTTATAGTAGGCATAATAAAGAGGGCAAGTGATAGCAATGAGTGATTTAATATTTGATGATTTGGTGGAATTAGCTACGTGGGCGAGTGCTATTGTGAAGAGGATTATTTGTGACAATGGGTTATGTGGTATAGAAGACGGGGTGGCGGCTTATTATTTTTATTCTAAAGAGGGGAGAGGGGTTATTGTAAAGCATTGGAACACATATTGGAATTTAGTGTTGTTTGGGGAGTATAATGGCATAAAGATGTGTGAGATGGGAGATGATGCTTTGGATATTATATTGAGGTGGAAAACGAGGAAGGAGGTGGTAGATTTATTAGGCTTTGAGGGGATAAAGCGGGTTGACATAGTAGGTGAAGATATATGGATAAAAGGGCGCGATAAGAGAGGGGTATTAGATAATTTAGGTAGGTTAGGGTGTTATAATAAAAGGGCGAGGTGTTTTAAGTTACCATTAGATAGTTTTAGGGAAGTTATTGGGTTAGTGGGGTAAGTGATATGGAGAAGGTATTAGAAAATGCATTAGAGTGTTATTTAGGTCGTATGAGTGATATTGTAGGGATAGACAAGGCGATATGGGGGGTATATTTTGTTTCTGAGGGGGTATATGATATTGTATCTTCGAGTCAGTATTGGAATGTTGTAGTATTAGGGGACAGTAATGGTATTCAAGTAAGGTCGGTAGGAGAATTAGCTTTACGTTTTGCGTGGTGGAAGAGTAGAAGGGATATATTAAATTTTTTGAAGATAGATGATGCGTATTTTTGGTGGACGGGGTTAGAAGATTGTGAGATAGATATAGATAAAGATGGTGGGTATTATGTTGTAAAGTATAGGTTAGAGGAGAATATGTTATTAAATAAGGAGATTGAGGAAAAGTTAGGGGCATTGGGGTTATGTGGTGATAGGTGTTTTAGGTTACCGATGGATAGCTATAGAGAGTTTATGGGGTTATTAGGGTAAGAGATTGATTATGGAACGGGAATTAGAGAACTGTTTGAATCATTTTTTAGTGAAGATTGGATTAATAGATATGGAAGCAGATGTGTACTGTGTGGCAAAGTCTTGTGATTTATTTGATGCGGTGTACAATGTTGATGTTACGAGACGATATGGGGCATTGGTGGCTTTAGGGCATAGTGGTGGTGTTAAGGTGAGGTCAGTAAAAGAATTAGAGTCATATTTTGTTGGATGGGAAGACCGGAAAGATATTTTAATGTTATTAGGTATTGGAGAAAAAGAGATGTTTTGGGATGCGCACATTTTTCATATAGAGCAAAAAGGGGAGTATTATGAGATATATTATGCAAAATTAAAGAAGAATACGGTTGTTGAGAAGCTTATTGATGGATTGAAGAAATTTGGATTGTGTGGAGATGGGTATTTTAAGCTTCCTGTTGATGGTCTTAGGGAAATTATAGCATTATTGGGAGTGTGATATGGACAAGGCATTAGATATAATTAGAGAGATTGAAAGAGAATGTTGTATAGATATATCGATAGACGAGAAGCAAAAAGCGTGTGGTGGTTGGTGGTGTTTTTCTAAGTATCGCTATTGGAATCTGGTAGTTTTTGGTAATGGTAAGGGGTGGAGAGAAAAGGATGACAAGAAATTAGGAGAAGTCTTAGAAAAATGGAAAGAAAGAAAAGTGTTTACAGATGGTATCTTGGGGTCTCGTTCTTTGTATAGTTTTTTGGAACATGTTACGGTAAGTGATGGAGAGTATTTTGCGAAGATAATGGTTGGCAGAACAATGCCAGGTCTCCTAAAAAGGCTAATTGATGTGGGTTATTGTGTTGAAGATAAGAATACTGTTGATAGTAATACCGCTCACATATATTATTTACGGATGCCTATAGATGGTTTTGAAGAGATTTTAAAATTAATAGGATAAGGAAACATGAAAGAAGAAATAAAAAAGCGATTAGATGCTATCTGTGGTCGGTCTGAATTTTATGTGGAAGAATTAAATAATGGTTGTTATCGTTTGGTTATTTATGCCTATTATAGTTCGATTGTTTGTTTTGGCACTTGTGATGTTGTTGTTATAAAAACGCTAGAAGATTTAGATTTTTATTTGATGGGGGCAGCAGATAGGGAAGAAATTTTGTCAATACTGGTGAATCCATTAAAATCAAACGATATATCGGTATTTTCTGACATTAGCGTGCATAGTTTAAGAAGGGAAGAAAATTATTGGGTGATAGAATATGGTTGTGTTCGGGAGGGTAGTGGCATGGAGAAAATGATTAATAAGTTACAAGAATTAGGATTATGTGGAGAAAATAATTTTAGCGATAGAAAATATTTTAAATTGCCTGTAGAAGGGTATAAAGAGTTTGTAGGATTGTTGAAATGAGTTTGGTTATGGATAAATCGGATGCCATTTTAGAATTTGAAAAGAACAATGGTGTGACTATAAGTTTATCCCACTTAGGTTATGGGGTATTTGGCGTAAGCACGTCTGGTTTTAATTCTCATTCTTTTTATGGACAAACTGATTGGGATGTTATTGCTTTTGGTTGTTGTTCGGTGCTTTGGACTGGTGGGGATGTATTTAGTGATATAACAAAGCTTTTATCTGGATGGGAGTTGAGAAAGGATTTTATGGATATGGCGTTTCAACATGTGATAGAATATTGTGGTGATTACATATCAAAGTTGATGGTGGTAGGTGATAGATATAAGGTTACTGTATTTTATCATTATGAGGTTCCAGTTTTAGTTGACAGAATGGTGAAAATTGGATTGGTAAGTAATTTGGGTGGAAAGAAGTATGAATTAATGTTTCCTGTAGATGGCCTGCGGGAGTTTATAGCATTATTAGCGTAGAAGTGGGGATGTGTATTTGTATTTTAAAGACTAAAAGAATTTGTGGAACTGCTGTTATGAAGAATATATTAGACATGCTTAAAGAAATTGAGAAAAAATATGGCGTGGTAATCGCAGGTGGTTTGCATTATGAAGACGGTGAAAAAGTTCCGTTTTATTCTGTTGTTAAATACCCTTGTTTTCTTCCTTGGGATGTAATAATTTTTGGCAATATCGGCGGGTGGAGAAAAAATAACAACAAAGAATTAAGAAAGATTTTGTAAAGTTGTGAGCAAAGAAAGGTATTTGTAACAAGAATAATAAATGCAATATCGCCAGTGGCTTCTCTTTCTGTTTGCTTTGAATGGTTGAGAATAGAAAATGGAAAATATGTGGCCAAGATTAGCATTGGTTGGCTGTCCACAAGAGGTATAATGAAAACTTTGGTTAGTATGGGCTATGCTACAGAAAGCGCTTGTCAGGATACTCCTTTTTTTCGTGATTACTATTTACAAATGCCTGTAGATAGCTTTGAAGAAATTATGGGACTTTTAGGGGGTTGAATATGGAAAAAGTTTTGAAATCATTGTTTATTGAATATCTTGGTCGTATTGGTAACATTTTTTATTTTGAGTCGTTTATTTCGAAAGGTGTAGAAGTAGACTGGGGCGACCCGGGTTTTTATGTTAGTAAAACCTACGACGGGTATATTTGTGACTTTTCATCCGCTATGGGCAAATTACTACTTTTTGGTCAGCGCACCCCATTGCATTTGTCGGAAAAAGGTGAAAAATGTCTACAAGCCTTTCAGTCTATTTGCGATTTGTGGCCGGAGAGAAAGAAAATTATGAATGTACTAAAAGAAAAAGATTGTTTGTGTCCGGTAAATAAAATACATATAAACGGCAACATTTGTGTGGTTGGAATATGTTATAGTTATTTTTATTGTCTTCCACAGGTGTTTAAAAAATTAATAAAACTAGATGTGTCAAAAGTATATTACAATGAAGATTTTGACCGGTTTGAATGGGAAATAGAAATGAACACGGAAGATTTTATAAATATGATAAAGCTTATTGCAGATTGAAGTAATAAAACTATTGAAGGATTGATTATTTAATTTGTGTTTTTGCTGTGTGTTTGGTATAGTATCATCAAATAAGCAGAGAAAAATTATAAAATGTCTTCTTTAACTGATTTTGATTGCTCTACATATATAATAGACGAAGTTCGTAGAAGAAAAATTGCGCCAATTGGTGATAACTATCTTATGGAGATTTTGCCTAGTGTATATTATTGCACTAATATTTTCACTGATTTGGTTGTGTTTGGTGGCCGTAGTTTTACCGAACACTTTGACTCTCCTGAAAAAACTAAAGCTGAATTTAAAAAAATTACTCATTATTGGCGGGCAAGAAAAAAATGTGTTAAAATTTTAGACAGTTACAATTTGCTGTATGGTGGAAATGTGTGTCGTGTTGAGTATTATAACAAACATTACGTCCTTGATGTTATTGTGCCCTCTGAAGAAAGTTCGGTGTGGAACAAATTAAAAGAAACATTTAGTGCAGAACTTATTGATGGCGGTTGTATATATCGTTTTATCATTCCAGTTACAATATTTAAAGAAACACTGGCATTATTCGTGAAATAATTTATTGTTTTGGATGGTTTTGGAGGTAAAAATGAGAAACAAGAAAAAGATGGCATATTACATTTTTCACATAAAAGCGATTCTGTCGGACTATTTGTTGTCTAGGGGAGATTCTTATTTTGTTCTTAGTGTTACGGCCGAATATCCTTTTATAGAAGTAGATTTTAGAAACCAGAACGCAATGAGTTTAAAATATTTAGGAGGAACAAAAAAGAAGGTTAGAGTAACAGATGGTCGTTTTCGTTGGTTTGCTTTAGAAAATGTTATCGAAGATATTTTAAGTGAGTTTAGATTGGCACCAGAAAGAGAATCTATACTTAAAATTTTAGCATTAAGCCTAAGCCACGTCAATTATTTTGTGACCATTAAAAACCTTGAATTAGGTGAAAACGGTTCTTGGGTTATTAAAATTGAAAGGGCTTTTTATCCTACTATTGGTCTTCCGCCCTTGTTTTCTAGATTAGAGGAACTTGGGGTATTTAAGGGCAATTTTGTTTCTTCGAAGCCCCTGTTTGGAGTTGCGGTATTTGAAATTCCGAGGGAAGGGGCTATTGAATTTCTCAGTTTGCTGTCCAACTAATTTTTTAATTTGAAGCGAGGATATGATGTGTTTTGAAAAATGGCTAAATCGTTATGTGTTACCAATGCTTTTAGAAAATTCTGATTTTTCTAATATGCTTAGACGAGCGAATATTCTTGTTGCAGAACGTAAGCTAAAAAATCTTTTCTTTATTAGGGGTGGTTTTTGCTATAATAATCTGTTCTGCTTTAATTCTTGTAATGTGTCGAGTAGCTTGTCTGCGTTTTTGACTGTGGTGATTTTTGGCCGTTCTTTTCTTAGAGCAAAAGATTATGTTTCACATGGTGTAATCAATAAGAAAAAAGTGATGGCGTCAATTGATGGGTGGGAAAAAAGATGTGCATATTTAAAGTTTTTTCTCCCTAAGTATAGAGTAGATTATTGTGATTTGTTATTTTTTTGCGGCAACATTGAAAGATGTTTTGTTGAAAATAATACTTTTGAGATACGTTTTTATAAAATAACGGAAAAAATTGAATACGACAATGTTATGAGCAATTCGAAAATAATAAGGGAATTAATTCCATATTGTAAAAATTTTGTATTTAGAACAGAGGCATCTCCGGAAGAATTTGAAACAATGTTAAAGATTTTGTGTATTCTTTAGTTTTTTCCAAATACCACATTGCGTATAAAAAACCATATAAAAACAAACAACACAAAAACAAGACAAAAAAGAATTATACAAACAGAAAAAGTAAAATAAATTGGAAAGAGCATAACTTTTAATTTTGTATTTGTCATATTTCTATTGTATTATTATTTACATTGGAGGTCAAACTTAATTATGTCACTTAAATCAAGACATGTAGATGTAAATTTGGAAAAGGTTAATGAGTGGGTTAGAAAAAACATTCATCCATTGGCCAAAGCGTTTTCTCGTGGCACCTGGTTTTTCGTTATGGTTCCAGATGAAGCGTTTTTGAAAGTATCATTTTGTTATTCTTGGCATCTCGGGCTTATTCCTTTTGATGGTTCCCAAGAAGATGCAATTAAAACGCTAGAAGATATGAAAAGAGAAGCATCAAAGCGTGAATTATTATATTATGCCTTAGAAAAACTTCAACCTTTTTTAGCAAATGGTGTTGAATCTGCGGAAAAACAAGCAAATGGGGATTGGAAAATTGAATTCAACGAAGGTGCTGCGAATTTTTTCAAGAATCTTCGTTGGTATTGTTTTCTAAAGGATAATGGAAAGGTCTTGAATAAAAAAACGATTAAAGTTTCTTATGACGATTTAGAGGCTCTTGCAATGTTTTTTCAGAAGTAGCTCTATGTTTTATCGTGTTTTTTCTCCCATGTTTCTAATAAAGTTTAAATCTCATAATTGTTAGAACTTTTAATTAGACAACCCATAAAAAAGCTGTATAATTATCAAAAGCAAAAGGAGTTGTGGAAATGAAAAAATTATTAATGTTATTTGTTTTACTGTGTGTTCCTACTTTTAATGTATGTGCAGAAGAGTGGAACTATGTTGTGGTCGAAAAATCTCAAAAAACTCTTACAGTATATAATAAAAACAGAACGCAAAAGAAGGTATATGTAGTAAGAACAGGATTGAATGATGGTCAGAAGCATTGTGAAGGAGATAAGAAAACGCCAGAAGGAACTTATCATATTGTAGAAAAACGAGATAGTAAATATGTGAAATTCTTGGCTTTAGATTATCCCAATGCAAATGACCGTAAAAAATCTAAAGAAATTGGTTGTAATCCGGGAAATGCTATTGGAATACACTATTATAATAAAGAATATACAAATGACCCATCAACATTAGAAGGAAGTTTGGGTTGTGTGACTGTATGGAATAAATACGAAATACTTGAATTGAATAAAATATTAAAGGTTGGAGCTACTGTAGAGATAAAAGAGTAGACTCAAAAGCTTGTCATATGTTTTGGCGGGCTTTATTTTTTTTTTGATATAGTTTTATTACTGTATTTTAATTTGATTTTTTTTAGTTTTTTGCTAATATTGGTGCATTGAAAGGAGTATTCATGAAGAAGTTTTTTGTATCTTTGTTTTTAGTCTTTGTTTGTGGTGCGTCTTTTGCTAGCGTAATATCTGGTTCGTATCGTGTTGTTGATGGTGATACTATAGAAGTAAATGGTGAAAAGGTTCGATTGCTTTGTGTAGACACTCCGGAATCAAAATTTAGAGGACGTGCTCAATATTGTTTAGATGGTGAAACGAATTGTGGAGAATTGGCGACTGGTGCATTGATTGGTTTTTTAGGCGGGGTTGAAAAAATTGAGTGTCATTATTCTAAAAAAGATATGTATGGTAGAATATTGGGCGTTTGTTATGGTGAAAATTATTTGTTGAGTTTTAATGAGCTGTTGTTGAAAAATGGATTTGCTTATTATTATCCGTGCAAAGAACATAAAATGTGGAAAAAATATCAAGAAGATGCTCAAAAGTCCAAGGTTGGGTTATTTTCTGATGATTTAGGTGGTTTTATGGAGCCCAAACAATGGCGAAAAAATGGCGGGTATAACAAATAAGGTAAAGGAGAAAAGGATGAAAAAGCATGTATTTGAAAACGGGTTGGTGTTATTGTATGATAGAAATTGGACTGCAAAACTTGACTCTTTTAATATAAATGTAAACACTGGGTCATTATTGGAAAGCGAAAAAGAGAAAGGTATCAATCATCTTGTGGAACATCTCATGTTTAAATCCACAAAAAATCGCACTACATTACAAATATCTAAAGAATTGGAATCAACTGGGGCGAAAATAAACGCATACACTGATTATGATAATGTCTGTTTTTATTTCAATGCATTGCCAGAACATGTGAAGAAGTGTGTAGAGATTTATTCTGATATGATTTTCAATAAGTTTATTTTGCCGGAAGAATTTTTATCAGAAAAAGATGTTGTGCTTCAGGAAATTGCAATGTATGAGGATTATCCGTCAAGCGTCAACAGTGATTTTTGGTTTAAAGAATTTTATGGTTGGGATTCTATTGCTGGAACTCGTAAATCTGTCAAATCTATCACACTGAATCAAGTCAATAATTTTATCAAACGTTTTTATGTGCCCCAAAATATGGTAATTTCGGTTTGTTCATCTTTGCCATATTATAAGATTAAGGCCATTGTAAAAAAGAATTTTGGCACAAAAAGCAATGTTGGAGGAATTTTAGCATCTGACCGTTGGAATTTTTTATCTGTCAAACCATATGAATTAAAAGACATATCTTCAATTGCGATAAAGAAAAAGGATACTTCGCAGGTTCAATTAGCATTTGGCATACTGTGTCCTGATGCCTATAGTGCAGAAACAGATGCAGAGCGCTCGGCTGTTTGTAAATTCTTTTCTAGTGGATTGTCAAGCATATTGTTTAAAGAAATTCGGGAAAAATTAGGATTGTGTTACAGTATTAATATGGATTCTTATTCTTTGTGCCATAAAAGTTTGATGAAAAAATATCCAGCATTAACTTTTATTTCTACAAGCACAGAAAAACAAAATGTAAAAAAATGTGTAAAAGAGATTTCCAAATTAATGTTTTCTAAAGATGTTTCTGCCTATATTACCGAAACAGATGTGGAACGCGTTCGAAACGACATAAAATCTCAGAATGTGTCTTCTCAGGACATTGCTGAATATAATTTTACTCGTTTTTGCTTGGGTGGAAAAGATTCTTCAAGAAAAAGGGTAAAGAAAATTTGTAAGTGGTCAGTAAAAGACGCCCAAACTGCAACTAGAAATGTTTTATATCGAGATGCTTGTGAACACCCTCATTGGTTTGCATCTATATATGGTGATGTGCTCCGTACAGATATTTAATGCATTAATAGAATCTTGAGGCTGTATTTAATAAGTTGTTTTTGGCATTATAGGGAAAAGGAGAAAGCAATGCAAAAAGTTCTGAGTGATTCTAAGGGTATAAATGCGCAGAAAAAGTATGTAAAATTTTCTTTTGAAATGGTCGACTTGGGCCCTGTCCGCGAGCAACTTATGGAGTCTAATGCTGTAAATCTTGTGGCTGAAGCGTATGAAAAACATAAATTTTTGGAGTGTGTATACAAGGCTTTGTCTTGGGAGTTGAAAGACAAAAAAGATACATCCGTTTGCCGCAGTCTGTTTTGTGGGGAGTGGGGTGCGGCAATTGCTTTCACAGATTTTTATCCAATATTTCAGAACATAAAAACAAAAACAGAGAAGCAAATTGGTGAAACGCCTGAAGTATTGAAGCTTCTAAATGATTGGGCAAACACCCGACCGACAGAAGAGCCTACAATTTCTACTAATTTTTTACAACGCAACAGTGGCGTAAAAGAAATATTGCGAGCAGCTTCTGTTAAAGTTTTGGAAGAGATAAAAGCGTATTTGGAACAGAAGGATACAAAAAAACTAAAAAAAACATATTACACAATAAATTTGGAGTGGTTTTTTAAGCTGTACAATATTCTTGATGAAGACGTTTGTAATTTGACACGGTTTTTATTCTATCGCGATAATTTTATGATTTTTAGGCGGTTTTTACCTGATAGTTTAGAACTTCCCTATATTCGCAAATATGCCGGAATATCTGAATTGAAGTTGTCAAAAATAATTCGAGGCCCGCTAAAAAAAGCCATGTTTATTTGTCCGACTCGTCAAGATTCATGTTTTTCCACCTACGGCTCTTTTGCGTTAGCCCCTGCTGTATCTTCTAGTCTTCTTTTGAAATATAAAAATTATGCTGCGTTTGCCAATGATAGAGTTGTAAGAGTTGAAAATACTGGATTAACCATTGAAGATTTTGACCATGTTTCTGATTCAAACGGTATTTTTAACATTATACAAAACGCATTAAAAAACAAAACAAAAGGAATAAACATACTACTATACGGAAAAGCGGGAACAGGAAAAACTGCCTTAGCAAAAACAATAATAAATAAAGTGACTCCTAATGGTTATGTCGTGTCTAGCAATGCTACAGGTGCAGGAAATTGGGCCAGACAAGAAAATTTTAGCATGCTCAAATACTTTTTAAGTGGCTCTGCCGATGCGGTCATTTTATATGATGAAGCAGAAGATTATTTTCGTAAAAAGGATGATGTTGAAAAGGCAAAGTATGATGTAAATCAAGAACTGGAAGAAAACACAACTCCTGTAATTTGGACTGCGAACTCTTTATTCTTTTTTGAGTCATCTTTTATTCGTCGTTTTACTTGTGTTGTGAACGTAAAAGAGTTGACGGGAAAGGCGCTGAATAATCTTGTAAACAGTCTCTGTAAAAAACATCACACTGAAATTTCAGATAGATGTAGAAGATTAATTGAAAAGTCGCACCCATCTGTTGGGGTTATTGAAACGGCTTTGTTGGCCGGGAAAATGTGCAAGGTAAAAGGCTCGGACATTGTATACAATCAGATAAAAGAAAAGCTTGAATTAATGAGCGGTAAAATTGTTGATATTCCGCCATCTACAAATCATTGTGATTATGACCTTTCTCTTGCAAATACTGATGTTTCCCTAACAGCGGTGGCAGATGGAATAGAAAAAAGCGGTAAAAACAATTGGTCGATGATATTATATGGTGTATCTGGAACAGGGAAGACGGCTTTTGCTGATTATTTGTCTAAACGCCTAAACATGCCAATAATTAAGAAGAAAATAAGCGACTTACAATCACCATTTGTTGGTCAGACCGAGAAAAACATTAGCGAAGCGTTTGATGAGGCAAAAAGAGAAAACGCTATTTTGGTTTTAGATGAGGCAGACATTTGGCTTATGGATAGAAATAAGGCTTACAGAAGTTGGGAAATCAGCCAGACGAATCAAATGTTGCAAGAAATGGATGTGGCGACAACTCCTGTAATTGTGACCACGAACATCTTCAAATCTATGGACCAAGCAGTTCTTCGGCGTTTTGTGTTCAAAATTGGATTCAAGTATATGACCCCTAAACAGGTGAAACAGGCGTTTAAAACTTTTTATGGGTTGTCTGTGTCTTCGGAAGATTCTAATATTTCATATGCGGCCCCTGGTGACTTTGTTGTTGTAAAAAAGCAATTGGAATTCTTGGGAAAGCCTGACGATGTGAAAACCGTAAAAAATGCCATTCTAGATGAAATCAAAAATAAAAAAGATGATTTCAAAGATGCATCAATTGGTTTTTAAGGATTAAAGATAAAGTCGGGATAAAACCCGGCTTTTATTCGTTGTCGTCTTGGAAATCAGAATTTGAAACGCCAAAAACGTTACCAATTCCTTTTTGTTGTTTCATAAAAGTGTTCCAATTCTCTAATGCTCTTTTTTCGCTTACCCCCAAAAAATCATATGGCGAATAGTGTGTGCAATTGGTACATTGAGCATAAAACAAGTTTTCCCCCTGCGCCTGTACTATTTTCGGGTAGTAATTTTCCTTGTATTTGCGTTTGCACCATTTGCAGGGATAATTGCCGTCTTTATCTTTGTTGTTTTCTTCATTCATAATCGCTTGTCTCCTTTTTTATTTTTCGGCTTGGATATTATATTCATTAGGTGAGAAAAGTCAAATTAAAAACCCCGAGAAAATGTCTCGAGGTCTTGTTTTCTGTGCTTTCCTTGATTAAATTGTCAGCACGGATTTCTTTTTATTTTTCAGTTCTTTTTGATAGCATTCCATGAACTTTTTTAGCAACTTTGGAAACCATTCTTTTGTGATTGATACTGTACCCCCTGGCCCAGATTGCCCAAAGTTGTAGAAGTTGTGCTGATACCACATTGCGTTCAAAGTATCTTCTGCTGAAATATTAGAGTCGCCATTTGTTGCTTTTTTGAATGCCTGACGCCAAATTTCAATTTTCTTTGCGAAGTCAACCAAATATGCAACAATCTCGCCATCCATCAGTGTATAGTTTTCTTTCAAATGGGTAATCAAGCAAGATGTTCCACACAGGAAAGGCATTTGTGGTTTCAGTCGCGATTTTTCTTCGCCAAATGCTTTCTTCATGATTTCGATTTTATCTTTTACATTTGCTGTGATTTTTGTAGGGACCTTTGTTTCGTAATACTTAGTACACATGTTGTCCATAATTACATCATTCACATAGTCTTCTTCGGTTTTTCCGTTCAAAATGTGTTCCAGCACAAACAAACGAGTGACAATTGACTCATTTTCAATTTTGTCTGAACTGCGGAAGGCTTTTAATTTATTAAATTCCGTTTCCGAGATGACATTCTGAACAGTCTCAATCAACATACCACCCATTGCATGGCGCATTTGATTTGCTTTGATTCGCAGGCCATTTTGCAACTGTACGAAGATTTTTTTTGTTTCAGCATCTCCAATGTTTCCCAAATACAGGACGTTCAATTCTGTTTCCAAAAAGTCCGAACGTTCATCTTGGCTCATTGTGTTGAAACTAATTACGCGACCCCCAACATCAATGCCAAATTTGTTTTTGTAGAATCGATACAGGGTTATTGCTTTCTGTTTTCCATCAACAACTTCAAATTTGCCATCTTTTTCGCGAACATAAAACTGTGGCAAGGGAATTCCCATCAAAATAGATTTGATTAGTTCCACTTGGGTTTGACGAGACCATTTGAAAGTCCGCTGGTATTGTGGATTCAAGTCCCATTTTTCTTGTTCAATATTTTTTATCAATCGTGAAATGGTGATTGTTTTATTTGATGACGATACGCCTAATTTTTCTATTGCCATTGTTTTTTCCTTTATTTTATTTGTTTTTTATAATTTCAGCAACAGCCTTGTTATATGCAACGATGCTTTTATATAACTTTGGTTTATTACTTTTTATATAAGCATACTTTTTTTGTTCTGTTGCAGATGATAATTTTGTTTTTTCTGCAACACTCAAAAACATTTCTGCTTTCAATTTTGTAAATTTTATTGCTGGAATTTCTGCCAATTGTGATATTTTTGTCCCGCAAACAAAGCTACAATTGCGGAATGGTCTATTGATTTTACTGCGTTCTGGTTCAGCAAAGTTCCAATAGAATCCTTTATAAAGCTTTTTCTGGTGAGCTGCAATCGATATAGACATTGGAGCCACATTGATTGATTTTGCTGCATCCGTTATTGAGCTAAATTTACGAACAACACGCCCATTTGAGTTTGTTTTCAATATGGGCTTTGATATTTTCTCTCCACGAATTGATTTATGGAGTTTGATTTTTTTCGCCAATTTTATACTCCTTTGTTTTTTATATGTTTGGAGTATATGACAAGGTTTTTGAAAATGCAAATTAAAAATGAAAGCTAAAATACCAGAATTATCCTATGGGCTTAGTTTTTTTGATTATAAGTCGTCTGGCGGGCATGGTATGAAATTTTCGCAGTGTATGACGATAAACTTTCTGTGCGTTTCAAAAATTGGTCGATAGAAGTCTAAAATGCGCTGTTTGTGCGCTTCGTCTCTATATTGGATGCAAGGATAGTTTCTCGGGTCTCCCTCCTTCCAAAATCTTCCTGCACGGTCATAAAACATCATTCTTTCGTCTTTTTCCGGACAATCGTGAATAAATGCCGCACCCTTTCCAGTAAAAACACCCGGTGCAGACCATATATTTGTTGGCTGGAACACTAAAGAATTTGGTTGTCCAACATATGAAGGAAGTTTTGTGATTGGATTTTGACATTTTGGGTAGTTGCTTTTCCATTCGGCATATCCTGTTCCAAAATAATTCTTTTCCAGGTTTTCTCCACTGTTGCATTCTGAATCTTCGACGATAAAGATTGATAATTGGGATGATGGCAGCTTAAATGCTTTTCGAAATTCATCAGACCAGATTTCTTTGCTGATATATTTTGAAATTTCGCACTTATTATTGTGATATGGCTGATTCGGTGCGATAAATACTCCTTTTAATCCATTGTTGGTGCACCGTTCAATCATTTTTTTATGTAGCATGTTCTTATATGGCGGGTTTGAAATGAAAAATTTGAAGCCGGATAGGTCAAACGAGAAAAAATCAGCAATGTTTAGCTTTAGTCCAAGTTCTGTTGCCACCCCCATATCTTCTAAGTCGATTCCTACAATTTTGTCTTTCGGAATCCCTGCTCTGATTAATGCTTGCGAGAGTTCAAATTTACCAGCACCAATGTCTAAAATCAATGAATGGCCATCGTATAATGCAACAAATTCTTTAGCCATTATGTCTGCAATATCAGCTGGTGTGGAAAAGTAATGATTTGTGTTTTCAGCGTTTTGTTTTACTTTGTTTCCGTCTTTGTCAAATTTTATCATACTCATTTTGCTTTTCCTTCTTATAATAATGTGCGTATTTCTTTTGGTACAATTTCGCCATTCTGTTTTAATAACAATACTTCTTTCATATCTCCAGAATCTTGTTCATATGTTGGCTCTAAACAATTTCTTTGCATGTCATCTTTGTTTCCGCCAGAATTAAAAAGAACGTTACCAATTTGTCTAAATAAGCTGTCAAATCTTTCTGTGTCTTCAAAATCCTTTTCTTTCCAGACCTTATTATTTAATCCCCAGTTCTTTATCATTTGTCTTACGCTGTTGTGAAAAGTTGGTTGACAGAGCTCCAATCTTTCTTTGCTTCGAACAAATCTTATTACATTATTGTTGTATTGTTTTATATATGTCAGTCTTTCTTCGTCGTTTTCGAATAGTTTATTTTCGTCTAGCCATTTGAAGATGACAATATCAATGGGTAAATCTGTATACTTTTCAGGGCTTTTGACGTTTGTTACTATTTTATATACTTTACTTTGGTTGAGAAATACATACGGAGATTGTTCATTTTTATTTTCCGATAAAATTCCCAAGAAAGGCAGTTTTGATGCTTGGGCGCGTTCTTCCATTATTTGAACTTGAAAATTATCACCCTTGTCGGAATTAATTCTTCTATGATTTTTATCTTCCGCCATTATCCAGAAGCGTCCGGGTTGTATCATTTCCGCATCAATGTCAATGTACCCTAAAGTCATAAAGTCGGTGCGGATAAACCTTTTCCACTGCGCAATTGAAGGTTTGAAAATGTTATTCTGATGCCATCTCATATCGCTTCCTTTTTGATAATAATAAATGATTTTAATGGCAAAAGAAAGTCTCATTTTTCGTTTAATCTTTTATTTGATTAATTTTTTACTAATTGGGGTTTTTATTTTTGCTTCTGTTTTGTTCAGTTCTAATATAGTGCCTACTTTTAATGTTGGTTGTTACAGCTCTTGATTAAACTTGACTGTAATTTCTATTCTGATAATCTAACTAATACCAAAGATTTTTTCGCATAGGTTTGTAAGGGTGTTTTTTCATCGTATAGCAATCCTACATCTATAAGGTAATATGTGAGCTTCGGTAGAGAAAAATAGGATGTCAAAAAAAATATATGGAATAACGTTGGTGCCAAGACGTATATATAATCTAGCACTTGCGATTCTAATAACAACAATAGTCAATACAACAATAATTCAAACAATAGGAAAAAATAATTTAGATACTTACGTTAATAATAAATATGGCTCTCAAAATATTTCTTGTGTTGTTGATGCCGTGGCGGGTGAGGCAATAGGGGAACCAGATGAAGGAAAAAAGGCTGTGGTTGAGGTAATTATGAATCGCAGTAAAATGTCAAAATATCCTGATTCTTTTTGTGAAGTCGTGCATCAAAGCAAACAATTCTCATATCTAAAAGGGAATCAAAATTATAAAAAAATATACAGTGACCCAGCAGAGCTTTATAAGTTGACAAAACTAGTATATAGCCATATTTATGATATAGAGAAAAACCCAAAGCATAGAATATTACCTGAAAATGTTTCTCACTATGATGGTAAAAGCTTTAAGAAACCCTATTGGAGTAAAGATATGATAATGGTAAAAGAAATAGCCGGACATCAATTCTACGCACCAAAAGAAAACAAAAGAAAAGTATAATACAAAAAATTTAAATCATTAGTTCTATCAAATTAGGTTCTCCGTTGTGCTCTCCCTGCCTGTGAAAGTAAAGAACTATATGTAAGCTTCAAGGTTTTAAATAGAGCGCAATTTTCTTATTTCACACATTCCCATTAGAAAAATAAAAAACGGTTCTATTACATATATATTGGTAGTATAGAAACGCAATATTTAATTCTTCGATGGTCTAATAAAAAGATACGGAATTCTTATTGTCCTATACTGCGGCGATAAGAGTTTTTTCATTAAAGGATAAAAATATGGCAATTAAAATCGAAACAGGGAAAGTTTATAAATGTATAGCCCCAACCCTTGCATCTGCTTCTATCCATGTTGTGTCTGGCTCTGCAAAAATCAAAGGGTCAAATGTAACTAAAAAAGATGAAGTGACAAAAAAACTAATCGTCCCAAAATTTGCTGAACTTGTAGACACTGGAGATGATTTGAAGTTGGGTATTAATCTGGTTGCCGGTTTGCCTGAATGGATTGGTTTTGAAGGCAATGGTGAAATCTGGATAAAAATGGGTGTTGATGTAAGAATTGAACCTGCAGGAGAATAATAAATGGGAATACTTCTAAATAAAGGTCTGCTCCTAGATAAGGTAATTGGTGGAACAAAAGATTATAACGACCTAACCAATAAACCCGCAATAGATGGTGTAGAGCTAACCAAGGATACTACGAAAGCTGACTTAGGCCTTGCTCAAGCTTTTACATACAAGGGCTCTGTTGATACATTTAATGACCTTCCAACCACAGATAATAAAGTTGGTGATTGTTGGAATGTAAAAGATACTGGAATTAATTATGCTTGGGATGGTGCTGCTTGGGATGATTTAGGAGGTGTAAAACCTGCTGGAGTCCTTAGAGAATGGGAGGATTAAAATGGGAACACTAAGACTTGGTAATGATGTCGTCGTTCCGGCCATCAGTGCAAAACAAAAAGAAATTGCAGCGTACTCAATCAGTGCTGACAATCAAGTTATTCGTACAGCGGCAGATATCAGTACATATTTTACTGATGTAACCACAATAACCGAAAATGCAATGCGATATGCTTTTAATTTTTCACTTGACATATGTGGAACTGTAGATTTTCGGAATCTTTCTGTTGTAGAAAAACAAGGCTTAATGTTTGCATTTGTTTATACCAAAATTAATAATATTAGATTCGATAATCTTTCTGTTATTAAAGAATCAGGTCTTCGTGAATGCTTCAATAGTTGCTTACAACCTACAGAAATTTCTTTTCCAAAATTAACACAAGTAGAGTCCCTGGGTTTATTTAAAACTTTTGATTCTTGTAATGCATTAATAACAGCACACTTTCCCGCACTATCTACATTAGACTACGGTAGTATGACAGGTTGTTTTATAAACTGTTTAAAGTTAGAAAAAGTATTTTTTTCAGCTTTGACTGCACCAAACGCCAATTGCTTTATGGCAACAAACGGCGCCAATAAAATTTTTAGCAACTGTAAAGCACTGACTGAAATTCATTTTAAAAAAGGTACCGAAGAAATTATTTCTGCGATAGCTGGATATGCTGATAAATGGGGCGCACCAAACGCAACAATATATTTTGATTTATAATAAGGACACTTAATATGAAAGAAAAAACAACATACTTTTACAAATTTAAAGATGGTAAAGCATTGTGGGCGTCTCCAAATGAAGAAAGAGATTTTGACACAAATGAAATTATAGAAACTCAAGAACGTATCATGCTTTTTCCAGATAAAGGTAAAATGTTACAGAATAAGACAACTGGCGAATATTCTGCCGGTATCTGGCTAAAAGATTCTAAAAAAACTGATTGGGAAGAAGTTTCTGAGGAATCGTATAAAGAATTTTTAGAAAAAGAAAATTCTCAAAAGAGATAAGCAAGAACAAAAATAAAAGTAAAGAAGCGTCAAAATGGTAAAAATAAAAGACACTCCAATAAATCAAATTATAATAAATAAGCTTTCAAAGGCTCAATATGAGGGCATAGAAACAAAAGACCCTTCACAGTTGTATTTTATTACTGATGAAGATAAATACCTAACAGAGGTTGCTACAGATGCTTCTTTATCAGGAAAAGGTACGACAGAAGACCCATTAAGAGTACTGTCTGTTTTGCCTGACCAAAAGGATAATGCTGGAAAGCTTTTGACCACAGATGGAGAAAATGCGAGTTGGGTTGAAGTTAAGGTTCCACCACAAATCGTAAATTTTCAATTCGATTCCAATAAGTCGGTTTCTGCGGGAGTTAAGGGTAATACACAAAATAAATATTATCTAGCCGCCTACAATATAAATACTGGCGCGATTGAAAGTTATGCAGGAAATTACAATGACACGTATGGTTTTACATTTTACCAAATAACAGGCGATTCGTTGTTTACGGGTGCAATTCTAACGGAACAGACTTCTTTTGATGGTTATGGCTCCGTTGAGCCTGCTCTAATAATAAGTGAAATATCGAATCTGTCGCCAGAAGCAAAATCTGGAACTGTCGGTCAGGTTTATACAAAGACAGACGAAGGTGCGGAATGGAAAGACGTAAAAGATGGGCTTCTGCAGGTTTCAACGGTTGCAGATTTCTTAGAGCCTGTTGCTGAAGATTTAAATAAATTAGTTCTTTATGTTGGTCCAACTGTTGATTCAGATGATGCTTCAATTCAGAAGATTTTAGATAGCAAAATTATAAACGGTCATGTTTTTGGTGTGGTTGAACAAACGTTGGTTCTTAGCGAAACAGAAACTGAAACCATTTATATGTGGAAAGATGTCTATGAAAATATTCCAGCTGTAAGTGACGAAACAAATAATAAGATTTTGTCTAATGATGGTTTGAATATAAAATGGGTAGATGTTCCAAGTGCTACAGAAGTTATAATGAGGGAGTTGTAATATGCCTGATTTAAGAATTGGTGAAAATATAGTAGTTCCAGCGATTGTAGTTAAAGAACCGGTAAATATAACAAAATATGGCACAACCTCCAATGGCTTTTTAGGTAATATTGATGAAAATGGTGTGTATCAACTTCCAATAGAAGAATTTGACTTTGTCGGTGAAAATATAAAAGAAATCAATATCGATAGGGCTCTTCAATATAAATTTAATAAAACTCCAGTAAAAACTGTAAGCTTCCCTATGCTTACTGCCTTAGGTGGGGCATACACATGCTATTACACATTTTTGGAGTGTTTACAGTTGAAATCCGTAGATTTTTCTTCTTTAACCACATTAGAGGGCTCATATACGTGCCATGGAATGTTTATGAAAAATACTTCACTGGTTTCTGCAAGTTTCCCTGAGTTATTAAAAATTATAGGGGAAGAAACATGTCAATACATGTTTGTTGGTTGTAGTTCACTAAAATCTATAAATTTCGATAAACTAACATCTATAGAGTCATCTGATAATGGTAATACGTGTTATGATATGTTTAATAATTGTAAGGCGTTAAATTCTGTAAGCTTTCCATCATTAAAAACAATAGAAGGAAGGGCTACATGTGATAATATGTTTGATAATTGCACGTCGTTGGTTTCTGCAAATTTCCCTGCATTGACAACAATAAACGGAAATGCTGCTGCGGCAAATTTCTTCTACGGTTGCAGCTCATTGGAGTCTATAGAATTCCCTGCTCTAACAACGGTAATGGGGACGAGTGCTATTCTTTATATGTTTTTCATTTGCTCCAAATTAAAATCGGCAAGTTTTTCATCATTGATAACATTGGACGGAAATACTGTGGCCAAGGGGATGTTTAATGCGTGCCGTTCTCTGACTTCTGTAAGTTTTCCGGTGTTGGCGACTATAAATGGGCAAAATGCATGTCAAAGCATGTTTAGTGGCTGTTCGGCTTTGGCTACAATAAGCTTTCCTGCATTGACAACTATTGGAGATGCAACATCGCTTCCTGCGAATATGTTCAACAATTGTACGGCGTTGACTGAGATACATTTTCGTGCGGATGCTCAAGTAACAGTGGAAGCTCAAACAAATTATGCATCCAAGTTTGGCGCAACCAATGCAACTATTTATTTTGATTTATAATAAGGATTAAAAGTTATGGCAGATAAAAAATTACAGCAATTGATAATAAATAAAGGTACAGAAGCTAAATTCAATGCTCTGACTGAAAAATCCGATGAACAATTGTATTTCATAACGGATAGCAACACATATGTTACAACAGACCAGGGTGTAAATAATGCTGGAAAAATACTTACTGTAGGTGATGATGGAAAGTTGTTTCCCGCCAAAAGTGAAGATTCCACTGGTATAAAAGGGGATTATTGTTCTACCTATGGCATTGTTGATATGCAACATGGGATAATAACAACACCTGCAGAAGGAAATGTTCTAAATATTCCTAGTGGTATTGTGTTAAAATTGCTCGGTGCAGACAGTCTAATTACTTTGGCGTCTCCACAAACATATCAAGTTGAAGCCGCTATAGACTTTACGCTATTTTATACTCGAAAAGAGGATGCTACAGCTGCCAGCTTTGTTGAGGCCACTGAAGTATATTATAGCAATAAGGAGCCCGCACCAAATGGGCAAATAGGGGCTCAAGCTTGGAAAAAATCTGGCGATTCAAAGTGGCAGTTTCGTTCAAATGCTACTGGAAATGAATGGAGAGAAGCTATTGCGACTCCTATTTGCGATGTTCATTTTACTGATGGACATTTGACCAGAATCGACTTTGCCGGCTATCGCCTTATGAACACGCAAGATTTTGCGCGACGTGATTCTAATAACACCTTTATAGGCGATAATACAATCGAAGGAGAAAATGCGGAACTAAAGTTCCAATCAACCGTTGATGTTATTGGTTCTGCTCCCACATCTCAAAAGAATTATGGTATTATATTCAAAGACCACGCTGGCGCATTGGTTGGCCAATATACTGTTCATCACGGAACCAACAACGAAGTATATTCACAGATATTGGTTAAAAACCCAACAAGCAATCAGGCAGCAATTCTAAACATTGGATTTAATCAAAGTGGTACAGAATATGTTGACGCATCTGCTGGCGTAAAACAGGCTATTGTTGAGTGGGGAAATGCTAAATATCAGGCAAAGGATAAGCGTGTAACGAAACTATCTGCACAATCAACTGATGACGAATACCCAACAGCAAAATGTGTATATGATTTGGTTGGTGATGTTGAAACCTTGTTGCACAACATCAATACAGGAGCTTAATAAATGAGTGTTGCTACGGAAATTACAAAACTACAAACAAACCTATCAGATGCTTATGATGCCGTTGGGGAAAAAGGTGGCACCATTCCTGCAAAAAAGGTTTTCGACAATTTGGCTTCTGCTATTAATTCCATTGTTCAAAAAGGTTCAGATGTTTCGCTTTATACTGTAACAAATGGAACAATAACTCAGCCAAAAATAAACATAACAAATTCTTTTATCAACATAACAGCAATTGCTGAATATGGCTTGGCTTTGGTGTTTTGTAAGCATTCTAATGTTTCTGGCACTCTTAGTTTTCCAAAGTTGAAAATAATTGAAGCCCATGGAATGTTTAGAGCTTTTTCTGGTTGTTCTCTGATTTCTGGTGTGGTTGATTTATCCGCGTTGGAAATGATAAACGAATCTGGGCTACAAGAAGCCTTTGCAAATACTGGATTGTCGGGCGGTGTAAACTTTACCAAACTAACGTCAATAAGCGCAAACGGTCTTGCTAGTGCTTTTTTAAATTGTAATAGCATGGATGGTGTTATAAATTTTCCAGCCCTATATACTGTTGATTCCACGGCATTTGGCTCTTCTTCTGCTGATTATGCTTTTGCCGGAACTAATATTACTGAAATTCACTTTCCTGCCGCATTAGAAGCAACAATAAAAGCTATCAACGGATATGGAGACAAGTGGGGTTCTTCTGCAATTATTAGCTTCGATTTGTAAGATTCATTACTTACACTTGAGCCAAGCTAAAATAAAAAAACAATAGTTACGGGCCCGAATAATGCTCTTGTCTAACTAACCCCCTTTTCACTATTTTTGATGCGTTGTTTTAGTTCTATTAAGGCGATAGGAAGACAATTCTAATTTTTATCAACCTAACATATAAGGATTAAACAAATGACTTTATGGGAAAAAATTTCATTGGCTTGGAAGACGGCTTGGGAAGGTATTAAAGCTCCATGGAAAAAATGTTGGGAAGCATTTAAAGAAGCTTTAATTTCATTTTGTGTTATGGTTGGAAAAGTGTGTCTTGGATTTTTTACCCTTATTTGGAACACATTAGAAGCATCAATTAAAACTATCGGCATTTTGTGTTTTGATTGGTTGATTGAATGGATTCGTCGTTGGTAATTAGTTTTGATTGATAAAACCGTCGGGCATGGGCTATGTCCGTAAATGCTCACAGAGCTAGAGCAGTAGCTCAGCGATGAAGTGAGTAGAGTGTAAAAGATAATTCCCTTATACTCAAGCCAAGAAGCGCTAAGTTTAAACGTATAGTAAGAAATAGTATAAAAATAAAAAATATGACTATTGCAGGACAAGACATTTTGACGTTAATTGTTGTAGCGCTAATTTCTTTTTTGGCGGGTGCTGTAAAGACTATAATGGCATACACAAGAAATAGAATATTGCCAAAGAAGTTAGATTTTATTGTTAATATTATTCTTTCATTCTTTATTGGCATATTGTCAGGATGGATTTGCACGTATTTTCAGTTGCCAGATAATATATTATACGTTGTGGTTGCTTTATCTGCGTTATCTGCTGAAAGATTGTTATCTGCCATTCCAACGATATTTGTGAAAAGGGTCGAGGTCTTCGCAGGAGTAAGTCCGACAAGAGAAGATTATGAAAGCGACCCTATAAACCAATGCAACAGGGAACATAAGGATTAAAACAATGTGTAGTGCGGCAATGAGTAAAAAACTGACAATTCTAATAAATATGATTTTGGCGATTATATTGGGGACTGAAATTGGAGTTGTTTTGGCGTTTCTTGGGGCCCCGAAATTTGCACAGTTTGGCTCAGTTGCTGCATTTTCTACCGTGATTGAACACTACCTAACATTGAATCCTATTATCTTTTTGAAAGGGGCAAAAATCATTAGACAGAGAGAGTCCCATGAAAACACCAAATAAAAAACGTCGTACAAAATTATTTATTCATTTTATTTTTATTCTCCCATTTGTTATGTGTATGAGTACTGTAATTGGCATTAAGTCTTTTACTGTAAACCACATCTTAAATACCCCCGAAATTATTGAGCAAAATCTACTATCCGTTGTTGATTCTGAGTTGAAGCTTATAACGGAAAGAAAAATGTCACCCGAACAAGAAAAGGCTGAAATGGTGAAGGTGACAAAAAGCATCGATGTACAAGAGGGTATTGGCGCAACATTATTCAAAAAAACCTCTGCTGATTTTGATATAATCTATAACTTTAATATCAATCAAAAATCTGACATATCCGGAGTGAAGATTTTAGATGATTATTTTCGTCCAGATGAGCTGATATTTGTTCAAGATTCTCATTTTATTGGCAGTTATCATTTAAAAGCACTTCATAGAGGCGTTGAAGTCACATATACTTTCTATTTTGCCACCTATAAAGATTATGTTGTCGTGTGGTGTGTTCGTCCTGATTTTGTTCTTTCCTATTTTGTCAATGCCAATAAAATGTTTCTAATTATATCTTTTGTCCTTCTGCTAAATGCCATTTCTAGCTTTATATCTTTGGTTGCTTATTATCAGTTAGAAAACCGCGCAATAAGAATAGTAAGAAAGAGAAGCGAAGATGTATAATTATTCAATGATTGAACGTGCCTTGCTCGCTTATCTGAAGAGCGAGTATGGCATAGAATTGGCCCCGACACAACTATATAAGACTCCAGAAGATTTGGGGTTGGATTCCCTTGATGCCGCGGATTTGATATTATGGGCAGAAGATGCATTCAAGGTAAAAATACAGCCACAAGAATTTACAGAAATTGTAGAGTTAAGAGATTTGGTTGATTTGATAAGTATAAAAATAGATGAGAATTGATGCTCAAGTGTAAATCGATATTGTTTTTCTAGGTGTTTAAATTTCAATCTCTTATTATTTAGCTTAATACTTTTGCATATTATTGCCTTTGGAAAAAGGCTCATTTTTCTTATTTAATGTTTCAAACATTAACAACTTGGTTCGACATACTGTATTGTTATAATGTCTAAAAATAAACTTAAATATATGTTTTAATTTGGCTTATTTCATCTCCCCTAGCAAAATAAAAATGTCATCAAAAATAAGGAGAGAAAATATGACAACTTATGCTTATTTGCGTGTATCAACAACAGAACAAGATGAACAAAATCAAAAATTAGGAATAGATGAAAAGGCAAAAATATTAGGATTAAAAATAAATAAGTATATAATAGATAAGGTAAGTGGAACAAAAGAGCCAAATGAAAGAAACTTGGGAAAATTATTGAAAAAAACAAAAGAAGGAGATGTTGTAATAATTAGCGAGCTTTCTCGGTTTGGTCGTCGTTTGTTTATGTTATTTCGAATACTTGAGGGATTGCTAAATAAAGGCGTAAAAGTGTATAGTGTAAAAGATGGATATAACTTGGATAACACATTACAATCGAAAGTTTTAGCGTTTGCGTTTGGCATGGCTGCTGAAATAGAGAGAGATATGATAAGTAAAAGAACCCGTGAAGCATTAGCATTAAGAAAAGCACAGGGTAAAAAACTAGGCAGACCACTCAATTCTAAAACGAAAAACCCTAAATTAAACAAATATAAAGACCAAATAATAAAGCTATATCAAAGTGGTGTATCAAAATCAAAAATAGCTAAGAAATATAAAGTATGTCATAAAACCATAAGAAAATATATTAGAATTTACACTCAGGAACTATAATATAATTAATTTGTTTTTTCAGAATATTGCCCTTCAGCTTGAGTTCTATGTATTAAGCGAAAGGAGCTACTATGACCTTAAGTAAATTAAAAAGTCTATTCAAAAAGAAACAAAAGAAAGAAACACAAAGACTGCCGAGAAAATATACAAACAAGGTGGCATTTACAGATATTGAGAATAATGTAGTTAATGTTCAAGTAAGAGAAATTGGTGACCGGTCTTTTCTATATGTTCTAGCCGATAATGGAAAGACAGAATTGGCTTTTGATATCGATGCTGCTACTTTGTTTTCTGCCATTATATCTGACTTTGTAGAAAATGGTAATTTAAACAAGGTTGAAGAAATATTTGAAACGGAGGAATAATAAATGAATAAGCTAGATAAAATGCTGGATGAGTTTTTTGTAGATTCTGATAGATTTGCTGCCGAATATTACAATGAAACAGGTGAACTAATAATCTCTCAAGAATCTTTTAACCGTCTAAGTACAATATTGAAAGAAGGTTTGGAAATATACAACAAGGTCATTGAAGATAAAATGTTTTCAGATGATTTGGTTATTCAGACATTACTTTCGGAGGTTGGTAAAGAAGCTCAGAAAATAGAAATCAACGAAGAAAATGCAAAAAAACTAAATACAAGAAATGCAATGGAAGTTTGGGAAGATTTGCATGCTGGTTTGGTAACTCTGGCAATCTTTATCAAAAACGCTGAAGAGGACAACAATAATGATGATGCGCCGGCCGATTAAGGTCAATAAAATAAAATATACTATTGATTCAGAACACGGTCTTCAAAAAGCTTGCGTGCGGAGGTTGAGGGCCCATAACTTTCTTTGTTTTTGTACTGATGTTTTTAATGGTATCAGTTTTATAAAAGACCTGAAAGCAAAAGCAATATATAAAACTCACATGGAACAAATGGGTGCATCAAAAGGTCAGCCAGATTTGATAATTATCTACAATGGTGGAGTAACTTTTGTAGAGTTTAAGTTTGGACAGGGAAAGAAATCTGCAGACCAAATAGCCCAATGCAACTTGTTAGAATCTCAAGGATATGAAGTCTTAGAGTGGAGACAGGAACAAGATTGCATTGATTGGATTGTGAAAAAACTAAAACTTAGAAACTAAACTGGTAAAAATATGAAGTGGGCTTCTCTCGTTCGTGGTGGAAATATTGTTCAAAATAATCGCGTAGACCAATCTAACGTGCCTGATATAAATTCCGTAATATATTCCGCTGGTACTAATCAGTTGAGCTTTTATGTGAATGTTCGTGGTTCTTCTGATAAAACATATAGCGTACAAATATCTTTCAAAGATGTTGACGAGATAGATGTTGAATCAAAAGAAGAGGCTGAAAAATACCTACAAGATGGTCGTTATATGCTAGTGAAAGACGGAAGTGGCAATAATCACATGATAAAAAAGCCAGAACTCTCAAAAAATGATGTACAGGTGAGATGCGATTGCCCTTCTTTTCGTTTTACTTATGCTTTTTACGACCGTGCTGTAAGTGCAATGTTTGGTCGCAATTTTCAAGTATACCACAGAAAAACAGACACTAGACCCCCAAGAAATCCAGAAAAAATGCCAGGAGTTTGTAAGCATCTAATTATTGCAATGGAAGCTTTGGTTGGTTCTGATTTTGTAATTGCATAGGGTGAAAAAAATGAGTATAAAAGTTCAGTCTTCCCTAAATGAAATTGATGTTGCAATGGGGGATATATATCTAAAAGAAGCTAAAATTGCAGACCCGAGAACACTAAGCTCAAAATCATCTACTCCATTGTGGAATTCTAATTGCATTGTTTTGGTTGATGAGTTGGACACGGAAGAAGTATTTAGAGCTTGGTTGATTAAAAACTCCAAAAAACTTACCGACATACAATATCCCATCCTAGGTTATACTGCGAATGATATTGACCAAGTTTTTTATGGAACCGGAAACCGCGTAGAGCAATGGAATTTTTTGACAGAAACCAAAGATGATAGTTGGAAAGCTGGGGATTTTGTTTGGATTGTAGATGGTTTTTATAGGGGCGATTCTGGTACTATTACTGCAATTGACCTTCCCAAAAACAAATTTACTGTAAAAATAAAAAATGGAATAGAAACAGATTTTACTAAACAACAATTAAGACCTACTGGAGATAAAGCGCCGTCTGTATTTAAAGCTAAACAAATTATAACATCTTACGATTCAGTGGTATTATTTGAACAGAAACAAGAAGCAAGATATTTTCAAAATAATTTTATATTACGCTGCGCAGATGGACAAATATGGCATCCGTTTAAGTCTGATATTCTAAATGGTTCCGAACTTCATATATTTACTGTTTTTGGAATTCCTAATATAAAACCTTACCCGCGCTCTGATGACAAAGTAAAAGGTGCAGGTTATATTTATGGAGTATCGTGGAGAACACAAGTTTGGGGTTACATAACGGATACACCTGTTCCAACTGGTTTCATTGAACAAATTAGAGAAAATATACACGTGGAAAATGAAGGTCGAGTCAATCGTATCGTCATTAGTTAAAGCTAAAAATCAAGTTCTATAACATAACGGAGAATTAAAATGTATGAAATTGGTCAAGTCTTTGTAGGTTCATATTCCCCAGATGTTGCTAATTGGTGCAATATGAACAATGCTTATCTTGTTGTTGGTAAAAATTCAGATGGTCAAAAAACCTATACAATTACTGCTGTAGAACCATATGTGCCAACCCCTAAGGAAACGCTTGAAACATACGAAAAAAACATTCAAAAAAGACTAAATGATTTTGCAGCGGAACGAAACTATACCTCAATCGAAACTCTGGTTAGCTACGCGAATTCTACTAATGAACAATTCAAAAAAGAAGCAAACCGTGGAATTGAACTTCGTGACGCAACATATATAAAATATCACGAACTGGTAAATGTAACCCCTCAAACAGTAACACCTAAAACAAAATTACCTGCTTGGGATGTTATTGAAAAAGAATTGCCAGAATTAACTTGGGAAGAATAATATATGGCCTATTTCTTGGATTTTCATATTCGTCCTACTACAATTACCGATTTAAAAATAAAACATTCTTCAGATTCTGGAATAAAAACGCTTTCTGATTGTACGCTGAAGAATGATTATTATTACGGCGATGGTTTTGGTTGGGAATGGGGGAACGGAACTGTAACATTTGAATCCACAGGCTATATAACTAAATCCATAGATGTTCTAACTGATGAAGAATATGATGTAACTCTGGTTGCCGACCCCACATATACTCCTCCCTCATCTGAAAAACCTTCAAAAATTTATGGTTGGACTCAAAACGGAACAACCTATTATACATCAGAAGAAGACCCAACAACTGCAAGTAAAATATATAATGATTCTGGAGATGTTCAAAGCAAAACTATCTCGGCAAGAGTATCAGAAACATATTATGCATGGACTGCCGTTTCTGCTACACGAGCAGCCCAGCCCGTTTCAAAAGAAACATATTACACCAAGTCAACAACACCAGCGGTTGGTGATAATCTTTATTATGCCGCAGGTAGCGTTAGTTCTGCAAAAATAGTAGAAGTTGCATCTGATTATTCGTATATTGTTACAGACCTAGATGAATATTATTATAATCATATGCGTGATACATCAAAAGACATTATTTCCAATTATATATCTATTGATGGTACTAACTACACTCGTGATTCTTCTGCTGACATAACTTTAAATTCGGAAGACCCAGACCCTACTCCTACTCCAGGTGGTAAAATGATTAACGTAAGACTTATTCAAAAAACTGATACAAATGCAAATTGGGCAACGTCTGCTTTGATACTTTTGGAAGGAGAAATCGCCTATGCTTCTGATACTGGAGAGATTCGCATCGGTGATGGTAAAAAAACGTGGAATAATTTAACAACATATGTACCAAAAATGGGATTAAACACCCTAAATGATACAATAATTACAAATCTGGCGACGGGAAATGTATTAAAGTATAACGGAACGGCTTGGGTTAATGAGTCATTGTCTGGTGCTACAGTCCCCGCTGGCTCTATTATTTCATATGCTGGAACCACTCCTCCTGATGGTTATCTAGTTTGCGATGGTTCTGCAATATCTCGAACAACCTACGCCGCGCTGTTTTCCGTCATTGGAACAACTTATGGTGATGGTGACGGAAATTCAACCTTTAATTTACCGGACGGAACCAATCGTGTTTTGTGGGGCGGTGGGAACGGTTATCTTGCAGAACAGTTACCCAATGTTAAGGGGTACTTTTCGGTTTTTGCCGTCAATACAGATGTTATAACCGACGGCCAGGTGTTTACGCAGTCACGACTCACGGGTCGAGGTGAATCTTATCAATTTCAAGGTGCACAACCGATTTATGATTTTAACGCTGCGGGAGCAAGTCCCACATATACCGACGGTGGCATCGTTCGTCCAAACTCCTTGCAAGTTCAATTCTGTATCAAATATTAGTACTTTATAACTGCCCGAATAATAGATACGGCGGCAGATGTTAAGTTGGAATGCATCCCAGCTATAGGATTATTTATTGCTTATCAAATTTTTCTGAAGCGCTTTGAACGCTCATTGCAAATTTGTATCGTTCTGTCGTGGATAAATAAGCGATAATTCTTTTTAAAAATCTTTTCCAAATTTTTAATCTCTGTCTGCCATCTTCATCTAGTTTATCTTTACAATTTGTCATAATTCCAAAAGCACTCCAATATTGTGAATAAGCTCGAGAAACAAATAATACTTTATCCTTGTTTTTTATCTTATTTAGTAGTTCTTTTCCCCCTAGACCCAAATTATAGAAGTTCATGGCGGCTTCTCTTGCATGCGCATCAATTTCTGCGGGATTACCTAAATATGTTTTTACTTTTTCTGCAGTATTTATTGGAAACACTTCATCCGGCGTGCCCTTAATTTTGCCACCGCTTAGTGAGTTTTGCTGACGATGCGTATCTTCATGAGTACTTATTGCAACAATGGCGTCAGCTAAAACTTCAAATTTATTCTCTAAAAAATTATCAATAAAACCATCGTTTACGTAAATATATAAAAACGGCTCTCTTGGAATATATTCTCCGTAAATAATTCCTGCTTGCTTATAAATTGGCGTATATTCTGAGGTTTTAAGCTGTTTGAAATAAATACCAACACTTAAAAATTCATCATTCAATGCGTCTAACACGTCCTCTTTATTATTTATTTCATCTCTAACTAATTTTAAGCTATTTATTGTATCGTTTTTTGTAAAACTCAAATCATGATATTCTTCGGTTAGATTATTACAATACAATAAAAAGTTTGTGGGTTTTATTCTTATTGATTCAAATATCGGCATAAAGATTGTTTTAAAATATCCCATTGAACTTCCTTATTGATATTGTTTATCTTTTATATAGAACTTTGTCAACACGCTAATTCAAAAAGAACCTTTAATTTGCCCAATTATTCTGGTGCAAAACTGATTACTGGGAACAATATACCTGTTACTGGGAATGGTACAGCATTAGGATTAACAAACGGAGCAGAACAAGGTGGATTAACGTCAAAAAATGATAATATAAGCAGTGTAATATTTACACATATATCTGCACAAACAAGTAAATATAATACAAATGTTACTTCAAGTGGTACAGGTATAAGTATTACAGGAATGGTGGGTGTATTGGGAATAACCACAGACCCAACAAAATCAGGTATGGTTGCTGATATGTCAAACTTCCAGAATGTGCTATATTGTATCAGATACTAATATTTTATGCAAATCAGCACAGCTAAGGACGCTGGGCGAACAACACCGCCATCTGTATAGGTGCTGGAATATTTCGAGGCATCAAACACCATACGCCAGCCCTCATTCGCCCAGTTTTGGTGGTTGGGCACTGAATAATTGCTATCGCGAGAAAATGCGCCTGTTGGGGCCCCGCCCCCATAAACATCGATATAGAACGTCCCTTGTATATTCGGCAACTGTTCCGCCAGATACCCCGCCGTTGACGAACCCCACAAAACACGATTGGTTCCGTCCGGTAAATTAAAGGTTCTTTTTTTATAAAATTTAATCTTTATAAATGTATCTTATTGCTCAAAATTGCCTCTATATGAAAAAGTTCTATAATAAAATGGGTTGCTATAATTTTGGAGAAAAGCGATGGAACAGTGCCAAATACGAATCAAAGGAAAAGAACAAAATCAAAAAATGTACCCAAAGTATAAGCGCAGAATTCCAAAACGCAGAAAAAATAAAGTCCACAAGGCTGAAAAATCCCAAAAACAAAATAAAATAACTCTCGATTCTAGCTCTATTCTTCTGATGCTGGAATTTTTTCTTAAAAATGGACTACTGACACCGGAAGAATTAAAAGAAAGATGTCTTAAACCAGATAATCCACTCAGAGGCGTAGAATTTGAAATTTGTCCCAACGCAGACAAAAATATAGCTAGAACAATTTGGTTGAGAAAGATGCAGCTAGGTGAATTGAGATGTGAACTTTGTGGAAATCCGATTACAAGGTCCGTTGGTTCTCATCCACTATCCCTAACCGCCGAACACCGTTTTCCAAAAAGCAAAGGTGGAGCAACAAAAGGAGAAAACCTTGGGGCGGCTCATAAAATTTGCAATCACATAAAAGCAAATTATTTACCTGATGTTTGGGAGTTTATTGGCTTTGCTTTGCTTGAAAAAATGGAATAAAAGTAAATTTAGACAAAGCTCGTTATGATTATTTAAAGTATTTTAGAGAAAACAAAGAGATAATAAGCATGTTGCAAAAGGTAAGATAATGTGTTTATTTGGAAGGTTATTTAAAAAAGATAAAAAAGAAAATATCATGCCAGAAATTAAGACTTGGGAATTTACAGTAGAAGAATTGTTAAAAAAAAGTGGAGAAACTCTTGACTCCATTCCTGCATCTCACAAAAAAAATCTTGAAAAATTAGTATCTGTTGTGAACAAGCTCGGAGAAATGCTTCCAGACAATTTAAAGGGCCCTCGTTTATGCAACTCAGGATATCGTTCCAGCGCAAAACAAATGAAAATATATAAAGAAAGGGCGGAAAAAAAACAAGAACCCTTTACTGATGGGGTTTTTATTGAAAGTAAGGTTCCAGTAACTGCTCATTGTGCTGGAGAAGCAATAGATATAAATGACCCCGACGGAAGTCTTGATAATTGGCTAATGGACACACCAGAAGGACAAAAAGCAGTAAAAGAATTAGATTTATATGTGGAAAATAAAAAACATACTCCACATTGGTGCCACGTTCAAATAAGAAAAACAAAATCTGGAAATCGTTATTTTATTCCATACTGACTCTTAGTTTTATCATCTAATATCTTTGTCCAACCAAAAGAATAAGAGCATCAGCAAATGAAAGCTATTAACTATAACATCCCTTTTGTGGCAGGGAAAACTATAAAATTTGGTCTATTTTCAGATTTGCACCTTGACAGCCCCGATTGCGATATTGAAACCCTAAAAAAGCATCTTGAAATATGTAAAAAAGAAGGACGTTTTATTTTGATGGGTGGAGATGAGTTTGATGCAATTATTCATACGGACAAAAAAAGATATACACCATCAAGAGAAGATAATAATAGAGATGACCAAATAAATCAAAAACTTGAAAGGGCAATCGAGCTATTAAAACCTTATGCAGACAACATTCTCTTTATTGCACGAGGGAATCACGAAGAGAGTATATTGAAGTATTCAGGTGTTGACATGATAGATTTGCTTGTAAAAGAGCTAAATCATCATAAAAAGAATGGAGAAATTCAAAAAGGAAATTATCAAAACCTTATTAGATTAAATTGGGTAAAATCATTAAAAGGACCTGCCTACAAAACTGTTGCCCATTATGATATTTTACAACACCATGGATTGGGAGCATCTGCACAAATTACAAGGGGTACATTAGACTTCAATAGATTAATTCATGGTACTAATGCAGATTTGGTGTGGGTTGGACATAAACATTTAGCATCTGCGTCTTATTCTGACCCTATTATAACCGTTGGACAAAATGGAGAATTGATACAAAAAAATCGAGCAGGAATAATGACCCCAAGCTATTTAAAAGGTCGTACAATCGATTCAAATGTAAACTTTGCTGAACGGTTTTATATGGCACAATCTTTGCCCGGATTTGGCTCTTTGGAAATTACACCGGCATATGAAAACGACAAGGCAGTACTGAAAACAGATATTGGAATAAAAATAAATCCCTATACAATTATTGGACAATTGCAACAGATAAAATTAAAAGAAATACTTGGCAAACAAAGGTAAAAAACAGTTGACATAGATACAGAAAGCGCGTAATGATATTGCTATCCTTTATGTATTGTAAACAGGGGTGATAATAACACCCCTGTTTTTAGTAATTTTAAACTGTTATCAAAAAGAACCTTTAATTTGCCTAACACTATTGACCGTGTTTTGTGGGGTGCGACAAGT